CCCCCGATGGAATCCATGATGGTAGAGTAGCCGACTAAATTGCTGGTGCGGGTTCGAGTCCCGTCAGATCCACTTATTGAACGATTATGAGTATCAACGCAGAAATAGAAGTCTTTAAGCGTAAGCTCTTGGAAAAAAGACTGGCGAGGATAACCCCTGAGCAAAGGGCGAAGTTTGATCGTATTTACCCTAACGGCCCAAAATACGATCAAATAGAACTCGCCATAGATATTTGTGATCGTACAATCAAAAAGAACGAGGCAGAAAAACCTAAAAACGAAATTAGCATGGAAGGGAAAAGATGTACGGCTCATTGGATAGGGAGCCTCATGCTAAACGATCACGGAAACGAATCAACATGGTGCAATAAGCAAGCTGTCATTTTTACTGGTACAACTTTTCTGTGCCTTGAATGCGCCAAACAAAGCATCAAAAATCTTGAAGGCGAACTCTCTATGAGAGAGAGCGTAACAGATTATATTCAACGCAAACTAATAGATACAAAGAAAGCATTAGAACAACATGATTCTTGATAGAGTAACAGTAACAGGGGCAGACGACAGCATCAAACCAGAGGACTTGATTCCTCTGTCCAAGAGGTTTCCATTTGTTGAATGGGGAATCTTACTTTCCAAGAGTCAAGAGGGATCGGCACGGTTTCCAACTCTTAGCTGGATGCAGCATCTTCTTGAAGTACAAGAATCTCTTGGAGACGAGAAGATGGCCTTGTCTGGTCATCTCTGCGGTCGTTGGGTACGAGATGTTTGTGCAGGTAACTGGACGTTTGTTAATGACCGTCCAACAATCTGTCATATGTTTCCTCGTATACAGCTAAACTTTCATGCCCAAATTCACACTATTGATCGCCAAGCTTTCTTTGAAGGCTACAAGAAGGCTGCTGGCGGACCCGGACAGCTAATTTTCCAGATGGACAATGTAAACAACTCTTTGCTAAAACAAGCAAGAACGATAGATATTAATGCTGTAGCATTGTTTGATCTTTCTGGTGGCGCGGGAATTTTGCCGAACTCATGGCCGAAGCCAGAATGCTGCTATACAGGAGAATGCTACTATACCGGCTATGCTGGCGGTTTGTCGCCCGATAACGTCGCTGAGCAGATCGAGAAGATCAAGTTGGTCGCTCCGGGCGAACAGAGGATTTGGATTGATTGCGAGCGTAGAGTAAGGTCTGAGGACGATTCCAAGTTCGATTTGGAAAAGGTGGCACGATTCCTCGAAAACGCCGAACCCTATGTAACGAAGGCTAAAACGGAGACGAAGTGATGTGGAACCAGACAAACAACTGGACCCCAACAAGCGATATGATCTTCCCGGATTCGCAAGTTGAGGGTCCGTTGTATCTGGTTCACAGCGTTCAGTCAGTTGTTCATCCTATTACAGAGGCTCAACTCAAAGCTCGCTGGAAGAAAGAGTTCGAACGAGAGTATGAACGTAAGAAACGCCATGAAACATTCTTGGCGGTAGTAAAAGAAAGACGAGAGTTTGTTGAGCGTCTTGGTCGAGAGAGTAGAAGAGCCGGACTTCGCGGCTTGTTCGGATTCTAGGATAACGGTATGAGAATTGGCAGATTCATAAAGTTGCTGTTCATTCTTTTTTCAGCACGGAAAAAAGCGGAAGAGTTTTGCCCTGATATCAGCAATTGGTGCGTAGTCAAAAACTGCTGGCTCCTCAGTCATCATAGATTGTATGCAATAATTGTAGATCTTAGAAAAATGATGAAAATGCAGGAACTCAAGGAGATAATATGAAAGATTGGATACAGTTCGCTCCCTTGTAAGGTCATACCTTACAAGGAGAAGTGAATGAACAGAGCAGAACGCAGGAATCGAACAGAGAAGATAGCAAAGAAGCGCTTCCGTAGTTTGTATTGCAACCATCATGGAACGCCAGAGAAATGGTTCTTTCGTGTCTATGACGAAACAGAGCAAGCAAGAAACTATGGTCGTTGTCGAGATCGCATTTACTCTTGGCGCTGTCGTTGCGAATGGTGCCGAGGCGGGATGATTGTCAAGCAGGATATTGCTGACTTCGAATACATGGAAGGGCTTTCTGAAGCCTTAGATCTAGATACTCGCATCTTGCAACCAATATACAGAACTAGAGGCGTTACAAACGATAGCGCCTTAGACGCAGACCATGAATATTGGTGGATGTTCGTAAAACCGTATCACTATAGAGCAGACAACGGGAAGTCAAAACATCATCATTGAGATGACGTTGTACCTGTACTTTTAATGTGGGCGAAAAAAGAAAACCCACAAAAACAAAGAGAAAAAACAGCCAAAGTTGGTATAATGCCTCTGTTCGGGAGTCTCTCGCTTTCGAGGAGGTCTAAATGTTTAACGATCTAGTCCAGACCAAGCAGCCTGCGGTGGATATCGAAAGCCGTCGCTCGATACTTGGCGATCCAGAGTTCCCGTTTTGGACCAACTCTCCCACCCACGGAATGGTCGCTCTTGTTAATGGAGTTGCTCACGTAGTCACTCTAGTTCAATGGACTGCTGCCGGTAGCGCCAGAGTGTTTCTTCGCAAACTTGCCGAAGATGGAACCGATGCTTTGGACGCAGAAGTTACTCAGACTTACATTGGCGGAGATACAAAGCTCAAGATCATCGACCGCATGTACTACTGGGGAGAAAATCAGCCGTTCCATATCGACATGATTGATTACTCTCCTTTGATGGACGGCAGAAGCAAAAAGCTTGATCACAGCGATAAGCTGCCTGCGGACAACCCTTTGCGTGGCTTCCCATTCTGGGGTGGACCCGGCGGGAAGAACCTGACAATCATTTCGGCATTGGAATGGGCTTTCACTCACTTGACATTTGTGAATGACGAACTCCCATGCGAAGAGAACCGACTTTCCATCGCCGGTTTGAAGAGAATCATCAGGTTGCAGCGTTTGCGACAGAATGAACGTCGAAGTCAAGGTGTTCTTGGCACTAAAACGCCTCACAAGTCAGATGAAAATGTCATTGCCCATTGCTAGCCCAAGACTAGACTTTACCGCCTAATTTGTAGGCTGTACGGCCTATTTCAAGGACTCAAAATGACGACTCCCAACCCTCGCATCGCAGAACTGGTCGCAAAGCTCACAGAGGCTTCTGAAGCCTACTACCTGAGCGATACTGTCACAATGTCAGACGCAGAGTTTGACGTTCTGAAGGACGAGCTTGAAGCTCTCGATCCGGGCAACCCGTTCTTGGCTACGGTTGGCGCTCCTGTCATCAATAGCAAGCTTGAAAAGGTCAAACACGAAATCCCAATGGGTTCGTTGAAGAAGATCAACAACTCAGAGGACGAGTATAAGACTTGGCTCGGTTCCGTTTCTTCTGTCGCAGGCACCAATCCGACCCTTGCTGTCAACTGGAAGTTGGACGGGTCTAGCATTGAAATCCTCTACAAGAAGGGCAAGTTCTATCAAGCCATCAGCAGAGGCGACGGGAAAATCGGAGAAGACGTTACGGCATCAATCAAGAATGCCAAGGGTCTTCCTAAGAGCTTGAAGGAACCCGTTGATCTCTCTGTTCGAGCCGAAGCTCTCTTCCGCTTGGAAGACTGGAACAATACGCTCCATGCTCTCGGAGAGAATCCTCGCAACGTTGCAACAGGAACAGTTGCTCGCGAGGACGGAGAGAACTCTGAATACCTGCATGTTGTTGCCTTCAACGTTGTGGGCGGTCAAAAGTGGAACACTTTCAAGCAAAAACTGTCTTGGCTTCAAGACAACGGGTTTGAGGTTGCCGAAACGGTCTATCTCCCCGCAAATGAAGTCAAGGCTCATGTCGATGCGACTCTTCTCAAGAGAGACAATCTTGAGTATGAGATTGACGGCCTTGTTGTGAGCCTCAATAACGTCAAGGAGCAGGAAGCTCTTGGGGAAAAGGATTTGCTTCCCTATTGGGCGAGAGCTTGGAAGTTCCCTGCTCGTACTGGTTTCAGCAAGTTGCTTGACGTAACTTGGGATGTTGGAACTCGGGGCACGATCAATCCTGTCGCAATCATTCATCCTGTCAAGGTTGGCGGCGTTACCATTACAAACGTAACGCTTCACAACATGGACGAGATCTCTCGTCTTGGAATCAAGATTGGCGACGAGATCGAAGTTGCTCGCGCAGGCGATGTGATTCCGAAGATTCTCAAAGTCACCAATCAAGGCTCAACTCGCAAGGATATCACTTGCGATAAGTGTCCTTCCTGCGGAGGCAAGGTTCATCTTGATGGGCCGTTTATTCATTGTTCAAACCCTGACCACTGCATCGGTGTTCAGTACAAGCGAATCATGAAGTGGATTAAAAAGCGAGAGATCATGTATCTTGGCGACTCGGCTTTGCAAAAGCTGGTTGATGCCAAGGTGATTACTTGCGTCAAGGATATCTACTTCCTTACAATGCAATCAATGATGGCGGCTGGCGTTGGCGAAGGCATGTCCAAGAAGATTCTGGAAGAAGTTCAGAAGTCTATGAAGGTCATGCTTGCTGACTTGATTGGCTCTTTGTCAATCGACCTGCTTGGACGCTCAGAAGCGCAGAATATCATTGACGGAGGTTTCATCACTCTCTCTATGTGGAGGGACATGAAGGACGCCGATCTTCTCAAGCTTGGAGGGTACGGACCCGTCAAGGCAGGACGAATCCTTACGAGCTTGCGCAAGAATTGGGCGACCATTGAAGAACTTGCGAAGATTCTGGAAGTTACCGAAGGGAAGATCGCTCCCAAGGTTGTTGTTGGAGGAAAGCTTGGCGGCGCAAGCTTCTGCTTCACCGGGGCGGCTGACCGTCCTCGTAAGGAACTGCATAAGCTCGTTGATGACAACGGCGGCGTTGTTTCTGATTCGGTTGATTCTACCCTGAACTACTTGGTTATTGCTGACCCGAACAGCACTTCTGCTAAGGCAAACAAGGCTCGTAGGCTTGGAACCAAACTGATTACGGAAACAGAGTTTCTTGCAATGATTGGGATGTAATGGGCTGGAAGCTTCCTGAAACTAAACTTGTAGACCTTTCTCCCGCCAAAAATAGGTCGGTAGAGAAGGGTTGGTGAACTGTTCGGAAAATCCTACGGAAATCTACGATAACCTAGTAGATTTTTAGCCGTTTTCGCCTCCACCTGACCAACATTCTAAAGTTTCCTGACAGAAACTGCTGGAAGTGACAGCAGGTTACTGTTATACTACCTCCATCTAACCTGCCTTCCGTGCCCGTTGACTCTGGTTTGGCTTAACGGAAATCTGCGGGATAGTCGAAAAATCTGTAGAAAGAGGAAGGAATCTAGGAGCCTCTTACAGAAATAAGGAGAGTCAGGCATGAAGCGAAGGAAACCAATGGTCGTAAGAGTTACTAAAACTGAGTTTGAATTGGACGACGGGAGAATTTACCCAATGCTGTTCGATCTCAAAGACGACGAAGTACCAACCGTAGACGAATTCCAGAAAATCTACGACCAATGGCATGACCTGTTCAGAAAGATGAAACTGTCAAGCCATGAGCAAACAACTGGTAAGCATAAGTAGAGCCGCAGACCTGCTAGGAGTCTGCATTGATACGCTCAGAGAATGGGACAAGGCGGGGACTTTAGTGCCTGTCAAGACCAAGGGCAATCATCGTCGTTATCTCCTATCAGACATTGAGAAGATGCGGGGCGAGTATATCGAACAGAAGACTGGCACTCAGATACGAGTAGCAGTATACGCCCGAGTCTCTTCACATGAACAAAAGCAGAAGGGCGACCTTGAGCGTCAAGTGGGCCGAGTCTCCAAGTATTGCGCAGACAAAGGCTACCACATCGTAGAGACGTTCGATGAAGTCGGCTCTGGTATGAATGAGGACAGGGCGAAGCTCAAAAGACTCTTCAAGTTGGTGGAAGAACGGAAGATTGACAAAGTTGTGGTTGAGCATAAGGACCGCTTAGCTCGATTCATGGTCGGGTTTTTGCATGAGTTTTTCAAAAGCCATGACGTTGATATCGAGTGGATGAGCGAGATTCTGGGCAAGTCATACGAACAAGAACTTGTGGAGGACATTCTTTCACTTATGTCGTCGTTTTCTAACAAGATCTATGGCAAGAGGTCGGCAGAGAACCGCAAGGCAAGGAAGCTGGCGAAACTAGCAGAGCAGGTGAAAGAGAAAGCTGTCACTACAGGATCTTAACAGGTGCAACTGGAATATGCTACAATGAAGTATCTCAAGGACGAGACTTCACGCTATAGGAAATACAGGCAGAATGAGTTTACGAAAGATACGACAATACCAAGCTGAATGCGTTGCTGCGTGTGAGAAGATACCAGTTGGCGGAAAAGGACAGGTCATTCTCCCAACTGGCTCAGGCAAGACCATCATTGGCGAAGAGCTTCTTAAGAACGTTGTTCGTCGTGGCGAAAAGACCGTTTCTTCTGTCTTTGTGCCTCGTCTTTTGCTTGGTAAGCAATGGATCATGAGGTCCGCCGCCTCGCTCATAAAGCAATCTGGGCTGCCCATAGCCTTTGTCAATATCAACTCAGGCGGTCTATCCAATCAATCCAAGAGGATGATTGAAGAGGCTCAATACAAGCTCATGGGTGCTGGCGTACCAGCAATCAAGACAACTACGAATCCTCTAGAAGTTTCCAAAGCGGTCAAAGCTTTGCAGAAGCGGAACTACCACGTTATCTGTCTTTCGACATATCACTCTAGCGGCGTTCTAAGAGAATCAGGCGTTCGCTGTAATCTTTCTATCAAAGACGAATGCCAATATCTGGTCAGTCCATCTGCTGAAGATACGACTTTTACAGAGTCTCTTGATGTTCCCACGGATATAGACATCTTCATGACAGCGACTCCCCATCATACCGATTCGGCAGATGGCAGAGGTATGAACAACGAACGCCGTTTCGGGAAAGTTGTCTTTCAGCGAAGCCCCAAGCACATCATCGAAGCAGGAGCGATTGTCGGTCCCAAGATTCATCTAATTGGCTCCGAGAGCATCATTGATGATAAGGACTACAACAATCGTATGGACATGATAATGCAGGCTCATGTCAAGCATACCGAACAGGTAAAGAAACACTCTCATAACCCAGACATGATCGCAGGCAAGACTCTAGTTGTATGCGATGGACAGATGACACTTGAAGGTGTAATGAGTTCTCGCAGATTCCGAGAGATTAGAGAAGAACATCCCAACCTCAAGTTCTTTGCTCTATCAACAGATTACGGCATCTATATTGACGGGTTTCATAGGAAACACGTTACCAATAACGACAAAGAGCGATTGCTAGAAGCTCTGTATAGCCTTGGGCCTAACGAGGAAGCAATCATCCTTCATCATGACATGATATCGGAAGGATTGGATGTTTCTGGTATTACGGGAGTTCTGCCTCTTCGCAACTGTAGTTCAACCAAGTTTCTCCAAAACCTAGGACGGTCAACTCGTCTTCATCAGAACGATGCTCATCGTATTTTTGAGACTCAAGAGCTTGAACCATGCGATTATAACAACTACATCAAGCCAAACTGTTACATAATTCTCCCGTACCTGATAAACAATCGAGATGATTTTCTCATGCGTTATGGAACCATCATCAATGAGTTGAGATCGGAATACGGTTTCGACCCGACCGAGAACATCATCTGTGATTTCTTGAATCCCGCTCAACAAGGACCAGTCTTCCCAGAAGACATTATAGAGCGAGAGATTCGAGGTACTACCAGAGCGATGACTCAGTATTACCATCTGATTGAGGAACAAGCAGTCGAGTTAGAAGAACTCTTGGCCGCTCACAAGGTTAGCAGATTCAATCCAGACCAGTTGAAGCAGTTTATCAAGGCGATGGCACAATGAACACTGTTGACTTCCAAGATTCCGTTCAAGATATCACAACACGTTTTAAGAAGCGTGGAATCAGACCGTTCTACAAGGAAATCTTCTATAGGAAGGATGAGCCTGATGGTCTTCAGGTTCATCATACGCCGCCTCAATTGTGTGCAGACATTCTTGGCAAAGTTGGGCAGTTCATTGATCTGAAGACTGCTCATGTAGCCATTCTCTGTAATCCAGAATTCGTAGATGTTGCCATCTCTGAAATGGGGATTCCTACAGGTAACATCTCTTTCTTCGCCGACTCTGAGAGAAAGAAGTTTGTTGTTGAGGAAATGTTCAAAGTCAAAGTTGCAGGTATCATTAGCTTAGAGGAGGGGAAGAAAATCACCATGCCAAAGGCCGCTAGAAAATTCGACGTTGTTGTTATGAATCCGCCTTATCAACCTCCTGTCAAAAAGAAGACGGGCGGTAGCGGGTCAAGTAATGTTCTTTGGGACAAGTTTGTTACTCTTGGTCTTGGTCTTCTTGAAACGGATGGATACCTCGCTGCTGTTCATCCGAATAAGTGGAGAAAGCCAGATGACGAAATCTTCAAGACTATTTCTGCGCAGAACCTCCTTCATCTAGAGATGCACAGTAAGAAGGACGGAATCAGAATGTTCGGAGCGCAAACTCCTTATGACTGGTACGTTCTTCAGAAGAGCAAGTATGGAGGCAAGACTGTTATCAGCGACTTCAATGGCGATAAACAAACAATCAACTTGCGTGACTTCAACTTCCTCCCCAACTGCGATATCCCTCTGGTCCAGAAACTACTAGCCAAAGCAGGAGATAAGAAATGCGATATTCTCTATAGTCGAACTGTAACGGCCAAGGATCGTCCTTGGGTTCAAGAGGAAGAGACAGAAGAGTTTTGCTATCCTTGTATCCATACCACAGGCAAGAGTGGTGTTCGTTACTGCTATTCTTCTAAGCGCGAAGGATTCTTCGATATCCCCAAGGTTATCTTTGGAGACGGCGATGTTATCGGCAACGCCGTGGTTGATTTCGAGGGGAAGTATAGCATGACGCAACATGCTATGGGTATCAGGATCTCGTCTCAAAAAGAAGGCGAGCAGATCAAGAAGGCTCTTGAAAGTCAAGAGTTCAACGACCTGCTTCAGAACGCACTTAGGTTCTCACAGTTTATGATTGACTGGAAGATATTCACGGTCTTCCGTAAGGACTTCTGGAAGGAGTTCATCTGATGTCGCAAATATCAGATGACAACCTTGTTCGAAGAGAAGATAGAGCCAAACAAACGGCTGAGGTATTTACTCCTCCAAAACTGGTCCGCAGAATGCTGGACAGGTTGCCAAAAACCGTTTGGAGGAAAGGTAAGACCTTCCTAGATCCAGCTTGTGGCAATGGCAACTTCCTTATTTCTGTTTTGTCAAGGAAGATTGAGCGAGGTCATAAGCCAACTGACGCCCTGAAGACGATTTATGGCGTTGACATAATGAAGGACAACATACAGGAATGCAGGTTGAAGTTGCTCAAGATTATCAGTCTATACGAAGACATAACCGAACAGCATATACAAACGGTATTCATGAACATCATCTACATCAACGCCAACAAGAACAAAGGCGGTTCGCTGGACTACGATTTCGGGTTTGACAATAGACAGAGCAAGCAGAACCTACAGCGTTGGCTAGAAGAAATCAAGAACGGCAAGTTAAAAGAAGTAGATCTACCTGTTGATGAGATTGAAATTCACCCAGAGGGCGGTTGGATTGAGTTTGGAGAGAACAATGGCAATTGAACTTACGCATCCATTCCTTCGTCGCTGTCTTGACTCTGAAGAGCTTCTTGACGGTGTTGAGAAGTTCAGCACCTTCGATAGCAGGCTCAAGAAACAAGCCAAGAAGTACGCCAAAGGTGATGTAGACCTTGAGAACGAGTACAAAGGCTGGGCGTTCGAGATATTCGTTGAGATGCTTGTCAAGTCGTCAGGACCATCAGATAAGCGTATAGGCGTTATTGATTATCAACTGGTGGAAGAAGACGAGGATACTGGCGTTGACGGATTCGGTACAGGCACGAATGGCAAGGCCGCAACTGTGCAGGCAAAGTATCGTCAAGCCAATTACGTTTTGACCGCCAACGGGGACCATCTAACGAACTTTATGGCTGCTTCTCAGAACAAGTATGGAGTCGATATTGACGACACCAAAAACATGCTCATCATTACTTGCGGCAAAGGTCTGCACTATCATACCGAAGAGCAGATGCTTCGCAGAAAAGTTCGTTGCCTGTCCCGAGAACAAATACGAGTTATGGTCGATAAAAACATAGCGTTTTGGAACGCTTTTAGAGAGGCATGGGAATCAGCCCTTGTTCAGTCATAGGAGTCCATTTATGGATGCAGTGTATCAGTTCAATAAGTTTGCAAGTAACTACGAAAAGACCAATCCGAACTTTGTTTTTCTACCTCCTTGGGAAATGAAAATGCAAGATTGGAGCAATGCCCCTGAGATGCAGGAGTTTTTGTCTCCATTCTCTGATTATGGTTCATTTGGTTTCTTGTTTACCAAAATTGCCGCAGATTTAGATGCATACAAATCTGCCAAAGAACCAGTTTTTATTCACCTCCTTATTTCTGGAACGCCAGACGATATGAAGGTTGGGTTTAGAATATCCAAATCGAACTTCAGCAACATCTATCCAGACAAATTCTATTACATGCACGGCTACGAAGATTGGCTGAAGTACCATAGCAAAGTATAAGGAGTCGAGTATGTTACCCGAAGACGATCATGATACAAAAGCATTAAAAGCATCTATGCTCATTGAAGAGTTTCTAAAAGACTGTCCATTGGCAAGTTATCTAAAATCAAGGGATATTCAGTTTGTACATACTCATTGGAATTTAGAGTTGGGGTACGAAAGCAATACTGTATTCGTTTCATTTGAGCGGTTGCAGTCAAATGAAAAATCAGATCTAACTCAACAGACGAACGAAATAGAATCCATCCTCCAAGACTACAATCCACGAAAAGTTCACTACAAAGGAGAGGACGGCTGGATATTTACTCTTCCGCCAAGGGACACTAAAAACCTGCATCCAGCAGAAACAGGATTCGTATTGAAGATGAAATCAATTGTTGGAGACGAAAACTTTACAGTAACAGAAGGAAAGCCTGCCAATGAGAACTAGCAAATGTCCAACCTGCAATCACAAACAACCCAGAAGACCCGTAACGTTTTGGCAGATAAGAACAAATGGTGCGATACTGAGTTATCGCTGTCCAAAATGCAGAAACATAAGGCCATATAGCGAACAATGAAGATACTGAAGGCATATAAGACCGAGATTGACCCGAACAACGTCCAGAGGACTATGCTCCTCAAACACGCTGGTTCGGCTCGCTATGCCTTCAACTGGGGTCTAAACGAAAAGAAGAAAGCATTCGACGCTAAAACCAAGATACCGAATGCGATGGAGCTTCACCGCCAACTCAATGCCCTCAAAAAGACCGACTTCCCTTGGATGTACGAAGTCTCCAAATGCTCACCGCAAGAAGCCCTGCGCAACCTTGACAGAGCTTTCGATAACTTCTTCCGTCGCTGTAAAGCCAAGAAGTCAGGTACCCACAAAGGCAAAGTCGGCTTCCCGAAGTTCAAGTCTAAGAAAAAGGGCGTTGGTTCCTTTAGACTGACAGGCACGATAAAAGTTTTTCCACAAGCAGTCCAGTTGCCTCGCCTTGGCTCTATAAGGCTCAAGGAACGAGACTATCTCCCATTGGATGCCAAGATACTCTCAGCAACCATAAGCGAACACGCAGGGCGGTGGTTCGTTTCTATCCAAGTAGAAGAAACCATTGCTGATCCCAAAGCAAAACCAGAATCTATTGTTGGCGTTGATTTAGGTATCAAGACTCTAGCGACCTGTTCAGATGGAACTACTTTCGAGAATCCCAAGGCTCTGCGCAGAAATCTCAAGAAGCTGAAAAGATTGTCCCGCTCTCTGCATAGGAAGCAGAAGGGCAGCAAGAATAGAAAGAAGGCAGCGAGGAAACTCGCAAAACTTCATTACCGTATTGGTAACATCAGAAAAGACACGCTCCATAAGATGACAACTCAACTAACGAAAAGCAAGTCAGTCATTGGCATCGAGGATCTCAATGTGTCTGGTATGATGAAGAATCATTCTCTAGCTCAAGCCATTTCGGATTTGGGTTTAGGAGAATGGAGACGACAACTTGAGTACAAGGCAGGACTCTATGGCTGCAAGATTGTGGTAGCTGATAGGTTCTTTCCGAGTAGCAAGATGTGTCATGTATGCGGGTGTTTGAACGAAAGCTTGGAGCTTTCGGACAGGTCGTGGACCTGCTCATGCGGGGCCATATTGGATCGAGACATGAACGCCGCAGTGAATCTAAGGAATAATGCGAAATTGGCGGTCAGTTCGACCGACAATCAAAACGCCTATGGAGGGATTCTGCCTCTGGTTTCCTCGTAAGAGGGAAGTAAGCAGACCCGTTGAAGTAGGAATTGAACAGGAGATTTGTGTATGATTCTGTCACTCATAGATTTCCGTAGGTTTCAAGGAACGGTTCGATGTTGAAGCCAATACATCGGACGACTGGAAAGAACTTGACAAGCTTCAAGACAGTCCGCTAGTAAAGGGCCGTGGAGCCTTTCATCTTTTTGGCTTGCCTGCTTCTCAGCAGGAACCAAAGAGGCCCATTTGCCCAAATGGATACGGGTCTATTCACGGACTTGCTCCTATTGTGAACTGGCATAATCCTACTCACGACCTGACTCATCAGATGTACGGCTGCATGTCTTGTGTAGCTAGAGAGCATGTTCCTGAGTATATTTGGGGCAAGTTGGACAACTCCTGTACCTAAAACGATTTGTCTGCTATGATTGGGCTATATGGAAACTGCAACTGAAAACTTTGTCGTATCGGCAGAACAGCTTCTATCTGTTGCTCGGTCCTTCGACGTAGACCGACTCTTTGAAGCGACTGTAGAGCGTCGTAGCGGTTCTACATGGGCCATATCGCAAGGCGGTCGTTGCCTAATGAAAGATGGCGAGTGGGACTGGGAACCGTCTCCGTCCGAAAGAGACGATGCTTTCTTGGAAAAGGCACGATTCGCTAGCGCCCAAGAAGCTACAGCATTCTACCTGAAATGGAGATCTCAGTTCTATTTCTTGGCGATCACCATGAACGATAATGAGAGATGGCATCTCGTCATGGTTAGCAAGTCTCTCGAAGAAATCGAGAAAGACTTCGATTACATGAAGGAAGCCAAGGCTCAGCATGGTTGTTTGGTACTTATCGCTCCTGATAGGTCTATTCTCAAGACTTATACAGGGACAAAGCGATCTCCTCGTAAGTTCATTGACTTTCCTGAAAGAGATTAGAGTCATGATTAAAGCTCCTTGGACAGACGAGCAGGTAAAAAATCTGAACGACTGGCAAACTGCTGGCATTGTTCATCCATTTACCTGCGGTGGAAAGAGAGACGGCAAAGACTGCCGAGCAGACTTGGTAGCCACCAAGGACGGTTGGGTTTGTCCAGAGAAGTGCGGCTATACTCAGGACTGGGCGCATGCAATGATGGCAAAGGAAAGCGTCAAGGAAGATCCAATCTTCAAGAAGTTCGACAAGTTCATGAATAAAGATGGGACATGACGCAGCAAAACTTCTTTCTCGCGACGAGTTTAGAACTCAAGTTTTCCTGCGCGATAATCACAAGTGCGTTATCTGCGGCAAAGAAGCAGTAGACGCTGTTAGTCGATATAAAATAACATAACCAAATAAAGGATATTCTTAGCAAACTCCGAAAATAGAGTAGGAGGATTGCTAATGTCAAAATTAAAAGCAGAAGATTATCGAGATATTCACCTCAAATGGATTTCTGGGGAAAGAGTAATTACTCTAAGTGAAAAATATGGAGTAAGCGGAGATACTATCATAAGAATAGCAAAATCTTATGGTATAGAAAATAATCTATCAATTAGAAGAGAAAGACCACCACTTCCATGCCGAAATGATATTACCGGGAAAAAGTTTGGACATCTTGAAGTTATTAAGATGATTCACTCAGGAGTAAAAAGAACTTCTTGGAAAGCTTTATGTAAATGCCATCTCTGCGGTAATGAAACATTTTCTTGCTGTCCTAAGTATCTTAGACAAAGAATGAATCAAACTTGCGGATGTTCCACTTGGGAGCGAAAAAAAGGGAAAGACAGTCCATTTTTTAAGGGATTTCAAGGGATAACTGGTTCTTTTTGGCACCAAATAGAAAAGGGAGCAAAAACCAGAGGATTTGAATTCAAAGTTTCTATTCAACATGCATGGTCGCTTTTCCAACAACAAAGTGGAAAATGCAAACTGAGTGGTATAGAATTGAGTATTGGTCAATCAAACTATGATGAAAGAACAGCCTCATTTGACAGAATAGATTCTTCTGTAGGATACATAGAAGGTAATGTTCAATGGGTTCATAAAGACATCAACAAAATGAAACTACATCATTCAGAAAAGTATTTTGTTGAACTTTGTCAAAAAGTCGCTAGTCATGCAGCATCAAAAACTACTAACTAGAGATCAATTCAAGAATGATTGTCTCAAACGAGATAATCATCGCTGTGTAATTTGCAAAAATGACAAAGATATTGTTGTTCATCATATTCTTGAACGAAGGTTGTTCCCAGACAGCGGCTATTACATCAACAATGGCTCTAGCCTTTGTTCGGTTTGTCATTACAAAGCTGAGACGACAGAGATCTCTGTTGAACAGATTAGAGCCGCCTGCAAGATTGAGGAGACAGACAAGATACTCCCTCCTCAACTCTATGACGACCAGCAATACGATAAATGGGGCAATCCCATTCTCCCGAATAAGACTAGACTTCGGGGCGAGCTTTTTGACGATCCTTCTGTTCAGAAGGTTCTAGGCGAGGGGAATGCGCTAAACCTGTTCACGAAGTATGTCAAGTATCCGAGAACTTGGCATTTGCCGTGGTCGCCGGGAATAACGAAGGACGACAGGGTTATTCCGTCATGCGATCAGTTTGTAGGGAAGAACATCGTTGTAACCGTCAAGATGGACGGAGAGAATTGTCTGGATGGGGAAACGCTAATAACTACCAGAGATGGGCCAGTTTCTATCAAGGAACTTTGCCATAGAGATGGCGTATTTGAGGTTCTGTCGTTCAACCATGAAACAGGTCAACAGGAATGGAAGAACGTTGAAGCAAAACGGATTCTTTCGCCAAGCGAAGGCTGGTACGAGATTGAATTAGAAAATGGACAGTCGATTCGGTTGACCGGAGAGCATAGAATTTGGTGCGAGAATCTGAGTTGCTATCGCATGGTCAAAGACCTTGACGGTAGCGAAGAACTACGGATGGAAATTTTGCCCGAAAAGACAGAAAGGCGGTAAGTATGGTACGTGTTATTTTTGCTCTGTTCCTGACTGTTTTTGTTTCTGTCAATTGCTTTGGAGATCCTCCAAAGACTGACAATACAGCGGATACATCTAACCAACCATTGAGCGAACTGGCGAAGATCAAAGCCGAGTACAAGGCACAAGAAATTGCGAGAGTCAAGAGAGAAATCGAAACCGACAAGGAATGGCTTCGTACCCATTATTCCTCCCTTCAAGCAAAAGATGATGAGAGAGAAGCGATCCGTAAAAGACTTGCTAAAAATAAAGAATGGCTGAGAGGGGTTGAGTCAGGTAAAACTTCTGTTGAAATACCGTCTATTTTGGGAAAGTTTCCGCTACAAGTTGGAACATACGGCTCTCTTGATGTCGTAAACGTCTTCCAGAAAATAAACGATAAGGAAGCCATTTGTCGAGTTTATACTGCGGAGGTCAGTGGGGCCGTTCTAAGTGGAAATAGGTATCTTGTCCCTACTTATAAGACTGTAGAACATCTTATCTTGTTCAAAGGTTTTGATTGCTCCAAGGTAGTTAATGGAGCGGGGCTGGGGATCAATGCCGTTGTTAAGGTTTCAGGTACATATACTTATCAAACCGCAAACGGGACAAATACTATCTTTGTTCTAGAGCGGGTAAGCGATAAGGCGGAGGCAACAAAAACTGAAAATAAACCAGAAAAATAGAAGGAGCATCTATCTTGATGGTTGAATATCTCTGTATCAGGAGAATCAACCATGAGAAAATGCTTCAACTGCGGGTCGGAAATAGACAAGAGAGACGGAAATCACGTTCATCGGTGTTGCAAAAATAAAGGAATGACCAAAGACCAGATTCGTTTCAAGCAAATCTGTTTTGAAAGCGGCAAGGAATGGACGAAGACTGAAATTGAAAAACTGTACGTTGCAGACGGGCTTAGTTTGCCTGATTTTCAAAAGCAATTCGGACTGATTTACCCTCAAACTCAGTTTCTTATTAGTTTTTTTGGGCTTAAACAAAGATCCATCAAGGAAGCCAATGCCGCCCCACAAAGGTCTGCGAAGCACAAAAACACCTGTCAAGAGAGATACGGTCAAGATAACGTGTCTCAGGTAGAAGATGTCAAGGCCAAGAAGCAGGCAACTTTCCTCAAGAACTATGGAGTAGACAACATATGGAAACTACCCGCATACTACGATTGGCTCCACGACCATATGGTTGCCAAGTACGGGAAGGCGAGTCTACCAAATCGCTTTGGCAATAAGACGAAGTGGTGGGAAGAGGTTGATGATGTGACTCGAAATCGAATAGCCCAGTCCATGCATGATGGATATAGGGAGTATTGGAAGAATCTCAGCGAGGAAGAAAAAGATGCCGTCATTCAGACCAGATGTCGAAAGATGCTGGCTCCGAATTTTTGCAGCAAACAGGAGGCAAGGATTGCGTCGTCACTGACGGCTCTTGGTTTAGGGTATAAGCATCAGTTCTGGATCGCTCGCCGCAGTTACGACTTTCGGATGTATGGCTTTGACAGAAATCTGATTATCGAGTACAATGGAGACTTCTGGCACGCCAATCCGATCATCTACAAGGCGGAGGATCTACTGAGTCATCCAGACGGGAAAATCAGGGCTGCTGATATCTGGGCAAGAGACGAAGCGAAGAAGAAATTGGCAGAAAAATACGGGTATACAATAGTGTATATCTGGGAATCAGAGATCAAGAAGTTGGGTGAAGAGTCGTTGCAGAAGTTGATAGTGGACCGACTGGAATAGGTCAATGAAAATCAGACGGATACAAAAAGTAGCCAACGACTCCCATAGGTATGACCTATCTGTGGAGGGCAACGAGAACTTCTTTGCCAACGGCGTTCTTGTGCATAACTGCACGATGTACAAAGACTACATTCATGCTCGGTCCCTTGCTGATAAGAAGCATTGGTCAAAGAGTTGGATCAAGAACTTTCATGGGCAGATTGCTCATCAACTTTCCGACGACATGAGACTGGTCGTTGAGAATATGTATGCCAAGCATTCGATCAAGTATACAATGCTTCAGTCATACGCTTACGGTATCTCCGTTTGGCAAGGGCTGACGTGCCTTAGCTGGCGCGATACCGAAGTCTTCTTTGACGTACTTGACATTCCAAGAGTTCCTGTTCTTTACGAAGGGATCTGGGACCAAAGCATCTTTGATAGGTTCAAAGTACCTGAGAGGCACAATGGACCCGGCGACGAGATGGAAGGCTATGTTGTCCGATTAACAGATAGCTTCCATTATCGTGACTTTAGCAAGAGCGTTGCTAAATATGTCCGTAAAGGGCATGTCAAAGGCGATGACCATTGGTTCTATGGAAAAGCTGGCGAAAAGAATGAACTCAGGACGATAGAATAGACATGCAAAGTATCAAGAGGCTATACGAAGATATCTGCGAGTCAGCCTATTGGGAAGGCTATATGATTGTTAGCGGCGGAAGCATCCGCCGAGATCAGTCTCATCCAACGATGCAACCGGGGTATTATTACAACAATCTTCCAGAACATATAAAAGAACGCCTCAAGAACGAGCTTACTTCCGAGATCATAAAAACTTCTGTATTGAGCTTATTTCTTCGTTGTGGCCCTATTCATGCTTGGTGGGACGAATCGGTACATATTCAAAGGCTCCAAGAAATGCTCCGAGAAGAAAAGCTCAAATTCGAAGCCAAGATGATCGAGGCGGGCTGGAAGCCCTACTAAGAAGGATTACCTTGGCAAATACTCTATTTGTAGAGTATGCCAGTAAGTCAACATAGTACGCTATTTGTCCAGTTGCTAATCGCAAAACTTAGCGACGATAGCTGTTGGTCTAGCTTCAACGAAAAGCATCGTTATTGGCTCTTCTTAGTTGAACTTTCTAAGATGAGCGATTTCATTCGTACTGAAGACCTGCCGCCAGAACCTACTCCTTCGGACAATGACCAACTCGGTTGCTGAGTATTGGTGAGACTGTCAAATTGTCGTTAAGGAATCAACGATAGGTTCCTTTCAAGGAGATACGACAAATGGCGGTACTCGAATACGTATGGCTTGACGGTTACGCTCATAACAAAGACCATCCTGACGAAGTAGCAAATCTTCGTTCTAAGATCAAAGTTACAGACCAAAGATGCGCTCGTCTAGAAGACATCCCTAAATGGAGCTTCGACGGCTCTAGCACCATGCAGGCAGAAGGCAAGAAGAGCGATTGCGTTCTAAACCCTGTCTTTTTCTGCCGCAATCCTCTTAACTATACGACTGGACATGAATCACATATTGTTCTTTGCGAAGTTCTAAACCCGGACGTAACGCCGCACTCTTCTAATACAAGAGCTAAGCTTGTCGAAACATGGAAGAAATACAAAAAACATGAGATGTGGTTCGCTTTGGAGCAAGAGTACGCAATCTATGACCAGTATGGCGAAAATCCTTATCTGTGGCCCGAAAAAGGCTATCCTGCGCCTCAGGGTAGATACTACTGCGGTGTAGGTTCAGACGTTGCTTGGGGAAGAGATATAAGCATTGAGCATATGAATGCCTGCTTAGCGGCTGGACTCCCTCTAGGAGGAACCAACGCCGAAGTCATGCCTTCTCAATGGGAATATCAACTTGGTCCTGCTGAAGCTCCGATTATTGCAGACCAACATTGGGTTTCTCGCTTCCTGCTCAATCGCATAGCAGAGAATCACAATGCGACTATCAAGCTTGACCCTAAGCCAGTCAAGGGCGATTGGAACGGAACTGGCTGCCATATCAACTTCAGCACTAAGGAAATGCGTAAGAAGATGAAGATTGAGGATGTTGAGGTTATTTGTTCCGCGCTAGAAAATAACATTCCTAAGCATCTGGCGGCCTACGGCAAGAAGAACAGGGAGCGATTGACTGGTAAGCATGAAACCTGCTCTATTGACCAGTTCCGCTTTGGAGAATCGGATAGAGGGGCTTCTATTCGTATTCCGCCCGGTATTTTGGCGGCTGGCAAGGGTTATCTTGAGGATCGTCGTCCGGCAGCAAACATTGACCCTTATGAGGCTTGCCAAGCTCTTATGGAAACTGTTTGCGGCACGTATTGATTGTGGCGGAAGAGAAGTCTAGGATATTGTGGAAGCAATGCTCGACCTACGGCACTATCCCCCGAGGGACGTGAGGAAAGTCAGCACTACTCTGCCTACCGCTGGAGATCTAAACAATCGTTTGTACAGCGTAAGTAGCAATCTCATGCAGGTCGAGACGGTCGGCAGGTCTATGAAACCGGGTTGAGAGCCATCAGAGAAATCGTAGGATAGAACAAAATGCTGCTTACGGGGCATTGCTTCCCTTTTCCGATATACGGGAATGAGCAGAAAAGATAAAGAGTCGCAAAAGGAATACGCAAAAGCATATTACCAGAAAAATCGAGAGGCTAGCATTACAAGGGCTAATGCTCGTCGCGATCAAATACGCAAGAAAATCATTGACTACAAGCTATTGCATCCATGCAAATGCGGGGAAAGCCACCCTGCGGCCTTAGATTTTCACCACAAAGACGAAAAAGAATTTTGCATAAGCAAGGCCTACGGAAACTGTTTTTCTTGGAGTAGAATAGAACCGGAGATTGCCAAATGTACAGTTATTTGTAGAAACTGTCACGCTAAGTTACATTGGCATAAGAATCTCTAGGCTACGGAGCAAACGCTCTTTTTAGGATTTAGGCATGCTTTGCAATGGATACGGGTTACGAGAAAAAACAGTCAGACTTGGCATATCTTCAATTGCTGGAAGAAGCCCGTCTCCTGCGCAAAGTTTCTGATAAAGAAGCACGATACGCTCGAAGATTGTTCTATCTCGCTAGCAAGCTAGCGGGCAGAGAATGGAACGAATACGCAACCAGACAAACGACCGATGAAGGATTAGCGAAATCGGCTCGTCTGATGGTGCAATATCGCATCTTACTAGCCGATATCCGTCATCGGGAGGCTGGTAATGGAAATGCCATCGGATAAGAGCATAGACGTTGTATTGTCATTCTTTCAACAGCGACCCGATGTGGGCGGCTTCGTAGTTCAAAGAACAGGCGACAAGATAGAGTTTGACGGGTACTTCTCTGACGAGTTTCTTGGTGAAACGCCAGAAGAAGTCTATTCCTCTATGGTCACGATTATCGCCGCCATGAGAAGCGTTGCAACTGCGCTAACAAATAGACTTGTTGAGGTATCAGGAACGCCAGAATCGGACGTAAAAACACATATTGCAGATATGTACTACGAGATTACGTCACTTGCAAGAAAGCCACCTGAAAGCGACGAGAAGACATAATTAGATGTGTCAATCCGTCCGAGTATAATGGATCGTCTGGCGACGAGTTCCGTCGCCGCATCGTTACCTGATACTTGGAGAATCTCATGTCAACTGTTCCCGGCGGCGAAACGAGGGAGATTATTCTTCCTCCCGGAACGTATTGCTACGTTCAGGCAATCAACACAGGCAAAGTAAGCACCCGAGTTGGCCCTATTGCGTTCACGCTGACGCAGCAGGACCAACTCGTTGCTTATGATGCGGAGAAGGATAAGTTCTCCAAGTCCGATCCGGCAAATGCTATTCGGCAGACCGCTAAGGCCGCCGAAGGCAACTATCTGATCCTTGAGAATCCTTCCGAAGAGCGCGACGTTCAGTTCCCGAAGGAAGGGTCCACCAGCGACTCTACTCCTCGCCTTGCTCACGGACGGCGTATCAATGTTCCGGGTCCGATCAACTTCGCTTTGTGGCCCGGTCAGAAGGCTCATGCCATCAAGGGTCACCAGCTTCGCCTCAACGAATACCTCATTGTTCGTATTTATAATGCGGAACTGGCGATTCAGAACTGGTCCAAGGCCGCAATCGCTCCCAGTAGCTCGTCTACTGTTCCTCCTGCCAATCCTGACCCGAATGCAAAGGTCACTACCGAAATCAAGACGGCAGAAGCCAAGAAGGACGCTAAGGTTGATAGCCCGGCGTCTATTCTGTCTACCGCTCCTGATAAGCTCAACTTGACCAACGGCAAGTTGCTCATCATCAAGGGAACGGATGTCAGCTTCTATATTCCGCCCACCGGCGTTGAAGTCATTTCTGAGAACGGCGAAGCTAACACTTTTGTTCGCAACGCTGTTACCCTTGAGCGCCTTGAGTATGCCATTCTCGTTGACGAGAACGGGAACAAGCGTTACGCTCATGGCCCCGCTGTTATCTTCCCTGAGCCGACCGAGCGCTTTACGGAAGATACTGTTGAGGATGGCTCCAAGACTCGTAAGTTCCGCGCAATCGAACTGAATGCCATTCAGGGCCTTCATGTTAAGGTCATTGCCGAGTACGAGGAAGGCGGCAAGAAGTACAACGTTGGCGACGAGCTTTTCCTTACTGGCAAGGAAAACGCTATCTACTATCCTCGTCCTGAGCATTCCATCATTCGCTATGGAAATCAGACGAGACACTTCGCTACGGCAATCCCTGCTGGCGAAGGTCGCTACCTTATGAACAGGGAGACTGGCGAGATTACTACTGAAGCCGGTCCTCGCATGCTTCTTCCTGATCCTATCAAGGAAGTCATTGTTCGTCGTATCCTTTCGGAGAAGGAAGCTACTCTTTGGTATCCGGGCAACCGAGTCGCTCTTGAATACAATCAGGAGCTTGCTGCTTCTGCGGAAGTCGCTGGTACTTCGAATGCCAACTTCGTCAATGACTCTGCTTATAGGAGTCGTGGAGGAGGCGGCGGCGGTTATGAAGGAGTCGGTTTCAGCGGTTACAGCGGTATTAGCGGCTTCTCAGGTCGTGCAACTCTTGGCGAGGCTGGTCCTATCGAGAAGAGTTCTCGCAAGGTGGCTGGCGATAGCTTCAATCGAGGAACCAACTACACCAAACCCCGCACCTTGCTTCTTGATAGCAAGTTTGACGGCGTTCCTCAGATCAACGTTTGGACCGGCTATGCTGTCATGATTGTTGACAAGCAGGGCGGTCGTCGCGTTGAGCAGGGGCCTTGCAATGTTCTTCTTAACTACGACGAGACTCTTGAGCGCTTCGCTCTCTCAACCGGCAAGCCCAAGGTCACCGACCGTCTGCATGAGGACGTTTACCTTTCTATCTACAACAACAAGGTGAGCGACATCGTTGAAGTTGAGACTAAGGACCATGTTCGTCTCAATCTCAAGCTCTCGCTCGTTGTCAACTTCGAAGGCGATAAGCCTGAGAAGTGGTTCAGCGTCGATAACTACGTCAAGCTTCTCTGCGACCATGTTCGTTCCGTTCTCAAGGGACGCATTCAGCAGACCAAGATCGAAGACTTCTACAACAACTCTGTTGCAATCATCCGCGACATCGTTCTTGGCAAGAGCGACGAGAAGACCGCTACTCGCCCCGGCATGGTCTTCGAGCAGAACGGCATGGTTGTTCGGGACGTTGAAGTTCTTGAAGTTGTCATCCCTGATGGCCGTATCTCTGAGATGCTCAAGAACGCTCAGCAGGAAGTCATTCGCACCAACATCGAGATCAGCGGCGCTCAGCGCCTTCTGGAAGCTACCAAGCAGAAGGAAAGCATCTCCCGCGAAACGGCAATGGCTAAGGCAACAACCGAGACTCATAACCGCAACTTGGAAATCGAGAGAGTTGGCGGCGAGTTGAAGGTTGTTCTTGCGAAGATCGATTCGCAGATTCAGCAGTATGGTCAGAAGCAGAAGGAAGTTGCTGCCAGCGAGGCGATTGCTAAGCTTTCCCTTACCGAGAAGCTTGCTCGGGACAAGGCGCAGGCAGACCAGAACTCTGCCATTGCTCTTGCGGAGCAGCAGCGTAGGATCGAAATGTTGGGAGCGGAAGCCGACTCCATCATCAAGCGCTTCGAGGCGTTTGACGGCGGACTTGCGGAAGCTCTGGTTGTCCTCGGACGCGACGAGACGATGACGAAGATCGCTCAGGCTACAAGCGTTCAGGCAATGATCGGCGGCAACAGCGTTGTTGACGCGCTTACGAAGGTTCTTGCGGGAACTTCCGTTGGCGACCGTATCGGTAAGCTCATCGCTCCTATTACGAGGAGCGATTCGGCTGCGGTCAACACTCGCGACTAAAATCATTTCTTCGCCGTCCTGAAAAGGGGCGGCGAGGGCTTACGAAGAGACAGGCACGGGGAGGGTAAGATTGAGCGATCTAACGCATCCCTTGGAAACAAGAGCGAGGATAGCGGGATCTTGGATCGCATTCAGCAAGGCAGCTTCAATCTGAGAAAAAGCGATAAGATCAGCATTTGTAAGCTGAACGATGCCTTCGCTTGCTCGCCCGTCTTCAATAATTTCCATATCTGCGGGTACAAGAGAGCTTATAGATTCCCAGCGCAGCTTATCGTCTAGCAGAAGCGCATAGACTGCTCGAAAAAGCTCGCAACGGGTTCTAACTCTTGTATTCACGTAAGAAACGACTTGTGGATCGGTATTTGGCATTGTAAGTTCTCCTGATAGAGTATCGTCAACAGGAGTTCATTTCTTCAATGCCGTGGCTGGGTACTTCGCAATCCTCCAAAGACCGATAAATCTTGTTGCTCTATTCTGGGCAACACTTGGAGCTTTTAATGGCACCTATTATTGTTGTTTCTGCCTCTTTGATTCTTCTAGCATTTGGCTTTCTCATACATTGGGCTTTTGCAGCAACAGCCGCCGCCCTCCTTTTCGGGTTCTTTGTTGTCATTCCTTTCATTCGCGCCTCAAGACAAATGGACGCTGATAGATACAAACAGGAAACAAGAAACCGTATTCGAGATATGCGGAATAACTGACACGTTTGGCTTGCAGGTGGCAATGAATCGGATACACTAAAGGAAGTGATGAACGGATCAGAAGAAGCAACCTTTCAGGAACTCCATCCATACGGACTAACCGCTGAGCAGCTATCGCTAGCTCTATGGGTCTTGGGAGGGTGCTTGTTGCTGGCGCTACTTGCCTTTCTTTGGACAGCATGGCGACAGATACAGGAATCAGGAATGAACTCCCGGTCTGTTATGGGCATGAAGCCTCGCAAGGAGCGGATGAATCGGAGAGAAATCATAGAAATCGTCAAAAAGCAGCAGAAAGCGACCCAAGACTAGCCTTTTTGCCGCAAAATGTAGGGCATAAGCTCTCGTAGTCTCAACTGGTAGAGCGCAGGATTCTAAATCCTTGAGGTTGCGGGTTCGAGTCCCGCCGAGAGCATTATGGCTGAAACAGCAGAACAAATTCTTGATCGTCTGAAGAAGGCGAAGCTGGTCTTCATCTCTACGCCCTACACGAAACCTGACGTAGGCACGAATATCCATCGCGCCGTAAAGGTTTTCAATCAACTCCTTGATGAAGGCAAGTGCGTCCCAATGTGCATGTTGTGGACGCACTTCTTTCACTGCATTCACAACCGGAGCTACGAGGATTGGCTTGCATACTGCATGATCCATATCCCTCTCTGTGACGCTCTGCTGGTTCTGCCGGGAGAGAGTTCTGGTGTCGAGAGAGAAGTCGAGATCGCTAAGGCTCTCGGTATTCCTGTTTTCTATGACATCGAATCTCTCAACAAGTGGCTTGCATGAAATTCGACTATAAAAGTCCATGTTCTGCTTGCCCCTTTCGCACTAACTCGCTGAAAGGTTGGCTTGGTAACTATACGCCAGAAGGTGTTATTGTTGCTATTCAGCATGACCAGCCATTTTTCTGTCATAAGCATGTAGAAGAAACCATTGGCTATGACGATCCAGAATGGCGAGAGAAGGCACTAGAGGACGCTCAGCATTGCGCTGGCGCTCTTATCTTTGCTAACAAGCTTTGTAAGCTCAGTCGTATTCCTGAGGTTGCGGCTGCGCAGCGAAACGTTGATAAGGACCAGAAGATTTTGTTTCCGCCTTCGGAGTTTGTGAAGCACCATACGCTTACAATAGAGAGGGCTGAACCTAAGCCCATCAAAGGCCCCAAGAATGGAAAGAGTAGTAGAAGTCGAAGTAGTCCAGTTTCTAAGACCAAACGGAAGAAAACGTCATTGTAGAGTAGTTCTTCCTGAGTCTGTTCAACAAGGTTATGATCTCGTCCGCAAGAATGGCTGTAGGCTTACTGCGGAAGAGTTAGAGAACCGCCTTATCTCATTGACTATCGAAGAGCCAAAACTAGGCGATTTCTCGGCAGTCATAGTAGAGAATGGACCGAAGGTTCCCGAGTCGCTTGTTGAAATGCTCGTGAAGTTCAATGAGCAAGCATTTGAGAAGTGGAAAAATGCAGCCGAAAGAACCGCCTAAAGAAACACCAAAAGTCGATCCTCCTAAGATCTCAAAAGAACCCCGTTTCATTTTCAAGAAGTACAAACCAAAGAAATCCTTTGGCTCCACCACAGACGACCGCCGATAAGGGCTTTGACCATGAACAACATTAGAGATATCCGAGCAATCTGGTTCAAGAACCATGTTGCTAAGATCCAAAGCTTTGACGATGACAACTTGATACGGATCAATTGGCGTCATAGCGATGGCAATTCCAACTATGCTGTTCTCTATATCATTGATCGCCGTACTGCAACGTTGTTTGTATCAGGCGATCTTGGGCAAGCCGTGTATCGCTGGGGCGGAGATATCGGGATTAATTTCATTGCAGGTTGCGATATCGGCTACTTCAATGAAAAGTGCTGCGCAAGCTCCTGCGGGGAACGGGGCAAGACTTGGAGCGAAGAAGTCGCCGTCAACTACGTCAAGCAATGGGCAAAGGACAACATTGAAGGTTTAGACGACAAAAACCTGCCCGAGTATATGTATGACGACGGGATGTGCGAAGAACTGTCGCTCAAAACCGAGGCTCCTGAACTTGTCAAGTATTTTGAAGACCAAGATGCTTACAAGCATTGGAAAGAATTGAGTGACGAAGAGCGGGCGCTTTACACGGTTGCATGTAAGAAATACATAGAATCTCCTGCTGTAGAGAGGCTTTCCAAAAATCACTACATCTCAGAGCATCTCGCAGCTAAGAAGAAGTACGACGAGCTTATGCCAGAAGCTATTCGTCGTTGCTGGTCAGAACACGATTGGCACGAGTATCTTCGAGAGGACGGGTACAAGTTCTTTGGAGACGGATATTATGAGTGTGGAGACATTGGCGAAACCATCTCCATTCGCATTGAGGCTCATCTCATTGGCATGAAGATGATTCGGGACGGGATCAAGGAAGGTAAGTTCCAGATCGAAAAACCTGCCCATGTCGCTCCTCCTGCTCCTCAAATTCAGGCACCAAAGTCCCGTTGGCGGCGGTTGTGGGAGGGCTTTATTGGCGATTGGGAACCGCAAAAAGTTCCACAAAAATCGTGACGAAAAAGCTTGACAGCGGAGGAATGGACGATATACTTGCAGTAGTAGCAGTTTGAAAAGTTCTGGTTTGAGGTTCGTATAAACTCCCCGTAAGGCTTGGCAGCCCGGGTCCGTAAAGGGAGTAGGGTGTAAAAGTACACCGTCTAGCGCAGGACGGAAGTTGGCTCCCAACCTGCTCTGACCAGAACCTTTCAAACTGCTACTCAACCTTTTAGGAGATTTCACCATGCTGTAGACTGAAGACTCAACCCATTACGTTTACTGTCTCGTTCGGGAAGACCTTTCCCCTGTTTCTCAAATCGCAGTCCAAGCCTGTCACGCCTGTATTGAGGCGATTAGAGCGTTTGCTCCGGGTTAGGACCAGCAACATCCACATCTAGTTCTTATTGGTGTCAAGGACGAAGCTGCGCTCCTTAAGGCTTTCGAGCGCCTTCAACACTTTGGCGTGCGGGTCACCAAGTTCCAAGAACCCGACCGAAACAACGAAATAACTGCAATCGCTACCGAGCCGATCCCTCAGGATTCAGAGCATCGGCGGTTGTTCCGTAACTATCAGCTTTTGAAGCTTGATAACAATATCGGTACGACTAAGAAGATCAGCGGGGGTGTCCCATGATCTAAAGTCAACATATACAGTTGTTTCTAACGTTTTTTCAACACTAACTGATTACATAGGAGATTTTCAAATGACACAGACATTCACAGCGGTTAAGGGACGATTCGGGTTCTATCCTTGCGATTACGAGACATTCCTCAAGGTCAAGAAGCTTCATAGCTTCTACTGGAAGGCTTTGCGCCGCAATGCTGAGTTCGAACGCTGGTGCCGCAAGGCTCCTCAGAACCGAGTTATTCGCAAGTGGTTCCGAGACGAGAAGGGACGTAAGACTGGTTCTGAGATCGTTGGTCCCAAGCCGGAACCCAAGTGCTATCCCATCTTCCATACCCGCAACTATGTTCCCCAAGGCTTTCATGCTCTTGAGGACATGGGCATTCTTCAAGCATACCAGAGCGCTCGCACTCCTCGCGAGAAGGCCGAGGACGTTGCTCCTCTCAACCTGAGCGTCGAGAAGATTGATAAGATGCTTGCTGAGCTTGAAGCCTTCGAAGCCACTCAGAAGTAATAAATAGCCGTCCGGGGTAACTCCTTGACGGCAACTTACAGATATACAAGGTGGATGTGTTGAGACATATGTAGATTATGCCGCTATCATTACATGATGACTGGCATCAAGTATCAATGCACTTCTTGTAAGGTCTACCACAATTCCGTTGCTGAGGCGGCAAACTGTAAACAAACCTGCCTTCAAGATAAGCGGAATGTTGTTGATGTATACAAGTATTGGAAGACCGAGGCGATCAAGGCAGAACTTGACACGAAACGGCACAACTTTTCTGTGCTGATTACCAACCACTTCCATGACTTCAATATCGGAAGCGTTATCCGCAACAGCAACGCTTTCCTTGGGAAGAATGTATACGTGCTAGGACGACGCAAGTACGATTCTAGAGGGGCTGTTGGAACAAATCATTACGAGAACATCATTCATATTGAGAACGTTTCTGAGTTGCCTCAGGACGCTCTTATCGTAGGATTTGACGATCTTCCAAATGCCAAGGCTCTCGATTCATATATCTGGCCTCAGACAAAGCATGTTATTATGTGCTTTGGTCAAGAGAGCGTAGGGCTAACCGATGAGGTGGTTAAGGCCTGCCGAGATATCGTTTACATACGGCAGTTTGGAAGCGTCAGAAGCTTGAACGTAGGCTGCGCTTCTGCTATTGCTATGTACTCTTACTGCCATCAACTCCATAGAGGATAAAAAGTTCTTCTAGAGTAAAAAAGAATAGGCACGTATGTCTGAAAGCTCTTTCTCATTTACTCCGGAACCTTCGCAGGAATTATATGCAAGCTTCTTGCTAGACACCGGAGATACCATAACAATCTATGGTACTTCTATAGAGCATATCTTCTTTCAACTTAGCGCTCAGATTCCAGAGGGCTTTCCTTGCAAGGCAATAGGCTTCTCTGGTAAGGATAGCGCAGAATCGGCAAGCAACCTACAGCAGTTTCTAGGACTCGTCAAGAGGTTCAAAATACCATGAGAAAGCATTCTAAAAACGTACTTGAATCCATTACATGCCCATTTGCTATCGCCGTGGACAAAGTAGACTGGAAGGATATCAAAAGGGTCATTTCAACAGACGACCATCAGAGTTCTGTTATTGTTGAAACTGGCTCAAACGAAATCTTTCTTGTAAGCATTCCTGTAATATTGTACGAGGCGATTTTTAGGTCTGGCGAAGAAAACGTCATTGAGCAGGACTTGGGTTTTAACGAACTCTCGTAAGGCTTTGTTTACCATCGTAGAGATTTCAAAGGGGTGTATTTACGAAATCTTGAATAAAGATGGTCTTCGTTTCGCGACGATAGAGAAGTCAACAGCCGGTTGGTCTGTTAACTTAGGTATGCAAAAGTACGTGGATCTGGACGGATTGCACTCATTGCTCTCCGAGTTTTTACGTCGTGAAGGAGTCGATAAGAACCGCAACAACGTCGAAGGAGGGGTGGAGAATGAAAAGGCTAAAAGCTCTTGATTTCGAAGTATTACGCTTGCCCGGTCCCGCTAGATTGTCTTGCCAGTTCATTACAAGGTCAAATGATTCAATCACGTTTCGAGGAGACAGCATCGAAGAAATCTTCGATAAATGTCAACAACAGTTTCCTGACGGCCTTATGACAAAAGGAATAGTATTCTCGGGTACGAATAACTTAGACGCAAAGAGAAATCTATCGCAGTTTCTTAGTTTGGGGTTCCGAGTGGGGTACTTCAAGCAGTTACCTTCAGACGAAAGAGAAGATCATGGCAGAGAAAATGAAAACATCTAGTTGGCGGCTCAATGACAAAGAAATAGCTCATATCGCTCATGCTCTCAAGATCATGGACGGAACCGCTCCGTCAACCATGCCCAAGGAAGTGTTCGGACATGCAGCATATTCCAAAAACGAACTCCAAAGCCTCATTGAACGATTCGTTTCCGCTACAGCCATACCAAAATCTCCCCGCTAATCCTTGCGCGCTAAACTTCCCAAACTTAGCAAACATCAAATGGCAAAATATTGACCTTATCAATTATGAATCTATTGCTTTATTCTTGATGAAGTTCAAAACAAAGAAAGGTTATATGCTTCCAGAACAGATTATACACAATATGTTTCAGGTAGATAAGGCTTCCGCAATCGCTATATCTATGTTTTCTGAATGGCTTAATGTAAGCGAGTCTACATCGCCAGCAGATATGGAATCTGCCTTCAAGAAATGCTCCGAAATTGCAGCAGGTATTGCTGTTCAGGTAGAAGCAGGTGAGCAGAAGCGTAATGCCCTAAATCAGGTTGCTGCGCAGGATAAGCTAGGCGCTATGAAATCATTTTCGGTTGTAAATCAAACGTCTCCTGCAAAGCCATCGAGCGGATTCTTGCGCAATACCCCAAATGGGTAGTTTCCACTTGTTCGCCTTCCAAGACTAGCCTTTATGGGATAGACTGTATGGCAGAGCGTCAAAAATCGACGTTCAGCAAGGAATTTCCCAATGGCGACCAAGCTCGGACGAGGCGTTCTCCCATCAGGACATACGGTGAATGATTTCGAGTGCTATGGCCCTCCTGCTACGCAGGACGCCAAGTTCGAGAACACCAAATTGGCCGACATGGGCTGTTTCAACCAAGAAGGTGTTGACAGCAACAAGTATTATCACGGAGCGGTGATCAAGTCCCGTAAGAATGGCAACTGGTTTGCCTACTTCGAATGGGGCCGCACCGGAGCTACCAAGGCTGACTTCACGTTCGTTGAGTGCGGAAGCGAAGCCGAAGCGCAGAGGGAATACGAGAAGCAGCTTCACTCCAAGAACGACAAGCGCGGTCAATGGGTGAAGATTGCAGGTCGAGACGTTCTTCAAGCCAAGCCCGGCGAAGACTGCTATCTTGTTCGGCCTCTGGCGACTCGTTCTACTGGTCTTCCTGACGCGAAGAAGATTGCCTTCAATGACGGAGCAAAGAAGCCTGCTCTTCCCAGCAAGACAGATAGCGTCAAGATCGCTACGAAGTCTAAGTGGGACGACCAGACTTTGAAGCTCATGCGAGACATGAACATCGGAACAGTTACCTATGCTCGAACTGCGGTTCAGGGCGGTAACATTCCGATGCAGGGTGCTATTGACGAAGCTCGCGACATTCTGATTGAGGCACGAAAGCGCGTCAAGGTTGTCGGTGACAACGTTGATGATCAGGTTGCTGACTCTCAACTAAAGCAACTGACGTACACAATCTATTCTCGTATCCCGAAGGTCAAGCCTGTCAAGGCTGCTGAATCAACATGGATTCTCAGCAAGGACAATATCTTGGCTTGGGATCAGGATTGCGATGTGTTCGAATCCGCTCTCCATGCGGTTGATGTTGGCGAAGACAAAACTGTTGATCCTCTCGAAGGATTCAACATTGAGATGCGTTGGCTTGATCCTGCCTCTCCTGAGGGCAAGTTCATTCTTGGCTGGATGCCCGGAGCAAGCCGAAACCGTCACTCTGACATGCGCAACGGCATGAAGATTCACAACATGTGGCAAGTTCGACAGAAGGCGCATGTTGACGGATGGCGTAAGAAGATCAAGGCCATTTCGGAAGAGAAGTTCAAGATTGGAGAGCGAGCGCTTCATCAACCGAAGGCTCGTCCTGACATTGACCCTGCTGAGCAGGCGTTCTATGACAAGGTGAACGTCTCCATGCTCTTCCACGGTACCCGTTCGGTGAACGTTTCTGGTATCTTGCGCGAAAATCTTCGTCTTCCTAAGCAGTTGGTCGGCGTAGCGATCAACGGAGCCATGTTCGGCGGCGGCATTTACCACGCTGACGATTGGAAGAAGAGCGCAGGATACTGCTCTGGCAACAATCGCTGGGGCGGCGGAGACGGTTCTGTTCCGGGTCGCAAGTCTTTCATGTTCATCTTGGACACGGCGCTTGGCAACCCATTCGTTGCTCCCGGTCCTCGCGGCTATACGGAAGCTCCCAAGGGCCATCACTGCGTCTTTGGCAAGGCCGACCACAGCGGAGTCTACAACAACGAGTTCATCACCTACGACCGCAATCAGCACCAGATCCGTTATCTGGTTGAGTTCTCTACCTAATGCTCAAGAAGTGTCAAACAAACTGCGGACTTTGTAGACTTGGGCATAAACCAACTCTTATGCTTGAAGTGATGGTATTCAATCCTGATACAAAACAGTACGACAAGCGAATGCTTGTTAAGGCAGATTCGCCATTAGGGAAGTTCATGATTCGGGAGCAAAGCCGCATATGACTACCTATTTTGGTAAAATCTTCCTGCGTTCAATGGAGAAAGAACTCTCCGAAGTTATCAACTTCCTTGAACAAAAGAAGATCCCTTACAAAACAAAGAAGACCACAATCAGCACCATTCTTGGCGTTACCAAAGAGGAAGTACCAAAACTCCCATTGGATGACGAGCATGGAGATAGATATTTCCCGTGCAAGGACCAGATGGGATACTCTATCTACGACGTAAGCGACAAACTCAATGCCTAAAGACGTACATACCGAGCATTGTTGCATTGTTCATGGCTGTAAGTACAGCAAAGATGAAGAATGCACTGTCATGACCCGTAAAGAGCCGCAAAGCTTTCCCTGCGAGTCATGCGGATATGATGGCATAGACCCGACAAAAGGCTCGCCAGAAACCAATATCTGCAACTTCAGATACCATCACTACTACAAGCTTATCAACAAAGAAGGACAGCATCCTGCTCTTCTTTATGTCATGGGCTTGATGAGAGACGCCTTCGGTGACGCCAATCTCATTTGCAATATCTTCCTCATGGCAGTCTCGCCTCAAACGTTCAAGATGGAATTTGTTTCCAGCATTCAAGGGACAAAGCTAATCAAGAAGTCTGAATGGGAAGAAATCCCTCAGCGAGAATTTGAGGCGCTTCGAATTAAGTACACTGAGGAAGCAAAGCAGGAAACATGAGCATTGCAGCCAAACGCAAACAAAGAGCAGAAAAGTACAAAAAAGCTGCGGAAGAGCTTCTTCGCGATGTTCATATAGCAGCAGATCAAAGAGAAGCCTTCATTGGAAGGCTGGAAGTCGCTCTTGAACAAGCAAACACGCTTGGATACAATGAAGCGGTAGCCGATCAGGGTGAAAGGTACAGACCACAATGAGCCTCTACAATCAACTCATGAGCGCGAACCCAATCGGGGCTTCTCTGCTCGCCGTTCTCAATCTTCATCCTGCAATGATTGCTCGTCTGCGCGATGTAACTATTTGGGACAAGGGTGAATCCATTCTTGTATTTACAAGAACCGGAGGCGGCAACCGAGAAGAGTACGCAGAACAAAACGCCGCTCTTCAAAGACATCCTCTGTACAAAAGAGATGTTGACAGCAGTAGCGATTCTACTTATGCCGAGTTTTACTTCAAAGTTCCTGAAGAGTTCCAGCATAAGATCAAAGAGCTATCTACAGACCCAGAAGTGGCATATCATCCTATGGAGCGTTTTACCGCTTTGATTGCTAAGCTGGAAAAGGGAGACGTAAGCGATCCCGAAGTCCAGCGGGCCTTGGCTGTTGGCGAGAAGATTATTGGCAAACTCAACGAAAAGATCGAAAGCGGAGAAGGCGGTATAATCGAAGTATGAAAATCTATCTGGTTCGTCACGCTCAATCAACTCTGAACGCCGGTCTTGTTAAGCATCACGACGTTCCTAACTTCCGTTTGCCAATCACAGAGCTTGGCGTAGAACAAGCCCAAGCAGCAGGCAAGACAATAGGCAAGGCAGTTCTTAGCCGTGCGCTTCTATATCAGTCGCCTTATCTTCGTACTCGCCTCACCATGCATAATATGCTGTTGGGCGCAGGGTTTGAGGGGATAGATATTCCTAAGATCTATGAAGACCCTCAGCTAAGAGAGGTTGATCACGGATACGCCGATCCTGAACTTCAGCGACCTTCTCGGGTACGAGAGGGCTGGTTCTGGTATCGCTTCGACGGAGGGGAGAGCGCGGCAGATTGCTATGACCGATGCTCTATGTTCATTAGCTCTCTCATGCGCCAGCTTCAAAGAAAGAAGGGCGAGAACGGGTCAACTAAGGACGCCGTAATCGTTACGCATGGAATGATCATACGCTGTCTTGTCATGCGATTCATGCATTTGTCTGTCGAGCAGTTTGACGCTACAGATACGCCAAACAACTGCGACATCATAACCATTGCCCCGAAACATCTGATCACACAACCGCAGTTTGTAAGCGGTAAGTGGGCTGTCTCTGGACTCAAAATGAGAGAGCCTACAGAAGGATAAGCCATGAACCAGAAGAAAATCGTTATCTTTGGCGGCGGAACGATCTCCCATGTTCGTTCCCACCTTGCCCTCTGCGCTCCTGCTTATGGGACTACTGCGCGGCATCTCAATACTCTTTGTAGCGCAATGATGCCAAACATGGACAGGGAAACTATTCTTACAAGAATGGCTGACCCGTCATCTTTCATTGAGACAAACGCACACGTTCAGCACGAAGTAGAACGAGTTCTCAAAGATCTCTCCGTAAAGGTCGTCTTCTTTTCTTGCGCGATGTGCGACTTCGAGGGAGATGTTGAGGACATTCCTTCTGGTAAGCATGCTCCTCGTCTCAAGAGCGCAGAGTTCCATTCTGCCATCGATCTTCATACTGCCCCGAAGGTAATCAACATGATCCGCCATGATAAAGGCGGTCGTAAGGATATCTTCCTTGTTGGTTTCAAAACGACCTGCGGCGCAACCGAAGACGAACAGTACATTCAAGCATTGAACCTTGTCAAGAAGGGTTCTTGCAATCTTGTCTTTGCCAATGACGTAAAGACAAGGGTGAACATGATTGTTACGCCAGAAGAGGCTCGCTATCATGTTACAACTGATCGAGCGGCTGCTCTTGGCAATCTTGTCGAGATGGTCAATCTTCGTTCTCAGCTTACGTTTACCCGTTCTACGGTTGTGGCTGGCGACCCCGTTCCTTGGGAGTCTGAACAAGTTCCTGCCTCTCTGCGAACGGTTGTTGACTACTGTGTTAAGCGAGGAGCATACAAGGTCTTCAATGGAGCGACGGTAGGCCATTTTGCGGCCAAAATTGGGCCTACAACGTTCTTGACTTCTCGCCGCAAGACAAACTTCAACGACATCGGCAAGCTTGGCCTTGTTCGCATTGAGACGGACGGACCTGATAAGGTCATTGCTTATGGAGCTAAGCCGTCTGTCGGCGGACAGTCGCAGCGGATTGTCTTTGCTGATCATCCTGATAGCGATTGTATCGTTCACTTCCATTGCCCGATCAAGGAAGGCTCAAAGGTTCCGACCATTTCGCAGCGCGAATATGAGTGCGGCTCTCATCAATGCGGACAGAATACGTCGAATGGACTTTGGAGATTTGGTAATCTTCTTGCTGTCTACCTTGACCACCACGGTCCAAATATCGTCTTCCACCATTCGATTGATCCTCAGGAAGTCATTAACTTCATTGAGGCCAACTTCGACCTTGACGACAAGACTGGCGGCCCTGTCTCATTGGAACATGCACACGCCTCCTAAGACGGGTTATGTCAAAGTATAAGAAGACTGACAATCTCTACGTTCCTAAAGAGAACGTGGCAGATCCGGTTATCGTTCCAGATAACACAATATACATTCTGACAGAAGACCCTCGTTTTGACGATCTGCCGGGCGAACTTATTCTTCCCCTCAAAGGGGAAGTTAAGAGAGAATGGTTCGGGAAGCATCATTACTTCTGCCTTCCGCTCGTCATGGGCAATCAGCATGGCTTTGTTTTCAAGGCTGCGTTTGATTTTTCCGCTATCTGGAACGGCGGAGATACTCCGGCAGATACCGAAGTCTTTATTGAAGAAAACGATAAGAAAAGCGGCAAACAACTCATATCTAGCCACTTTGGGTATGGCATAGTTACCGTTCAGAACCGTTGGACATTGAGAACTCCCAGAGGCGTGAACCTAATGGTTATGCCTCCGCCGAACTACTACGTTCATGGTGCTATGTTCTTGACGGCGGTAGTAGAAGCCGACAATCTCCGTCGAGACTTCACGTTCAATATCAAGCTTACCAGAGCCAATGAAGTAGTGTACTTCAAGAAAGGCGACCCTATTGGGTGCGTTCTTCCTTATCCGCGATATTTCATCGACGGCTATAAGACAGAGCTACATCCTAAAGGCGAGGCTTTGGATACTGAACGTAAGACAATAAGAGAGTTTTCTAAGGTCAGGGAATCAGCGAAGGGCGGGCAGGATTTGCTGTATATGCAGGGCAAAGACGTTTATCGCAATCCCTTTCCTGAGCATCAAAAGGGATTGAACAATGACATGCCCCCACGCCGCTGCCCATTCGGGCATGGGTGACCAGTTCGTTGACGACAGCGAACTAACAATACATCTCATGCCCAACTACGATCTTTCTCTTGCGCCTATAAAAGGCTCCAAGCTAAGAGAATGGTGGGAAAAAGACAATAAGACTCGCAATCATGCGAAGTTCTGTCTTCCTATTACGATGGCATCAGCCGTTGGCTATTACTTGCTCTCTCCTGCTACCTTTGAAGTAACATGGGACGGAGACGAGGAAAGTGCTGCCAAGGTTGAGATTCAGGACGCTGCCTCTCATGCGGTAATCTCTACGCATTCAGCCAATGGAAGCTTTACTGTTCAGACGCAGTTTGTCGCTAAGACCAAGAAACCGGGCGACTTCATCATGGTCTGCGATTTCATAAATGGCTATCGCAAACCATATAACTTCATGGGAGCGTGCGTAGAGGGATGGTGGAACAATGCCAACTTTGGGCTTGTTGCAATGCTGAATCAAGCAGGCACGTTTCAGATTCAAAAGGGCGAACCGCTAGCTCATATGTTTGTTCTCAAGGCCGCAGGAGCTAATGCTCCGCTTGTAATCTCTAAGGAACTTCCTCCCGACCATATTGAATGGAATGAGAAGCGATGCAGGCATGGCAAGTGGAAGGAATGGAAACAACCAGAACAAGAAGACCGTCCTGCTGGTCGTTATACTGGCAAGGATTTGGATTACTTGAAAGGCAGGAAGCCAGACCTAACTCCAGTTCAGGACCATATTTTGAGTTGGAAAACCAAGGTTATACTTCCTCCACAGTAAATAAGAGTGACGATTTGACTTTTTCGGAGGGCCTGCCGATAATGAGATATACAAAAGTAAGACGGCTGGGCAAAAGATGAATCCAGCCACAGAAAGGATAGAGACAGAATGGATTGGTTTACGTCGGATACGCATAAAGGAATTCTCTCCTCTAGATTGAATAAGAGGATATGAAGAATTCCAACTTACTGCGATTACTAGACAATACCCCTCAAGCTTACTACTGGATCGGCTTTCTCATTGCCGATGGTCATTTCTCTGCAAAGAGATTGCATCTGGTTCTTGCTCAAAAAGACAGACACCATGTTGAGCGATTCTCTCGATTTGTAGAATCGAGAGTAGAGCCTTTTTCCTACAAAAAGTCTATCGGTATAAGGTTTATGGATTCTAACGTTATTCCCAAGCTTCGAAAGAAGTTTGGGATATGTAATAACAAAACCCATAACCCATGTAAGATAGACATATCTGATAGAGATTTGTTTCTGGCATTCTTGATTGGCTTCATAGACGGCGATGGCTGTATATGCAAAAACAAGAACAGGGAAGATAGCCATATCAAAATCAAGTGTCACTCTTCATGGTTAGCCAATTTTGAATCGTTTAGGAAGCAGTTATCAAAGATTTTGCAGGTCGAAGTATCTGAACCAAAAATCAACAAACAAGGTTATGCCAACTGGAACATAACCAACACAGCTATTCTTCGAACTTTGAAACTAAAAACACAAGAGCTTGATCTACCAGTTCTTCAGCGAAAGTGGAATCGAATAAATGAAAGCTACATAAGCCGACAAGAAAAAGGAAAAGAAAGGATCGAACAAGTCCGCATATTACTCGCTGATGGAGTCAGTAAAAAAGAAATTGCAAGACAATTGGGTGTTGCAAAATGTTCAATATCACAAATTATCAAGAGAAACAATCTCTAGAAGGAGGAAGTCGTTATGGATTGGTTTACTAGCGACACGCACTTTCGACCATGCAAACATCATTGGATACGCCAAAAGACCGTTTGCCACAGTCGAAGAGATGAACGAAGCGCTGCTTCGGAACATCAACGCAAAAGTACAGCCTAATGACAGGCTCTTCCATTTGGGAGACTTTGCAAAGAGTAAAATTGAATACTTCAGGAAAGCGATTAACTGTCGCAATGTTGTTTTGATCTTGGGCAACCATGATCGAATCAACTATCGCAGTACGCTGTTTTCTGGAGTCTTCGATAGGTTCACTCTTAAGACCGAGATTGACGGCGAGCGGAAAGACATTGTTCTTGACCATTATGCAATGAAGGTTTGGAACAAGTCTCACTATGGAGCTTGGCAGCTTTACGGTCATAGTCATGGAGGTCTTCCTGACGACGAAACGGCTTTGGCCTTCGACGTTGGAGTTGATTGTCACAACTACATGCCTCTTAATCTCCAAGATATCAAAGCTATCATGGCGAAGAAGAAGTGGGTAGACCCCCTCATCAAGTGGGCGCAAGAGAAGGCTCTCTGGAAGCCCTTTGACCATCATAAGCCTAAGGAATATAAACCTGAGAGCGAGTGGGCTAGCGAGGAATAAAGATATGTCTGAAGTTCTAGAAAAACCCGAAGAAAAACCCATAGTTATAGGAACGACAGGGAAATGGCTATTTATTCGTTGTAGACCTTATAACAAGATAGATACGAAGGAAAGAAAAGCTCTTCTTCTTGAAATGTCTAAACTCTGGAAAGAAGGGCTAAGCATGAGGGAAATTGCAAAAACCTTGAATGTTTCCTTTGGAGTAGCAAAACACATGATAGGTACTAGCGGGACTTGCCTCAACAGAGATCCTGAATTGTTTCCAAATAAGAAATGAAAACAATCGTTATCAATTTCTACAAAGAACGTTGCGATACGAACGTAGGCAGAGCTTCTAAATGGGGCAACCCATTTAGCCATAATCCAAATAGCCAAGCAAAGTTTATCGTGTCAAGCCGAGACGAGGCTATCGCTCTTCATAAGTTTTGGATTCTCGGTCAGCCAGACCTTTTAGCCGAGCTTGGAGAACTTAAAGGGAAAATACTAGGATGTTATTGCCTTCCCAAGGCATGCCATGCAACGTGGCTTGCACATTTGGCGGATAATTTTGACGAATCGAAGGATTTTTCTGACTATAGTGCATTTTGGTAAAGGAGTTTTTGCATGCCATATTGAAATAAGCATGCATGAACAACCCAAAGTTTTATCGTCATCCTTGGACTAAAGAGAAAGTTGAAATTCTTCAAAAGAATTGGCCGTATATGGGAAGTACCGGCTTATTTAGATCAAATCTTTTAGAAGATATTAGTATTGCCCAAATAAAAGCAAAGGTCAATAAACTAAAATTAGTGTTGGTCCCTAAAAAAGAGCGGCTATGCATACAATGTAAAATAGGAAATCAATTCCGAAGAGAAGCCGGATTGTTATGTCGTAAATGCTATCTTGCCAAAAGAAAAGATGTTCGAAGTTCGCACCTTTATACATTTGAAGAATGGTTAAAAGAAATGGCAAGAAACTGTCGCTATAGAAGCCAAAAGTTTCATGGGATAGAATCTGACATAACTATTGATTTCTTAAAAGAACTCTGGGATAAACAGAACGGCAAATGTTTTTATTCAACCACGCCCATGCTTATTCCTCAATTCAAACGATTGAGAAATCCTTACTCTGCTTCTCTAGACAGAAAAGATTCGTCCCGGGGATATACCAAGGATAACGTTGTATGGTGTTGTTGGGGCTGTAATTGTGCAAAAAGCAACTTTACTTTACAAGATTATCTTGCTATGTGCGAAAAAATAGTTGAAAACAAGACAAATATTCTAAAATGAGTGCCATGCTGATTTCTTGGCAGAGCTAGCCGATAACTTCGCTAATAGCACTAGCGAAACTCCTTTGGAGGTATATTGGCAATGATCAAGTTCTGGAAAACAAGAGATCCGTATGGCTGCTTTAGCAACTTCTCTAAGCATTCTATCATCGTAGACGACAAGATCTACCCGACGACTGAGCATTACTACCAGTCTAAAAAGTTCTTAGATTCTGAATCTCAAGAGAAGATTCGTCTGCTCAAAACAGCTAGAGAATCCAAAGACATTGCTAGCGCCATGCAGGGTCTTCGACCCGATTGGGAAGATGTCAAGTATGGGATCATGATGGACGCGCTTCGCTACAAAGTGCAGCAGCATGAAGAAGTGAAGCAAGAGCTACTTAATACAGGTGATGAAGAAATAGGAGAAGACACTCCTTTCGATTACATCTGGGGAATTGGAGCGGACGGCACCGGCAAAAACTTGCTTGGCAAGGCTTGGATGGAAGTGCGGGAAGAGCTTCGTAGAGCCGCAAAAGTAGCAGAGTGTTTCTCTGTCCTCAAAGATAAGCAGAGCCGATCTCCTCAAGAACCTTCTTGAGGAATTGCAATGCGAAAGCCAAAGCGCAAGTATGGACAGATCAAGCGTGTTTTGATTGCCGACCAACCCCACTTTATTGATCTCAAAGGAAAATGCACAGCCAATGGATGCGAGGCTGAGTTTTTCAAGATGGGAAAATCTAAGTGGGGGATCAAGGCCTATTCGACTCTTGACGTAGCTTTTGCAAGCTACAAGAGACAGAAGAAGGCTGCTAAGGCGGGTATTGGTCCGCAAGTAGGTCGGTTCTTGCTAATCAAGCGTCGTAGCCGCTATGGTACATCGTTCCCTTGGTTTGGATTTGAAACGCAAAAGGCTGACCGCTGCAAGGACCATCCCGGCGTTTATGACCAGCAATGGGAATCGCTTCATGCCAAGCTGAAGGCAATGAAAATGGGCGGGGACTTCCGAGACGATAATTGTGGCGTAATCGACGGTATACTTGTAGCGGTCGATTTCGGCTCTCATTCAAAGGCAAACTGGTAAGGCACGAATCGCTGCCACTCCAAAGGAAACTGAAATGTCCAGCACCAAGGTTCGTATTTTTTCGACTACTTCCAGACAAGCCATGCAGCGAGCCAATGACTCGGCTGTTGCCGCCAATCTCCCGTCAATCCTTCCTGAGAACTTGCTTCTTGGGCTAATGCGTTCTCCTCAAGGGGGTATGCGAGCCTTCTTGGAAAACCTGCTCCCAGTTGACGAGCTTTCCGCTCGTATCATAGCTTCATTCTCTCGAAACTCTGGGCAAAGCGGCAACCAAGGCGCAAGTCTGCCTCTTTCTCCTGAACTTCGCAAGATTTGCCTTGCTGCTGAACACGAGGCCAAGGATGCTGGTCATACTGAAATCGAGCCTCAAGATCTTCTGCTGGCGATTTCTCAGTTTCCCAATCAGTCGGCTGGCATGTATCTGTCCTTCTACGGCTTGACTCGGGACAATCTCAAGGCAGAAATCGCTGCTGAAACGAATGCCGCAACGCTTGTTCCTGCCCCTGCTGCGGTTCCTGCTCCCGCTGCTGTTACTGCACCAACTCCGACTCCTGCGCCTGCTGCTAAAGCGTCTTGCAAGAGCGGATGCGGTTGCGCTGCTCCTAAGCAGTCAGCCACGCCAGAAGATCAAGCAATCAAGGCTCTGATGCAAGCTCTTGGTCAAAGCACCTCAAATGGTGTTGATGACGAGCTTGTTGAATGGTTCAAGGTCTTGCAAGAAGCGATTATGATCGCCAAGCAGACAGGCATGGCCGTTCCTGCCGCCTTTGTTCAAGCAACAATCATGTCGCAGACCGTTTACAACAAGGAAGCTAAGGCGCAAATCCGTCAAGAGGCGCTCCACGACGCCATTGAACGGGTTCTCGCGCTCGCTCACTAATGAAGCTCATCGTTGCTCCAACCGAATATAAAGGAAGAGATCGCATCCGTCTATTCATGGGCGGAGGGATTTCTAACTGCCCTCTCTGGCAAGATACCTTTGCGCGATATTTTGCCGACCAACCAGATGACGTTGTTCTCGTCAATCCTCGAAGAGATGATTTTGACGTAACAAACAAGGCGATTGAAGAGCAGCAAATCAAGTGGGAGTTTGCGCAGTTGCGTCATTGCAACAGGGTTTGTTTCTGGTTTCCTTGCGAAACTCTGTGTCCAATCACTCTTTTCGAGCTTGGCGACATGCTGCATTCCAGCAAAGCCAAAGTCTTTGTTGGATGCCATCCTGATTACAAGCGAAAGAGAGACGTAAAAATCCAAGTCGCTTTGAGAAGACCAGAGATTGTTGTTGTCCCTAGCATCAAACAACTTGCTCTTCTAGTCAAAGCCTCGTTCTAGACATCTGCCTTCTGCAAGACTAGACTTTTAGAGCAATTCTGTTAGGCGTTAGGAACAAAAATGAACTGGTCAATTCTCAGGAAAATACCGAATGAACCCTTCCTTGGCGAAAAACAAGCCAAGGGAACTCATTTGATTGCTGGGGAATTGGCTCAGGCCTATTGGAACCTGCAAGTCGAGTTCATGGCCCTAGCGCAAGGTTTTGGCTGCGTTCCTGTCATTCTGCCAACCATTGAACCAGCCAAGATCTATACAGACAAGGCTGGGCCAGAAGTGGCTGGTCAGATGTACGTATTCAAGGATAAGGGAAACCGAGATCTTTGTCTACGACCTGAGGCAACGGCAACTTGCCAACTTCTCGCTCAAAACGTCTACAAGACCTACTCCAACCTAAAGCTCTGCTATTGGCAGAAATGCTTTCGATATGAACAGCCTCAAGCTGGTCGCTATCGAGAGTTTACTCAGTTTGGAGTTGAAGTCCTGAATCCTAAGCAAGATTGGACTGACGAGTTGATATCTCTTGCTCATTGCATGATCAAGATTGCTCTTGGAGAAACTGTTCAATCAACCGACGCCAAGGGAATCGTTCCTGAGATTAACCGTGGAGTAAAGCGGGGCTTAGGAATCTACACTGACGAAGGCTTCGAAATTTCCATTGCTCAACTCGGAGCGCAGAAGCAAGTCGCTGGCGGCGGTCCTTATGAGAATGGACAAGGGTTCGCAATTGGTATTGATCGTCTCCTTTGCGTTGACGGAGTTGTTGAACGCTGGGGCAAACCGGAATACGTCACTCATTTGACGGTGAAAGCATAAGATGTTTGATAAGTTCACAGATCGCGCTCGCAAGGTAATGGCTCTTGCCAATCAAGAAGCACAAAGATTCAACCACGAATACATTGGTTGCGAGCATATCCTGCTTGGACTTGTAAAAGAAGGTTCCGGCGTTGCAGCAAACGTGCTAAAGAACTTGGATTGCGACCTGCGCAAGGTTCGGCTCGAAGTTGAAAAACTCATTAGAAGCGGCCCCGACATGGTGACGATGGGCAAGCTTCCAATGACTCCTAGAGTCAAGCAGGTCATTGAGAATGCAAATATTGCCGCAAAAGACTTGCGACACGTTTATGTTGGTACTGAACACATCTTGCTAGGACTTTTGAAGACTCCTGATAATGTAGGAACTCAAGTCCTTGTAAATATGGGATTGTCTCCTGAGGTAGTCTATGAAGAGATTATCAATCTCTTGGGAGCAGGAGAAGATCCATTGCCTCCTCCGGACCCGTATCTAGTATCAGTAGATGAACTTGCAGAGCGGGCGCATAGAGGGCAGACCCGTAGCAACGGACAGCCTTACATCAATCATCCTCGTTCGGTAATGAATCGCCTCAAGAGGGCTGGTATTACTGATCCTATTGTATTGGCAACTGCATTGTGCCATGACATTGAGGAAGATACGGAGATAACTCCTATCGAGATTGAACTGTTCGCTGGTCCTAAGGTTCGTGAAGCTGTTCGTCAGCTTACAAATAAGGTTCCTCCGGGCACTTCTTTCGAAGCAAAGACTGCGAGCATGCTTGAACACGCTCGTCATTACAACGATATTGCTAAGCGGGTAAAGCTAGCAGATCGCTATGATAACCTTGCTGATGCTGTTTTTGAATGGCAGCCTGACAGGGTACGGCGATATGCTATTGCTGGTATGAAGCTCTTGGATGCAATGTCTCCCATGCCAGAAGATATGAAAGCATTTGAGGCGGAAGCTCGCCGTTTCTTTAGTTGCTTGATCCCCTGACTCGCAATCCCAAGTTGCTTGCGCAACAACACTGATCTCTAAGAAGGTGGTTCCAAAATGGTCAAGCTCAACCCTAATAAGGTACGCATTTTTTCTGGATTGAACTCAAAGACTCTGACTCAGAGGATTTGCAATCATCTACAGACTGAAGTAGGTAAATCTACAACAGAAATCTTTCCAGACGGAGAGATTATGGTCAAGGTGGACGACGACGTTCGGGGGCGGGATTGCTTCATTGTCCTCTCAACAAGTCAGCCAATCAATGACAATCTGATGGAGCTTATGATCTTCATTGATTGTTTGAAGAGGGCTTCTGCTCGTCAAATCATCATTGTCGTTCCTTACTTGGCGTACAGCCGTCAAGACCGAAAGAATCAGGGACGGGTGCCTATCACGGCTAAGCTTGTTGCCAATATTCTGACAACAGCAGGGGCGGATAGGGTTATTGCTCTTGACCTTCATACGGCGCAGATTCAGGGTTTCTATGACATTCCTATGGACCACCTGAGCGCAACTCCCGTGTTTCTTGAGTATTTCCGTTCGCGCTCAGAAGAAATGGAAAACCTTTGCGTCCTTTCGCCGGACGTTGGTAACGCTAAGGTTGCCGAAGGCATGGCGAATCTTCTTGGCGGGGACATGGCGATTATCAACAAGAAGCGCCTGAGCGGTTCAAAGACCGTTAGCGACCGCAAGATCATCGGAGACGTAAACGGCAAGACGGTACTCATGTTTGACGACATGATCTCAACTGGATCTACTATGATTGACGCTGCCAAGGTTGCCTTGGACGGCGGAGCAAAGAAGATTATTGCCGCTGCTACGCATGGTTTGTTCTCTGGCAGGGCTGTTGAGAACCTTGCTGCCAGCCCAATCACTCAGATCATTACCACCAACTCGATTCCTACTGCGGCAAACGCAGGTAAGGTCTGCGAGAAGTTCATTGAGGTTTGCATTGCCAATCTTCTTGGTGACGCAATCTATCGAGTTCACTTCAACTTCTCTGTCAGCGAAATGTTCAACAATGGAGCGGGCGTCAAGCGGTGAGCGATAGTCGTAGAAAACTTCTATCAAAAATCCTGTCTCAACGCTGTAAGCAGCATGACAACTATGCTCTTACTCGTTTAGAACGATGGTTTTATGCGTTCAAAGCTTGCTGCTGCGTTATCCTTGGGCGGGAAAGAGATTTCGATTGGAAAGAAGAGACAATCGACTTTGTTGCAAGCTGGAATCATTCTAGAGGGGCTAATTCAGAAGGCTCTTGGAACGAATGGCAAGAACTCTCGGTGGGATATGGGTGGTTCAGAAATTGGGCATACTCAACCTTCTGGAATGGGACATAAATAAGGAGTCAGGACCGTGGTTTTCAACTTGTTGATGTTCGGGTCGATTTGGTTCTATATATTTGCTAGCCTCATCTTCGTTGGGCTTCTCGTTGAAGTTATTTACGAGAAGTTCAGCGCGGCTGTGGTTACGCTTCTCTTCTTCCTTCTCATGATATGGCTCTTTGGAGATTTGCGAATCTCCATGATTCGAGAGCATTACATGAGCCTCCTGCAACTTGGAGGCATATACCTTGTCGGAGGAGTAATTACTTCTTTCCTTAAGTGGGCATTCTTTGTCCGCGATTCTAAGGATAAGTACGACACGGCAAAGGACGAATTCCTTGACCGTAAAGGTCACAAGGGAGCAAAAACTGTTCCTGAGGAATTGCGCGAAGAATGGAATAATGAAGTCAATCGTTCCTTGCTAGAAAGACGAATTTACGACAGAGCGGTGACCATTAACGACCTCATTCCAAGCGCTCGCGAGCATAAGGGCCGAATCATTGGATGGATGGGATGGTGGCCTCTTGTTGTCTTCTGGTCGCTGTTTGACGACATCATCCGTCGCGGCTGGGAGATTGTCTATCGTTTCGTTCAGGAGTTCTACCAGCTTATTGGTAGCATGATCTACCGCAACGTTAGCGACGAGCTTAAGTTTACTCCTAAGCCGGTTGAGCCTCCTGCGAGTCATACGCCGTCTTCCACTCGAAGGGGCAGCAGTTCGGGCGGCTATTGAAAGTGAAACCGTAAACTGTTATACTGCCCTCGGACGATGGTTCGGGGGCAGTTTTGCCTTTCAGAAAGAACCCATGCCAAAGAATCCCGGCGACAACCCGATTGGCGATGACAAGCATCTTGTATGGAAGCTATGGGTTTCTCGCAAGATCAAAGAGACGAGAGACAAGAAAGAGATTCCTATGGGAATGCTTTCAATCATCGCAGACGTACCAGAAGAATACCTGCATCGGGTTGAGAAGGCTCAACAAGCGCCATCAGATATCGTCCTGAAAAAGATATCTTTGGCTCTGGAAGTACCACGCAGTACCTTCGACATGCCTAGGGAATGTTGACAGGTGAAGACTGATCGCATACACTTGGTTGAAGGAATTCAGCCATGCCAAAAATCGAACGACCGAATCTGAGCCTCATGGACTTCGAGAACGCTGTTGATTCAGTAAGAACGGCGCTAATGGCCGCTCTAGAGAAGAACGGCCAAGCAACCGAAGTCTCATGGCACGAAATTCTTGGCGACGTTACCGAAGAGTACAAGGAGTTTACTGACGAAGTTCAGGCAAACTCTCCTCAACGAATCAACGAGCTTCATGACATCGCAATTGCAGCTATCTGGGGCATTGCGAGCGTGAAAGCTGGTTTCATCCCGGCAATAGGCAAATGAAATTCAACATCGGTCCATTACAAGTTCGGCTTCTGGACGGGCATGACCTGTTCTACTGTAACTCGAAGCTGAGCAAGAACTTTGCTTTTGAGTTCCTTCTCCTAGGCTTTCGACCAGCTTGGAAGGGTCAGCTTTTAGATATATCAGTAGATCTTGAGCTTGACAAAAAAGTTGATCACTCTCCGTCTTTTCAAGCCAACGCAACTCTTCCTCGACTGTCTGTTTTCGAGTTCTCTTTCCACAACGTCAACCATTCGGAAGCGAATAGGCTGGACGAGGAAGCAGGATTCAAATGGGAGTGGAAGGAAGAGTCTCAGACTTGGGAAACTCGCATTCCGGTTCTTGTCAATGGTCAAGAGGGTGAATGGCATATCTGGATTGAGAAGAGACAGTATTACTGCGATAGAGGTAGATGGCATCTTTGCGTCGATGGATATGGTTGCTCAGGACCAGACGACGCAGAAGGCTTCCCTCGCTACTACTTTGACATCGATGTTGCCAAGGATGAGACAAGGGAGTGGGTAAAGATTCGGAAGGAACATATTCGCAGGCAAGCGAATAAACCAGTATGACGCACAATCGTTTTGACATTCCGTGGCAGTTCTTCACTATCAAGCCCATGCGCAATAGGGCGCATGGGCGTAGGGAGAACAGTCATGGATCGAGCAGAACGCATGTATCGTACCAGCAAGGTGCTTCGCAGACGAGTCCCGTTTGTTGAGCGCATGTATCGAAATACAAACCTTGCTATTCCTCCTAAGCGAATTGGACAGTGTAGAGATCGTCATCCTTTTGATTGCGGACATACTAAGTGTTTCTGCTGTCATAGCGATAAGCTTAGTGATCTTCCTACTCCTCAAGACATTCGTGCAGAACTGAATTTTAGGGACCAACTTAAAGAAGCAGGTTATGAAGCGTCTCCTTCTCGCAATGTCGGCTGCTTGTCTACTCAGCGGTTGTGTAGTTGAGTACGACAACAAGACTCCTTGCTCAAAGGGCAAGGTGGTTGACAAGGAGTTCGTTGCGGCCCAAAAAATACCAGCTAAGTGCAATTGTCCTGTAAAGACATTTACTCCTGAGCTTTACATTGTAACCATTGAGGGTACAATGACTGTAGCTGGTAGGTATGGCGAAGTCTCAAGAACCATAAAGTCAGTCTATCTGGTTTCGCCTTCCATTTTCGCGGAACTAGAAATTGGGCGGGAAATCGACTTTAGCGGAAATGTGGACGCAAAAATAGCTGTCCTAGAGTGATTTTTGCTTGACAAGAAGGACTTTGGCCGATAGAGTGGTATGAAGGTAAGAATCATGAACATTTTCGCTGAACATGAACAGAGCAACTTCCGAGAGCGTCAGAGACGCTAAGGAAGCTGCACGGCTCGCCTGAAATGGCTTGAGCCACCGACCCACATCTTGGGCTTGTCGTCTAGAGGCTAGGACGGAAGACTTTCAATCTTCTAACCGGAGTTCGATTCTCCGCAGGCTCACTTACAATCAGGTTCTTTTGGCAGGTATTTCGGCCCTATCGTCTAGTCTGGTTTAGGACTTCTGATTCTCAGTCAGAAAACCTCGGTTCAAATCCGGGTAGGGTCATTTGAATAGTTTAGGCCCTGTCGTATAGCGGCAAGTACGTTGCCCTCTCAAGGCAGTAACACGGGTTCGAATCCCGTCAGGGTCATTTTCGGCCTCGTAGTATTATGGGTAGATCGCAACTCTTTCAAGGTTGAGGACCGGGTTCAAGCCCCGGCGAGGTCATTAATGAAGCTTCCTGTCGAACAACTTATTCTCATCAAGTATTCGATCAATGAGAGCATTGAAAAGCTTCAATCAAGCATCAACTACAACAGGAGTCTTCTTAGAACAGTAGATAGGCTAGATTACAACACTTCAGATATTCTTCTAAACAAGATTCTCCGTCTCGAACTAGACCTTAAAGAGACAAAAGAACTACAAGATCTTCTGGAAAAAGTCGCTTCGATTACAGTAAAGATGAAAGACGGCAAATGAAACTTAACACTAGAATAGCCCCGTCCCCAACAGGAGATATGCATATTGGTACCGCCCGTACTGCATACTTCAATTGGCTAGCCGCCCGCTCGACCGGCGGCATCTTCACTCTCCGTATTGACGACACGGACCTAGCTCGCTCCGACTCTAAGTTCTCTCAGGTCATTCTTGATACAATGGCTTGGCTTGGACTTACATACGATAACCTCTTCTATCAGAGCCAGAGGTTCACTTCTTATAGGATCGTTGCTGACGACCTACTTTCAAGCGGAATGGCTGTAAAAGATGGGGATGCAATCATCCTTATGCCCAAATCCTTGCCCGATAGCTGGAACGACGATTTGGCAGGGAAAGTCGTCATTTCAGGGGACGACAAGAGCGGCATGACTAAGGGTATCGTGCTTATCAAGAGCGACGGAAGCCCAACCTACCATTTCGCTTCGGTGGTTGACGACATTGACATGGACATCAACTTTGTCATTCGAGGCGCTGACCATATTACCAATACGTCTCGTCAGGTCGCTATTTATCATGCGCTTGGCAAACCTCTTCCTCGCTATGCGCATGTTGGTTTGATTCATAAGGACGGGAAGAAGCTTTCTAAGAGGGACGGCGCTGCGAGCATGCTTGCTTATAGGGATCAGGGAATCGATCCAGACGCAATGCTTAACTTCATGGCACGTTTGGGTTGGGGTCCGACCGTTGACGACAAAACGACTGCAATCCTGCCAAGAGAGAGGATGCTTGACCTGTTCCTTTCTGGCGGAAAAATGAAAGGCTCGTCTGCGAACATGGATCTGGTCAAGTTGGCTTCGTTTGACAGGAAATACAAAGGCAGAAAAGAACAGGCAAAAACGTAATGACTATAGAAGAAAAAGAGAATTTCTACAGGAATATCCTTGATAATCGATCTTGGCGTGATTCAATCCTATGGGCTATTATTCATACTGAGCCTATCAGGAAGAAAGCTATTGCCAACGGTCATGCTGTAGATAATGATCTAGAAATTCTTCGCAAGATTTGGATTGAAAAATACGGGTATGATGGAATGCCTCCTGATTGAATGATTTTGGTCCCGTGGTATAACTGGAAGTGCCGCTCATAAAGAAACGATTCCAGCTTCTACCTCTCTATGACAACGGCAACATAATAGAACACACTTGTCAAGTTCTCTTTTCATTTTCTCGTTGAAAGCTGTTCTTTTGAAATAAGATATCCCAAAGTCTTTTTGACTCCGATCCTTGTGATGAAAGTCCATAGCAGCGGTACATCTAGCATAATTACAAAGATGGCATTTCCCACCTTTGTAATCTACGCATTGTTTTTTGAGCATTCGCTGTCGTTCTGTTGATTGATGTTTTGCGCAAAGTTTGCAATAAGTTGTCTGACCAGAAGAGTCTCTTCTATTGTAAAAAGAAGAGATTGGTAATCGAAGATCGCATTTGGGACAAAGCTTGGTTCCATCGTTGCTTTTTGTTTCTAATCTAGTTGTATTATGTTGATTGAAAGGAGAACAAGATAAGCAGTATTTGCGACGATGAAGTATCCGAAGTTTACCGTCTACTATCATTCTATTCGGGATTGTATTTGAACATTTCTGGCACGTTTTCATTGTTGTATTCCTTATTGAGGCCTAGTCGATAAGTAATAAATACAACCCAACTGTGCCAAATCCTTTGTCCCCGTATCGGCCCTGCCTTCTAAGCAGGTTCACCGTAACTGGAATTTTGCAGGTTCGACTCCTGCCGGGGATACTTTGCTAAGCGGCTGATATGAGAGTTCGAGTCTCTCCGGGACTACTTGCAGGTTTGATTATGGAAGGGCTTCACCAAAAAGTGAAGCCCTTTCTGCTATAATGGAGGCAAGAAAGGGCATTTATCCATGAGCCAACCTCCCACAAATCTTGACGACCTGAAGAGTTTCGTAATAGCAAACTTCGAGAAACTCGATACTGGTCGGGTTGTTTTCGCAGACAACAAAGGTGAGGTAACTTGGAGCTATCCTGCTCCGGAAAAGAAGCAGGGTGGCTGTCAGCGATGCCATTCCGAAAGAGTTCTTGGTATCAATGCCAAGTGCAGCGACATGTGCAGCATTCGAATGGGAAGCAATGAGAGCGAAGGATATGCGCCTTCTGCTCCGGGTATCGGTGGTGGCGATTACATCGAAACCGATATCTGTCTTGATTGTGGACAGGTGCAGGGCAAGTTCCCTTTGAAGAAACTTGAAGAAGAGGAAGAATGGGAAGAGGAAGCAACAGCCGCATCAGAAACCGATGACGACGAAGAAGATGAGGATTACTGAATGGAATACGGTGGGTCTACGTTTGATCGCCTACCCCGAAAGAGCCTAGCTACCCACCATTAGTCCCCGTAGCTCAGATGGATAGAGCAGCAATGCTGAAAGAAATCAAAAATACTCTTCTTCTTCTCTTTTTCGCTCTCCTAGGGTATGCAATAGTTGGTTGCTGGGGAGTTGCTATTTTCCCGATTGTTGGATTCATACTGTTAGGATTCATAAAAGGAACCATCAAGGGATTGTCGCGCCGTTAGTTCTAAACGTCCCCATAGCTCAACTGGACAGAGCTTCAGATTTCTAATCTGGCGGTTGCAGGTTCGAGTCCTGCTGGGGATATTTTAGCTTAGAAGAAGGATTTCTAAGCGTTTCATTGGAATTGCCTCTTAGGAGGTACACCAATGATAAAATGCACGCAATGTTTGATCGAAAAAGAACCAACTGAATTTTACGAGAAACGGAAGGGAAGAAAACAGAGTTTTTGCAAAAAATGCTTTAGTAAATACTGTATCCAGCGTTGGATCAACAGGAAGATTGAGGCAATAAAATACAAAGGCGGATGCTGCATAAAATGCGGCTACAACAAGAACTATGCAGTCCTTCAATTTCATCATCGCGATTCGTCTACTAAGGACTTCGAGTGGATAAAACTCAGACTAAGGAAATGGTCAACCGTTCTAAAGGAACTAGATAAATGCGATCTTTTATGCAGCAATTGTCATACCGAGATTCACAATCCTGAAGCAGCCTTCTAAGCGGCAGGTCGCTGGTTCGAGCCCAGCCGGGGATATTAAGGAAGTCAACAATGCATGAATTTACTCCAATCCAAGTAGCTATCGGCAAACTTCTTGCAGAGAAGAAGAATCCTACCGCCGAAGAAGTAGCAAAAGCTGCTGGTATTGATATCGAACAAGCCGAAATAGAACTTCTCAAGAACTCTATTCGTCCATTGCGGGATATTCATTTCACCGCAAAAATAGCTGCATTTGATAAGCTCTATAATAGCTTGTTGAATAGCGCTGAGGTTACATTGAAGAAAAAGAGAGAAGTCAAAGATCTTGCTCAGTACACTTTTGAAGAGACTGTCGAAGCCACTCTAGGAAAAGAAGCTTTCAAGATCTTCAATAAATACGCTATCTAGGCGCTAACATGACAGTCATCAAACACGAAAATGGGCTAGAGCTTATTCCTGACAATGAGTTTGAAAGAGACTGTCTAAAACACATTGTAGGCAAACGTCTAACCGCCGAATGGATAAGTAGCTGGGAAACGACTCCTAATGTCAAGATCGAGTTTCCAAAGGATGAGTGGGGCAGATGAACTCTCAAGACGCTCATAAACATTCTTCCAACCATCGCAAGATCGTTCTCGACAGCGAGAAGTGCGGTTGCTTCTACTGCCTAAGCATCTTTACTCCTGACGCGATAAAGGAATGGTCAGACGAGGGACAGACGGCGCTATGTCCTCATTGCGGAATTGATTCAATCATTGGCTCTGGTTCAGGATTCATCATTTCAGTAACGTTCTTGCGAGAGATGCATGAGCGTTGGTTCGGAGAAGCTTGTGGCTCTTAGCGACTACTTAACTAGCAATGAATGGGACGCATGCTATTATGCGGTCTTTGGTTATTCGATGGTGCCAAGCGGCAACTTCGGAGAATCCATGAACAACACCATTCAGAAGCTTTTGGAATCTGGTTACAAGTTCGAGGGGCTAGACGAAAAAGGTCGCAAGAAGCATCAAGTTCAGGGAAGCGAAAACGCCAAGAAGCTGGTTCATATTTTCTTTGGCGAGAAAAACGGCATTTCTGTTGCCGACGTTCTTGACAACGGACGCACGTTTCTCAAAGGCGTTTGTCCTGAGATGGTTTCGGAAAACGACTATGAATGGGAGCATGAGATTCTCCCAGACCTAAGAAAGGCGACAGGAAATGGCTAAGCTCGTCAAGAAGTGGCCCACAGACGGCAAAACTGTTGGCTATGAGTCGCTTTCTCAACCAGTTCGTAGGCTTTTTGAACAAGCCTATACCCTTCAGCGCATTAATGAAGGTAAGCCTCTTAAGTGGAACGGGTTGCCTACGCCAAAGTGCGTTGCGCATGTTACTCTTCCATTTGAAGAGCGTCTTACGGTTGAAAGTCAAGAGTACGAGGCGGAGCGAGATCGAGACATGCTGGATACTATCATTGGGATAGCGATCCATCTTGGCATGGAGCAGGGCTACCGTCAAGCCAAAGAAGATATGGGACCGGCGATGCAGACTATGGAGGCTGTTATCAAGACTCTTGAGCGTGAATCTTCCGTATTGGCAGACAGCGCCAAAAAGACGGCTGTTGATATCTTCAAAAGACTCAAAGAAAGAGTTGAGAAAAGATGAAATACCTTTGCTTCATATCAGGAATACTTCTTTTCATCTTCGCCATTCATTCTTGTGCGCCTATTTCAAAAGGTGAACAAGAGAGTCTTTCTTCCATGTACGGTTTCTGCGGCGTGATCGGTCTTATCCTTATGTTAACTGGTATTTGGTTTCATTGGCAAGAAAGAAACAGATGAACTTCTTCAAGAATCCAATCGAGTGGACCAGAGAACGCTACGCCGATGCCTTTTGCATTCAGCTTGTTATGCTGTGTGCTGGATGGATCTTCGGAGCGGGAGCGTATATCAGCGGCTTTGAACTCGTTAGCTACGGGTTGCTGAGCATTGCTCTGTTGGCAATCGTATGGGCTGGTATTACTCTTTTCCTTCTGCATGTTAAGGAGCAGGAGATCAAAGAGAGAATCAAGGCAGCCCAAGCTAAGGAAAAGAAGAAAGGGTAATGATATTATGGACCGCAGAAACATTCAGGAACTTATAAAAGGCCTAAAAGGTGACGCCAATACATACCTTGCCATTCTCATTCAAGCTGGGCAGGGGTGCGACTATACAATTGGTTGCGGCATGACCGTAAGCTTTCTGAATGTACCAGACCCTTCTCAACTTCAACAAAAAATCCGCAAGCTACTGGAATACTACGGCACCGCTCAAGAAGTCGAAGATGGAGTCTACAAGATTACTCAAAAGCCTAATGATAGGGCTATTGACTACGTTCTCATTGTTAAAGCTAGTGAGGTATCTGATATTGATGTCAACCAGCTTAGAGCAATGGACTCTCCCTATTGGGAGCAAAAAGCCAAAGACGAAGAATTGGCAAAAGACCGAGCCGAACTCGAACGATTGCAGGCAAAACTCGGAACGACCTAATGACATGGCAAGCTTGGAAACCTGAGTTTGACGCAGAACGTAAGCTAAAAGACGTTCTAGCAGAAATGCCTCGCGATAATGCCGACAAGATCCCTTGGCAGGTCTGGTTGTTAGAGAATCCTGACAGTCCCTTCGCATTCCCGGGGTCTATCAACCTTTTCCGGCACGATTGCATGCATGTTCTTCTTTGCGCCTCATTTTGGCCGGAAGACGAAGCGTTCGTAGTAGGCTATACAATGGGAACCAGTAAGTGGTCTTCTCGTTGGTCGCTCAAAATCTTCATGTGGCTTACTACATGGTTCTATCCGGGCGTTTACCGCTGGAACAAAGAACTTCTCAGGTCATTCGAAGACGGATTCAATCGAGGCAATGCTTTTGGCATGCGAAACTTGAATTCATTCCCATTCGAGGACTATACTGATCTGTCATTGGCGCAGCTTCGCAAGCTCGTCGGCGTAGATTGGCTTGACACCACGGTGAGTTACAGAGAATGGGCTAAGCATTGGCCGATTGACCGATTCAAAGAATTCGAACATCTCAAGGGAGAGATGCCGCAACCGGGCAAGAATCCGATCACCTACTTCTTGCGAAAAGTATTCGGCGGAAGAAAGAACGCAGCATGAATCTCACCAAGCTTGAACAAGTTCGCATGGACAGGTTACGTCAGCTTCCTCATCCTTATGGACGAGCGAATAAGGATGTGCAGTCTATTAGTCATGCTCGCGATGCGTTCGAAATTGCAGAAAACGCAAAGTCTGAAATCCCTGTTACTACATTGGTTCAGGGACGAATCATTCTTCTGCGCGACAATGGAGGGTTGATCTGGCTAAAGATTCGAGACGATAGCGGGGAGATTCAGATCGCTATTAGCAAGAAGGACGTTACCAACGAAATCGCTTTTGGCATTGCCAAGCTGTTCGATCTCGGAGACATTATCCGAGCTACTGGTCCCATCCGCCGAACAAAGACTAATGAAGTCACTGTTTGGGCGTCTGATGTAGAAATTGCCTGCAAGAGCCTTGCACATCCTCCCGATAAGGTTGCAGGATTGCAAGACGTTGAACTTCGATATCGCAAGCGATATCTTGACATGGCATTCAATCCTGAGTTTGTCAAGACCGCTAAGATGCGATCTTTGATTGTGCATGAGTTGCGCAATCAAATGATTGAGAATGGCTACATGGAAGTTGAGACTCCCATGCTTCATACTCTCGCTGGCGGCGCAGCAGCCAAGCCGTTTGTAACGCATTTGAATGCGCTTGATATCCCGTTGTTCCTCCGAGTCGCTCCTGAGCTTTATCTCAAGAGGCTCATTGTTGGCGGTCTTCCAGCCGTCTTTGAAATCAACCGCAACTTCCGTAACGAGGGAATCGACGCAACTCATAACCCTGAGTTCACTTCGCTTGAAGCTTACAAGATCAACGAAGATGTTCATTCTCTCATGAACTCAATCTCTGATATCTTGCGGCATATTGCTGCTGCGGTAATCAAGAAGACTGGTAGTAGAATTTGGTATAACGGCAGGGAAATCGACTTCGGAGCATTTGGTAAGCCATTCAAGTGTATTTCCTACCAAGGAACGTACTACGCTGTCACCGGCGAAGACTTGACAAAGCTTACAGATCCAGAAGACTTCATTAAGGCCAACAAGAGATTTGAGGCGGAATGCGAAAAGGTCATTGACCCGACCGTTCCAACTTTTGTCTTGGGTTATCCTTCTACTATTTCTCCATTGACTCGTCCCAACGGCGGCGATCCTCGCTTCTGCCAGCGAGCAGACTTGTTCATTGGAGGGATGGAAGTCGGAACCGTCTATACAGAGCAAAACGATCCGGAAGCTCAATACAACGCTTTCAGCCAACAGCTTGCAGGCGAAGACGAAGAGGCTGCAACTCATCGAAATCTGGACGAAGACTTCATTGAAGCTCTCAAGGTTGGGATGCCTCCAACTGGCGGATGGGCCATTGGCGTTGATCGTCTGGTAATGCTTTTGACAAGACAGACATCAGTACGAGACGTTATTGCATTCCCGTTCATGCGGCCTTTGACGGCTGCCGCTTCGGTTTCGCAAGACTAGACTTTTGCGCGGAAAATGTTCCGCAAGGAGATTCAATGACCAACTTCCCCGCTAGCCAATTTGGACAGATGCTAGAGCTTTGCGTCGGCAATATGAGCGACAGCTACAAGCTGAGCCACTGGCGAATCTACCCGAAAGGGTTGACCAAGCTTTATTCGTACCTCGAAGCTCGCGCTCCGTCGTCATTCTCAGCCGAAACAGTCTTCTTCGGGTTGCAGTATTTCCTGAAGCGGTATTTGGTTGGGCATGTTGTTACGCTTCGAGATCTTCCTCGCTTGCGAGCCTTTTGCAAGCATCACTTCTATGGCGTTGAAGGAATCTTCAACGAAGAAGGTTGGAAGTACATCATCGAGAAGCATGACGGCAGGTTGCCAGTGTCAATCAAGGCGGTTCCCGAAGGAACCGTAATGAACGTTAGCAACGTTCTTATGACCATCGAAAACACCGACCCAAATTGCGCATGGTTGACCAATTTCCTTGAAACCGTTCTTGTCGAAGTTTGGAATACCATCACCGTCGCTTCTTTGTCTCGCGCAATGAAGAAGAACCAGCTTAAATACATGAAGCTGACGATGGACGACTGCTTGGTGGCGGTTCTCATGCCCTCCCGAGTTCATGACTTCGGGTTTAGAGGCGTTTCTTCTCCAGAAACGGCTGCGCTGTCTGGCGCTGCTCACTTGGTAAACTTCTGCGGCACCGACACTACGGCTGGTATCGAGATGATCAACCAGTTCTACTGCGGCGACGAATACGCACAGAACATGGAGTATGACAACAATCATCTTGACAAGTCTTGGAACGCAGACCATTCTTACGCCAACTGGGACAAGTTCTACTCCAAGTATATGTTCGGAAATAGCATTCCTGCTACCGAACACTCTCAGATGACCATCGGAGGCCCTGACGGGGAAACTTCGATTCTCGAAAACTACATCAAGCAGTTCCCAAGCGGTTTCATTGCCTGCGTCATCGACTCGTTCGATACATTCAACTTCATCAACAACATTTCTGGCGGCAACTTGAAGGCGCTGGTCTTGGGTCGAACTGGCGTTTTGGTACATCGCCCTGATTCTGGCGACCCTGAGAAGATTGTTCTCGAAGTTCTCATTGCTCTTGGCGAGAAGTTCGGCTTCCGAACAAACGGCAAGGGTTACAAGGTTCTGAATGATAAGGTTCGAGTCATTCAGGGCGACGGCATCAACGTCGTTAGCCATGAGAAGATCTTGAAGATCATCACGGACGCTGGTTGGTCTGCTGAGAACCTTGCATTCGGCTCTGGCGGCGCTCTTCTTCAGAAGGTCAACCGGGATACTTTCGCTTTCGCCTTCAAGGGCTGCTATCGCGAAATCAACGGAGTTGGCGCTGATATGTTCAAGAAGCCCAAGACCGACCCGAAGAAGAACTCCAAGCGAGGCCGTCTTGCTCTCGTTCGAGACGCTGAATCTCAGGAGCTTATTACCGTTCCTGAGGCTAATGCAAGCGAGTACCCCGGCGGCGATATTCTTGTTGAAGTTTATCGCGACGGAGTGTTGCTTGTTGATCAGAGCTTCCATGACATTCGAATGAATGCAGAGTTGGCCGAACTTCTCAATACCGTTCCGACTTGCTAACAAATCAATAAATCAATCAACAACAGGAAAATCCCATGAACCCTTCGCTCAACACAGTTATTCAGACTTTCCGAGAAAACTATAAGGGACTGCCCTTGGCTTTCTTCATCGCTGGCGGAGGGTTCTCTTGCTTGGATTTCCGGCGGTATCCCGGTAGCAGCAAGATGTACCATACGGCTGTAGAGCCGTATAATGAGGATACCGTCAACTTCCTCAACAAGTTTGCTAATGCCGGGATTGCAGACCCGCACAACTTCAACTTTGTCAACCCAGAAGGGACTCTGCAAGCTCTCGAAGCGTTGCAGAACTACTGCGACAAGTCTGGGTTGGCTTATGTAGTTGTCAACTCTGCTCTTACTACCGACCGTTGGCGCAGGGGAGACAACAGAGCCTACATCGCTCTGAGCAACGGCGATATGTTCATCTTCAAGCTCTCTAAGATTGACGAAGATTCTTACCGGATTCTGTCCGAAAAGAATCCTCGTGCGATTGACGAGTATCGCCGCCGAGAGGATCATAAGGTAGGACAAGTTGTTTTGTCTATCCTTTTGAATGACCCAACTCTTTGTCCTGAACTGGAAGAGGGCGAAGAGATCGTTCGTTTGAAGAAGCTCACAACAGGTCCGGGCGGATGGAATGTTCCTAGCGCTTCGGACATCTTTGCTGCGGGGTAAACATGACGATTACGGTTCCAACTCTCGAAGAAGCATATCAAAGGCTCACGATTGATCCATTGTATGCTCTCATGATCATGCCTGACGGGCAGCATATCGAGTTCGTCAATATGGCGTCACCAAGGTCTATTGACCTTGTGCCCGGGAGTTTCAATCCGCTTCATGATGCTCACAAAGAGCTTTATGTAGCGTGCAAAGAACCAGAGTCGATTAAGGCATTCGAGATCTCTATTCGGAGATTCGACAAGGAATTCTTGTCCTTGGAGGAATTGAAGGCACGAATCAAGCAGTTTGCTTGGTATGCTCCGGTTTTGATTACGAATGCGTCTCTGTTTATCGAGAAATGCGGTCTTCTCAGTAATTGCTCAAAGCGCCCTCGCTTCCATATTGGCGTAGATACCGCAGAGCGCATTATCAAAGCGCATGGAGTCTCAGGAACTCAGGGAATCTTTGGAGAGTTCGTGGTTTACGACCGGCTAGTTGAAGGCAAGATTCATTCCATCAATGATTTCCCGGTCAAGCCCAACAACTTCCGTCATGGAGCTTTTGTTTCTGGTTTGGTACACGGGATTAGCTCAACAGAGTTGAGGCAAAATGGGAAAACGCTCGCTCACCCTTGATTGTGAAGACTGATCAAGTATAATGAGGGGTCAGCAGCTTTATTTTCAACCGCAAGGTGGAAATTCAAGTTCGAAGCGCTATCATGCCGATAGACAGTCTACTGAGAAAAACCTACCAAACGTTCGCTCAGGAAAAACTAAAGATGTCGGGACTGGTCGAAGGACTGGACGGTTAACTTTCATCAAGTTTGGGCGCAAGCCTACCCCGTCTGCCATAAACATACCTTTCTCGCTGTCTTTCTCGCCAAAAACCGCAGGAATGCGGCCACTGGAATTAGTATCAGGTCGAAGAGGATCGGTTAACCATGAAAAAAACGCCGATCTTCAACAACATATCTGATGCTTTTGACATTTGAATAGTTCTGGTCTACGAAAATCCAATGTCGCGATTGGATAGTTGACAACGATGATAAGCATGCAGAATGCTGAACCTATAAGGTCGTAGATGGGTGACTAGGGTGGTCCTTTCGCAGGGACTTAAACGGTACCGGCAGCAGTTGCTCTCCTGTCGATTTACGATCAACCGCCAGTAATCTGGCTATGAGGGTGCGAACCCCTCTCAGCGTCTCATATGGCCTTAGAAAGCCAATGAGGGATCAGAACTACCAGCGGCTCCGGAGGGCGACCTCGGGAGTCGTTTTGAAGGAATAACTAGGTGCTAATTGATTCTATCATCCCGATGCAGAATTCTTTGCGGGATCTAGAACAAATCGCAGAGATGGTTGACTTTGTAAGAGGCGGGGGTATCTTTAGCCGAAGAGCATTAGACCTGTTTGCTCAAGAAAAGGGCATAAGGTCTTCTCCTCTCATAAAGATAGCTCGTTTTGAAGATCAAGCGACCTATCTTCACGACGGCCACCATCGAATGACTTCGATTTGGCTTGGAGGCAGAAGAGAGCTTGATCCGCAAGAATTCGTGATTGAAGATTGGAAGTACCAAGATTATCTCGAAATCAATCTTGATCAGACTTGGTACACGATATACGACCCGAGGAAAGAAGTAAGAAAAAGCAATATCAAGGGTTTCAAGAACAAGGTTGAGGCTTTCCTTAATGGAGAACCGAAACCAACCCTAGATCAGATTCGTTCATTTATACTTGTCCGCTATGAGGCTCAGGAGTATACTGAACCTCGTTCCGTAACTCACATTTCGGAAGTGGCAAGTCGGCATACTCTAGCGATAAGCTAGAGTCGATTAGAAGGAGTTAGAAGATGGCAAAGTACGGAAAGCTCACGTCAGAACTCAGCAAGAAGACCCCAAAGGTAACGGACCAGCGTACTCCTACGCCGGAAACTGTTGCCAACAACGCTGGTGGATACGTCTACCAGATTGACAAGTGGGACCAGTTGGATCGCTTCCTGATCTTGGGAACGGACGGTCCTACCTATTACGCTTCCGAGCGTAAGATGACGATGGATAACGCGAAGAACGTTATCGACTGCATCAAGGAGAACGGCGCTTGCGCTGTTCAGCGTATCGTTGAAATCAGCGATGCTGGTCGCGCTCCTAAGAATGAGCCTGCGCTGTTCGCTCTCGCGCTCGCTGCGTCGGAAGGCGACTTGGCGACTCGTCGCCTTGCGCTGAACTCGCTGCCGAAGGTTGCTCGTATTGGAACGCACCTGTTCCAGTTCGCGCACTTCATTGACGGATTCCGAGGCTGGGGTTCGGGTCTGCGCAATGCTGTGTCGGCTTGGTACAACGACATGAAGCCTGACCGTTTGGCCTACCAGACGGTGAAGTATGCGAAGCGTACCGCTGAGGAGGGTAACTCCAAGAGCGCATGGTCGCATCTGGACCTCGTTCGTAAGTGCCACCCTGTTGGCGACGAGCTTCACAACCTGATCTACAACTACATCACCAAGAACGACAAGCTTCCTGAGATCGTTCCTGATGAACTCGCTATTCTTGAGGGCGCAAACCGCATCAAGTCTGCGAAGACCGAGAAGGAAGTGGTTGCGCTCGTTACCAAGTACCAGCTTCCGCATGAGCTTGTTCCGAAGGAATTCGGTAACAGCCCGGCTGTTTGGCGCGCCTTGCTCCCGAACATGCCGATCACCGCAACTCTGCGCACGTTGAACCGTCTGACGGCTTACGGCGTTCTCCAGCCGCTTTCGAGCGAGTTGAAGATGGTTGTTGAGCGTCTGTTGAACGTTGAGCAGATCAAGAAGGGTCGCGTTCACCCGCTGTCCGTTCTTGCGGCGCTCAAGACCTATGGGCAGGGTCGCGGTATGAAGGGTAGCTTGACTTGGACCCCGATTCGTCAGATCACCGATGCTCTCAACGACATGCTCTACTTGTCGTTCGACGCTATCGAGCCAACCGGCAAGAACATCTTGATCGGTTTGGATGTTTCCTCGTCTATGACGGGTGGACATATCGGTGGACTTGACTTCATTACGCCTCGCGAAGCATCTGCTGTCATGGCAATGGTTACGGCGCGTTCTGAAAAGAACTACCATGTCATCGGGTTCACTTCCAACGGCTTCTCTTACGAGAAGGGCGCTTCCATGAGCCGCTATGGTCATGGTGGCGGCGTTACCGACATCGACATCAGCCCCCGCGACAGGCTGGACGCTGTTTGCGCGAAGATTGCAGCACTCCCAATGGGATCTACCGACTGCGCTCTTCCTCCTATGTACGCTCTCAGCAAGGGCTTGAACGTTGACGCTTTCATTACCTACACCGACAATGAAACGCACGCTGGGTCGATCAAGCCGCATGAGGCTCTCATGCAGTACCGCAATCAGCGCAACGCGCAGGCGAAGATGATTGCGGTTGGTATGACCGCTACGGAGTACAGCATCGTCAACCCAAAGGATGCTGGTTCTATGAACTTCGTCGGCTTCGATACTGCGGCACCGGCACTCATGGCGGACTTCATCCGTAAGCCGCTCCGCTCTCGCTAATCTACGACTCTCTCGCTTCATGCCCCGGTGGACCGCTCACCGGGGCTTTTCATTTAAGCCGATACAACTAGAACAAGGAGAGAGCAATGGGAAACTGGAACATCAACATTCAGGGTATCGGCGCACATCATAATGAAGACTACGCCAAAGACGCTAATAGAATGGCTTTAGAGTTTGTTGCAAAGCTAAAAGAAGCTGGTCATCAGCTTCAATCTGCAACATTTACTCATGGCGCAGCAGAGCGTCTTGACGACGATCAACCGCCAAGAGGATGCCCTCTGGTTCGAGATTCAAGAACAACTTTACCGCCGAAGGAAGAGAATAAAAATGGGTAAGTACAAGCGTAAAACGTCCGCAACGCCTGCAAACGTGTCTCGGTCCTCTCGCTGCAAGACCACTCGCAGACAAAGACTAGCCTTTCGCGCTGAGCAACGAGCCATTCAAGACGGCGCAGATAAAAACGCAGATTGCAAGAAGTATCCATGCGAACAGGACGATTATGGCGAAAGCTGTATTGGATACTACAGTTGAGCCTGCGGCGCAAATGAATCATTGCCATTTTCTACCGGGAAGTTCTGTTCTTGCTGATCCATTGGCATAGCCAGCGGATCTTGCGACACTGGCTGGTCTTGATTTCTAGCTTGAAGATGCTGAATGAGTTCTTGTTGGCTAGGCGTAAGAATGCCGCCTTGTTCTCTTGTTACCATACCTATAGCCGCACTGATAGCAGCCGACAATTGTTCTCCATTGTCGGCTCCTTGCATTTGATGAGAAATATCGTCGTGCGTATTAGCTACTTCTGGATGATTGCGAGCATTTCGTAACCATGTTGATATAACAGTCGTAAGATCGTTTCCTAGTGCAGCTTTCTTATACCAATTACTCATTCTCGATCTTTCTGTAACCCAGCCTCCATAGAGCCTTAGATATATCGACACCTGCTTCGTCTATAACCGACTCGTCAAGATCCCAGAAGCATCCATGAAGCATTTCATGAATCGTAACTTCTAACTCGTCTACGCCTTTCAGACTCTTGTGGATCTTGATAGCCTTGTTAGTGCTGGTTGGATCAGCGCATTCGCCAATCGAACCAACGCTATCAATCTTCTTCATCTTTCTAAACGCATAACGCTTCCCCCTCAAAGTCACGCTCCGAACTGGACGTTTGTTCTTGGGCATGACTTCTAATACTAATGTCCTCTCGGCTATGCCTTTCTTCTAATGTATTCGAATTCTAGCGAGCCAGTTTGCAAAGTTTGTGTTTCGCAAAACTTCTTCTACAGAGGCCGTTCTAGACAAAGATTCGCTCTGAACCGCATGTAAAAGGTTATCAGACGCTTCCCTGTCAAACTTGTAATGAAGTATATGTTTTAGCATTTCAGGATTACGGCTACAATCCAATACAGCAGAAGTTCCGCTATGAAAGCCCCTCATGCAAGCAGCAACCGGGATTGACATAGCCAAAGCTTTGAACAAAAGACTACTAAAGTTTGTGACTAAAGCTCTTGTACCCTTAAGGCTTTCAAAAGGGGACGCTACCGTATCAATAGACCAATGGTTCCTAAGGCAGAATTCTTCATAAATTTGCGTCCTCTCCGCAAGAACATTACCGGGATGCGGGCGAACGACTACTCTTGCGTTTAATGGCAAGAAATCCTCGCATTTCTGTAGAAGTTCTCTGTCCTCTATGGTCTTAGCTTGAAGAGCTATGAGGATATGACCTTGACGAGCAAAACCGTGGTCCATAGGCCAGCCAAGTTTTGACAAATATTCTCTTGTTTCTTGGATATTAGACGGAGGATTTTTTCTCCTATTGAAACCCAAGGCAACTATGTTAGAATTTACGCCATAGCCATGATCGTCCAAGTAAAAACAATCAGCCGTATTTAGAAGAGCATTCTCAAAAAAGAGTATGTTGCATTGCTTCTTTTGAACTTCTTCTGGTACTGCTGGACAGCACCAAGCAATAGCGTTCTTATATTGCCTGATGAGTTCATATTGATGGCCAGAAGTACAACCATTTGGCATAGGGACTTTTTTCAAGTCCACATCGAACTCTCTACAGGCTCGAACCATATTGTTGACAACAACAGATTGCTGTATCTTGGGCCAACAGATTATAGCGGCGGGAATCATGCCAAGATTGTATCGGCTTGCTCTTGAGCTTTCTGTCTAAAGTTATGAGAAACAGATATTCCCTTGATACATCTTATCTTGTATCCTAATCCTAATACCTCGTCTGACAGATTAGCCATGTTGTTGATAGGATCTTCAGAACTCAATACAAGTTCCAATGCGCTATGAGGGAAAACATACATGCCGCCATACAAAGAACCTACTTCTGGCATATCAAGAATGTCGTCTGGTCTTGTTCGTAGGTCTGGGGCTACTTGATAGTCCGTTCGAATAGCTCCATATGAAATGTCATTTTTCTTGTCCGCGAAATCCGTGCTTGCTGTACAAAAAACAGAGTCTTCATGGTTCATGTATGCGGCTATGGATTTTTCAATGTAAAGCTTAGGAACCTTTACGTGCCCGTCTATCACAACGATAAGCTTGCCGCTTGACCGCTTGAAGGCGATTCCAAGGGCTTCCATGTATGACTTGCCGCCGGGAACTATCCGAACTCCGTCGATTCTTGACAGCAGCTTCTTGTCATTCTCGCTCAAACAAAACTCTGACACGATAATCTCGTCAGGTCGAACGTTGCGCGGAATGATAGCTCTCAAAACTGCGTCATAGACTGTCACGGCTTTGTCGTCTGGGATAACGATAACTGTTATCTTAGGAATCTCAACTTTCTTTGGGATTACTTCTTGAGCTTTAGCTGCAATCTCTGGATAACTTGTCAAAACTCTTCTAAGCAAACGACCATGCAAATCAGAAGATGATTGTTTCTCACATGACGCATGAGCATAGTTCATTGCTCGTACTCGTTGTACGTTTGTCAAGAATCTGGGGTTTAGACCTTCCTCTTTGCATATCGCATAAGGAAGATACTCGTCAAGCGTATACTTTGGAACATAACCGTTTATAACGGAATCAGGAAACTTCTCCCTAGCTGCTTTCTGTATCAAAAATAGATCATGTTCGCTATTGATATTGGCTACATCAAGTATGGTTTGCGCATACTTACGGAAAAACTCAAGATTCGAGCCTCCAACAATGCTTGTTCTAAACACCTTTATCTTGCTTGATGTAAGATGCTTATTCCAGCATTCTGGCAGGCCTTTGATGTTTCCAAATAGGTCAGGACGATGGAATATGGCTCTACTTGAAACTATCTTTTCTGGCAACAAATCAAACATCATCATAGACTCAAAGAGTATATCAGCTTTTGCCAACTCTTCTGGAATAGGATCGAATAGATAGGCGTCATAATCAACATGCAAGAACGGTTCTGTCTGCATGCTTATCGCATAAGCTCGTCCTTGAGTAGTTAAGCGAGGATTAGTAGTTGATAGATCGTCCAACCCTGTATCTATGGAAGCGAAGTCTAAGCCTAGCGTATCAACAAGGAACTTAGCTCCTCTGGTATCTGTATAGAGGTGCGGTTTGCCATAAAGCTTAGTAACAGAAGCTACCGACAAGAGCCATGATATATTCCACGACGCTTCATTGAACCAACGATTATGGATATTCTGAACATATGGTTCAGACCAAAATGACATAATAGGCTTCATCAGTTATTCCTAAAGAGAACCAGTTCCTCCAAGTCCCTCAAATCCTCCTCCGGGGAAATGCATTGGATTTCCAATCGAAGTATCAAACGTTTTTGTATCAGTAAAAGTTCTTGTGGTGCTATTGCTATTGTGTACCAAAAACTCGTCTGCCAAGAACGTATTTACAGAACTGACTCCCAAGTTTGCAGTCTGTATTCTTTCGTCTACTCGTACAATGCTCTGAATAGGAATCTCTCCGCTAAGAGTCATTGCTATATATCCAACGATAAGATTTTCTGCTCGAACAAACTTCCATTCATCTTCATCTGTCTTAACTAAGAATGGATGTTCAAAAGTAGCCTTAGTAGTACCATTGATCAAGTAGTAATATGGTTCTTCTCCCCTATGGACTTTATATACTTGTGCCGGGAAGAATGAAGAACCCTGTAGAGATAGCGCAGACCATTTCAAATAGGTCTTCTCTTCGTCTTCAGGAGGAAGGTCTGGTATGATTAGACCTACAACGAGGTCGTCAACTGCGACTTCTTCGATAGGTTTACTTTTCCCGCTCGCCATTGTAACCATAGTTCCAAAAGCGAAACATCCGCCCGGGGGTGTAGGTGGGGGATTAGAAGGAGGTGGAGGCGGCGGAGGCGGTAGAGAAATGGGCGGCGGTGGGGGCGGTGGGGGCGGCGGGGGAGGCGGCGGGGGCGGCGGTGGCGGCGGTGGCGGCGGTGGCGGCGGTGGCGGTGGCGGCGGCGGGGGCGGCGGCGGGGGCGGCGGCGGCGGCGGCGGCGGTGCGCTTGGGGAAGGGGAAGGAGATGGCGAAGGAGACGAACTAGCAGAAGGGCTAGCCGAGGCCGGAGTACAATCTGTATCTAACTCATAACGATACGCCATCTTTGCATGAAGAACTGATAGGACATTCAATGCATAAATAAGCTCATTGACCCTAGTACCAATAGCAATAGCAAAATCAACTACGTTATCAATACTTGCCGGGTCTGGCGACGGCGTAAAATCTAAACCATTAGGAACAACATTGCCTACCCCAACGATAGGAAGTCCATCATCAAAATGAAAGAATCCTAGATATACGTCGCAGTTAGGAAGCTTACCAAACTCCTCTAGAAGAGAACCTTCGGTAAGCTCTTTAATGGCGTCTTGAAAACGATCTATAGAATCAGATAGAGCAGACGGAGTTGTAGTATCGTATGATTCGATATTGATGAATGCATTCTCTGGTATGTTGAAACCGATAGAAACGCCTGCTTGGCGCATTCTGATAGCTTCTGCTACCTGAGAGAAAATGGCATCAAAATCAGCAAACTGAAAAGTCTTCGGAGTATAACCCGAAAGCTTTTTGAAGCTGGTTACATATTGTGACAGTTCAAATGGGTCTGGCATCTTTTAGTTCTTTCGGCTTATTGGTTCCAACTCGTGTAAGATCCACGACCTTGCAGCGCTGCTCTAGCTGCAATGTAGAGAAGCTTCTCATTGTTCGTTGAGTTAACCCCAACAACCGTTATCTTGGCTTGAGAGTTCTGCGCAAGAATAGAATCAACAGAAACATTGAAGTTCTGTTGCCATTCTGCCGTCGTGCTTCCGCAATCGCTGCAAGCTCCGTCTGATAGAATAACAACATTCTTCAAGTTGGTAAAGTTCTGAGGGATATTGGACAACGAGGCGTACAAGTTTGCCGTAGTAGAAGAAGCTATTAGATTCGTATTGACATAGTTGATAACTTCCGTAGCGTCTGAAACAGTACGAAGTTCCTTGGTAAACTGTCCAGTTGTATTGTTGTACCAACCTATTGTAATCTTGTCGCCATATCGAACATAGGTTCGTAGCATGCTTGCAAATGCAGCCTTTATTCTATCCAACTTAGGACCAGCCATAGAAGAACTAATCTGAACAAGGAAGTACCAAGGCGCATCTCCTGCAAGGAATGGGAATGGAGAAATCCTTGAATCCTCTCCGTTCAAGCTTGTTGTACAACCAATCGGAGATCCTGTCGTTAGCTGAGGACCGCTGACAAGAACAGGATTACCAGTTGATTGATCTACTATAAACTGTTGTCCAGAAGGACTTGCAGCATATAGGATGTTAGAGCCAGTACCACCAAGAGGGTCTTGAGCAAAGTTAATAGTGAACATACCAGCCAAACCGCCTTGAGTGCCTACAAGCGTTGGAACTCCGAAGTTCGTATCTGCTTCTATACGCACAGAATACAACGAGTTATCAATAATGCACAACGAGTCAGGACCGCTCTGAATAAATGCAAATCCTCCAATGCTGTTTATGGTTATGCCGTTAGGAGCAGCAGCATTAGCGTCTTGAGTTAGAGAAACTGTCAAGTTGTTGGAATTGTAATCTAACTGGAAATAGAATGCTTGTGCCGACGCTCCAACCTTCTTGCGGCTACAGAACATCATGACCTTACCAGTATACCAATTGTATTCAATACTCTTGCGAATTCCGTCATTAGAAGACAATGGGAATACGCCTCCAAAGCTTGTTACATAATCTACATTATCAATGAACTCTACAATATCTCCTAGAATAGCAGGAGTGCTTGAGCCGCTGCCGGGGAAGACTCTTCGAATGCCGTCTGTCGTTATGGCAAGCATGGAGTTATCAGTAGGAACCCATGTTATATCAAAGATCTCAATACCCGGAGCAATGCTTGTGTCTATGGTTCCTTTGTTCGCCAACTGGCTTGTTGCCAATCCAAAATCATAAGATACCAAGCTATAGCGACTTGCTCCAAGAGACGGAGAATCTAACAAGTACCACAAACGGGTTGGAGGGCTTTCGCTAGAATCTGGCGTCGATAGACCGGGGCTAGGAGCGGCCAAATCAAACAAGCAGCAACCTATCTGCGTATATACAGGCAAAATCGGGTATTGGAAGACATTGCTATTGAGACTTTCTGTTATGATAGGTGTATATGCGCCCGGATCAAGTCTTGTAGGAGCGATAGCAGAACAACTATCGTCAAACGGATCATATGCAGCCGTTTTATAGAATCGGAAAGTACGACGGTTGTTCAAGTTTATAACGTCTTGATACGTATTGATATTGATGAGAGAAGAAGATAGGTTTGCCTTTGTAGGTCTGAAGACAAAGTATCCGCCGGATTGAGTCTCGTCAAATGCTGGAACTGGAATGCTTACTGGAACATCGCAAACAACTGAGTTATCTGCATATGCGTATGTTATACTGCTGTTATTAGAAGCAGGAGCAGAAGATATTCCTGTATGGAACTCGTCTAGAATGGCATTGGTACTTCTATTGAGGATTTCCAAGTTAGCGTGCCACCATTTTCTGCGTATCTGCGATGCTCCCTCTTGAGGAGGAGGGGCGTCGTTGTATCCCCATGAGAATACCGCTCCATTGACGGCTACAGCACAATATGTTAGAGTTTCGTCTCCAACCGGCACTTCTCCTACATCATACTTATTGATTGTATTTGAAAGCTTCCAGCGAATGTAAATATCAAAACCGTCATTGTTCATTGCGGTAATTTGAGCCTCATTCAGCGAAGTAATATCTAGAGCAATGGCTCTATCTCTTTCTCCTGAACGATATCTTTCAGCAAGTGTGGCAGACGAACTTGGAGGAATCCAGTTGAAAGAGCCTATCTTGAAGTCTCGACAACTATAGTTATCATGATCAGACAGTCTGTAAAGAACTTCTCCGCTAGTGGCATTCTTGATGATTACTTGATCAACAGAAACATAACCGCCAAAGACAAGCGTGCCATTTAGTTCTGCTGAATCTAGACATTCCACTCGACCTCTCCAAAGAACCCTGATTTCTTTGTTTCTTTGGTTGATAATAGAACCGATCTGTCCGTCTGCAAAATGGTACTTCAAGAACTCCGTAGTTCCCATAGTATCATTTGGAGAAGAACCCGGCGGAGCAGTAAGCATAGCGCTACAATCGCCAACTCCGCTTGTTGCAATCGTTGTATTAACAAGCAGCGCGTTGCTAGGAGAAGTCCATCCAACTTCTACGCCGCTTACAACTGGAACTCCTACAATAGATGCAGAAACAGCAGATACGCTATTTGCTGTTAATGGTATGGAGAAAAGACCCTTACGAGCAGGAGTATAGTAGATGTCAAGTTCAAACGAGTCAGTATATATAGTGTAAGGAACAGTAGAAGTAGGATATGCTGCAAATCTGAAACTTATACCTGTAAAGGTTGAAAAGGTATTGCAAAAAGTTCCTATATGCCGTCTATTACTACTTCCATAGTTCGCTGGATTAGAGCTATAGTAGAATGGAGAAAAATCAGTTCTGCCCGGAGGGGTGAATGAACCTCCATAGTTTCCACCAGAAAAATCGTTATTTCCACCAGAAAACAGTGTAATGTAATCAGGACCACTGTGAGTAAAGCGACGGTCTAAAGCAAGCTGTTCATTACTAAAATCCGTAGGCACAGATCGGTCAGGCCATATGGATGTAGAAGGGTCATATCGCTCAAAACTTCCTATTCGTTGATTGGCGTCTCTAAAAAGAGCAACTTCATACGAACCCGTCCTAATATTAAGAGGATCAGCAATCTTATTTCCAATAAAGCGATATTTGAAACCGTCAATAACAGCATCATTTAGGCTAGAAGGGATGCTAAACTTCATTAGGCATGAGTCAGACCAATCATTTAGACCGTCTCTGAAATATACCGTAGCAGAACAGTATTGTCCGTTGGCGGTAAGCAAGTTTTGAGGATTATCCAATACAAAATCGTCAGGGGTTAGCCTGATTATAGAGCTTGGACGTAGATTGGCTAACACTAAACTCATGACTCATCCTGATTGTAATAATAACGGTAGCACATCTTCATTTCAGGCGAAGAGAAAACGCCTTGGGGCAAGAGCATTCCAACTCCCACTATTACATCGTCTTGACGGAAACCATTTGTCCAATTCTTGAAGGTATACCCAATGCCTACAACAACAATCTCATTTTCTCCGCAATCCTTGATCACATCTGTCGGCGGTATATAGAACTTTGGTCTTACCCATAGATATGAAGTCTCTGTTTGTAATAGAGACTGAATCTCAGATATATCGTCAATCGGATCTGGATTATTAGGAAGCAACAGGAATTCTTTATTGAGTCTGCGAATAAGAGGCAAGTTCAAAGAAATAGGCGTGCAGTTAGAAAATTCCATAGTGTCTAGCTGATTGCCAGTTGGGAAATAGAAGCTTTGGATCTCTGCGGTATACAAAGTCTTGAGCAACAACAATGCATTACCGTTCATGAACGTCGGAATATTGCCAACGCTTACTAGAACAGGAACATTCATGGAAATGTTGTTATTGATTGGCGTTGTTAGATTGTTGCAATCAATAAGAGTTTGATAAGCAATCTCAAGACGATTCTGGATAATTTCAGGACCGCTTGGCTTTGGAGGATCAATCAAGTTCCAGAAGTAATCGCAGAGGCCTATATCATAGACGCAAGTAAAGTCATGGAATACGCTAACTCTTGCCGTTCCTTGAACGCCGCTAGTTCTGCCTGTAACCAAGAAATCAATATCTATTGAACATCCATTAAGAGAGTTCTCGTCATTTCTAGCAGCTATCAGATCTGCAAGATATTTCTTAACAGGATACTCTAAAGTTAGAACCCAAACCTGAGGATTTCCCGGTAGCGGTTTTATTGAAACTGCATTTCGTATCGCCGCTGGAAGGCTAGTGGATATAGTAAAGTCATAACCCTCGTCGTCATTGAGTATAGTACGAGAATAAAGAGTTCCTAGATGCGATAGGGTTCCATTTCGATCTACTTCTAGAATAGCTTCCGGAGAAATCAAAACGTCCCATGATGCTCTATTATCTAGAACAAGTCCATATGCTCTACCAAGTCTAGATTTTGTCTGCGACTTGTTATTATTTGTGCGGTTGACGGCCAAGAAACCGAAATTGTCCAATGAACTTGGAGCATTCAATATCTGCAAATGGATAGATTCAAGCTCTGTAGTATCCTCAATAGTTACGTCAATGGTATTGGCATTTACAGGCACGATAACTGCCGCCGGTACCCCTAAAGTTCCGCCTTCGTTCCAAACAGCAGTAAAACGAGGGTCTGTAGGCGCAAATGGATTAAGAGGATAAGACGGAGAGCCATTGCTATATGTCGCCAAGCCAGAGTAATGCGAGGCTGTTGAAGTATAAGTGCTTGAGTTTAGAGTCTTTCTTGTTCTTACAAGCAAATAAACAACGTCTGCGTCTGTAACTCGGAAAGAAATAGGCGAAATGGAGTTTTGAACTGGCTCAAAGAACTGATTAGGAGCAGTATTAGGGAAGAATGTACCGTTACGCTCGAATCCTCCAATAGCAACTTGGATTCCGCTTTCTTCTGTAGGCGGAATAGTTGTAGGAAGCGTTATATCGAAGCTCAAAGTTACGTCAGCAGTTGGAGTGCTTACTCCGGGCAAGACTTGAACCGAACCGCTGAAAACATGAGGCTGAGTACCCGTAGTTATTGTTTGAGAGTCTGTAAGTAGGTTTGCTGGGATAGCGTCAGAATGCTGCACAGTACCAGAGTCTATCGTAACAAGAACGCCTGCTCGACCCGGACCCCAATCTCTATCAATATTCTGCGCAAGCAAAGTAAGAGTAGGATTGGTTGAGAACGGATACGTTCTAATATACGGAACAAGAACTGATCCAGAAAGATTTACTATCGTTCCAGCAACATTGATAGGAGTAGAAAATGGGCTAAGTCCAGAGACATCCAAGCTTGCATAAATAGGGTCAAGCAGTTCGGCATGAAGAAGATCTCCGTGGGCTGCGTTTACATTTGTGTTAACAAGCTCGGATATAGTAGTACCAGAAACAGTAGGTATTTGGAAGTTATGAGTCAAAGTAATAGGCTGATAATCGTCGGACGGGCTAGTAGCTCCATTTCCAAAACGCATCTCATTTACTTGACCAAACGGAGTAAAGCTAACATTTCCCGGCAACGTTGAGAACGACGGAGGAGTGGTATTTGGGAAAGTTGGCCCGCCAAGTCCATGAACATTTTGATGATATCCTAGATACGAAGAGTTTTCTGCTGCATAGTAAGAAACTACGTCAAACTCCAAACTTATAGACGGTATGCCAACAAATGCCGGAAACTTAGATGTTGCAGAGCCGTCAACAATCGCTTGGAATGCAGTCGCAACATCTTCTACAGTTGTTGTAGTAGCCGTATTGAAAGACAACTCAGGAGAGGCAACTGAATCTGCTACATATTGTCCTTCATACAAACTAGATTGGAAGAAGTTTGTTTGCGCATAAATGGAGACCGGCGTTGAAACCGCTCCAAGGCTGGGATTATTGGCATTGCTAGTGTAAATAGTCTGAGTAGAAGAAGTTCCCGCTCCTGCCCTAGTAAACAAGACAGGGATAGCTGGCAGATTTTCCCAATCTGGCCACGGTCTAATGTTTCTAGGATCTCCAACAAGATATTGGGTAACTCCGTCCAGACCAAGAACTCTATCTCGATTCCAGTTTATATCAAGACCATAGCTTCCGAATGTGTCAACAACCCAATCAAAAACTTCTTTGAGCGTAGTTCCGCCAACTCCCTCAACAAGTCTTTTTTCAAACCTACCATTGATAGCAGGAACCGTAATTCTTAGCGCTCTAGACTCGAACAAGCTAGAAAAGCCTACATACGTAACCGTATTCAAATATATGCACTTAGCATAGCGAAGATGATCACCGCTAGCTATGGTTATTCCAGCAGCAAACGCAGGAACAGCGTCTATAAGAGCTTGCATTCCTTGTATTGCTTGTTCGATTATTGTTGTAGTTGTAAAGTTGTAAACAAACGAATGAGGTATGCCGTTTACGCTTCCTTCTATAGTAAACGTTCTTGCTGTAGCGTCTATAGCAATCTTGCTGAACAATACTCCGTGCGCAGAAATCCTTATTGCGAAACGACCGGGCTGAGGAACGGTAGTAAAGACTCCGGGCGAAGTATAGAACTGCGTATCAAAGAAATCAATAGCGAAGAATGTATTTCCTCCGCTAGTATAAGGAGCATAAAACGCATTAGCTCCCGGGAACATTCCTATCGTAAACATAGGAACAGAACCGCCGCCATTAGCGATTCCATACTCGCAGGAAAGATTTAGACGGCGGAAGCCAGCAGGATTAGCGGTAGAGTTAAGAAATGGCCTCCATAGTATAGAGGAAATCTTGACAGCATATCCCGCTCCGTCGCTCTGAGAAGTAATAGGAGATACTCCTGTAGGACGGATATAGATAGCAGCTTGGTCTGTAGCATCTTCGCTGTAATCAACAAATATGAACGAGTCAGCAAGTTGCTTGCTAATGTTGATATAGTTGAATCGTCTTGCTCCTGAAATGGTAGATCCATTCTCTATGGATATCAAATCAGCAGTAGTAAAGATATCTCCTGCGTCGATTATGAGCTTCGCATTATCTCGATCTACATGAACGCCAATAGGATTGGTAAACTGAGTAGTATTTACCAAAGACCCGTCAAATGCCAAGAAAGGTATGACAAATGTTGTAGGCTCAATATGTATGTTTGTGTCGTCATATGGAATTGTGATATCGAAAACTCTAGCGCCAGAGCTAGCGATAGGAATAAGGCTCATCTGAAGGCTTGTGAGCGAACCTATACCAGTAGGCGAAGTAACTTCTGTCAATGAAACAGAGTTACGTATTCGACTAATTTGAGTAGATGTTAGTCCTGCTCCGCTAATGGTAATCGCAGGAGTTCCATTGATCGGATTTCTACGGATTTGAAACTGACCGCTATAAGTTGTCCCGTCTGCGTCTACGCCGGGAACGCCTTGAACGTCCAAAACGATCAAATCTCTTTCTATAGCTTGAGTCTGGGCGCTAATCGTAATATCAAACGCAAATGGTGATTCTTCGTCAATGACGGTAGGGCCACTTACAGACGTTGTACCGATAAAACGCTGTTCAGTTTTGATTATCTTCTGTACGAACGACTGCGCCATTTATGTTATACCTTTACGAACTTTGCAGGTAGTTCAGTCCCGATTTCAACCTTAAGCTTCTTATCTTTGTCGTATTGGAGCATAACATGCGTTCCGCTCTTTTCTACAACCTTGTAAGTTCTATCTTTCCCTGACTGGAAAGCGACTCCAACGCCTTTGCTGCGGTAGATATCTCCTACAGATACCATAGAAGCTTCGCCGGGCGACCTATAAATCATGGTCTTGACGCCTTCCCATTGGGGTTCTGGACCTTCGCTAATGAGACGGCCTCCCGTACCAAAAGACGAACCAGAGCTAGCGTCTGCTTGCTTAGCCTTACCATACCAATTATTCGCTTGCTTTCCTTGGGGATTGCCGTACATAGTTTGCACTTCTCCTCTAATAGACTCTACAAACTGAACAGCTTGAGCTTGATCAGCGATATTGCCTGCCAGTTGCTCGTCCATTAGCTTGTCCTGTATGTACTTGATAAAGTTAGGCTGTCCCTTTGGCGGCTTTAGAGAAAGACCCGGGAACATCTTCTGTAGCATCATTCCGTCTACAAGAGGCTTCATCTGTATTGGAACAGGACGATTCCTATATTCATTCATCTGACGAATATGCTCTTCCTTAAGGTCATAGTCAGCCTGATCGCCTTCTTCCGACTTAGCCATAGTATCAGCTTGAGCATGCATCATTACAAACTGCCAGACATCCTCTCTATTCGAGCCGGGTATCTGCGTGTCTCTCATGAACTTACCCATAGACTTGTTTGACCAAGAATCGGTATGCGGCCTCATATGTTGCTTTACAACCATCTGAACGAACTTTCTATCGTCTTCTCCGATTCCAATTCGCTTCAATATAGCGTCAGCGATGTCCGCAGACTTATCTTCATGTCCAGCATAGCCAAACTCTCCCGGATCATTAGGCTTTTCCTTACCAATCTCGGGATGAGCCTTGCCGTAATCATGGAATACAGCAGCCATGAGCATAAGAATGCGGTCGTTCTTATCAACCTTCTTTTGCTTCATGATTCTATCGAGGTTCTCGACAACTCTAAGAGTGTGTTCAAGAAGATTGAACTTATGGTGCCTGTTCTTTTGGTCCATAGTTAGCGGATGAAGACCCTGAACTTCGGGAGCGTCAAAAACAGCCTTGTCCATGCCTGTTGCAAACAAGGCACGAATGGCTTCTGCTGGGCGTTCTGCTCCGAACATTTTCAAAATTTCTGGTCCTGCCCTTTCTGGCGAAACCTTCTTGCGATAGGCTTCATGAACAGCAGGATTGGACATCGCATCCATCGTCCCCTTCTCAATAGTGGCCTTTGGGTATCTGCTAAAGAAGCGGAATACTCTAAGCATTCTAAGAGGGTCGTCCATGAACGTCTTAGTAGGGTCTAGCGGAGTGCGAAGCGTCATTGTCTGAAGGTCTTGCATTCCTCCGACATAATCTTCAATCTGTTGATTATTGACGTTGTAGAACATAGAGTTGATGGTCAAATCTCTTCTTTGCGCGTCAACTTTGGGATCGTTAGAGAGCTTCATAGTAGGGATTCTACTATCTCCATAGCTTTCGTCTCGCAGATTGACAAAATCAATCTTTAGTCCTGCGATATCAAGAGCGGTAGTCTCAAGATGCTTTGATTTTTCTGCATTCTGCTTAACAACGTATGCAGAGTCCATATTGATAGGAGCGTTTGGATTTGACTGCTTGTATATTTCAGCCTTATCAACAAACTGCTGTCCTGTCATCTTGTCTAGAGCAATATCTATGTCGTCGCTTGGAGTACCTAGCAACTTATCTCGAACCCAGCCACCAGCAACTCGGAATGTTATACCTAGGTTGAGCTTGTTATTGATATCCAATAGCGTAGCAAAAATCTGCTGCTCCTGCGTAGTAAGCTCTAGCTTAGGAGCTTGCTGAGGTTGCTGCATTGGTTGCGGCTGCTGTGGTTGCGATTGTTGAGGCGGCACTTGGGCTGCTTTCTGATGACCTATTTCTCTAACGATATTTTCCATGAAGCCAGACCTAGCCCAAAACTCGGCGCTAAAGTTCTCTGGCTTTCGCTTGAAATCCGCCTTATCTGGGCGTCTATCCCAGCGTATAGCAAGGATATCTCGGAGAGCGCTGATAGGATCAACAGATCTACACTTCTCAGTATGAATTCCCAATGTTGGAAGATTGACTTCAAACAAGCGAAGAGGCTTTGCAAACTTGTATTTATCTATGCCGGGGACATAGGCTGTCGTATAGACAGGACAAGTCGGACAGAACTCTTGCACAATGCTCTCAACTACGGCTACCGAGTGGTATTCTCCGCTCTCAACAACTATAGAGCTAAGGCAGTCAGAGATGTCAATCCAGTTAGTATCAAAGACTGCCATGCCTCCAAATATATCAACCTTACATCCATTCTTTTCCGCAAGCTGCTTGGGGCCAAGATTTACAACAACCTGAAGCTTTTGGTCCTTGATGATCTTGCCTGCAACAGCATTGGAGAACATGATTACCTTAGACAGCGCATGTATTCTGTTTGACGACAGAACAGAACGCAACTGAATGATATCCATAGCAAAGACGCACTTGTTATAGAAATCGCCCTTCTCGAAAACCGCTTGGAGCAAGTGGCGTGGAGAGCTTTGCAGAATCTTTTCTGAATCGCGCACAGAAAGAAGAGAACGCAAGGCATGGTCTGCCTGCTCTTCGGTTAAACGAGAACCTTGATTGGCTTGATAGACCAACATGGCGTCTTGTATCATTTTGTCGAAGTCAGCGGCCATTAGGCTTTTTTCCTTCTACATCCGCCGCAGCCGGGCTTGGCTGGCGGAGGAGTTGGTTGTCTTGGTGGGGTCGGAGGCGGCGGCGGCTTGTTAGGCGGAGGCGTCTGAGGGTTAGATTGATTGAATCTTATGTTCTGTGCCATTTGCGGTGTTCCTAAACCTATCTTGTTAAGAAGAACTTTCTTCTGAAAGAGATCATTTATTGGCATTGGTTACGATCTCCGTTTCTTTTACAACCAAATCTACAATCTCGGCAATCGCTCGCTTGGCTTCGTCCGTCTTGGCCTCGCTATACTTTACAGTCATGACCGTATTTAGTCTTTCAACAAGAATACGGATTGGCTCATTCTCTTGCTTCATGGCACGAATGCGTTCTTGAACCTTAGTAGCTTGGTCAATGAGCTTGATAAGAGTTTCTTGCCCTCTTCTCATATCTTCAGAGCTTACTCGACTGATTGTAGACCCAAGAGTATGAATCTGTTGATCAAGAAGAGTGGCATATGTATGCAATCTCTCTTCTTCGTCTACCTTGATGCGCGAATAATCTTGTAGGTTCTCTGCGTATGCCTTGATGCGTTGTTCGTATATTGGCTTATTGTAATGTTCTACGAAGTGATTGTTAACTCCATGAGCAGATAGGTCTTCGCCCTTGGTCTTGAGCCATTTATAAACCCAATGGGCTGGCTTTCCATCGGCATAGAGTTCTTCTGCCTCTTTTCGATAGATGGAGTTGCACATCTTACAATTTGGCCTGACTATTGGCTCGCACTTCATATTCTTGACGTAATCAAAAATATTGGTGTAAGAAGGGTCAGACTTTATGCTTTTTTCTATAGCTTTTGGTTCGTCAGCCACAAATCTCTCCTCAATATAAGCCCTTCTTGGGCTTTGATGGATCTAGTAAACCGTGGGAAAAATCATTGCGAAGCTTGATGAGCTTCTTTACTTTCTGGTCTAGCTCGAAAGCTGCTGACTTGCACAAATCAGCAAATCTTGCAGGAGAATCCAATGCTATGCTGTCAGCTTGATCTAATATCTCAATGACAATAGGAAAAGACGAGACTTTCTTATTGCTACGGATCTTAGCAACTACGCCTCTAGCCCCTCGCTGGGTCTGATATACCAACTGCGAACAATATCTCAGTAAGTCAGAGATATCTTCTAATGCTCGTATTTGAGCATTGACAATGTTTCTATCTGAAAAGTCTTCAATGACGAAGCCATTGTCTTTCAGTTTAGGTTTCTTTTCTTGGGCTAGAGTGTACCACATTACTTGTCTTTCTCCACTAGAACTTTGTAAGACTCCGTTACGTCTGAAAAATCGCCATTCTCGTCCTTTCTTAGAACTACGCCATCAACAGTATCGCCGTTTACTTGCAAATAAAAGGCCTCCCCGCCAGTAAACGACCCTTTGGCCGACATCGAGAACTTATTGCCCAAAATACTAAACACAACCCTCATTCCGCTATCGCTCTGGTAGAACTTCTGAGCATTTTTGGCTAGAGCCTTGGTATTAGCAACAATTTTCTGTATCTTGAGTTCATTTCCAGCTTGCTTGACCGCCTTGGTAATAGCAGCTATCTCGTTACGGTAGTTATCTTCTGAAAATGGGATTTGCTGCAACTCTTCCCAAATAGGCTGAAATAGCCCCAAGTCTAGATCTGCGCTATTATTTGCGGTTTTCCCTTTAGTGGAAGATTTCTTAACAGGAGCCATCCCAATTGAAGAGGCCACAGACGAAGCAACGGCTCCCATATCAAGATGGAAGCCTTGTTTGTCCATTACTTGACCTTCTACAAGCTCGGTGTCGCCTATGATATCAGGTCCGTCAGGTTCTCCCGATTCGTCTACGCTAGCTCCTGCGGCCTTTGCTGCGCCTTTGAGCAAAGCGTTCTTAATTGTCTCTTCATCGAGGTGAACGCCTTGACGGTCTACTATTCTACCGTCTACTTGTTCGGCTTCTCCTCGCATATTGTCACTGGGCGGCATTGAGTTGTCTCCTGAGATATTCTGCGATCAATAGAGCTTCGGCTTTTCCGTCGTCCTTTTTTAGCTCAAACTCTTCGCTCAAGTTAGGATACAACTTTCCGGCCAATTCTCTTGCATGGTCTTTGGCTAGTTTTTTAGCCTTGTCCATTTCTTGCTTATGCAATACCTTGGCTTCTTTATGCTTTTTCCTATCCGTAGCAGAGAGGCGATTGACTTCAACAGGACTTAGCTTAAGTATCTCGGGCTTTTCCAGCTTCTTCAAAAGCTGATCACCATATTCTTTTTTCCATGTCATAGGCGAAATAAGTAACAAGTTCAAACGCAATGCCCCAACAATGCCTTTAAGAATACCAAAGCCTTCGCCAAAATTGAACATAGAAACATTTCCGTTTCCGGGCATAGGAGCAATTCGCTCGATCCCGACATATGTTCTGTCCTTAGGCAATCCTTCAAGAAGTTTAACTATACTCGCTATATCATATTCAGTTTTGTTTTTGCCATTCTTCTTTGATTTAATCACGGGCATATAAAGCGTATCAATTACATTTCCATTTAGTATAGCAATAGCTCCTGAATAACCCGGATCAATCCCAACAAATACATTCATAGTCACCTCATCTTGTAGATTTTTTCTTGTTCATCGAAAAACACAATTTTTCTATCTAATAGCTCTTTGAGTAGCTTACCTACACTGGCGTGTGCATTTATATGTTCCTTAACGGAACACAGACACAGGTTTTCAATCCTGTTGTCGGTTTTTACGCCATTAATGTGATGAACGACTTCATCCTTTCTAAGAAATCTACCTAATTTCTCTTCCATTACTAGGCGGTGTTCATATACAAAATTGGCTCTTGCAAACGGATGTTCGGGGGCATATCTCAATATATGTCCTGAACATTTTCTAACTTTAGTAAAACCCTTCCAGTTTACGTTCAACGGTCCAGATTGGAGTATATATCTGCATTTGTCAGAACAGACATGATTCTTGGCTTTGTTCATTGATACAAAAGACGACTTCCCGCAATTACTACACACTATCTGCTTGATAGGTCTTCTTAGTTTTCTTCCTCCATAGGGATAAAATATAAAATAGGTGTTACTTCTAGTGCTTTTGTAAACTCTGTCCCCATTGAAATAATGCTCTGTTTCAACAAAAGGGTGTGCAGCTCTATGAGAATCAGGCTTAGATCGAATAGAGACGCCATTTTTAATTAGCGTCTTGATAACAAAATGATGATCCTTCCCAATTTCTTTGCCTATACTATTGGCACTTCGGTTTTTGGCATATTCTTGTACTATAAAGTCGTCAGGATTTTTCATCATTCATTCCAAAATAGAACAACCACACCCTATCATCGGCTAAATAGGGCGTGGAAGTTTAGTTTTGAAATATAGAGACTTTACAAGTTCAACGAGTTTATGGTTTTGTTCAACCCATTCTCGAAGGAAACCATTGGTTGATAACCTATTACTTCTTTCGCGAGGTCAATAGAAGCTCTCGTTCTCATGATATCTCCCTCTCGGAAAGGAGCTTGTTTGATATCAAACTTGAAGCGGCTCTTGAGCATATCAAGAATCTCATTGTTTGATATCTCAACGCCGCTAGCGATGTTCAAAGCTATACCATTGAGATTCTTCTTGCAAGTAGCCGCAAGGATGTTGGCATTTACAATGTCGTCAACGAACACCATATCTCTGCTCTGTTCGCCTGTTCCGTCTTTTCGGAGCGGTTCGCCGTCTTTGATTGCGTTTAGCCAGCAGCTTACAGCAGTTGCGTATACTCCCTTGTTGTACTGATAAGGGCCATATGCATTGAAGTATCTTAGAGATACAGAATCTACATCAGAAGTCCTGCTATTAAGTTCTAGGAGTTGTTCGCAGATGTATTTCTGCAAACCATATGGAGATTCAGCTACTTTAGGAGAATCTTCGGTAACAGGAAGAACCTTGCTATTTCCATATACAGCAGCCGAAGACGCAAAAACTATTCGCCCTATATTGCGGCCTCTTCTAGCTTCGTCAAGCATTAGAACTGTTGTATCTTGAACATTATTACGGAACGATACATATGGCTTCTCTACAGAATAGAGAACGCTCGGCAGCGCCGCCTGATGGAAGACGACATCAAAATCATCAAACTTCGAAGTGATAACGTAGCGTCTAAGGTCTTGGAAATGAATCTTGACCGTGCCTGCTTTTCTCAGAATAAGCCTTCGCTTTTCATGATACTCGGTCTTGCCACTGTCAACAATGGTTACGTCCCAACCAAGCGACATGCACTTGAGGGCGATGTTACATCCTATGAATCCTAGTCCGCCTGTTACGAGAACTTTCATGTTTCACCCGCATAACGATTCTGGACCTATCAAAACTTCTATTTGCTTTGCACCGTCTAAAAACTTCTTGACTTCTTCTCGTTTTGCAGGAGCAAGCTCAGATATGATTCTAAGCAAATGCTCATTTACTTCTTCGTCGCCTCTTGTAAAGCGAATGGTTCCGTCTGGTAAAACGTCAATGGCTATGTCTTGCACTATCTGCGACTCCGCGCCTTCGCTTTCTTCTTAGAAACTTTCTTTGACAACTTCTTTGTTACATTCTTCTTTGCTGTCTTCTTGACCTTTTTGCGAACCTTAGCCTTAGCAGCAGGTGCAGGCTCAGAAAGAACAGGAATAGACTGCTCAGCAGGAGGCATCTTTACGACAAAGCTAATAGCTCCTGCCGCTGCTTCTTTTTGCAAGTTAGACAATAGCATCCAAACTTCGCCAGCAATTCTTCCTACAATCTGTCTAAACTCAGCCCCGGGGTCTTTGCGGATAGAGACAACTGTAAAGATGTCATTATATGACGCATTGCTATAGTTAAAAGTACAGCCAACTGGGAAGTTGTATTTTTCTAGACTCTTGCGATCATAAATCGCACCTTGGAAGATTACTTGTTCATTTGGCGGCATGTGCTACTCCTTTTTCATATACTTCAGCAGCTTAGACCTTGATTGCATGGTCCTAGGTAGAGTATCGGCATTTTCGATAGCTCTAAGCTTCTTTGCGAGCTTTTCAACCTCTTCTGAGGTCTTCATAGTTTCTGACTGAACAACAACAATCAGATCTTCTCTTTCACGAGAGCTTGAAAACAATCCCTTGCCCCTAAACCAGAACTTATCCCCGTGATTAGTTCCTGCCGGGATAACAAGAGATTCTGGCTTGCCGTCAATCATCGGGATATCTAGAGTAACGCCCATTATTAGTTCTGACGGACTAAGATACAAAGGCAATACCAGATCAAAATTTGAGGTCATCTCGAAAAACTCATGCTTCTCTGGTACAATCCTGAGATAAACATGACCCTTACGACCCTTAGGATTGATATAGCGTCCTCTATTAACAAGACGCAATGCTGCTCCAAGATGTATTCCGGCAGGAATGTCTACTTCTATTTTCTCTTCTACGTCGCAAAGACCATTCTTGCATTTCTCGCAACGGTCTTCGTCATTAACAGTAACGCCAGACCCTTCGCACTTGTTACATATGGAAGCAATCTGAACAATACGTCTTCCGCCGAAGTCTTGGGTAGTTACTACTTGGCCTTTACCCTTACACTTTGTGCAAGTTCCCTTTCGGGCATTTTTCTTTAGTCCTTCGCCATTGCAAGTTTTGCAGACTTCATTGGTATGAAGAGTAAGGTTTCTGGATTTTCCGCGAATTGTTTCTTCGAAAGAGCAGCGGATCTCAAGCTCAACGTCCTGCCCTTCCATTTGGGCTTGATGCTGAGTATTTCTATAGAACTCGTTGAAGACATCATTGACAGAAGTATGCCTTACTCTGGCGGTTGCTGGGTCGGCCCCGGTTCGCCTAAAAAAGTCATAGTTATGACGCTTGCTCTCATCTGAGAGTGTATCATAAGCTTCTTGTATTGTCTTGAATCTTGCTTCCGCTTCTTTATCGTTCGGATGAAGGTCCGGATGGCACTTCTTAGCTAGATCCCGGTACGCCTTCTTGATCTCGTCCGCCGTTGCCGATTCGGTAACGCCGAGAGACTCATAGTAGTTCGTCATATGACCTCAGGTATTGCGCTGACAGTTCTGCCCTTTTACATGGTCGTCGTAGAACTCGGGCTTTCGATCTTCTTTCATGTTCTTACCGAGAGCGTCTATAAACTGCTGAGCAGTTTTAGAGCATCCGTCTCCCTCAAAGCCATGAAGCTCGATTTCGATTGCACCGTCTGGCTTTATCTTGATTTCGACTTGCTTTTCCATTAGATATCATCCTCCAAATCTTCGTCGTCCATTTCGTCTTGGTCTTCCTCGCCAGTCACATCGGGATTGCCCTGTTGCGACTGAATCAAAGCCTCTAGCGCCGTGCGAATAACGTCGTCTAGCTCAAGAATGCTTTGCGTGAGATTCCAAATGTTCTGCAAAGAAGCCGTTACTTCGTTAATCTCCGCAGCGTTCTTTGGAGACGACTCCTCAATAACGTACTTCTGATGAAGCCTCTCGATCATCTTCTCGCAAATCTCAAGAATGCGGTCATGATCGATTCCATAATCGTCCAACGGTGGTTCGGCATCTTCTGGTTTGTTATCGCTCATTTGCATCCTTACAGTTTGTAACCCATGTCTGTTTCATTAGCATCAACTTCTATCTCTTCAGCATCTTCGCTGGCGGTAATCTCTTTGAGGAATGAGATACAACAGCTTTGCATATCTTCGCTTTGAGTCTGGTAGAGTTCTGCTAGCTTGGCAAGCTTTTCAATGTTCTCTTGAGAAAGCTCAAGAGCTAGACTTCTAGCCGTCTCATTGATATTAACTACCGTTGTAACAATACCCATAAGCTTTTGACTAAAACGATTGAGTTGAACAATTTCTTTCATTTCTTCTCCGATTCTGCAATCAGTCTCTTCAATATTTCAAATCGTTGAATAATGCAAAAAGTATCTTCTGCTACACTCATTCCGCTGTCATAATGCTTTTTGAGCCTCATGATTTCGGCATTTAACAAAGCTGCTTCTTTGATTATCTGAGGGCTTCCGCTTAGCTGGGCTTCCTTACGGAAGTTGGTCATTCTTTCACACATTCGATTTATCGAATCCATGCTAAACCCTCGTCTTCATAATGCTTTTCTGCATTCGATTGATTATCTTAGAGTCCATCGAACCGCATACGGTCATAAGGACAGTATCGGCTATCAAAAACGCTTCATTCTCGCTAGTAGAAGATCTAATCAATATTGAGGCGTCTTCCAAAGCCTTGACAATCAGATACAGGTCTTTCCTGTTATACAGATCAACTGCTGGCGTTCTCCCATTGAAACCGTCCATAGCAGAAGTAAGAGGCATGGTGGACCAAAGAGTTGCAGGCTTTCCAGCATTTGGCCCAGTCTCTACTAGATTGACCTTGGTTCTAGCAAAGAACCCCATTCCGTCATAAGAAATCTTACGCATCGCCAAGGCCTGAGCCAGAATGGTCTGTCTATCAACCTTTGAGGCCTTCTTCTCTTTGAGGAATAATAGAAGCCTAAACTTCCATAGCAGGGTACTCATCATTTGCGCAATTCCTTCGATTGCGTTGTCTGAGAGGGACGACGCCTTGGACAGCATATTTAGGCATTTCTCGTAGTCTTTCTCGTCGCAGGCGTTGAGCAAGTCCCAAATGACAAAGTTCTCGTAGAAGACCGCAGTTGCCACTACGTCAAACGTGTCATAACTCTTCTTGGTTGGAGCATAGAGAATCAATCTTCGAAGCGCCATCTCAAGAACGTCGATGGGGATTCCCTTACCGCCAGAATCAATACCGCTGTTCTCGGCCAAGGCAATCGCCGCGTTCTGCTCAATCGCTACGCCAAGCTCTGTCGCTCGACGGACTATCCATCCAGAAGCTTCTCTGACTGGAACGCTTGTATCAAAGTCATAAATCTTTCCGACCTTTTCTACAATCGAAAAAAGAGCCTTTTCTTTGGTAGGATTGATCATAAAGAAGACTACGAATACGTCGTCAGCAATAGTCTCTAGAGAAGCTTTGAGCTTCTTTTTTTGAGTCTCCGTCATATCTGGAATGCCAAAGACCATGACGATTCTCTTGGTAGAGAAGCAATGATTGCTCTCGATTTCATTGAGAAGCTCCATTGGGTCGCTATCTTCGGTAATATGGACAGGAGAAGCGTCCTTGAACTTCTCTTTGATCTTGTCAAAGAGTTCCTTGGCGCGGTGATATCCGCCGCTTACCCATGCTACGTTTATTTTCTTGTCGCTCATGCTAAAACATGAAGCCCTATTTCTAGGGCGTCATGCAATGGTTTAGTTTTTCTTGAGAGTTGCAAAGAACTCAGAATACCGCTCTTGAATGCCGTCGTCATTGGGCTTCTTGAGCGTCAAAGGATCTCGGAAATCTGGCGCTGCGTAGTGACGAATGATAACTGGCATGCTCTCGTCTTCAATCTCGATCTGAATATGGTCTTCGTCGTCGGCTTGATTGATAACGTCCTTGATGTAGTTGGTATTGCAACGAATGCTCAACTCTTGAGTATCCTCATTGGTAGCAATGTTATCTATGGCAATCTTTCGGTTGGACCGTAGGCCCAATTCGCTCTTGGCCTGTATGATCTTTTTATCAAGGTCGAAGCTGAGCAAACAATTCGGCAACTGGTTCTGCTTCTTAGCGTCGTCAGTATAGGTTGCGATGACGCCTTTGAGAGCATTGCGCCAGTTACCTACCTTGGTAACAAAGTTGAACTTGCTCGGTCTACGAAGAACCTTCTCCTCGTCAGGCCATGCAACCGTTGGGTCGCAAGTATACATGATAACCTTGACATTATCGCATGTAACAACGATGCAGCGGTCCTGAGACTCGATATGGACATTCTCTCCCTTGAGAAGGGACAGAACGCCTGTCAAGGTTGGCGTCTGGGCATTTGGGAAGTTGATGATCATATCGCCCTTGGCATCGCTAATATTGGCTCCCTCAAGCTCAACAATAGCAAAGCGATTCCCTGTTCCAGCGGCAAATCTTAGGCTTCCCGAGTTGAAAGAACGAAGAATCCAATAGGTGAACATCTTTAGCTGCTGCTGGAATCCATGAGCAAAGACAAGCTTGTTTGCATAGGACGTAAATACGTCTCTGCGAAGAGTAATCTTGCTTGTCTTCTTGGTGCTTGTAGCTTGCTGATGAAACTCAACAACTGTATCAAAAACCGCAAGAGACTGCATCTCTTCAATATCAGACTCTTTCATGATAACCAGTTCCTTTCCAACCAAGGAACCGTCTGCTGCCTTCTTCTCTTGCAGTTCCACAATGACGGTATCGCTTTCAGCGAAGGAACCAAGCACATTTTGGAAATCTGTAACCGCAAGAGTGACAGAGCCGGGCTCAATCATCTTATAGTCAAGACCGCTGTACATGATGTCGTTGATTTCATTCTTTGCGCTTACGTGCCCGCCGTCAGCTACAGCCTCTAGCGCTGTAGGGGTTGCGGTAAGCGTTACCAGAGACGCATGCGGATAGTCGTCCGCCGTTCCCTTAGTTGCTACTGTAAAAATGGGCTTTACGCCCGCTGCCAACCCCTCAACCTTTGCCTTGAACTTCATCGCTTTCTCCTTCGTCTTTGTCGTACTCGTTTGCTATTTCGTTTGCTTTCTTCTTCACTCGCTGAATCGCATTGTCAATGCTTCTAGCATTGATTGGCTCGTCATGCTTCTCGTTGGCCTCGTACTTTTCAAGTATCTCTTTGGCCTTATGCTTGATTCGGCTAAGGGCGTTATCGACGCCCTTGATATTTACCCTGACCTTTGCACGCTTCGCATTTATTCGGTCTGCTATCTCGTCGTATGAATAGCGCTGAGCATAAAGCAGATACACTTCTTTCTCGAATCGAGAAAGAGAGTTGAGTAACATGGTTTGAAGATTGCGGTAGTATTCGTCTTCTCCAACGGAGGTTATCAAATCCTGACCGTCTGGATCGGCAATAACATGGGCTAAAGATAGATCATCTTCGCCGCCATTACCGTTGTTTGATTCTTTGTCTAATGAAACGCTGTGATTTAGAACTCTCTTCTTATTCTGATACGAAGACTTGAACTCTGTAGCCAAATGTCTTCGTATGCACAATAATGCGAACTTATCGAACGGAGCAGGGCCTTCGCCTGATCCTCTTGTCTTGTCGTAGTCTTTGATAGCTTTGAACTGAAGGGCAACAAGAGCTTCCTGCATTATGTCGTCGTGATTACAACCCGGAATATTAAACCTAGATATCAGTTTTTGAATCTTCGGGATAAGTTTCTGAAGTATTGCTTCAAAAGCCTTATCAGTTGTTTCTTTGTCTTTGTTCTTTCTGATTATGTTTATGAGTTGAACATACTTCAGGTTGTCATCATATTCTTGCTTAGCGGGATCTTTTACTTCGGCAACTGGTTTGGACTTCTTAGCTCTTTTTGCCCCAACCTTCTTCGTGCGTTTGGGCATTCATGACTCCATTACCCAGCCGCTTTATTCTCCGTTCTGTTGAAGATGATAGAACAAATCACAAACTTCTCTAGCATTGTCTGCGCGTTCATGTTCAAAGAAATGCCCTTGTTGACTTCGGAGATCAGATCAATCATTTGAAGCAAGAGCGGTATTGAAACATTTTGCGCCTGATGAGAGTAGCGTTTCTTTTCTTCTTCGGTCAGGAATAGGAGCTTAGCGGTGTCTTTCGCGGTCTTAATAACAAGCAGAGTCCTAATATGACCTACAAGGCCGTTAAGAACCTCCCCGACATCGCGCCCATCTCCCATAATATGATCGATGATTCGCATAGCCTCACCGGCGTCGGGTTTCACTATAACATCGACCAAATCGAAGAATTTGTTCTCATCTATAGCAGATAACGCCTGCTGAGCAAGCTCTGCTGTAATTTTTGCACCGTTAGCAACGGTTATCATAATCTGCAAGTTTTGCAAAGAGTTCCTGACTGAACCCTTGGAAAGCCTTGCTGCTATCTTCAATGCTGCCTCGTCTACGTCTATGTTTTCAGCAGCTACGACCCTCTTCAGATTGACAAGGATTTGGTCCCATGCAACCTTGTTGAATCGTAGAGGAAGACAACGGCTATGTATCGTGTCTTTTAGGTCTTCTGCGTTAGTCGTACAGAGGATGAAAATGACATTCGGCGGCGGCTCTTCAATCATCTTCAGCGCAGCTTCCGCAGCGGCTCCGCTTAGCCTATGAGCCTCGTCAATAATAACGAAGCGATACTTAGAGCGAATAGGCGCATACCGAATAGCGTCCTTTAGCTCTCGAATCTCGTCAACCTTGCCCTTGGAGCCTGCGTCAAACTCCATAACGTCGATGGACTTGCCATCGAAGATTGCTTGAATGTCTGGGTCTTCAAGGTCTGGTTCAGTTGTCATACCTCTCTTATCGTTTACGGCTGCCGCAAAGATACGAGCGCTAGAAGTCTTGCCGCATCCAAACTTACCTGCAAAGATGTAGGCATGATGGAGCTTTCCAGACTGAATCGAGTTGGTCAAAACTCTAGTAACTGCTTCTTGACCAATAAGATCAGCAAGCTTCTTGGGGCGGTACTTATTTGCGAGTATGCTCATTTACTTTCCTTTGCTGCCATAATTCCGTTAACCCAATGTCGAACCATAAGGTTCTTCAAACCGATATCCGCACTCGACGGAACAACGAATGCACTTGGTATTGAAGACCAGTTTATATTGTCCAAAGAAGTTTCGCTTGGATGATTGTCATTGAAAAGCTTTCGTTCAAGTCTTACTATGAACCCGCCAGCCTTTTCAACGGCTTCAAGTTCAGAAGGGAATCTAAGGTCGGCAATAATGGCGATCTTCGGATTATCCTTCTGTATCTTGCGAATACAAGCATTTACCCAGACCATAGGACTAAACATATTCCTCATGATATCTGTGCCAAATACTTGCATGACCTCGCGAGCGGTCATTGGTCCCTTTTTATACTCATTGACAACTTGAGTATCTGTAACATATTCCATTGGACTTGATACAATCTCTGTCCTAGAAGAAATGATAGGACGGAAGTTTGTCGGAAACTTCTCCCAAAGAAACTCGGTAGGAACATTCTTCTGCTCGTCCGTTCCATAGACTTGCTCTGGCTTAATTCCAAGAACGTCTATACAAAACTCTTTGATAGGATCAGCAAAAGAGTATATCTTGACGTTTTCAGTTAGCTGCTTATTTTTCCCTAGCCCGGCGATTTGTAGGACTCTTTGCCATTCAGTTTTGTTGTCCAAACTACCGCCGGGCGCGGCTGGCGTTGATGGAGCGATGTAGACTTTATCTCCATCAGGAGACTGAACTAGGCGATCTTCATCGAATTTGATGTCATTGTACTTAAGTTCAAAGTAAGCTCTCAAGTATGTAGCAAGACTGCTCTTTCCGCTTTGCTTCTTGCCGGAAAGTCCAATGATTATCGCCATGTTTCTGCTCCTTTTAGACTTTTCTAATGAAGTAGACAGTCTTCTTCTGAAGACTCTCATGGGTCAAGCTCGTAACTGGCCGACCCTTGCTATCCTTCATGTAGAGTCGAGTTTCTACCTTACTCTTGTCGGGCTGCTTAGCGAACTTGGAGCCAATATACACTCGAACGCTTGTCGTCTTAGGATCAAGAACCGCAAGGTCATTACTGCCGACCTTCATTGCGCGATGCTTGCCGTCTGGACGGGCGCTGGCGTATACAACGGAGTTATCTGCTTCTCCATTACCATCAACAAACTCGATCAAGTAAGCCTCTACAGAGCTAAGTTGCTCGCTTGCCGTAAGCGAGTTACCAAAGTTGGCGTCTGTAACAAGCTGACTTGCCTTATTCATTGCTTGAACATGGCTTGTTGGACCGTCAAACGTGCCAACAATCGACCCTGTACCGTACTCGTCTTGCGACCAAAGTTGAACCTTCATCGTCTCTCCTTAGTATTGTTCTGTTTTCCAATCCACTTTACCTGCAAGCAGATTGGGGATAGTGGCTGTATCCATGAAATCCACTCCGAGCGTTCGGAAAATGAGTCCGTGACCCTTCTTGTCAAATGGAACCGTCTTACCTTCTCCGTCTGGAGAGATAGAAAGCAGAACCTCGGCAACCAAAGCTGCGCGATGCGGCTCGCTCAAAGCCTGCCAATCCGAAGAATGCACCGTAATGAAATACGTCTTGGGGCAGAAAAGAGTTACTGGCGCAGTAATGGGCTTGAGTTCCCACATCTGAGTCTTCTTCTCTGGACGGTCCTTATTGGTAATCTGAACAGCAGCTAGCTTGTCTGCTTCTACGTCTGGGAAAACAGACGGGTAAAGGTCAATGAGCTTCTTAGCTATCTCAAGAAACTCTGGAAGTTGTTCATAATTCGGTTTCGTCTGCGGCATCGCTATCTCCTTGGTCGTCTTGAATTGATGTCGGGGTTACATGGCCCCAATCAAACTTTGCGTTGTTTTTTTCGTCCACTCGGACGGCATAGAAGATGTCGGCATCCATGTCTGCTATCTCGACAAGAACACCATTATCATTTCTGCTGACTCTGAGCATGAGAGTTCCGTCATTAGAAACATACTCTCCTGCCTTCAGTCCTCTAACTTCGTTTTTCATAAACTACTCATTCTGTGTAAGTCTTGAATATAAACCTTACGTCCTCTGAACACTTTTGGAAACCTTATAGAACAACAAGTCGAAAGGGGATGAATGGCTATTTCTCTATTCCATATTGACCAACCAGCATCTACAAAAGTTGCTCTATTCATTCTACAGAGTCTTTGATAGAACTCTAAATTGAGTTTTTTGAATCGCCTATTGACTTTATGGTTTAGATACATCTTTATCCCATGTCGCAAATGGCTTAATAAAGCGAGAGCTACCTAGAAACTCGTTCTTAAACGGAACAGTCCAAGGCGTCTTGTGTAGACTCTGTTCAGGTTTTTCTGTTAGCGCATAAGAAAGAACAGCAACAAGCTCTATATTGCCGCCATTGAGGATTTCAAATCCCCACTCATAAAGACGTATCTTCGTAATGTTAGGCAGTACGAAAACACTCTTAGCCTTGTATGATATTGATTTCTTTAGCTGTTCTGTTCGTTCTAGTTCATTATCAGGAATATCTTCCCATCCTTGGTATATCTTCTTGTCTCCATTCCAATCAGACGAGAAAGAGCATGTCGTAGAACCGTCCTTAAAGGGAGAGATTCTAAAGACTGGTAGGCTGTTGAGATATTGGAAACAAATCCTCTCTGACGCATTCCCATGAACATAAAAACAGTTAAGACAGTTAGCTCTAGAAGAGAAAGTGTTGAATATAAGCGTTAGAATAGTCCTAAGATCTGGGATCTTGCTATCTTCTAGAGTTGGAGGGATTACTCTGCTTGTCATATCTGTGTCATTGACACTAGACATGCTATCTTCCTCTTTTCTAGAGGGAACCCAATTGATCCAATTGCCTATGGAAGAGCCAGATACTATATAGGTATGCAATCCACCTTGTCCATTAGAAATGGACGATGAAAAGAAGCTATCCGAAGGACCATTTGGAACAGGAGTAGTCATTTCTTCTTCTTGAACTTCCTGAAGCGATTAAATCCCTTAGGCTTATCGCCTTCTGCTTTGGGGACTATCGGAGCATTTGTTGCGTCTCGCATACCCCTACACTTAGGATACTTTTCACATCCAAAGAAATCGCCCTTGTATCCCTTACGCTGTATCATCTTGTTGTTACAGAGATGACAAGGCTCGCTGCAATAGACTTTCTCAACAACTACTCGTTCCTTGGGCTGTCCATTCTCGTCCATGTTGCATGTAAACTTGCATTCCTTATCAGGACAAGCAAAGAACGATCCAAACTTTCCATGCTTGGCAAGGAGCTTCTGCTTACACTTCGGACAATCGAAGTTAGTAACAGACAAGTTTTTCTTCATGGTCGTGGCGTTGTCAATATCGCACTTGAGACGAGTCCAGAACTCGTCCAAAACGCCCAGCTTCTTAAGCTCCTTCTCTCCAATCTTGTCAAGCTTATCTTCCATTTGGGAAGTAAAATTCAAGTCCATGAAACAGAACTTAGCTCCTACGAGGAAGTCGCATACCTTGATGCCAAGATCGGTTACCTGATATGAGTTTCCGCAAGGCTCGATATACCCTCTTGCTTTCAAGGTTTTAGTAATGCTTGCATAAGTAGCAGGACGACCAATGCCGGATTCTTCATACATCTTTGTAATAGAAGACTTGGTGTACCGAGAAGGAGGCTGAGTAAACTTCTGCTCAGAAGTTACTGCGGTAATATCGCACTTATCTCCAACCTTGAGCAGAGGCAATGGCTTATCTTCGCCTGTAGACCAATGCCAAACCTTTCGCCATCCGTCAAAGACCGAAACGCTTCCATTTGCGCCTAGTTCATAGTTATCAACTGCAAATCTCGCAGAAACAGCCAAGTTCCTGCCTTTCTCCATCTGACTAGCAACGGTTCGTCGCCAAATCATGTCATACAGTTTCCTATGGTCTGCTTCTCCGACAATCTGCTCTACCGTAATATCAACGGGACGGATAGCTTCATGGGCCGCTTGCGCTGCCGCCTTGTTGCTGTAAACTTGAACCGTCTTAGGCAAATACTCGGGAGCATGTCCGCATTTAATGAAGTCTCTGGTTGCCGCCAAAAACTGAGGAACAATGGTTACGGAGTCGGTACGCATATAGGTGATACGACCGTCTTCGTACAATCTCTGCGCTACTCTCATTGTCTTGTCTTGGTCCCAGCCAAACAAACTTGCGGCTGTCTGTTGAATCGTTGAAGTCGTAAACGGAGCGCGAGGAGAAGTAGATACTTCCTTGCTGTCATACTTGGTTACGGTAACAACTTTCTTTGTAAGATCGGCTACAATCTTGTCTGCTTGCTCTTTATTCTTGATGTCCATCTTTTCTGGCTTGACAAGAGACGCTGAGATCTTCTCCTTCTTAGGAGTAAGCAGGTCTGCGCCAATATCCCAGTATTCAACAGGCACGAATGAGCGGATTTCTTTTTCGCGCTCAGCAAGAACCCTCAGAGCAGCGCTCTGAACTCGCCCAGCAGACTTTCCGCCAGTAGCGGACGTAGTAATGAACGAGCATTTATAGCCCACCAGCCTATCAAGAATGCGTCTAGTTTCATAGCTATCAACTAGTTCATAGTCTATGTCGCCTGCGTTCTTAATGGCGTCCTCAACGGCTTGTTTGGTAATGCTATTAGTCTTGGCCCTCTTGAATGGCTTACCTTTAGGAAGTTGTTTGCTTAGGTGCCAAGCGATTGCTTCTCCCTCTCGGTCTTCGTCGCTCATGAGATAGATAAGGTCTGCCTTCTTCGCCTCGTCTACTATGCCAGCGACAACGCCTTCCTTGCCGGGCATGATGGCATAGTTAGGAAGGAAGTCTTTCTTGATGTCTACGTTGAGGCCCTTTGCGGGAAGGTCTATAACATGACCAACAGACGCTAGGACTTTATACTCTTTGCCCAAATAGCCTTGAATCTTCTTGGCTTTTTCAGGGGATTCTACGATTACTAGGTACTTTGCCATAAGCGTGTATCGACAAGAAAAGGGCGCGAGGTTTATGCCTCACGCCCTTTGAATAATCAAGCTACAAGCAGAAAGTGTTAGTTGCTGGAAACGGTCTTCAAACTGTACAAGTTACGGGCGGTCGTACTCTGTAGATACGTGCCTTGGCTGCTGCTGACTACTCGGACTCCGGCGATTCTCGAACGATTGGCGAGCTTGACTGCCTCTGCGCGGCTGACCCTGCGGTTACCTGAGAGGAGGAAGCCTACCGTATGACCCTTGCTGTTAATGACTCTCTTCTGTATTGACAATGCTTTCATTCTATCTCCTTAAATCTGCTATTGCAGCTTGATTAATACTCTGGATCTTCGTGGTCTTCTAACTCATCTATGTCTTCGTCTCGGATGTCATGTTGCTTCTTTAGGTTATTGAATGCGTCTTTCATGTTATTGAGAGACTGAGAACCCAGCGAAGATTCAAACACTTCCATCCTTAGCTTGTGTTCAAGCTCCATCTCGCATTTTTTCAGCACGCCAAACAACATGATGTTGGCTAGTAGTTTTTGCATAGCTGGTTTTTCTACGGCCTCTACAACCTCGGCTAGCTCTGCTGGTGTGAAGTCTTTTTTCAGTTCTGTTTCTAACGCGATAGTTAGCTCTTCAATGACGCTTGGCAAGATCTTTACATATGAAGGTTCATACGCATTGATCATCTGCATGTTTACGGCTATGAGACAATCCTTGGCATACTCAATGCGTTTTTCATTGATGTTAGGGTTTTGCTTCTTAGCCTTGGCAGCAAAATCTTCCATCCGCTCTTTCAAGTCTTCCTCGATTTGTTTGCGAGATTCTTTGATAAGAACCCGCCCGTCGAGATACGACCTAAAAGGACGTATAAAAGCTATGGCTACTTTACTAGCTAAAGAAATCTTTGCCATTATCCCCTCGTTTTTCTAGCTGTCCCCATTTCTTGACGCAACCGAGCCTTGCCAATGAACCCGGAAGCAAGTCCGGCAATATGGCACCAAGCCTTAGCGCATTGGGTTATCTCATCCTCCGTCTGCGCCTGAGACATCTTTAGTTCTCTAGCGTCCAACAGAGGACACTCGGGAGAGAAGATGCCGTTGATTTGCAGTCTCTTATAGGCGATCTCAAGGATATATGGAGGAGTGCCGATTGCGTCGGCAAGGTCATTCAGCTTGGGAGAAACGCCTTGCAGGTAAGCAAGGCAAATGGCGATTCCATAACCGCCGTCTCTCTCGTCCATAGGAATCGTGTCAGATTCCCAATCGTCGCCGCAAATGTATCGAACTGGCCTATCGTAGTGTGATTTCATATGCTTTCTTGCTCTTTATCTCAAACTTAGTTGAGTAACGAAGAAACACCTGAGCATCTCCAAACTTTTCGAAGATTAGTGGCTCGGCATTCTTATCATCGTCTACAAACTCTCCGGTCTTGCTCAAAACACACGGAAGCGAAATATATGGATTCGGAGAAATAGGAAAATGATGATGGATGACCCAACCCCGAGTATCAACATTTACCGCTCCGTCCAGACAAGGGACTGAATAAGGAACAATAAAGATCTGCTTCTGAGTATACCACCAGTTTAGGTCGCTTCTCGTATTGTCGGAATGGTACTTCTCAACAAAGATTTCAACTTTTTCACGCATTTTGTAGCCTTCTTTTCAACTCGATTATTCCGCTATCCAAATCGTAAACAACAAGGTCAATCTTATGCTTAGCTAGAAACGCTCTGGTTTTCTCTCTATATTCAGGAAGAATGATAATCAGAAGACGATTGGTTTTAGCAAAATGCCTCAAAACCTTTCTAGACAATTCGCTTCTGTAACAAATCTGAATCTCATTGTCTTTGTCGTTCTCTTTATCCCGATAAGTTCCCTTGCAAGAGATTCTCCATAGACCCGGGATCGCAGTCTTGTTGCCATTTGAATCCTGATAATATGTAAGAACCAAATCTGGCTTGGTCCCGTCTTCCATTTCTCCTATACGAGTGGCTGTCATTCCAACCATCTTAAGAAGATACTGTATATTGTCTTCTAGGCTTTTTCCTGCGGCAGGCATTGCCCTCTGAGAAATAGAATCTACAACCGCTTTTATCCACAAGTAGCTATCCATAGGAGTAATTGCATTCTCGTTAATAAGAGTATGCCGCTTTTCTTGCTCTTCTGCTCCTATCTGGTTTGTAACCAGATTCCACTTGTCATCTTTCATCTTATAGAGAGCAATACACTTATCATTTAGAGAGTCTTGAGTTTTTGCGCAATCGTCAATCTGCGAATCTGAAAAAGTCTTCGCTTCTTCAAACCTCGCCCCATATGTCTCTTCCATGTAGGAATAAACCGGGCTATCATTACGACGCTTACTAGAGCGATTTTTTGGTGCTGCTATCATAATTCCCTTTTACTGACTACGCAAAGCATGAGGTGTACTTTCAACCCAAGCATGATGCCCTATCTCAATACAAGTAGCCGTATCTTGAAGCTCTGCGATGCTCCCTACTCCCGAGTAGGTAAATCCTGAACGAATCCCGCCGCAAAGCTCTTCTATAATCGGGCGTACAGGCCCTTTTGTCTTGATTTCTATGGCTTCGCCTTCTGCTGCAACTCCAACCTTACCAAGATCGTTCAAGAAGTGCCTAGAAGATTGGCCTCTATAAAGCTTGAACGAGCCTTCTCTTGTTCTGATAGGTTCGCCCGGAGTTTCGTCGCATCCAGAAAGCATATTGCCAATCATTACTGCGTCAGCGCCAGCCGCCAAAGCCTTGACAATATCTCCGCTATTACGAATGCCTCCGTCTGCAATGATTCCTGTCCTGCCGCCCTTATCTACAAGTGCCTTCTTGACATTCATAATGGCAGAAAGCTGAGGAATTCCATGACCAGTAACAAGACGAGTCGTGCATACAGAACCGCATCCAACCCCTACCTTGATACAGTCTGCGCCGCAGTCTACTAAATCAACTGCGCCCTCGGGAGTTGCTACGTTTCCGGCAATGATGAAGATGTTTGAGAGCTTTCTCAACTCTCGGACAGTATCCATAGCCTGTTCCATATGTCCATGAGCAACGTCAAGACATACGATCAACTCTTTAGCAAGAGATTCGTGGAAATCGTCGTTTATATCATTGACAAACCTTACCCAAGTCTCTCCGCATCCTACGCTAAAACCAATCCTCATACGAATCTTGGCAACTTCATGAATAGCCGCTGCATAATCGCTTAGGCTTGGATAGAACCTATGAAGGATGCCAAGACCTCCGATCTGAGACATTTCTATAGCCATAGCGGTACCAGTTACGGTATCCATGTTGGCGCTAATAATCGGAAGGTCTAGATACTGCTCTGAACCCAGATGGGTTTTGAGAGAAATAGTCTTATCGTTACGAGATTTGAAGCGAGAGCGTCTAGGCCTCAGTAGAACATCATTGAAGGTTAGCCATGAAGTAGGTTCATAGGTATAGCCCTGTGCGTCCACGAACTCCATTATCTTCTCCTATTTAGTCAGTAACGAGCTTGAGCTTATTGATTGCTTCGGACTGTGCAGCATTAGGAACCAAGAGTTGCGGAGCTTGCTGAGCCTTGGCCTTTGCTTCCTGCTCTGCTTTCAACTGAGCAATAGCCGCCTGCGCCGCAGACTCATATCTCTCAAATGCTTCCTTGCGAGTGGCAGCCTCAATAGGGAATCTCATTTCCTGAGGACGAGCAGCGATAACCTCACCATTACGGCCTTGAATCGCAACAGGAATCATGAGCATTCCCAAGTAAACCATTGAAGGCTCAGGAGTATCTCCCATTTCCGCCTTGATTTGCTCATCCGTAGGAGCGGCCCCCGTCTCTGCATCAAGAAGCTGAAGCTCTTCGAGCTTCTCTCCATTGGGGCCATAAAACTGGTAAACAGATCGCATCAGCATTGAATCATTCCTTTCGAGTTAGCCTTTTATCGTCTTGGGGCGAGGTCTTTCTGTCAGCTATCACGTAAATCCCAATCGACCATGAGTTTGCACAAATCCTGCATAGAAGTGGAGGCTTTCCACCCGAGCTTCATTTCGGCCTTAGTGGAATCTCCTAGCAAATAGTTCACTTCGGACGGTCTGTAGTATTTTGGATCGATTACCACAAACTCTTCCCAATTAAGACCTACATAGCTAAACGCTTCCTTCAAGAAGTCTTTTACCGTATAGCTCTTGCCAGTTGCAATTACAAAATCGTCAGCCTTATCCTGCTGAAGCATAAGATACATCGCCTCTACGTATTCCTTGGCATAACCCCAATCTCTTTTTGCGTCCAAGTTACCTAGCTTTAGATCCTTCTGAAGACCCTTCTTGATCCTAGCAACTGCTTTGGTAATCTTCTTTGTTACAAAGGTTTCGCCTCGTCTGGGACTTTCATGATTGAACAGAATCCCATTGCAAATGAACATGCCATAAGACTCTCGGTAGTTTCGGCATAGATAATGAGCGCCTACTTTTCCGCAAGCATAGGGACTCTGCGGCAAGAAAGCGGTGTTCTCATTTTGAGGAGCAGGGGACGCCCCAAACATCTCGCTCGAAGAGGCATTATAGATCTTACAGCCCTTGATTCCAGCGCTTCTTACCGACTCAAGAACATTCAATGTTCCTAGAGTTGTAGACATTACTGTATCATGCGGTATCTCAAAACTTACCTTGACATGAGACATGGCTCCAAGGTTATAGACTTCATTAGGCCTAACCTCTTGAATGATTTTAGAAATGCTATTCTGATCCGTAAGATCTGCATAATGGAGATTGAGTCTATCAAAGATATGGTCAATTCGTCCTGTATTGAACGAGCTTGAACGTCGCACCGTGCCATGAACTTCATAGCCTTTAGACAGAAGGAGTTCCGCTAGATATGAACCGTCTTGACCAGTGATGCCAGTAATCAATGCTTTGTACATGCTAGCCCTCCTATGTTTTCTAAGAACCAATCATAGGTACTCTTGAGTCCAGCATCCAAATCCGTAAACGGCTCTAGCTCGAACTCAGAAGAAACCTTCTCTATACTAACGTCTTTTCTATGAATACCGTCTAGCCGTCCGTTGAAATACGTAGAACCAAAGAATCCTACAGTCCTCTGAACTGCTTGAGAGATTTCAGCGATACTATAGTTTCTAGGATTAGCAAAATTGAAATCGCCATGCTTCCCCGTTTTCAAGAACTTAACAATCTGTTTTGTCAAATCGTCTACATAAGTAAGTTGTCTAAGAGCAAGACCAGATCCGTATAGCTCCACGCCCTTGTCAGTATCTTTAGCGTTATGATATTTGAGCATGAGGGCTGGAATAACATGGCTCTTTTGCAAGTCAAACGTGTCATTAGGACCATACAGATTGCTTGGGTAGATTACCGTCCATTTGAATCCGTACTGTTGTCTCGCTGCGTCTATTTGCACTTGCATCATTCGTTTTGCGAATGCATAGCCATAGTTCGTCTGCTCTGGATATCCCTTATGCAAAACTTCTTCTTTGATAGGATAAGAGTCTACAACCGCAGGATATACGCAAGTGCTTGACATAGCAATGAGTTGTGGCACTCTTAGCTGAGTACAAGCGTTGACAACGTTTGTATTGATTTTGAGGTTCTCAACAAAGTAATCATACAAGAAGTCTGAGTTATCTTTGATTCCTCCGACTCTTGCAGCCAAATGGATTACTACGTCAGGATTGCAGGTATTGAACACCATATTGGTGCTTTTTTCATCTCTAAGATCGCAGTCCGCTGAACTTAGATAAATAGCTTCAGGAATAAGCTTCTTCAAAGATTTCCCAACCATTCCGCTTCCGCCTGTAACTAGAATTTTCATGATTTCTCCTTAGAAGCAAAAACCTTCTTCAATAAGTTCATCGGGCATATCTTCCGGAAAGACAAATGTTTCGTCTGGGACTTTCTTTTCCGGCGGCGGCTGTATCGTGTAGTAAAGACCGTCAGGCTTTATTTGCTTCTTAAACGATATTTGACAGTCCTTGAGAATGTTCTCAATCATTGGACTGTTTGCAGGATCAACTACAATTTGTTGCTCTACTCGCTTAAGCTGGGTATTATTGATTACAACATATACCTCGTCCATATTCATGCCAATGATATGAACTATTTTGGCTGGCTTCTTTCGTCTACGGGGCTTCTTAGTCTTAGGACTGGATTTATCCGCAGATTTCTTTAGCGCTTTGTCTTTATGCATTCATAACCTCCTGAAACAAATGATATTGTGACTTCGGAGGTAAATATAACCAGAAAGCGCATTTCACCAAAATGTTATGGCAATCTTGGATTGAACCCTATTCTTTTTCTGCGCTCATACGTTCTACCGTCATATGTATAGAAGGACTCGTTCTTCAGATGAAGTTGGTCCTTTCCTGTATAGTCTATCCAAGAATGCTTGATTATGACGTTATCAATGTAGGTTGCTTTCCCCATTCCATAGGTAACATCATGGAATTCGTTGTCACAGTAAACACTAACGTAGCTTGGATGGTAAATATAGCCAAAGTAGTCATACATAGGCTTACCCATGATAGAAAGCGTATTCAAACGAGTTCCTACCCTGCCGTCATTGTAATGCAGAACCCCATTCAAATCAGGGTAGTATTTGAGCATGTCGTCTAGGATTATCTTGTCATATCCATGTTGAACCGGCGTCATATCGTCGCTAGCCAAAAGGACTATCTTCCAATCCTTATGGTGATGCATGTCTGCGTTTATGGCTTGAACCTTGGTTTTTGAGTCCCCATAGTAGTAGAATATGTTCTGCCGACCGCCATTGGCGGGGCTGAGCCACCACTTCATGTCCTCATTGTTCATCGTAGCGTCGTCCGAGTCCATAGAGACTACGAATTTTACCTTGGTCTGCCCAGAAAGCATACTGTAATATTTGTCAAACTGATTACGGAACTTATCAGGTCTTGCCCTAGTTGGAATCTTGATTAGCAGATCAAACATTTTGTCTCCAATACTTCTTGAGTATTCCTACATAGTCAGAGCAAATCCCATAAACCTTCACCTCTTCATACTTGGACATCAAAGATTCCAAAGACAAAAGCGGTATAATCGACTTCTCATCCGCTTCTTCCAAGTTGTGCGACCAAATCAGTTTGCAGTTATGAATAATGGTATGCTTCTCTTGTTCATGGAAGAATATTCTGAGGTTGCTGTCAATCAGTGTTCGTAGCGCAGAGAAGTTCTTGGTATGGACCCATAGCTTATCATTGCGGGCATACATCCACGCTGGATCGAACTCATACTGAGGGCCGTCATGCCCTAAGAAAAAACGCCCATCCTTTACCCATACGTCTACTTCTACTTCATATCCTGCGTCTATTGCTGCTTGAATATACTCAAGGCGATTTTCCATTTCTGGCTTGATATTATCAATGTTACCTCTATGGGATATCAATATCATAGTTCCTCGATTCGTTTGGCTTTATCGTCAATTACTATATCGAACAAAGGCTTCTTATCGCCCATAACAAGAGTATGGAATTTTGCATTCCATCGCTCAAGTTGTTCTATGGTCAGCTTGCGTAGCGCTTCAACCCTCTCGCCATTCTCGGGCTGCGTACTTCCTCTGGCGGTCCAATAAACTATAGTCCATCCTTCGTCATACATCTTGTTGATTTTGGCTATGTTCTTATGGCTTGGGATGGCGTCTTCGTAGATATATCCATTCTCATAGAAACATATCGTGTCGTCTATGTCAACATATGCTGTGGGGGTCTTGTTATTCTTACTGTGGGTTTCTTTCATGGTATGACTTCCAATAATCATAAGACCTTATCAAATCGACATGATCTTTGATGTGTTGCGGCGAGTTCAAAATCGTTTTCCATGCCTCAAAGGTTCTGACTTCTTCGGGAGTACCAAATACAGTAACGTACTTAGTAGGATAAACGTCCACCTTCAATCCGTCCTCAATCAAAAGATTGTACACCAAAGTTACATAGTATTCGCCATTGTAGTTGATGTTCTTATCAATGAGGGACTGGAAATACTTACGGACATAGCTGCCCTTCTTGAAGTAATACGTGCCTGTAGAAGCATGCTCGCTTGAAGGATCATTCCAGTTGTACGGCTCTTTTTCCTTGATAGCCAAGACTCTACCATTGTCGTCTTTGATATGCGCCATAAAGGTAGGGCTGAGACGATGGGGATGAAATCCAACATGGCTCAAGATACAGCCGTCGCTATTGTTTGCCGCTACATACTCTTTGAAATGAGCATAATCCCAAATGTAAGGGTTATCGCAGTACGTAATGATGACTTCTTTATCGTCCTCGATATACTGCATAACTTCTGAATCAAGAACAGTAAAGACTGGTCCCTTTTTATGAGGCGGGATGGAGAGTATTTTTGCGTTTGGAACCAATCCCAGCAAGACAGAACGCATTTCTGTTGTAGCTAGATGCGTCTCATTACAAATGAATACAAACTCGTCGTTCTTCGTATCAAACATCTCGCAGATGTATTCGATTATTCGCTTACCGCCAACTTTGATAAGAGGTTTTGGGTCGGTGTATCCCGCTCTGATAAAACGGTCCCCAGTTCCGGCCATTGGTACAATCACTCGCATGTTTTACCCTTATATAGACTGTCGATGTTTCTCAGATTCAAGACTCAACAAAGCCTTGACTTGATCATCGGTCAAATGTCTAACATTACCCATTTGGCCTCCAATACTATTAACATAGTTATGGGCTGCTATGGTTTCTCTCTTTGCAGGATTGTTATAGAAGATAACGGCGTCAGGAAATGGGTATAGAGCATAAGTATTCTTGTCCGCGAAAGAAATATCGAACTCTTCGAAACCGCCTACCCTGCATATATACTCTTTAGCGATTGCATGAATATGGTTAAGAAGATCAACAGCTTCTTTTAAGTTATCGCTAGAGATAACAATGCCATGATTTTCTAAGAAGTAAACCGGCTTAGAAGGCAGTCCTTTGAAAGCCACAAAAAGGTCATGTCCCGGAGTCGCATAATCAACATACTCATAATCCAAGTCAGAGTACAGCGCAGAAATGATTTCCTTGGAGTTTTCTAGACAAAGAAGAAGAGTTGGATAAATGGCATGGGTATGGATTACATACTTCCTTAATAGCAAATGTACGCCAACTTCCATTGAGGGAGTTTTATGACGAACATGAACTTTCTTGAGGATTCCATTGAGTTCAGAATCGTTTTGGCTATTCAATATATCATGCTTCTCTGCTGGCATAATAACAGAATACCCGCGCAGACAACTAATGTCTTTGATATCATACCCAGAAGCCTTGATAATCATGAAGTCGTCAGACTTTACAGAAATGTTACCGCCGCCGTTCTGACAAATATCTATGCTCTGACCAATGGTTTCAGCAATCTTCGTAAAGTCGCTAAAGTCAGAGAGGTAGTTTTCAATGAACTCCAAAAGTCCCTTAGGAACTTCCGTATCTTTCTTCTTCTCTACAGTTACGGCTATTTCAACCGTCTCATGCTTGTTACCAAGATTATGAATGGCAGAAATAGTGTCGATCTTAACAACTGCGTCTGCTAGACCAATCTGTTTATCTCTTAGATGTCCATTATCAAGGCTTCGTTTCTTGATAATCTCTAATACGTCATTGTACTTGTAGCCTCTTTCTTCGGTATCTCTTAGCAGCTTCCAATGCGTTATGAGGTTCCTATCAGCGTCAACAAATATCTTGAGGTCGATAAGCGATTGACTGATATCCGTGTAGAAGGCATGCAATCCTTCTATGATAATGAATGACTGCGGCTCTATCTTCTTAGGCGGATTAAACCAGCCTGTCTTATGATTGTACACAGAACGATATATGGGCTTGCCAATCACCAAGTCCTGTAAATGAAAATCCCCAAGCTCTAGATTGTTTGCATTGGGGTTGAGGTGAGTTATGCTAGACCAAGCTGGATTGTGTCTTTCCCATTTGTGAAGATCGTCTGTACTTATGATAGCCGTATTATGTTCTCCGAAAAATAGCGAGATAATCTCAGCTAGAGTAGACTTACCAACTCCTGATTCGCCAGATATCCCTATAATGTACGGCTTGCTAATCATTAGTCTAACATACCAACCTTTCTTAGAAGATTTTCAGTTGCTCTCGTTCTAATCTTGCAGTTTTCTTCAGAAAGAAAATGAGGAAAAGGACGAACCGCATGAAGGTTCTTGTATTGACCTGTTCTTATTCTTTCTTCGTCAACCTCATATTCGCCTTTTTCTGCATTATACATAGACGAATGTACATGATTCCCGTCCGTTCTTCCAACTCCGCTCTTTAGGAAGAACCCTGTAAACTTTACGTCTTTGTTGAATATGCTATTTCGCAAAGCCCTCGTAGATCTAAGCTCTTCAGCGCACCACAAGTTATGCTGCTCAATAGGATCGCATTCTCTAAATGCCCTAGTTCCATTGTATCGCTTACTTGTTACTATGTTGCTAATGCTTTCCTCGAACCCGCCTTCTATGTCCAAAGCATACTTCATTAGGCCGCCCTTAGCGCAATGATATTGAGCAGGGAGGTTCGTATCGTGTCCAAGATCTTTTTGGTTCTGCGGCGTAATAACCTTGTTGGCCCAGCCGTATTGCGTTCCATTTAGCTGCGTGATTCCGTCTGCGTCAAGATGCAAATAATGGTCGTCAGCAAAGTCGGCTATTTGCGTTGTTAGCCAGTCGGTTGCCAATGGGTACATATCCATATCACCGATTAGCCAAGTCGTATCAGGCTCTAAGGTAGGCCAAAAGAACTTGCTCCATGTAATTTGAATCAATAGAGGCCAGTTTGGCATAATGGGAACCTCGATTACCTTCCCATACTCTTCGCTCATATTTGTCTTCGATCTATCTCCAAATAACAAGCACACGGGTTCTATCCCAAGCTTTGTCTTGAAGACCTTGGCATTCAAGTTCCAGAATACGCTAAACGTTTCTGAAGTAGAAAATATGACTTTATCAATCTTCACAATCCAGCCTCTTCTACTTGATATACGCTTTTGAAGTTCTTCTTGCCAATAAGCGAAGGAAAACGGCTAAAAGACGAATAACGATTAGACGCTACATTTAGGCTGCTCTTAGACATTGTTGCCATATCAAAATATGTCTGTTGCCATTTTGGTAGCATGGGCGGAATTGATATGATGTTCTTGTTCTTTTTAACAAGGAAGTCCACAAACTCCGCCTTCTTCTCGTCCTCGTCGCTGCATATGAAAAACGTATCGTAGACCTTTACCGCCTTTTCCATGCACTTGTAAGTAAGCTCATTTAGTTCTTCAATCTGAGTAGAATGAATAAAGGTTCCGTCTGTAGCTTCTGGGCGAACCTTATCTCCTCTTCGAATATGAAGAGTCATAAACTTTTCTGGTAGAGTGCTTAGATACGCATTTATAGTATCGCAAAATCCAAACTCTTTCGCAACCTCGTCAAAACGATTCTGAAACTCTTCAAAAGTCAACCTGTCTTGAAGATGCTTAAGCCAAAATGCACGAGGGTCCGTTGTTCCTCCTACAGCGTGTTCAAACGTTGGATAAGTAGCTCGTATGAGCTTCATTTCTTCTGGATCTACAATCCATTCTTTTAGAAACTTACCCTGAATCTCAACGTAAGGAACAACAATGGTATTGGACGGAAACCTTATATACTTTCTTACATTTTCAAGTTGCGTATCTATATAACGGAAAGATGGATCTAGCTGTCTGATTGTTCTATTTTCGTGCCCTCGATAAGTAGTCCATGTAACGAAAATATCTGTCTGCAAAATCCTTGCATATGTTGCGACATATAGGATATCAGAGAGTCTATCTCCAAGGCCGCTTTCCGTAGGTTTAGTCCAAAATATAGGCATCAATTCTTCCTAAAATAGGCCAATGTATCTCTAAAATCTGGTAACAAATCTTGGAAGTCCACAAACCCTGCTTCTTCAACTATCTTCTTGTTCAAAGCCAAGTCCATATAGAACCAACAGCCGCCAGTTGGCGATGGATTAGAATACTTGTATGCATGCAGATATTCCTCGGTAGCATTCTTATGATCAGGATGCCTGTCGAAGTTGGCAAACATGATTATCGCATGACCTCCGGGCTTCATTTTCTTGTACAGATTTGTCAGATATGAGGCCTGCGCTTCTCCTGATAGATGGCAAAACACCCCAAAACTAAAGGCGAAATCAATACTGCTGTCTTGGACGCCAGTACAGAAAAAGTCCTTATTGCTTAGCTGTATATAGTCGCAGTCGCCTTGAAACTTTTGAGGTACTACATCCAAGCATACGACTCGCTTGAAGTTTGGGATAAGGAAGTTTCTAGTCCACATACCTCCGCCGCATCCTATCTCAAGACAAATATGGTCTTTGTTGTAATACTTAGCCATTGCCGCAACAACATCGTCTCTGGTATACTTCGTAAGACCCTCATTGATATAGCCTTCGAATGACTCTTCATAGCCTCCGGGCCATAGCGTATTAAACACGTCAGCGGTTGTATCTCTATTGAATTCCATGAGAACCTTTCTTAGTGAAGTATACCCGATATCTCAATGATTCGCTGCAAAGCGTGAGCTTGCGGCGCATATGGACGCACCTGACAACAATGAATGTCTACGATTTCTTTTCTGCGCAAATGAAGCTCATTGTATGTGTAGTTGTTGGCTGGCTTGTCCCATTGCCAGATTCGTTCTCTGTTGTTATCGTAGTTGATGCCGTCATAGAATACTTGATTGTTTCTAATGGCATTTGTTAGACATTCAGAGGTATAGTTCTCTTCCGCCAACCAATACCACCAGAACTGCCCGCAGCCTTGGAATGGAGGAAGAATCTCGGTCTTCTTTTCAATAGGCCATCCAGAGTGCGCTCCCATTCCGTAGATATCAGCCTTGTATATGTACCTTACAATGTCTTCAAATGATCTATCTTGGAAGAAGAGCTTGTTGAATAGCTTTCCTTTGGCAACATGGTAATGGGCTGGAATATCGCATCCAACTCTGCCCTCTCTCCTTCCATGCACTTCCGATCCAAAAGTACGAAAAGCGTCTGCTCTGCCGCACCTAGGCAGTCCAATGCCAGCGTTATTGAGACATAGATAATGGTCGTCAGGATATGGCTCAATCTTACTTGTAAAGTGATGTTTTTGCAATGGAAGCAAATCCATATCGCCAGTTATCCAAACTGTTTCTGGTTCGGTAATAGTATGGTAGAACTTGCTCATAGTAAGTTGAATAGCCCAAGGAACGTCAGGAATAAGTTCCTTTTCTATGATCTTTCCATGCTCTTCAGTCATGTTGGTATTAGCCTTCTTGCCATAGAGCAAGCAGATAGGCTCAATCCCAAGACCTTGTTTGTAAAGACGAGCTTGGGTATTCCAATATGAACTATATATGTCAGGCTCGGTAACGGAGAAAATGGCTTTTTGAATACGCATAGTTGTTTCGCTTTATGTTATTTGATACCAATGAACTTCTTTTTCCAACGGTCTTACTGCAACAAGTTCATAGTTCAAATTATGTTCTTCCCAAAAATCATGCAACGCTTTTCTTGCTCCAACGAGAGCATAGTCGTCTATGATAACGAATCCGCCTTTTTGAACCTTGTGATGCAAATGGTCTAAACAGACCTTAGTTGAGTCATACAAGTCGCCGTCAAGACGCAAGAGAGAAATTTTGTCTATGGTATTTACAGGAACCGTATCCTGAAACCATCCCTCAACAAATACGTAGTTTTCAATCATAAGACGCCATCGCTTGCCAATGTTGTCTTTTACTACATCTAGACCATGAACGGTAATACCGCTGCTAACAAGCAACTCTCTTGGGTCTTTTGGTAATGCTCTATTTGGATCAACAGGGCCTACTCCGGGTTGGTCTGCGTCAAACTGACCAGCCAAAGGAATGCCCTGATAACTGTCATATGCATAGATCTTCTTAGGAGAAGACAGCTTCTTGCATACATGCCCCATAACCCCAATCTGAGAACCGGCAGCAACGCCGCACTCAACAAAATCGCCTTCGATTCCATTGACAATAGCTTTGCATGCAAGGTCATAGGTGTTCTGTATAGTGTCAACATTCGAATACGCAAGATCTGCGTATGTTTTTAGCTCGTCCAACATGCTTCGTCTCCTTCATTATGATATGGTATTCGACTCATTGATTTCATTCCCTTTATTTCCATTCCCAACCCAAACTCTTCTCAATTTGAGTAACCTGATCGCATTTTTCTTTGTTTCCATACTCGTTATAGAAATCGACTATTTCCTTAGCAGAGAACGAGCCTCTTGAGGTATTACAACCAACCGCTCCAATGTAGTTAGTGAAATCATCTCCTCGATTTCTAACATGCTCAGGAATGTCCTGCATATTTGCTTCGGTAACGTTCTTATTAGCAGAACGATCATTAGGGCCTTCCAAGCGATGAATACAAGAAGACTGTTGAGTAGGAGGCCATATGATATTAGTCAAGAAATCTTGATCGTATCCATATATAGTCGATCCTTCCTCTCGGAACTTGCCTCGCAGAAGGTCGTCCAAAGAGCTTACTCTGAAGATATCAAGAAAAGCTTTCGTATTGAATCCGCACATACCGCCCATCAATGGAATGCAATGACTTCGATTGTCGTTGATACCATGAACGGCCTTGCCTGTAGAGATGAATGCTCTGACGCACTGTAACTGTCTGGGAGTAAGAATGGAATCAAGATCTCGGCAGAACACAAACTCTGTATTTTCCCATATGGGAAGCATTCTCCACAACATCATTGTGCATCTAAGATGTCTCTGATAGAACTGTCCTGCGTCTGGAACAACCGTAACTCTAATAAGTCCTTCGGCGGCCAACTTTCGCAATACTGGGCAGTATCCTTGGTCATTTAGTTCATGATCAGTATAGACCCATAGAACCCATGACGGATCATGATAAAGAGTAAAATGCTGCCTAATATTTGTTCCCAAATACGCAGCCCATCTTTGCTTATCACCAAATAGGGAAAAGCTGTTCACTTTCATTGAATGATCTCCCCTACATGAACCCCATGCGTCATCTTCTCATGAGGAGGGAATGGGCGAAGTTCATGTGGCCCAAAGAATGTTAGTGGGTCATAGATGTATTCTGGCATTTGAGGCGGCGGCGGGGCCTCTTCGCCTTCTTGCACAACCGGAGGATCGTAATGGAAAATGTATCCCTCTTTCATTTCCCCATTGATAATAGTCAATCCTTGATAGAACTTATCATGAACAAGGGCATGCTTCTTTAGCTTATCCCAGACTACCTCTCTAAGAAAATCCTGATCGCAACCCTTATAGTCTTTCTTCTGCCATTCGTCAATAAACTGCGGCATATCTATCAAGATGCCTTTCTTACAGCCCCACATACCTCCCAATATTGGAACGTTATGCTCTACATGATCTCTCATACAATGAAGAGGCTTATCGCTTCGTAACCATTCATTTACGGCTGCTTGCTCTCTTACATTTACTCTAGAGTCAATGTCTCTAGAAATGAAGATATCAACGTTTTGCTCTCCCGCTGGCAAGAACCTCCAGAAAAGACCCTCCCACGGACTGGAAATCGTTTTCTTAACAACTATCTGCGCTCCAAGGCTCTCAGCTTCTTTCATGAAAGAACGAGATACCTCTTCGTCACAATAAAAACGAACGTCCCAACCGGGATATATCTCTTTACAGAGATGAATGTTCTCGATAGAGCCGTCAAGATATGACTTCCTATCGCCCCATACGCTAAATGATACAAGCTTAGACATTTCCGCCCTCTTAATTAACTCTACCATCTATGTGTTTTTGAAGGTCTTCCTTCAGGCTGGCCACTCTTACTTCCATCGGAGTACCAATCGTTTCGTCGTACACTGTCCCATTTTGGCTATAATGATGCTGTCTCTTGTGATTCAGATGCAGTAGAGGTGCGTCTCTGCTCTCATGTAGTTTACATAAGGTGCTTATACGAGTCCAAAACTCGCAATCTTCGCTTCCGTATCCTACAAACTTCTCGTTCATACCGCCTATCTTATAGAAAGCATCTTTAGTAAAACCAATGCTTCCTCCTGTAAAATAATCAGACCTCTTTCCTCCTCGCCAAATCACTCCAAAGCGCAAGAGATCCATATTGTAGATCTCTTTAGCTATAAAACAAGCCTCATACTCGTAAAGTATATTGCTAACTCTAAAGATGTAATCTCTAGGCAAAATTATGTCTGCGTCATTCATTAGAATGGACTTGTAGGTTGCTGCAACCACGCCTGCGTTTACTGCCTTGCATTTATTGAAAGGAGAACCATTGCTCTTGGTATAGATTTTTCGAACTCTAGAGTCTTGTCTAAAGTCGTCAAGCTTGACTATCTCTCTTTGATCTTCCTCTGAAATAATGATTTCAATTGGCTCTACATTCTGCTGCAACAATCGAGATACGCAATACCTAAGATTAGGGATTCTTTCAATACCTCGTATTGGAATAACTACAGTAACGCCCGGTATTGACCTGACTGGCGAAGTAGCGTATTCAAACTTTCTCTGAACTTCTTGCGGAAGATTTGTAATCATTCTCGAATGAATCATTTACCAGCCTCTAATACGTGGGTGAATAGGAACGCCTCTACTATTTGGAGGTGGCACTTGAGAAGGCTGATTAGGCGGTCCTCCCTTTTCATACAAGTAATGGTAGATTACTCCGGGAATGAATCGCTCTTCCTTCAACAAGGGCAACAATCTAGTTGAATAGTCTCGATCTTCTCCAAAATTGGACTCAGGAAACTTAACCTGCAATGCTAGCTCTCTTTTGACAGGGTTCAAATGGTTTGGACAGCGATAGTAAATCTTGTTTTGCTCAAACCACTCTTTATACTTGAGCGAATGAATGAACATTCTAGGCGAAGATCCTTGGAACGTGATAATTCCCTGAAGACCGCAGCAATCTGGTTTTGTTTCAATAGCGCTTAGTATCTTAGAAACATAATCTTCAGATACCAAATCGTCGTCGTCTACAAAGCAAACGTATTCGCCTTGAGCTTCGTCTAGTAGAAGATTACGCTTCCTTCCAATAGGGATTTGTCCCTCGTCTGTCTTCACAATGATCTCTACGTCATTATGAGCTTGCGGCTGTAGCACATTCAGAAGCCTTTGTAGTTTATCTACTCTAGACCCTAGAGAACAAATCAAAATTGACAGTTTCTTACTCATACTATTTTCCCTCTTCTGGACAAGCGAATAGCTCGCTGTTTTTCAAAGTTCTTTACCCATTTATTCATTGCAGCGGTCCTTTTATCTATCGGAGCATTGGGCAAAAGCCCCTTCGGTATCTGCTCATTCTGGTCTGCTAACCGCTGTATGCCTTTACCTTCTTCTCGAATAGCCCATTGCACAAAATGCTTATTACCTCTGTTATAGCCGCTCGCCATTATCCAAGGCCTTCCTAGGTCTTTTAGAACAACGCTGCTATTATCAAAGGGGAAGTATATGAAACTCTCTTTACGATACTGGTTCTTAAGATTTCGGAGTTGTACCTCAGGATTATCGGAGGTATTGAGTTTTTCGCCCATCTCTCTACAGAAGGTTCCTCGTATGAAGCTGGGAGCTAACCAGAAGTCTTGTTGAACGTTTTTCCAAGCTCGCAATGCTACTTGCTGGACATGCGGAGCTATAAAGAACTGGTTGAAGGACGACATCTTGAACGGAGCTAAAAGTTCCCAATCGTCCTCTAAATGGAAGTTATAGTATGTTTCTATCTTAGAGAAGCACCATTTTATAGCCGAAGCGAAGTTTGGAGTATCTGGCATATTGACAATAACATTGCCAAAATACGTTCTAGCTATAGCAGCGACTTCTTCTCTTTTATGGTCGTCTTTGCCGTCAGGAAACCTATCTATATTGAGATATAGAGTCACTTGTTTGAAATCTATGCCTTGTAAGTTCTTTGTAAAGGAATCATAAGTAGCCTTAATCAACTCTGGACGAGGCATAGCAGTTGTAGTAAAACTAAGCGTTTTCTCGGTTATTGGGTACATAGTTAGAGCTTAGACCTATCAATCTCTGCGTTCTGGTCTCTTATCTTTTGCTCTCTTTCCAGAGCTAATGGGTTCCGTACAATGTTCCATTTGGTGAACTCGTCGCCACCTCTCGCAAAGTTCGTCTTCTTCATCCAAGTTCTACCAGTATCTTGTAGAATGACTTTCTCCTCTTCGAACGGCCAATAGATAAAAACATCTTCTGGCTTATATGGGTTGGCAGCCCTGATTTGATTCTCAGGATTCTTTGAAGGATTCAATGATTTTGCCATAAGGTTGCAAAAAGAAGTCCTCATGATATTGGGACTTAGACAGAACCTTGGATTGGATATCTTCCATGCGCGAAATGAAACTTGCATGATCTTCTCGTTATCGAAGAACTCGCCTATGCTCTCAGGAATATCAGAAAGCAATAGCCAATCATCCTCTAAATGGAAGACGAACTCAGAGTTGGCATTCGTGAACAACCACTGAACAGCCAAAGAGAAGTTCGGTATGTTAGTAACCAGAGTCTCTTCGTTGCGACAGACAACTTTGCCAAAGAACGTTCTAGCTATTCTAATGACTTCGGCGGTTTCTGCTACGCCTGTTGTATCTGGCAAGCGGTCTACGCTCAAGAATAGAGTCATCTTCTTGAAATCGAGCCACGGCATTCGTTCTTGAAACGATTGATATGTAGGCCCTATAAGCTCGGGCCTTGGCATTGCGGTTGTAGTTATACAGGTATTCGAAGTAGAAGGTCTGCTCATGCTACAATTATCGGGCAATTGCAGCAATCTACTCTACGAACTTCTGTTGTTAGAGATTCCCGTACCGCAATAGTCTCATTGCAGTTAGGACACTTGGTATTTTGCAGACCGTCTTGACTATACACGCTTTGTTGATAAACGTGCTTTGACTTAGACGAATACAGCTTGGCTATCTTCTGAAGCAATCCGTCAGAAGTCACCTGACACAGTACGTCTTTATAGGCAGGATAGATCTTGAGAAGGTGAAGCGGAACAAGCGGGGTCTTGCTCATAAACTCGGCAAAAGCCAAATGCTCTCCCACAGTTGCGTCATGATATACAGGAATGCTTATTTCAACATGCAATCTGGAAACGGCATAATCTATGCAGTCAAGTACGGTTTTTTCAAATGCCCTAGCCACAGACTGATATCTCTGTTCATTGCCCTTCCAGTCTATGTTCATGGCAGACGCCACCTCGCATAGCTTAGCCCATATAGGAAGCTCGGCAAACGCATTGGTTTTCAGAATCAGTTCTATCCCTTTGCTTTTGCAAGCAAGTCCAAGATCTAAAATGTACTCAAAGTAAACAATAGGCTCGTTGTATGTGAAACAAACAGCTAAACAGTTCTTGGCAACCGCCAAATCAACTACTTGTTGCGGAGATAAAGATGCGGCTGGCTGCTCGTCGTCTTTTTGACTGACCATCCAGTTTTGACAAAAAGAACAAGCCATCGAACAACCATAACCTCCAATAGACAAGGTTCTAAGGTTTGGCTTGTAATGATAGATTGGCTTCTTTTCTATTGGCTCAACCGCAGCATGAGATATCTTCCCATAAGCACGCAGATTGATGCCGTCTCCTGCTTGACGAACCTGACAAACACCTGTTTGTCCCGTGCGAAGCTTGCATTTATGAGGACAGACTAAACATTCAAAGCGACCGTCGCCAGTCGCTTGATATGTTATCGCTTGAGCATTTTGGACGGCTTCAGCATGAGCCATACTTCGTCCGTATTCTTAAGGTCTGAGTTAAGTTGAGGAGGGTTCTTGATGATAGAGTAAAAAAGGTTCTCAGCGCATAGACCCTGACAAAGAGGAAGGCTATCTTTGTGGATATTGACATACATTGCTTTGGATACATTGTCGTCAAACCAAAAACGAAGAGACTCTCTAATAGACTGGACAACGCAAGCGGCGTCATAGCCTTGACGAAAAGCTGCGTCATACTGATCTAAGTATATAAGTTTGATCTCTTTGATCATGAGGCTCCTCCCTGATTGTTTCAAGGAAGAGTGCCTCAGACCCTTTATTATGCATGCACTCGGAGCTTAATAGTTGTGACTCCGCTGTTGTCAGTATTTTGAGAGTCCCACTGATAAGGTCCGTTTTGCACCATCTTCATTACAACATCTTGTGCATAATGCATCACAAGTTTTGGGAAATTCTGATCCCAATGGTACTTATCGTTTCCCGCCACATGAATATTGTAGGTTCCGTCTTCCTCGCGAGAAAGACCAATCTCGCTATTGACCTTCATTGTCATATTTCTTTGGATGACAATGTTGGCCTTGGCTTCTCTACGTTCTGCGCCATTCAGCCCCACAGCCTCGTTGTGAAGGCTGTACTTATACCCAACCTTCTCCAGCGCCGTAAGAACAGACACCTCATGCTGAACCTTCAATTGACATGCTACAGTATGAAAAACGCTCATATTTACTCCATTACCCAAGTTAGCTTGCGAAGTCTATAGAAGTATCGAATAATTTCGTATACAGCCCCATCTCCTGCCCTTGCATGAGCGCCGTACATGGCATGCTCATAAACCTCAGGGATAGCATTCGATGGACAACCAGAAAACGCCGCTTCGCAAATACACTTGTAATCGTTCTCGGCGTCACCAATATAGGCAACATTATCCCAAGTTAACTCATTCTCCAATAGATGTTTGCTCAAATCAGCAAACTTATCCTTTGAACCGGAGATAATAGTATGTCCCCATTTACCCATTTTAGCATGGATTACCCTATCTGTAGAACCAGTTATAATGACGATCTTGAAACCGTCCTTAGCAGCCCTATAGATGCCATGCATGTCTCTTGTATTGAAGTTCTTAGACAAACCGCCGTTCTCTGCAACCAAGTAGTTGCCGTCCGTAATGGTTCCGTCCACATCAATAGCGATAAGTTTAACTGCGTCGATACTCATTGAGTGCCTTAGATTGAAGAGTCTTTGTCAGAGCGAAGTTTCTTCCTCTGTTGTAGCTCTTCTTCGTCTGGCAGAGGGTCAGAGAACGTAAAACCACGTCGAACGTTCTTCAGATCCCTGCACAGCCTTCGCAGCCCTTCAGGTTCAAGACTTGCGGCAGCGTCGGTATGCTTGAGCGTTCTGTCGTCTACAAAGTGTCTCTCAATAAACTCTGCGCCCAAGATCCAACCTGCTACGTCTGCCGCAATACCGTATCCATGATTGCTAAAGCCTATGCGGATTCCTAGCTCTCCATAGAACTCAACAAACTTTTTGATATCACAGAGATGTAGCTTTTCAAATGGACATGGATAAATGCTAGTGCAATGATATAGAACGAATCTCTTTGGGTCTTTTCTGGCAAACTCTGCCATCTTATCAATCTCGGCATGAGACGACATTCCAGTAGAAATATGAATATCACCCTTGTACTCTGAGAAAAGATACTGAAGCATTTCCATGTCATTATTGCATGGGCTTCCAACCTTAATAAACTCAGGATTGATAGAAACGATCTCTCTTGCAGAGGTCATATCCCAAACAGAACAAACATACTTGATGCCAATGAGCTTACAATATTCAGCTATCTCTCTGTGCTGATCAACCGTAAGCTCTAAAGCCTTACGATGTTCCAAATACGTTTTGCCATAAGAGAATATCTGGTTTGGATGAGGCTGGTGCTTAAGGGACTCGGACACGCACTCGTCTGGATTCCGCTTCTGAAACTTTGCATAGTCTGCTCCGCAGATCTTGGCTAGATTTGCCAAGTTCTTTGCTCGCTCCATAGAGCCAAGATGTACGCATCCTATCTCCGCAATAACCTTGGCTTCATGAATCATAGAAATCCCCCGTAATGGTTAAACATCTTGGACATTATTGCTAGATCGTCCATATTATCAATCTGCATGCTTTCAAACTGCGGCGTTTCATACAGATAAGTGTTTCCAGATACTCGTATCTTTGTCTTCAAAAAACACTTGCATTTGGTTATGTAGATATTACCATTGTCATGAAAGTAATAATCGCTTTCTTTGAGTTCTTGCCTCATAGGGCGATTCTTTAGATCATAGGTGCAAAAAGGAACTTCTGAAACAGCATTTTTGCGCCAGAAAAACGGCGTCACCTTTTCTACTGTTATCAAGCTATCATAATCTTCTATTACTGCTTTCTCAATACACTTGCTAAGCAGATCAAACCTGCGAGCAGGAGAAGTTCCTTGCAGAATTACAAGATAGTCATAATCTGGATAGTGTTCCAGAAGATGCTCGATAGCTGCTTCCGTCTTAGACGTAGGAGTACACAACTCGTCTGGTCTTTGTAGAAACTCAAATCTTTCGTCTAGCGAAGAAAAAGCCTCTATCTTCTTACGAACATCAGGATCGTTAGAAGAAGTTACGACCTTATCAATAGACAAGCAACGAGAAGCTGCCATGAGCGTCCACTGAAGTAGCGAATAATCTCCGATCTTCCTGAACAGCTTGCCGGGAAGACCAACAGAGCCAGTTTTTCCCGGCACGAATGCGAGAACCTTTTTATCTCGAATCATTTAGCCTTCTTCTTTCTCTTATATGTTCTCTTAGGAGCAACTATTTCTATTACTGGAACCAAAGACAAGGCTTCTCTGCGAATCATTTCTTTTGTAGGGGCAGGAGCATAATATCGAAAATTGAACTTCAAATTAAGAACGTTCAACTTGTTTTGAAGCTGTTCAACAGCGATCCCAACCATAAACTTTTCTACAAAACCTACATCTGCCCCATTCATAGAATTCACATGTCTAATGTATTCAACGCATGATAAAATATCCTCAAAAATCTGGATTTCACTAGAAAACAAACCTAGTTCATGAACATATCTCATAAACAAAGGATCTATTCTAAATTCTCGCCTCTCTTTAGAAGAGGCTTGCTTATCTATATGCCGTAGAGTGTTTATCACACACGACATCCTATCTTCTCTATCCCTGCCTTTATGAATAAGACCGCTTGATAACTGCTTTGTTATTTCCTTATCAAGGAATCTTCTCTCTTTCGCAACTTGCTTGGCGCTCATCTTTGGAAGGCGCTTTGCGGGCGGCATCTTATCAAGAGTTTCTTTTGCAGCTTCCATTTGACGAGTCAAAGAGAACATATCTACAGGCACTACAAACTTTTCTTTGTTCATGGGCTTCCTTTCTTTCTGCTTCCATATTGGTTCAGCACTTCTTCCATCGTCATCTTTGGAAAGACATCCAGAATCCCTATTGGGGATACGTAGATGATTCTTCCTTTGGTTGCCTCGGGATTGACCTCGGCAAAATGATTCCAGTACAGGTTCATCTGTACGCAATGAATATCCACTGGCTTGTCTTTGATTGTTCCCTGATTAGGCGTAGAGAAGATACGATTGTTATATTCAATGGCTCTCGTCTCTCCGGGGAACTGCCAAAAGTATCGGTTCTTGCCCTCATAGCAGCAATCGTGCCCGAGAAGAACAATAGGGTCGCATCCCATGATCCAAGCAAAGTGCATGGCCGTCGCCTGAGAAGTCCTTGCTCCTATGATCGGAATCTCAGGATCGTCTGTCAACTTTAGATTCTCTTTATGGAATAGTAACTGTCCGCCGGGCTGAGGAGTGGCCCATTGTCTGTGGTCAAAAAATACCACTTCCTCAGGACGAAAATGCCCAACATGGTTCTTGAGCTTTTCTTCATATAGAAGCTTTGTACACTTACTATCTCTAGCTGTGATTTGCCAGTAGTTCCATGTCTTTACGCCGTCGTCGTCGGTTACGAAATAATCGCAGTCAGGGAACTTGAGGATTCCCGAGTTGGCGGTAAAGGTTACATAGTCCTTGGTTATAGATGGACTTATATGCCTAAGAGAAGGCCCTGCTCCTGCTACAAAAGCGAGCTTGCCTTTATGCTTGTCTTTGAGACTTGATAGAGTCATGAGAGGTCCAATATGCTAAACTTGCTATCTTCTTCAGTAACTTCTTTCATTTCTTCATTGTGGAATGGCTGAACAATTATGCATTGATACTTGTTCTTCCTAGGGTTGTAAACGTAAGAGAAAAACATGGCGTCAAAGTTTCCAACTCCTATGATAGAAATAACGCATGGAGCATTCAAGGTTTCTTTGTCATAGACGATGGCTCCTCGTCTCATTTCATTCTCTACAAACGCTCCTTGTAGGGCTGTATCTACATTTAGCTCATAAGTAATCACTCGTCGTTCAAAGTTGATATTGACAATGCTTAGCCCTCTGAATGGGAGGCGGGCGCTCTTATAGTGCAAGGAATCTTGTTGAGAAGCTATAGGGAGATTCATGAGAGTATCGTGCCAAAACTACTCAACCGCTGCTCGGCTAGCTTGACGTATTCTTTTTTACCTTCAATTCCAATGAAGTCTCTTTGATTCTGCATTGCCACTACACCTGTCGTCCCAGAACCGCAGAATGGATCTAAGATAACACACTGGTTTCTTTCTTCAGTCTTGCAAGAGCATGCCTTATCCCATCCTATAGTTCTTGTCTCCGTAAGATGTCTTCCTGAATCCCTATTGGCAAAGCCGGTATTGTCTATCTTGTTATTGAGGCCGGGCCTTGTAGCATACCGATGCTTCTCAATCCTACGAACATAGGAAGCTCCGCATTCCTTGCAGCATCCGTAATCGCTTGTTGACGCCAAGATACAAGGCTCTATAAGCTTAGGAGGGAATACGGCAAAATGAGCGCCCTTATATGAGGCAATAGGAACGTTCCAAACGTCTCTCTTGAGTCGTTTCTTGAATGTTCCGTCCTTATTCATTTCGGTAGCGTTTTCTTTAGTCGCCTCCGTATCGTAATAGTAGTCTTCTTTCTTCGAAAACAGGAAGAAGTATTCATGGGAACTAATGGGACGGTCGCTTACTCCGCCCGGCAGAGGATTAGGCTTAGCCCAAATGATATCGCTTCTCAAGTACCATCCGTCCGCTCGCATAGCGAAAGCAAACATCCAAGGAATGCCTATTAGGTCATTAGGTTTGATTAGATCATAAGGCTTAGACGCATAAGTATCTCCAAGGTTCACCCATAACGTGCCGTCGTCTCGAAGAGCTTTACGCATCAATGAAAAAACGCCCACGAGCTTTTGGATATACTCTTCGGGCGTCTTTTCTAAGCCTATCTGTTTCGAAAACCCGTAGTCCCTCATCTTGTAGTACGGCGGAGACGTTATGGAAGAATGTATAGTCTTTTCAGGAAGGCTAGATAGACCTTCTCTTACGTCGTCAAAGATTAGTTTGTAGCTCATTGATACCTCTTTCAAGGTATCGACCAAAGGCTACGCTAAACTTGCGCCTACAAACCTCTTGGACTGTCCCCTTTGATTACTCTTACCTTATTCATCAGGTCAGCTTCAGTAAGAAAACGGCTAGGGACTGTATTCTGGAAGCTAACATGACCATTCTTGTATCTCTGCATTCTTTGCGCGGGAAAAGAGATAATCAAGTTCTTCTCTGCTCTTGTCATGCCAACATAACAAAGCCTACGCTCTTCCTCTAGACCGTCCCGCTCTGCGACCGCTCGCTTATGCGGCATCATGCCCTCTTCCATACAAGGCATGAATACAACAGGGAACTCCAATCCCTTGCTCGCATGAATAGACATAAGGGATACAGAGTTTTCCTCAGCCTTCTTATCCGAAGAAGTTTGCAAAGCTATGTTATTCAGATAGGCTGCGATGTCTTGGCCTCTCTTTTCTCCATAGAGGGCGCAGGCGTTGATAAGCTCTTGAATGTTGTCCTTGCGGTCGTCAAGCTCTTTCTTCTCAAACTTGCTCTCCAAGAACTCTTTGTAGCGTAGCTTCTGCAAGAGCGCTCCCAGAGCCTCTCCAATCGTTAGCTTTGTATAGTCAAAGTTGAAAGCCTCTACGATTTCCTTGCAACCGCTAACAACTCTAACTCGATCAGCGCCGCTGGTAATGTACTCCTCAACCCTCTTCATTGCCTCAATGAGGTTTATCCCTTGGTCATTGGCGAAGTTCTCAATCTTGCCTAAGCTCGTCTCTCCAATGCGTCTAGACGGCTTGTTGATAAACCTAGACAGCGCCATTCCATCGTTAGTATTGATGAGGAATCTAAGCATTGCCAAAGCGTCTCGAATCTCAGCCCTATCAAAGAAGCTGAATCCTCCAATAACTTGATAGCTCATGCCAGCATTGAGCATTCCTTGCTCAATCGTTCGAGACATTGAGTTAAGGCGATATAAAACGGCAAACTCATGGGGCTTATAGCCCTCGTCTTCTACCATTTTACGGATACGCTGGGCAATCCACAATCCCTCATGCTCCGGCGTTGGCAAGCAATAGCATTCAACAGGGCGACCGCTAGGGTTGTTAGTCCTAAACTCCATCTTCTGTTGACGATTCGGATTCTTCTGTATGAGGGTAGAGGCCACTTTCACAATCTCAGGAGTAGATCTATAGTTGTGAGGCAAGGAAACGACCTTGGCCTTGTTGATATTCACAAAGTCTTCAATGTTCTTGTAGCGAGCGCCACGCCATGAATAGATACCCTGATCCGGATCTCCAACGATTAGTACGTTGTTATGCGCTCCGATAAGTTGAACAATCTTGAACTGCGCGTAGTTTGTATCTTGCGCTTCGTCTACCTGAATAAAGTCAAAACGGGACTGTAGCTTGCTCAATACTTCTGGGTCTTTCTCAAGCAAACGAACTGTCTCGGAGAGTAGACCGCTGAAATCAATCTGACTGTTCTTTCGCATACGAGCGATATACTCAAGAACGATGTTGGACTCAGCCTCGTCAGTGAAATAGCTTGCAAAATCGCACTCAGGAATTAGCTTCTCTCGCAGGTCGTTGGCTTTCCAGATCAAGCTCTTAATAAGGGGAGCGGGCATTTCATGTCCTGCCTGCCGAGCGCATTGAGACATAAGGCCTTCTTGATCGTCGTCGTCCAAGATAGTCGTATTGGCCTTATATCCAATGTATGCGCCAAACTTGCGGATTATGGTTGCGCAAAGAGCATGGAAGGTAGAAATGTAAATAGCGTCAGCCTCGCCGCCCATGCGCTTCGAGATACGCTCTTTCATCTCCGTAGCTGCTTTGTTTGTGAACGTAATACAAAGAATGGTTCTAGGATTATGTCCCTTCTGAACCAATCTGATTGTTCGCTCTACAATAACTCTGGTCTTACCTGAACCGGGACAGGCAAGAACAAAACAAGGGCCATGCAGATGGTCTGCGGCCTCTTCTTGTTCAGGATTTAGAACGATTTTTCCTGCCGCATTGGACGCAGCCTGACTTGGAATTGCTGTCATTGCTAGCTTTCTTTAGTTCGTCTATGTTGACGTTCTTCAATGCCACTTCTTTATTGACATTGAAGAACTGCTCTAGTTGCTTGGAAAAATCTCTCATCTTCTCAACAAAGACAAGAGGATTGATATAGCCTATATGGTTGAAAAACGCCTTGTTATTGTCGGCATACAAAGCTTGTAAGTGAGGAAGCTCGTCTACCTTGTTCTTCTCGCATAGCTCGTCATTTTCGGCTGCGTCTGCGTCAATGTATTCGAATGGAATCGCATGATAATCGAAAGCTTTCACTACCGATTGGCATTTCTCGCATTCCTTAGTCCCAAAGATACGGATTTTTAGTTCGCTCATTGTTCTTTCGTCCCTTCGATTTCGTCTTTGAAAATGTTTCGGATATCTTCTTGGAGCCTGTCATTTTCCTCTACCGTAATCAAAGGCTCAGGAAGCTCAGGTTCTTTGTCAATGACAAAGTTGATTTCTTTACCCTGCATATCGCTACAAAACTTATGAATCATAGCGGCTGTCACGGTTCCTTTGATATTGAGAGCAGTAAGCAAATCTACGCTGGGCCAAACATACATCTGTTCTAGCCCGTCGTCTAAGAAATGCAAACTCCATTGAATTAGATCGCTCTCTTCTACATACTTACTTTGGAGTATCTTCACTCTTCGTGCTGGAATCATTTCCCTCGGTGTTTGCACTTTTCTTCTCCTTGAACTTTCGTAGAGCGTCCATGACACGAATGATGGTATGCTCTTTTTCTTGAGGCTGTCCTGTTTTTCGGAGTTGGCTCAAGTTTTCCATGCCTGCGTCACCCAATACATGAATCAATATATGGTCATGATAGGTTCTGTAACTACCCTGCGGCTGATCGTTTACAAGCTCTTTCTTGATCCCTATCCCGTATTCAATACCATTAAGCTCTAACCACCATCTATCCATATCTTCGGTTGTTACTTTATGTCCGTTATTGGTTGAGACAAGATTGCATTGATCTCTAGCATCTGGATAGATGACCTTAAGCCTTTCATATCTAGGCTTAAACTCTTCCTCGGGTATGATGCCATACGTTCTGCAATTGAACGGTCTTGTCTCATGCTGACTACAAAGGTTCTTGCTCTTGTCCAAGAATACGCATCCTTTGTCTTTGTTTGGAAAGAGATACTTGCGCAAGCAACTCTCAATCAAGATTGCGATTTGCTCGTCAGTCCAGCTATGAGAAATATGATTCCAACTGTTTAGAAACTCAGAATAAAGAACCTGAGGATTTTGGGTCTTGCAACACCAAGCTCCGCAACCACCCTCAGATTCCGGCTTGGCTATATGCTCAAGACATCCTTTCGTGCTAGGAATCTTAGAATAGAGTATATTGAGCTTTTCTCTAGATGATTTGAGCTTTTTCTTGTCATTCGTTGCGCCGTACATTAAACACACTCCCATTGATGGTTGAGCTTTGGGTCTATAAACCTAATCGACTCTTCCACGGCCTTTTCTGAAGGCAATTCCATTCCCTCAAAACAAAACTCTCGTAACCTGCCTATTGTTTCTGATGGATTCTTAGTAAGCTCATTGAAGTCGATTGCTAGATTAGGAAGATCGTATCTCTGTATAAATGCTTCTCGCCTTGTCCTAACAAGATAATGCATGTATTCTATCTCTTCTCTAGTTTTTTCTGGATACTTTAGGAGAGAACTGCGAATACAACCTTCATAAGCTCTATCTATAGAAACAACTCTGCATTCTGCATGCGGAACGATGTACTTGCCCAGCGTTGATATTTGAGGCATCTTGAGGCCCCATAGGGAAAGCTTATTTCTTTGAATAACGTAGTCTTCTATTCGTTTGTCTAGCTTTTCTTCTTCAGTACAGGTAGTAGAAAACTCCACCAAATCTCGAAAGGCCATATCCTCAAAATGGCCTTTAGGATTCAGCGGAGTTTTTCCTAGCAAGGAGTCGCCCATATGGATTCCAAAAGTATGCAGAGCGCCAGCAACAGCCGACGAACCGCTACCCTGAGGTCCAATGACAAGAATACTCCGAGACATTAGATATCAAGTTTGTCAAATGCATCAGCAGCCGTAGCATTGGACAAGGAAGGTATGCTAGCAATCGTAATCTCTGGCTTCGGGAACGATATGCTTACCGAAACATCATCAGGGCTTTTAGCAACAAAACCAGACGTATTGTTGTTTCTCTCAAGCTCGTCCAAAAGACTGTTCAAGTCTTTCTTCTTGAACTTCCAGTTCTGTTCGGAAACCTCTCCAAACTTGCCCAAAGATTCCAAGTGAGACTTCAGACCTTCTTCGTCAGTAATAGTCCAAGTTCCCTTGCTATTACGAAGAGATACCTTACCAACACCGGGGAAATCAAGAGACTTGTCTTTTGACTTAGCCATGCACTTGCGAATAGCGTCTTTGAGCTTCTCGACTTTATCTTCTTCGCTGGTAATTTGAGCGTCAGCAAGAGCGGCTCGTCTCTTCTTGAGTTCCTTCAAGAAGTCAACCTTGCGATTCATTTCCTTGATCGCAGACAGAACATTTTCGATTTCGTACTTGTCTTTTAGTTCTTCGGTGCCGTTGATAAGATTCCACAAACGGCTAGTATCTAAACCTGATTCTGTTTCGTCGTACATTGAAAACTCCTTAGCGAGGCCCCACCTTTAGGACAATAGCTGTCTTATCCCCTCCATCGAACGAAGCGCTGTCGAAAGAAGGCTCAACCACTAGGTCTATGCCTTTTTTAGCCGCTTCACCTCTAGCAATGATTATGGCCTTCCACGCATTATTGCCTGATGAAGCTCCAACCGTTTTGAGCTTTGCATGTCCATGCTTGCCTATAACAGTCGTAATAGCAGAAGCCAGACTTTTAACATAATCCTTGCGGGCTTGATCGTCTGCGAAATTTGATTCGCCCTTTACTTTTAGGATTGTTATGTCTGGTACGTCGTTAGACATTGGTGCCGACTCCTTTATTCGAGTACACCATAGAATTTCAATCGTTGTTGCAGAAGATCTGGCTTTTCCCATACCTTGCTACTGTGACATATCGACTGAAATTCGCAATACCTGCACTCGTATTCGTCCTTAGTAAGAGGACGAGGAGGCGGAAGTAGTTTCTCTTCTACCATGTCGTTCATCTTCGATGCTTGCTCTTGAATCTTTGACCAAAGATCAGGATTACGATCTATCTTGTAAATCTTAGTTGAAGAATCGTCTTTGTTTTCATAGATAAGCACTCCATAATCCAAATCTAGGATATTGCAATAGATGACAAGCTGAGTTCTGTAGACCAGTGACGGTCCATGATCAAGCTTGCTCTTGAAGTTGAAAGAGTTGATGCTCTTCATATCAAGAACAATTGGTTTCTTTGGAAGATCTTCAACCTTGAAAAGAACGTCTACGGCATTCCCGCTCTTATACTTCTCTGGATCGAACTTCGAGAAGTCTAGAATCTGATCGCAATGCCCTCTGAAGTTGAGAGCCTTATCTTCAACCGTTATTTCATGATACTCAAACTTGGTATTTCCGCACAAACATGCGTTTGGCTTGAAAACTCCAAGCTTTTCCTGCCTGCCATATACTCTGGTTTGGAAGTTGGCTAAAACTTCCGGAACCTTCAATCCGTCTCTTTGAAGAATATCCGGAAAGTAGTTGCCGTCTTCATCCCACAAATGACAGCATGGATTGGTGCATTGCCAAACGCCTCGTAGGACTCCTATCTTCTCAAAGTAAGAAGCCCAACGAGCATGAAGGCTATGCCCAGTATCGAATATACGCAGAGTCTTAGGGTCTTTGTCTTCTGGCTCAGTCTTGACCCAACCTCGCTCAGAATACCTTTGCATTTGCATTCTGCGCAAGCATCCGCCGAAGGCAGAAGGGTGATAAACCTCATGACCTCTCGGAGGGCCATTGAGCGCAGACCATCGCAAGTGCGTATTGACAACGTTCATGATATTCGTAACTTCTGGCGGCTGTGCTACAGGAGGCATAGAGATTCCTTAGTCATTGAGACTTTTTAGTAATGTTGGATTGGCTTTAGCCAAGCTCTCGTAATAACCTATCGTGCCTAGTTCAAGCGTTTGAGCTTTGGCTTCTGCGAGTATTTTTGTGTATTCGCTCTTGGATTCTTTGTGTAGGAACTCATCGGGATCTTTATGCTTCGGAAGCAAGACAGGCACGAAAACAATCCCAAATGATTGAAGGCCATACGACTTATACATCTTCATAGAACGAGTCAGGTTCTTATAGCCAGAATCGTCTGCGTCAAAGACCAGAAAAATCTCGCTGCAATAACGAGCAAGAACAGAAACATGATGCATGCTAAAGGCGCTTCCAAGAATGCCTACAGTAACATCAAATCCTCGAACATGCGAATAGCATGTATCGAACTGTCCCTCTACAACAATTGCTTTTTGCCATCTAATGATGCTAGGTTTTGCGGCGGGTAGACCAAACAAATAGAACTTTTTATCAAACTCCTCATGAAGATGAGGCATGCCGCTCTTGTCTTTACATCGAAAATCTCTTGACGTAAGAACGGTCAGATTATCATGTTGGTCATACAAAGGCATGATGAGCCTTCCGGCCCAATCATGCCCAGCTTTTTTCAACCGTTGAGGATAGTAGCCAAATCTGAAACGCTTAATAACGTCGTCAGATAGGCCTCGCTCCTCTCGGTAGTAACGAAGAGCTTCTGCTACGTCGTCTGTTACTTCATTCCACAAGGACTGCTGAGCTAGCTCAACAATCTTGTTTCTTTCTACTTCTGAAAAGTGAACAATCATAGTTCAGGATTATCGCTGCATGCTTCGGCTAGATCTTCCGTAGATTCGTCTTTAGCTCCGTCATTCAGAACTTCCATTACCTCTTCTTCCTTCGTCTGCTTCTTGGTTGCTGCTTGTTTGCCCTTCTCAAGCTTTGCCTTATTCTTCTCTGCAAATGCAACATGCTTCTCATAGTTCAATATAGCGCCCGGCAATACAATCTTGCTATCTTCTTCGGCGTCCTTCTTGATATCTGCAACAAGCTCTCCAACTTTGTTCTTAGCGATAAGCTCGGCAATGAACGCCTTCTTGCCTTCGACCTTGAGCTTGCCCCAAGAGAATACTCCACTGCGAACCGAGATGGTCTTGGTCTGCCGTCCCGTATTGAAGATAGTCTCTTCGATCTGCGGGAAATAGTTCTCGTAATAGATTGGAATAGTAATGCCACCGAAGTGAGGAGCAGCAAAACGATTCTTTCGAACGAAGATGTTGGCAGATCCAGCAATCATTCGCTCGTTACCCTCGTCGTCTTCAATGTAGGTATAAGCGTCTTTTCCGCCCTTTTTATTGATTTGGAGAATGATCGAGCATGCGTGTCCGATAGCATTTCCGCCCGGATATCCCTCAGGATTCTTGAACATAGCGCCGGGATTTACTCGTAGCTGATTAATGAAGATAACAAGAGTGTTGTTTGCGGCTGCAAGGCTGCAAATCTTGTTGACAGTTCTACCAAGAAGGCGAGCAAGCAACGCCATCGTTTCCTTCTCGGACGCATTTTCCATAACGTACTTAGGAACAAGAGACGCAACGGAGTCAAGAACTACAACTCCTGCTCCCTTGCGACAAGCCTCCATTACAGCGTCAAGAGCGTACTCGCCGTCAAAGACCTTATCAGGCTCATTCTTGTCATACATTCCCTTGCGGCCTAGCCTCTTTAGGTCAACGCCATTGATCTTCGCTAGAGATTCGCTAAACGAGTTCTCTACGTCGATCCAAATAGGAATCTTGTTCAACTGTTGAGCAGCAGCGCAGCAGGCATAAGCCAACGAAGACTTGCCTCCACCGGGTTCTCCGTAGAACATTACAAGCTTGCCTGTTGGCAGGCCGCCTGTCTTGATCCCCTGTTCAACTAAATCGTTTGCTTCCGTATTAAGAAGCCCGCTAGCTATGATATAGTCTAGCTCGGCATGTCCTGTTGGAATAAACTCCGTAGGATTGCCCTCATTTCCAAACTCGAAGCCCTCAAAATTCGACATTACTGCATCGCGTTTCTTCGACATTTCTTTTCTCCATTTCTCTATGTTTGAATGCACTCTGGGTGTCGGAATAAAAACGTCGCGGCGCTTTCGCAACCACGACGCCTGTGTGTAATCAGCTAAGTTGTAGTTTAGAAGCCAAGATCGCTAGTATCGTTTGGCTTTCCCGCAGCAGCCGTTGCCGCCGCCGGAGCCGCAGTTGCGGCTACGGTAGCTGGCTTAGCAGAAGCGGTATGAGGGTAGAGCTTCGCTTCAATCTCCGCTTGAGGAGTTGCTTCGAAAATCTTCTCTAGGTCGTAAAGACCTTGCTTCTTGAGCATCTCTTGCTCTTCAGCGGTGAATGGCGTCTGGACGATTGGAGTCGTAGGATACTCCGTTCGCTTGCGGTCCCCGTTGGCGGGAACCTTGACGCTAATCTCGAAGTCTGCGCCAAGATTCGTGCCGGGGTTATGGCCAGAAGCCTTTGCCCACTGCTTGATCTTGTCGAAAACGGACGGAGGAGCCTCAAGAACCTTGAGCTTACCGTCTGAGCGGTCGATAACGTTGACCGCATAGCGCATCTTCGGCTCAACCTGATACTTCTGCCGAATGATGCAGTTTGCTGGGTCGTCCGTTGTCGCCCTATTGAACTTCTTAGGATCGTCCGGAGACGCTACGTAGTAAGCGTAGAAAATATACGGCTTACCGACAGGGCGTACCTTGTACGTGTTGCCCGGAGAGAGCTTGAGGAACTTGTCATTTGTTCCGCCCTTGCCTCCGCTGCTGCCCTTATTGAACTTACCCGAATCAACCTCGCCCCAATCAATCAATTGTCCCATTTGAAATCTCCTTTATACTCTGGGAACTCTGAACTTTGAATACGTCTTTTTCGTCTACATCTAACTCTGAAAGTTTAGAAACACTCTGAACTCTCGTCTCAATCACTCTGAACAATAAACCAACAATATCGAATAACAAAATAGTATAATAAAACTGTCGATGGCCTCCTTTCTCATTACTCTAAATCTCTGTTCTCTTAATCATCTAGGACATAGTTAACTTCGACTATTTCGAATCAATTCCTTCAATCCATCCAATCACTTTGTCCTGCTTTTTTCATCGTCCTATCTGGCTTAGGAGTAAAGTTCTTCACAGCCTCTTGAACCTCAAGACGGTCAAACCCTTCGTCTGCCAACTTACTATGACTGGAACTCGTTTGTGCGGCTCGTTTTACGTTTTCTGGAAGGCTTCCAAAGGACTTCTCTAGACCGTCCGTAACATGCTGCTGCTTGACAAGTTCAATGGCAATACTAATCTTACGGCTAAGAATTTCCTTAGCTTCAAGTAGATTATGATAAACGTCTTTGGCGCTCTGCTCAAGACTTTCAATTCTTGCAGCATACATCTCAACGTCTCGCATATGGTCATAGATAACGCCGTCTTGTCTAGCCGCAGGCTTCTCGTATGAAACCTTCGCAAGAACGCCTCTCAGCAACTCAACGCCTCGCTTGCATGCGGAGCATTGACTAGTAGCTTGGATCTTTATCTGAACAACTCGATCCAAGTAGTCTTGGATCTTGGTCAGTTTCTCGCCCATTCCTACAAGATCAGTAAGCTCAACATTTGTGCTAACAGAAGAGTTTTTCAGTTCAGCAACAAGCTTGTCAATATCAAGAGGACGACCATTGCTAGTAATGTTGCGAATGAAAGCGCCCTTCTCGTCATAGAAGCGAGAATACATAGGAGCGGGCGGAGTCAGCATCCATCCGTCTGCGTTGGGCTTTTGCTCATAGATAGGGCCAGCAGCAGTCTCTTGCTCTGAATCTTCAACCTGAACATGCTTTACAGGATTAGGTTGAGACGGAGCGGCGGTTAGCCCCACAACATTAGGAACTGAGGCAGGCTCAATCCGAATCTTGTCATTGTCCTTATTCGCTTGGACATCGGTTGTATCTTTATTCTCAAAGATTTGTTCCGACACCAGCGGTTGTACCGCTGGGACGACAGGCTGCTTAGTTGGTATTGACTTCGACAGTATTTCCTCGAAGCTATTGTTCGAGACGACTGCGGGAGCGGGCTGTTCTGGTTGCTGGGCGACGGTCTGTTGAACATTAGCAGTTACCTCCGGTTGGGCGGTGTACTGTACGTCAGCAGTTGGTACGGCTTGTGCTATCTTGTCGCTCAATTCTTTAGCCTTTTGCTCAAATGTCGCATTGTCATGCGAAGGAGCTACCTCTGCGTATGCTCCCTCCTGACTCTCTTCGCTCTCGTCTCTGATGTTCGAACCGTTTTTTGGTACGTCGAATATAGAATCTAGTTGATCAACTATTCCTGAAGACATAATTTCTTCCTATCTATCTATTCAAGCAATCGCGTCGTAATCTTTCTTCTCGTCTGCGGAAAGGCCTTTTCTCGGTAATTCAGGCGCATTCACTATGGCAGCAACCGTATTAAGCTTGTATTCTTCGAATACTTTCTTGGCTGTCTGCTCGAAATCGTCTGCTACAAGCTTTGTGATTCCGTCGCTCTTAGCTCGCAGAGCCGCTACCGTATCCCATTCAACCTCAATCGAGTGGTCAACAAGGATGTCCATCGTTTCGTACTTTGCCGTATTGTACTTACGGGTAATGGATTTTCTGACAATCGACTTTCTTACAACTGGCTCGCCCTCTGCCATGATCTTCCCTTTCTATTAGGTACCAACTCTTTCGGAGGTTTCTCTTCCGTCTTCGGATATCCACACGAACTCTCCTGCTTCGCCAACAGGAAAGTAATCTCTACAGTTACAGCAAAATGTTCTGCCATAAAAAGAAGGCGTAGCTGCATAGGTTTCAGCGATAGCCGTTCCCATAGTCGTAGTAGTATTGCATCCGCTATCAAGCTGCTTTTGCGTCCAGAAACGGCCTACTACAGGCTCTTTTTCAGGGCCATACTCTTCATAGGCAACATAACCTTCGTTCTTATATCGCTCTTGCTCTTCAGCGGTCAATGGCCTTGTAGGATTCTGCGGACGAACGCCTACATGCTTATATGTTCTACGAACAGGTCTTATGAACTTACGGTCTTCAGGAACAACAGTCGGATGCCGCTCATATTGTCCGTCTTCTCTCTTAGAGCCATAATCAAAGCTACTCATATTTGCCTCCAAATAAGCTATTCATACTCGTCTTTTTCTTTACGAGGTTACTCTATGTTCACGCAAAGATATTTCCTGTTTCTACCCCTCGCTTCTTGGCCTTCTTTAGGTCTTCGCGAATGACTTCAAACTCTGCGATAATGGCGTCTTTACCTCTGCCTCTACCCGTCTTTGGTCTAAAGAAGCCAGCCTCTACCAGCGCTTCAACCGCCCTCATATCTACAATCTTGGTATCAGTCTTGGCCGCAAAATCCGCAAGACTTGAATAAGGCTGCTTAGAGACAATCTCATGAGCAGCATTATCGCTCAAACCCTTGCATTTAACCGAAGGACAAATCTGAGACTTGCCAATCCCTTGAGCGGCGTCTGCTCTTGCGATAATTCGATACTCTAGCTTGCAATCGTTGATATGACGAGGGGCTATGTCTATGTTCATATCCTCTGCCATCTTCTCAAGAACGCTTACTTTATCATAGTTTGATCTACCGACTTCTACGTTTAGATATGCGGTAACAAACTCTTCTGGGTAGTTAGCCTTGAGATATGCCGTGATATACGAGTTGTAGGCATAGCAACAAGCATGGGCCTTGTTGAAGCCGTAATCGGCAAAGGGCGTGATAACCTTGTCCCAATAGTCAGCCGCTATCTTGCCTTGAATCCCATTCTTTTCCGCGCCAGAAATAAACTTCTCTCGGTATTTTTGCAACAAATCTCTCTGCTTCTTACCAATGGCCTTAATAACGACATAACCCTCAGGAATCGAGAAACCAGCTATCGAGTTACAGATAGTCATGACTTGTTCCTGATAAACAAGCAAACCATAAGTCTTCTTCACATAAGGCTCAATGAACTTCTTGAGAGATGGATGGAAATAGTCCAGCGTCTCTGAGCCATGCTTACGAGCGCAGTATGTTGGAATGGAATCCATCGGACCCGGGCGGTACAAGGCTATACCTGCCATGATGTCGTCTATAGAGTCAACTCCCATGTTGACCATCGTTCGCTGCATTCCATGCTCTTCGCATTGGAAGACACCTGTAAGCTTACCGCTCTTATAGAGCTTGAAAGTCTTAGCGTCGTCCAGCGGCAGATTCTCAATATCGATCTTGATTCCGGGATAGTTCTTTTCTACCTCTTGGCAACAACGGCGAATAACAGAAAGCGTGCTAAGAGCCAAGATATCGAACTTGATAAGACCAAGAAACTCTAGGTCATTGTACTCAAACTGAGTTGCATAGGCATACTTTGGACCAGTCTGGAACTCGTCCGTAGAAAGCATCTTTGTCTGACGAAGAGGCGCTATGCGACCTAGCGGCTCGCTAGATATAACAATACCGGCAGCATGGACTCCAAAAGTGGATAGTAGTCCCTCGATATTACGAGAATGCTCCAAAATAGCAGGGTATTTATTGATGTAGAACGCAAAGTTTTTACACCACTTAGTAGCGTCTTCAACGGTCTTAATTGCATGTTCTTGCCCATCTGGACCCTTTACTTTCAGAAATGCACCATACTGCGGCGGAAGAGCAGTTAGGATATCTTCCCCTAGAGCATTGGTTGCGGTTTTCCATTCGTCAAATCCTTTGAAGAAGGTTCGCTCCGGGTCAATTGCCTTGACCGCCCGACGAACAAACGACTTCATCTTCAACCCTGAATATGTACCAATGTTACCAACGTGTTCTCTTCCGTAAGTATCAATGATGTACTTATAGATATCGTCACGATGCTCATAGTCAAAGTCGGAGTCGATATCGGGGAAACCTTTTCTAGCAAAGGCTCGGCGCTTCTGAAGGAATGTCGAACCGTCTTCTGGCTTCTTCTCGGTCATGCCTAGAGCAAAAGCAGTCCAAGAGTTGATCTCATTGCGCTGTCCCTTTTTGCCGCCAGAATCCTTCCAAAGCTTATAGAACTTCTCCAAGATAGGCTTGCCGTCAAGTCCCTCAGTAGTTTCCATCTTGGCAAGCTCTGCTTGGATGTTATTTAGAAGAGACTTGTCTTGAACAGCCGTCTCTAGTTCTTGCTTCATTTCCTGCAATGTTGCCATTATTTCTCGTCCCTATAAAACAACCGGGGGAATGCAGCCCCGGTTCCGTATATCCAATAGCCAATCTTGGGATGTCGGCGTATTCCATACGAACCTAGCTCAATTCCACTTTGAGTAACAATGTCATAGCTCTTAACTGTTGTACATTGTTCTCTTGGCTCGTCAACTGTTTCTACTACCCGCAGGTTACCAGACAACCCTCTTGTCTCTCTTGCAAACTCCAAATAGATTTTGGCAAGTGAGATCATCTGCTGAAGAGAACTATCATATGGTTCCTCGTCATTGTAGTAATCAATAAGCTCTACTTTGAAGAACTGCGCAAAGTGCAATCCGTCATTCCTCAATCCGTCTTGAACTCTATAGCATGGCGTTGCGCAGCAATACTTGCCTGCATGAAAATCAGTAGTAAGAATCAACTCCATGAACGATTGCTCGCCAGAAGCAACCAGAGTTCCCGGACCCATAAGATCACAATGACCCTTAGGGGCCGTCGTCATCATTGCCTCAATACCTACTACCCAAGGGACATCAATATAATCAAAGTCTTCGTCTGTATAGAACTCAATAGCTTGATGAACTGGTCCATAGAAGTTCATGTAACTCATTTTCTTGTTCCATCCATAAAAGCAGAATGAGTGGCGTCTGCCATTTTTCTCAGGTCGTCAATGGAAAAAGACGGAAACTGACGTTTCAAATAACCGTCAATAGCTCCAACAAGATCGGCCAACTCTATAAGGGCCATAAGGCGATTCTGTTGAGCTTCTGCGTCTTGCAGTTCCTCTACTTCCTCTCGGAGCTTGGAACTAAAACCGTACTCACCCTTCTGTATCTTCGCTAGATGATAACCCATTATTTTCCTCCGGGAAACAAGATCCCTGTTCTGACTGCTTTGCCCAATCGCCCTTCTTGACAATCAGTATTTCTTGCGCCTTGCTTTTGTTATCTCCACGCTGCATGCTTTTTACAACTCTCTTTTCGTAAATCTTGAACCCTTCGCTTTCGGGGTAGAGTTTTCGAATAAAGTCGCTGTCATAGTACGAGATAGCGCAACTGCCTTGAATTTGCTTAGCGGCATCAGCTAATCCATTATGGTCGAAGCCATCCTTTTGATTAACATGATAGAAGTCTTTTTCTACATTCTCATAAGGAGGGTCTAAGTAAAACAAAGCAGGACCACAATCCCATTTACGGATACATTCCTTATAGTCTAGATTTTCAAGATAGACATTCCGCAAAAACGCCGCAACAGTTTCAATTAGAGGAGGCAGCTTTGCCCATGTCATACAAATGTTCTCTCCCGTTCGAGAAACGCACCATGTTCCGTCTTCTTTTCCAAACATGGATTGACGGTTGTATATGAGATAGTTTCTAGCCCATTCAACTGGGTTTTCTTTCAAGAAGTCCCGCTTTGTTTCTATGTAGACAACAGCATTCTCTAGCTCTCGCCTGCTATATGGAGTCAAGACTTGAGCCGTAAGGAACTCGTCTCGGTGGTCCCGCAAGACACGAAAGAAATTCCAAACGTGCCCGTCAAGATCATTGTAGACGAGACGATAATCCGTCGTCTCTGGCTTTGGCATAGCAAAACCAACCGCGAAGCTACCGCCAAACGGCTCGCAATAGAGCTTATGAACAGGGAGTAAGCCTTTGATCCATTCTCTAATCTTGACTTTACCTCCTACTCGTTTGATCAAAGTGTCTGCCATGTTTCATGCCCTTTCTTGATATTCCATTTGTCATTGATAAGAGCTATAAAGTATGCCTTATCGACTGGAATTTTTACATACTCTTCTTCCCCGCTAGTTACGTACTTATTGGGCTTAAATTCCCAAGGAGAATCATCAAAGTCATTTCTTCTAACGACAATAAAGCTTTTTAGATCTCTATGAAAAAGAACAAAATACCTGAAGCCGTCATTTTTCTCTTTGTCTTTGCGAGAATGTTTGGTGCTTTTTCTAAAAGGAATGTCCACAGTTGGGTACGGGAAAGAAAGAGCATCAACCCATCCAGTTTTTTTCATCTCTAAAGAGAAAATATCCCCTTGCAGGATAAGATCCCAATAGTATTTAGATGATAATTCTTCACTGCCTTTTGCTGTAATAATCTCGCTCTGCAAGAAACCTTGCGATAACAAGAAATCGCTAAAAGCTTTCTTTACCGACTGATCGCAGCTTTCCAGTTCTTTGTGATTACATGGTTTTATGTAGTTCAATAGCGGTCAACTCCACCCGGATCTTCCGTAACGTCTCTATCTTCGAACAACTCAGCAACAACTTCGTCTGCCTTCTTAGTTTCAATCTCTCCAAAGAAATCCTGCTCTTGAACAAAGAACTTGTCATCGAAGCCTAGGAATCTCTCCCAAATCAGGTCATACTTCAATGGGTCTGGTCCATAAGCGATTCCAATAACTCGCAACAGAACGCTGGCATATCCTGAGCCTCGACCGCATCCCGTCAGGATGTTGCGCTTCTTCGCCTCTTGCATGTAGTCTCGAACAATCAAGAAGTACGTAGCAAAATCGTACTTGTTGTTGTCCCAAGCAACTCGAACGTCCTCAATTTCTTGCTTGAGTCTATCAATATGCGGCTGGCTGCTCTCCCAACCAAGCTTCTTCATGCCCTCCCACGCAAGATGCTCCATATACTCCATTGGAGTCTTGAACGGAGGCGGAACCTTGTATGGAGGCAGCCGCATGCCTGAAGTCATGTTCTCATAGATGTTGTTGGCATCAATCTTGTCGGAAACCATTACAGTATTGAACAAGAACTCGGGATTAGAGCCAAAAATCTTCCCCATCTCTTCTGCCGACTTGAGATAGAATTCATGATACGGGAAGTGAAGGTGCTTTGGGTCATGCAGACAACGACTGGTCATCATGCACATGAGGAGTTCTTGCGAAAGACCCTGCTCTTTCTGGCAGTAATGACAATCATTTGTTGCAATGATTGGAACATTCATTTCCTTGCCGAGCTTGATAACGTCTGGAATGATAAGAGCTTCGGCGTCAATGCCGTGATACATGACTTCCAAATGGAAATCTTCCTTGAAGATATCCTTGAAGATTCCTACGGCCTTTCGTGCCATGTCAAAGCGATCATGAAGAAGGTTGGCATTGACAACGCTGCTAAGGCAAGCGGAATTGCAAATCAATCCTTCGCTATGAGCCGCCAAGGTTGGCAAATCAATACGAGGATCAATGTAATAGCCTTCGGTCCATGCTTTTTGCGAAAGCGTACAGAGGTTCTGCCAACCCTTCCAGTTCTTTGCAATCAGCACCAAGTGACGGTTGCCTCGCCGTCCGTCTGTTTGCCCTAGAATGGTCTTAGAACCCTCTTTGCGCTGCGTATAGTTGATGGTTCTGTCTTTGGCAAGATAGAACTCGCAACCGCAAATAGGCTTGATATCGAACTTCTTGTTGTCTGAACTTCGACACGCATTCATGAACTTGATAGACCCGCCAATGTTACCGTGATCGGTAAGGGCGATAGACTTGAAGCCCATTTCCTTTGCTCGCTCTGGTAGCGATAACCAAGGCTTCTTGCTCTTGTCTTTTTCAGGGTGCGCTTGGATTCGATTCAGACCGTCAAAAGACGAGTATTCTGAATGATTGTGGAGATGAACAAAGTCTGCGTTGTTTATGAATCGAGGCATAGGGCTTAGTCGGCATTTCTCCCTCGGGAAGACAGAGAGCCACACTCAAGCCAAGTCGAGAATATCGCCTCTTTCCACAACGTCCTTTTTGGTAAACACTTCGGATGGTGAGACAGTTGTGCATACATAATCAAGATACGCAAAGGGGATCTTCCTGACTGTCATGCTATGAGCAGGATTGATGACCGAAATATCGAATGTCGTCTCGGCTACCCCGGTTATTCTAACTCTTTCATGAACAGTTGGTACGTCCATAGGACTGCTGCGATAGCTTATCGAAGCGTCGGTACGAGAACGCAAAAAAGTACCAAGGATTTCCTTGATGACATTGGGATCGCTTATTACTTCGTCAGCAATCACCTTAGTTACAATTTGTTTTCTGACGTATCTCATCCGTGCTTATGAGGATCAAACCGTTCATGAATGCCCTTGGTCTTATCTGTTACCCATTTAGGCTTTGCGCTTCTAATATGATCTCGAACATCTGTACATCGTTCCCAAGCTGGGCGACTATCGTTTATCAATCCCATATTAGAAATGATGTGTCTGATTGGCCTTCCGTCTTCTGGATGCTTGGTATACTTAGGGTCTGACATCTTCTGCAAGAACTCAACAACTTCTCCTGTAGAATCGCCTTTTTCATTTAGAACTTCGTACTCGTAGAGAGGCATTGTTTAATCCTTAGTATATCCTACGCACTGAAGAACAATAGACGGATTGTTTATGTTCTTTCTGTACACTTTCCATTGATGTTGTTTGCCAAAAATCGTAAGCGTTGTTGGCTCAATAGGGTTGCTACAGTCTTTCGTCTGACAAGAGTTACAAAGAGGCTCAACCACTCCCATAGGCCCTACGGGAAGCTTATCCAAAGGGAATAGTTTTACCTTGTATGTACTCATTTTTCGGCTCTACGAATCGAAGCGCCAGCGGTCTGCGCTTTCCTTAGCGCCTTCTCTCTAGCCGCCATGATATCTTGAACTTCTTCTTGCGAAAGCTCAACTTGGTCGGCGCTTGAAGACAAACTTTGAGCAGGAACCATTCCCTCAATCCCGTTGCTAATATCTTCCATACGCTTTGCTTCTTTCTTTACAAGATCTTCAGGAAGGAATGGCTGTTCTGCTGGCGAATCGTCTTCAAGATCTACTTCAACAGCCTCTACAGGACTCTTACGATTACCGACCTTAAGAGGGTTTACAACGGCTTGAGGATTAGGGCGGGTATTTACAACTCTAGGCTTTGGAAGAGGCTTCCTTGCCTGAGTCTCGGTTGCCTTTGTCATTGTATTCGTTATGTTTGGCAAACGATTTGGCATTGGCAAAGTCTTCTTACCCTGTAGAATGCCCTGCTCAACCAAGAACTCGGAAACTTCCGAGAACATAGTAACTGGGAAGCTTACTGCTGGTTCGCCCTCGTCGTCCAATAGAGCGATAGTTGGGCCATACTCGTCTGTATGGAAGAATCGCAACGAAATGGCATATGCCGTTCCAGTTGGGGACTCATATTCAAACTCGAAATCAACTTTTTTGTTGGACTTGATCGCCATCTTTGTCTCCTAAAATCATTTGTTTCAGCACCATGCGTATCTTCTGCTGATTCATTGCTAGAACTTTTTCAGCTTCTTGAACCATCTTCGGCTTAACGACTGGTGGGATATACTTTCCGCACTTACTACACATCGTGCCAAAGACATTTTCCTTGTGGGGCATAGAATGAGCGCAAGAGGGGCAAATCATATGAGTTCGATTCTTTCGTCTTCATCCTCGTCCGTAGTAGGATCATCGTCAAACTGCAAGTCTTTTCTTGCTCCATACTTCTTTTCTAGGTACTCGGAATCAACAATGTAAGTATCCCATTCCTTGCGCCAGAATGGCAGCCAAGAGTCGGCAATAGACGGCAGAGGCTCTGGGGTTTTCCACCCAGATTCATTGCACCAGCAAGTAAGACACCTAATGTCTGTATTGTGTATGTCTTTTGAAGATGGTCGGTAGTCAGCTATATAGACCTTGCCATTCCAATAGAAATGGCATTCTAACATAGCAAAACCAAATGGACTTCGTATAGTAACTCTTGAGCTAACCATCCACTCATTGCGCTTAGAACTTGCGCCTGTAGAATATGTATGAACATTCATTATGCGACAAACTTTTTTGTACGAACCGTTTGCCTGCAAAAGAGTTAGATCTGTAAACTGTATCTCAAAATCCATCAAAAAACCTCGTTCTCAACTACTTCCTTAGGTATTTCTGCCTTGCTTTCCTTCAATCTTTGAGATCTTGGCACGTAAGGTTCGAAGATGTTGGCAATGTTGTTTATCCTATCCCGAGCGTATTTAACATCGCCTTCTGAGTTATCTATGCCTATGTAGTTTCGGCCAGTCATCTTAGCAACTGCGCCGGTTGTACCAGTCCCCATAAATGGGTCTAGGATAGTATTGCCTCGATAGCTAAATAGCTTCAAGATACGAGTAACAAGCTCTTCTGGATATGGCGCAGGATGTCCATTTCTGTTCTTAGTTTCTGGCTGAATGAACCATGTACTAAACGTCCATTCTTGGAACTCTTTAGGGGTCATGTCGGAAAGCTCGCTATCGCCTTCCAAGCCAAACTCGTCTTTAGACCAAACAAGAACATATTCATGAGTTCTTCTAAGCGCTGGATTTGAGCATGAACACCAAGAACCGAATGCCGTAGCTCTTCCAGACCAGTTCTGCTTGTACCAGCAAATTTCTACGCGAAACTTCAAGCCTATTTCTCGCCCTATGTTTACTAGGTCGGCATAAATAGGACGCATGTATTCTTCGCCGTCTTGCAGATTACGCACAGAGTCTATGTTGATGGCTATTCTGCCTCCTGAAACAAGAACTCGCTTGCATTCAATGAGAATGTCTTTCAGCCATGCAAGGTAATGAGCATAAGGATCGTTATCCTTTCGATTCTTGTATTTAATGTTGATGTTGTAAGGAGGCGAAGTGCATACTAAGTGTACGGTTTCGTCTGGGATCTTTCGAAGGCCATCAAGAACGTCGTCAAACATGATGGTATTGAGTAGCTGATCTATGGGTATCATTTGCTTTCCTTTGAATCGAATATCGTGGTAAGCTGACTTACCCGTTCCTGCGCGATATCTATGGCTTGTTTACTCTTGTCGGAACCTATGGAGTATCTTCCTAATGAAACACCAGTCTCTATCAATGATCCACTTCCGCAGAACGGATCTAGAATCCTGCTTTCTGCATTACTCCATATTTCTACGACCCTTTGCATGAGCTTTCTAGGCTTCTGCGTTGCATAGCCTGTTTTCTCTGGCTCATTCCTACAAAGAGCAGGGATATCCGTCCACCAATCCTCTAAAAGCTTGCCCTTTTGCTCGTATTTTTCCCAAGGAATCTTCTCTTTAGACCAAGCCGCTGCCCCTCCAACATTCATCTTTGTCTTATAAGGAATGCGAGGCTGGTTAAAGATATAGTCGCCTACTCCGTACCAAAGAATCGTATTATGTTTTCTAGGGAGCCATTTCTTAGCACTAGCTGGGTTGCTAAAGCACCATATGATCTCGTTTTTGAAGCTATCCCTACCAAACATTCCGTCCATCATTACCTTGAGATAATGAACAGCCTTATAGTCAACATGGACAAGGATATTGGCGCTGGGCTTCATTAGCTTTTGAAGGTTCTCCAACCGTTCCTTCATATAGGCTAGAAACTCGTCCAGAGTCTCGCCTTCGCCATAATACTCGTCCTCTTTCTTAGAGCTATATGGTGGGTCCAAATAGATAAGATCAACCGGATCGATAACTAGGTCTTTACAATCTGTAAGATGTAGCTCGTACTTATTCATAACTTCTGAAATCTTTGGCGCTCTGTATTTCCTCTTGCTTCTGCTTTTCTAGGAACATCTGATACCTATATCCGGTTCTCTTTGGAAGAGCGTCAGATAGCTTTTCTAGTTCCTCAAGATTCTCGATAAGAACCAAGCTATCTGCGAGAGCAAATACCTTCTCGGCAATCTGAATCTCATTGGGGTCAAAGTTTACTTTGCGCAGAAAATCATGCATATGGACGCTAATAAACAATGAAGAAGCGAGGAGGTCTTCTCCCTTGTCTTCCTTGCCCGGGTCATTGATGTGAAGCAGTATCTCTCGAATGACTGATTCTAAAACGTCGTCTATGTTGATATTCAGACCAGCCGAAAGTCTTTGAATAGTCTCCTTGATAGAGATCTGTTCGTAGGAAGCTATGAACTGGATAATAGAGCCTGCGCTCTTGCAGCCGTAGCAATAGTAATCCTGCCGAGTAGGTTTGTCATAGACGAAGAATGACGGCGTTTTGTCAGACTTATGAGACGGCAATGGACAACGGTACTTGTATCTACCTCCGTCAAAAGACGACCATTGAACTCCCTTAGAAGAAAGGTAGTCTGTTATCTTGTTGGCCTTGATAATCGTGTCAAGAATAATGCTCATAGTTCAAAACCCAAATCGTCTGTACTTTGACTGGCTTTCTTTGCAATCTTCGGCTTTTCCTTGGGCGTTATCATGGGCTTTGGCGGCTCGTCGTCAAAGGCCAAATCAATATCAGGATTGGGCGACGGAGCAGACTCGCCTCGTCGCAGGACTTCCGAAGCGTCCGGGTCATTATCTGCCCAACTAGCGTCTACAAATGCGCTTATCTTGCCAATCTTGGGGTATACGTCTAGGGTTGCTTTAGATTGATTATGATGCGGTCCAAACATGGTTGAACCATATCTGGACTTGACGCAGAATAGGTAAAGCTTTTCTTCTGACTGTTCAGGATGTCTTACTTGAACATAGATGTTATCAGCGTCAGCGGAGAAGTCATGAGAACCTCTCAAAGCGTCGGAGCCTACAGATTGCTTGCCTTCTTTCTGGTTGCGTAGAGACTTGATAGCCTCTCGATTTAGCTGCACCGCTGAGAGTACAGCGAATCCCATCTTCCTTCCAAGCTGTCGCAAGTCTTTGCACATCTGTCCGTACCAGCTATGCTCTGCTAGCTTTTGGTACCAAGGCTCTGGGCTAAGAATGGAGATATAGTCAATGACAACCAATCGAACCTTGAAGAAGTGCTTTCGCTTTTCTAGCTCGGCGCGAATCTTCGAGACTGTCATTCTCTCTTGGGCGTCTAGAATGGCAAACTTCGAGCTTATTTGCTTGAAATCTTCGGCAGCTTTCTTTACTCTAGCCTTCTCATCAGCGGTCAGTAAATTTGGCTTTGCAAGCTTCGAGGAATCGATCTCCGCCTCTCTGGAAATGATACGCTGCATAAGACGATCCTTGGGCATTTCCAAGGATACGTACAGAACATTTTCTCCTGATTGCTTGCATACATTCAGGGAGATATTGATCATCGTAGCAGACTTGAATCCACCTACGTCAGCAACGATAAGAGTTAGAGAGCCGGGGTCCAAGCCAATAGGCATGGTTTCATCAAAAGGCAATATGCCAGTCTGCAAAACCTTCTTAGGATTGAGAGCTTCTTTCTCTAACTGGTCATACCAATCTGGACCGTAATCGTCAACGTTCACCCATGTAGCGGCATTGTTCTCGTCCGCGCTAGAAACAAGTATGTTTAGATCGTCAGCTATATCTCTAACAGCGCTGACATAATCCTTGTTCTTGTTTGTATTGAAGCGATCAAAAAACTCTCCGCTCTTTCTCTTTATGTAATACTCTCTGACCTTACGGCAAATGAGAGGAAAATCCTGAGGGTCTACTTTATCTAGATTGGTAATTAGCTGAAAGTTTCGCTTCTCTGTTTGCTGAGCAAACTTAGCGCTTTCGATCTCGCTACCAGTCCATTTTTTGTAGTCTCCATTGGCGGCGGCGCGAGCTATAAAATCAAGGTAATAGTTTTCTGTAAACTTTTCTGAATCTTGATGAGATTGTTCTATGCCATAGATAAACGGGCGATACTTGCTTTCAAAGTACGCAGGCCCCATTTGTTCCGCAAGAAACTCTGGAATAAGTTCGTTGCGATTTATTACTAGATGCAGTAGTTTTTCTTGAGCTTCAAGTTCTGTTATTGCCATTCAATCCCCCGCTTTTATCAGAAAGGTGTTCTTAGAAGTTACCATCTTCTGGAAACTATAACCGAGGCTATCGGTATAATCTTTAGCGAGAGCATCGAAGTCACAGCACAATATCGTTGGCTGCCGATTCTCAATTCGTGTCATCAGAAAATCGTCAAACAATGTAACAAAGTTCTGATGATTGAAGTCGGTTTCATTCAAAGGTAAACTTACATCGTCAATCGCCAACCAATCATACTCTTTGAGCGAGCTTGCTCTTTCTGTTTTCTGTCTTAGGTCTTGTCTTAGAGTTTGATAAGACGTTAGGGCGTATGTATCTGCTCGATTCGTAGTATAAAGCCTTCGCCAGATGGCTTCCTTCAAGACCAAACAAGCAATGAGAGTCTTACCAGTAGGAACGGTCTGCGTAGACGGCATGCCCTCTTTCTTGAGGCGAAACGGATTGCCATGAATGATAAGATTAGTACCCTCGTAGAACCTAAGGTCCATCTTAGAAATCTTGTTGTAGTCTTCTCTGCTAGTAGCATTAGAACTATCGCTGTCTCCAAAGAGATACGACTTGAGAGAAGACTTGATAGACTCTACTGTTTTGTCGCTCCAAACTCGCAGATCCTCTCCCTGCTTAGTCTTGACCAATCCTCGAACATGGTTAATGGTCTTTTCTCTATACTCAGGAGGAATGACATATTCAATATGCCCTCTTGCGTCGGCAACCTTTCGGCAGCGACATTGATCGGGCATTTGGCATTGGTCATTCCCCTTGTACCAAGGGCAGGCTATCGCTTCGCCTGTTTCTTTGTTGGTGCCGAAAGTTGAATAATTGCGATATCGGAAATGACGGATAAATGAGCTTAGTTCTGACATATTCTCTTCTCGACCCAAAAAAATCAATGACCCTAACAAGGCACGTTACAGATCAAGGTCATGGCCTTTTTTCTGGTTTGAAGAGCGTACCTTATCTCTTGTGTTGGCAAACTTACATCTACCTTCTGCCCATTTTCGCATAGCGCTAAAATCTTCAGCGCGAGTGCTAGACAATGCGCAGATGCTCTTACATGACGCCATCAAGTCTGTGGTTGTAATCGGCCTCTTGCCGTCGCAGAAACACTCGAACATGGCATTCTCAATGGTTTTCTCGATCTCTGCTCCGCTGAAACCGTCCGTACTACTAGCCAACGCATCAGTATCAAACTTACTGCTATCAAACTTGAACTTCTTAAGAAGAACTTCGTAGATCTGCCGCCTACCAATATGATTAGGCAAGTCAACAAAGAATACTTCGTCAAAACGTCCCGCTCTCATGAACTCAGGCGGAATATCTTGAACGTTGTTTGCAGTACAGATAACGAATACAGGAGCGGTCTTCTCTTGCAACCAAGTAAGGAAAGTACCAATGACTCTCTTAGTTGTTCCGCTGTCGCCAGAACCCTGACCAACTCCGCCAGCCAAACCCTTCTCAATCTCGTCTGCCCAAAGAATGCAGTTATGGCATAGGAAGCCATTGGCAAAGAAGTTGTGATTCTTTTCGCAGGATAGGTCATACGCCCACTGCGTTTCTGCAATCTGTATGCTGTCGATTTTGACGCCAACAACGTCAGAAGAAAGAAGTTTGGTCATCTCTCCGAGGTTCTTTCGTGCCAGATTAGCAGTAAGGAAATCATGAAGATCAATAGCGACATTCTGATTTACAAACGCATTTGGCTGCTCAAAAACCGCCATTTCCTGATCATTGTATTCAAGTTCGGTAATCCCATACTCATGTCGGATAGCAGAGAGAACTTTACCAAGCTGGTATCCAACAACCTCAACCCTATTCATAGGAGAGCTAACTACAAGGTCCATAAAAGCTTCAACAGACCTAACTCTCTTCCTGTTAAAGATGGGTATGATATGGAAGAATCTTTCTATCTGCTCTGTCTCCATAACAATGCAGCTTTGCGGAGACAAGAATGAAATGATACCGAAGGTATGCAAAACAGTCTTGACTCTTTGAAATGTCGAAGGCGTATTGCACTTCATTGCTACAAAAGGCTTGACCGGATTTCTCTGTTGGGCGTCTGCAAACCCAAAGTATCCAGCGCCATGAAAGAATCCAGCCAAGTAGAATGAAAGGATTTCCTTAGACTGCGAAGCTAAGTTCTCCTTGAATCCCGCCAAGGCCTGAGTAACAACCTTGTTCGTCAAAAGAACCATGTTGTTCTCGAAGCTCGGCTCTGTCAAAAACGATTCCGACATCATTCCAGCAAAGAAGAACCTAATCTTTGGATCAGCATGATGGAACATGATCTCGCCGGTATCCTTATGAAAAGTACCGCAAGCGTCCATCATGCCAAATACGGTCGCAATCTGAATCAGATTCAGGTGCTTATCATTGATGCAAGCCTTATGGAGTTTTCCATTAGCTCGCATACTAATGCTGCCTTCCTTCTTGCCCGGGAAAAGGCTAGTCAAAGAAAGAGTCTTCTTGTCTCTACGAAGCGTTTTGGGGGTAATAAGAAGATCGTTCTCAACAAGATCCTTAGCTTCTACCCAAACAAGCTTTCCGTCACGATTGACCATCATCTTGTGGTCATGCGTAACCTCGATAGAGCCTACAGCCGTCCTGAGACGGAGCATCTTCTTCTGCTCTGCGTGACGAATAATCGCTTTTACCCGAGTCTTTTCTAGCTTGAGAGTCTTTTCATTGAAAGAGTAAGTATAGAAAGGCTTCTTATCAACAGACTCAAGCAAGTCTTTGACAAGATGCGACTTACCGTTTTCGTCATACACAACCGAGTTACCAGATACGCATGGCGCTACCGTCTCTGCCAACTTGATGACATGGCGAGCTATTTTTTCCGATTCGCCAACCAATGAGTTGAACATCTTTCCGAAGTCCAACCTCAAAAGAGGCATCTCATACAATGAAGCTGCGGCCTTAGCGGTAAGAGACTTACCGCAACCGGGCATGCCAAGAAGCAATACACCGCGAGGCGGCTTGAGTCCATACTCTGCTGCGTCCTTGGTAAATGCCTGCTTACGAAGGTTCAACCAGTGAGAAAGGTCGTCCAAACCTCCTACGTCTTGCATATCAATGTTTGAGTCAACATACTCAAGAATATCTGTCTTCTTGATAATCTGCTTCTTCTCTTGAAGAATGATGTTGATATCAAACGGTTTAACTCCAAGCTGACTGCTCATGACAATAGATTTGGCATACGCTTGGCTAGCTTCGATAGTCGTAAGTCCCTTGACTGAATTGATAAGCTCTTCTTGATGAAGTTCGACTTCTTTTCCTATGCCCGGAAATCCTGTCTTGACCTTATCTGTATCAACAAGATCGAAGAGAATAGAGCGAATCTCTCCCTCATTAGGGAAAGGGAAATCCAATGCGGATATCTCCTTTTCCAAGGCAGGATTGGTAATGTAGTTTGGACCAGTCAGAATGACATGGCAGTTGCTTGTAATGCGATTGATGTGCTTAAGCTGTCTCTCAATCTGAGGACTGCATCTCTCAGGTGAGAGATAGCGATAAAAGTCGCACAAGATATAGATTGAACCGTTGCCCGGCTCTTTGAGATTCTTTTTCTTCTCTAGCTCGCTGATAATGAAGGACAGAATACCTTCAGGGTATCTAGCGTCTACGGTAGCTGGCATGGTAATAGCTTCGTTTTTCTTGAGCTTTCTCAAGAGACGAAAGCAATCCCACTCGAAAGGCTCATAGCCTCTCGCAATGCTTACGCTTTGAAGGTAATCTAGAAGCCGACTTTCCTCATTCGTTGAAATGTAAATGAGGTTCGTTCTTGTCCGCAATAGAGCTATCAGACTGTTGTTGAAATCCTCAGTTGCCATACTGAGGTATTGCTTCTGATAGTCTTCGGAAGACGCGAGAGGATTATCCTGTTGGCTTGGCTTCGGTGCTTTCGACATTAGTGGCTTCTTTAATAGGCTTCAATATCACAAAAATCTCACGATCCGCAACCTTTAGATCGTCCCATTTAGCGATATTGCGCAAATCAGCCACGTTCTCTTCGAGCATCTTTTTTGCATGTTCTTTGAATGCTCGTTCTCTTCCTTTAAGCTCCACACCAAACTTGACTATGCACTTCTTTTCCAGCATAGTTCGCACTTTATTCTTCTTGATGTCAATATCATGCTGATGCTCTTTTAGAACGAACATCATTTCTTTTGTCTTCACTGTCTTCTGCGCCGCCTTCTTAGAGGCTTCAAACTTCATCTTGCCAACATCGCCCCACTTGCAGAGCGGTATCCCTTTTTCAGTCTTTGCAACCTGAATAAGGTCTAAGCCCTTTTCCTTTGCCTGAGAAATAGCCAATCGCTTGACAACTTCTGCTCTCTGCCCGTCCTGACCAATCACTACTACAGTATGACCGTAGATCTCATCGTTTGCTAGTATCTTGTTCACCCTTCCTACTCCTTACACGAACTCTTTGGCCGTGTTTGTAAACTGAATATTCGTCTCTTGAATCCCCGCCAGAATCTCCGACAGTCCCTCTACATTGTAAGATAATGGATAGGGTTGCAACGACTTGGTTGATCTAACGATCTTCTGCAACGTAGACTCGCCTTCTTTGCGAGCGTCTAGTAATATGTCGGCCACAATCTTCTTAGCTTTGATTACTGGTAAGCTTTTCTTGTTTACCAACCATGCCATCGCTATTACTACTCCATAGTTGGTAAGAAAGCTAATCTTGTCTACATTGAATGTACGATCTATGCTACCAAAATCTACCTCAACATTCGGGATAACAATGGCCGCAACTGATTGAGGCTCTTGATACTCTCTAAGAAAACGCTTTACAGAAGCTTTGTTTCTAATGTGGATAGGACGGAAAAACCCTGCCTTGGCAATAATCTTCTCTAGCTCATTGGCAACAAACCATTCTATGTAGTTCTTGATAAATGAGTTGGAGACTTCGTAGCCATTCAGGTTTTTGAAATCTTCCTTGAGCGTCTTAATGGTAATAGCACCTACTTGATTTGTTGTAGTAAACTCAACGCCCGGATACTTGGCACGATACAACTCTTTGAAGTGAACAAAGAAGTATGCTGGTTTCCATTCCTCAACAGGAAGTTCCATAGAATAACTACGTGGCTTCTTATACTTGATTTGGTTCCATTCAAGTTCACCGCTTGAGCCAGTTGGGTCAACTACCTTGCCGTGTTTGTCCACTACTTCTAGCTTTGGCTCGTCTATGATCTCAAAGATATCGTCCTGCTTTTGCTTTGTTTTAGGACCGATTCCAAGGAGAGCATTCTTCTCGCTCTTGCCGAGCATACTCTCAAAGGCCGAAGGCTTCTCGATAGTCTTCATCTTTTCCTTTTTAGGCTTCTTCGCCATACTACTGCCCAATGATTACATATTCAACGCCGCTGGTATTATCCTCGGCGCGACACTTATACTCGTAGGAGAGTTCTTTCATTTCAACTTTTTTCTTGAAAGGCTTTACCATATCTGATATAGTGGTTATATCGGCCCAACTGCTATTGTTGTAGCTAATGGCCCATGCAGCATTGCCGGGAAGCGCAGCCAACAAGTCTGCAAAACTCTCTTTGTACGTCTTAGCCTTAACAAACTTCTTTGAGGCGTCTTTGAGATATGGGATTTTTCCTATCTCTTGCTGGGCAAGATACTCTTCAAAGAACTGATACATGAAAGCATAATCGCTTTGCTGTCCGCCATACGGAGGGTCAATGTATATGAGATCAAACTTCGTTTGATTAGCCTTCAAGAAGTCAAAAACATCTCCATGATTGCAATGGCTATGCGGTCCAGTAATGTTGAACAAGAACGGCTTCATCTTATGGAAAGCCATCTCCTTGTTTTGATTGCGTTGATGCTCAAGGCGATGTTTGAGTCCAGCAATAACCTGACCGCTATTAAGCCTACCGCCTACGTAGCAATGACTCATAATGAAATGAATCAATGACGTATGAGCAACTGCCATTTTTACGCTTACGGCGTCTCCAAATACCGCTTTGCAGTTTGCATAGTAGTTGTCTATAAACTTGCATTCTCGAATAGTAAAACGAATGTCGCCATACTTGGCTTCAACGAAGTTGGCTTTGTTCTTGTTGTCGTTCTCGGTCAAGAACCGCCATTCTTCCTTCGAAATTCGGCCCTCCTGACCATTCAACAAGGCTATGCCATTCAAATATGAAGATTGCAAGATATCGTTACAGGTGACAGTCTTTCCCAGCATCCTAAAGAAAGCTGAGACAACAGAGCTACCCATAAAAAGATCGCAAACGTTATGGATGGAGTCCCATTCGAGTGCGTCATAGAGAGCTAACCCTATATCTGGCAAGATCTTACGTTTATTGCCAACATAGGGATTAGGAATAACTCCAAGCGAGTTTTGTGCCGTCAAAGCGTCTGACGTAAATGTATCTCTTGGGGACGACGCAAAGATATTATCAAACTGCTCAAGCTTATGCATGAACCGACGATCCTTTGAAGTCTTTGATTATGAACTCAGGCTCAGTTTCGTAGATGCGACGACGAGCCTTGCTATGGCCCTGCATGTACTTCATATTGTCTTGGAAATCGACAATGTAAGCGTCCTTTTTGACGAAACCACTTATCGGATCAGAGAACGTTCTAATTACTCGACCAACCCGCTGCAATGCTCTGGTTTGAGACTTACCGCTACCAGCAAGAATCAATCCGTCCAATGGCTTTACGTCAACGCCCTCGTCAAAGATAGACGTAGCAATGGTAATCGGAGCTTTCTTGATTCGCATTTGATCAATATGCGATTGTCGAACCTTGGCGCTATGAGAACCATTCAAAAATACGCTATTTGGGATCATTGATTCCAAAAGCTCGCCATGCTCGATATGTTTGCCCAAGATAAGAACGTGCCTACCTTCTTGTACCATGTTCTGAGCGATATTGGCGATCAGTAGGTTTCTCTCTTCATTCTGAACAATGCCTTCTTTATAGGCAGTCTGATACGTAATATCTTCGTCCAGCTTCTTACGAGTATGAACAAAGTATATAGTAGGTCTTACTAGGATTCCTTGGCGGATAAGGAATGAAGCATTGATCTCTGCAATCATCTTGCCGAAGCAAGCGTCAATAAGGAGATCGTCGCCCATGTCTCTCCAAGGAGTAGCGCTCAGTCCATAGCGGAACCTAGCGTTCATGGAGTGGTCAGCAATTACTTGGCACGTTTCGGCTGCCCAGTGCTGCACTTCGTCGCAGATCATTCCTTTTGCGCGATGAATAAGATCGGCAATCAGAGCATAGCGGGCCTTAACTTCTTCAGAAGGCTCTTCCTTTTCTGCGTCTTCGTCGTCATACTTCTTGAACTTTTCGCCAACCGCTCGAACAGCGGTTTGGATAGTCATGATGTTGATATCTCGGATATCGCACTTGCCGCCTCCGATAACGCCAACTTCAAGAGGCATTCCGCTGATATTGAGGAATCTCTCTAGCTCGGATTTTGCCTGTCGCAAAAGGTCTTGAGAAGTAACATAGAAGATAAACGGACCAACGCCAAGCTTTGCAATAATGCCAGCGCCGATGGCGGTCTTTCCTCCGCCAGTTGCAACCTTGATAATCCCTCGCTGCTGCTTGACGGCCTTATCTATAACCTCTTGCTGATAATCTCTGACTTGGAAATCATGATTGGTGCCAAGGATTACTTGGTTTGAAGAGAAACCGCTACGCTCGTCTGAGGTTGAACAACCAACGCCATAGGCTCGGAAGAAGTCCGTAGCTCGGCTATAAAGACCTGTAGGAAAATGAACGCCGTCTTTCTTAATAGAACAACGACACCTAGCCTTATCATAGCATACGGTGGTTATGTATCCATTCCAGTTTTTAGCGTTCTTCCCCTTCCACATACGGTTGGGGTCTTCGTATCCAAGAGTTTTCTTGAACTCCTGATACAGTTCTTTGGTCATCTTGCCAACAACGAAAGTTGTTGAGTCTTGAACTCGCAGAGTTATAGGTGTTGTCATTACTGCTTCTTGGCTGAAGGAATCGTTACTCCCAACTGATAAATCGTTTCAGTCGGGACTTTCTTATTCCTTTTCCATCGTCTAAGTATGGATTGTTCGTCTTTAGGATCACGACCTTCGAACAAGGAGCCTTGCCCGTTATCATTTTCGCCGGGAAATGAACCGGGTTGTCGCTTCATATCAGAAGCGAGTCTTTCAAAGCTCTCTGTACTAAGCCTTTTCATCCGTATTCACCCTTGCGGCAACATATGCTGCTCTAGACTCTAGAAGATTCTTGAGATTATCCAAACCTTCTCTTGTCCCGCCTAAGCGATGATATGCGTCAATAAACTGACCGCCTCTCATCATTGTAAGAGAGTTTTCGACATTACTTAGATGTCTTTGCACTATAGCATTCATCTTCTTATGAAAGTCTACTTCTGATAGTCCATTGTAATTGATGGGTTCCGGCATTGTTCGTCCTTTTACCAAATACGAGTCTTCGTCAATAGCTCTTGCAACGTCTGATTTGGGGGAACTTGAAGACCGTCGCTTTGTACGCGCAAAAGCAGTTCAAAGGGAAGTTCGGTCATTCCCCGTCTCTGCCTCTCGTCCTCCACCTTGTCCCATAGGTCTTTACTAAAATCTTGAAGGCTCTTTGTAGTTGACCAGTCTGGCCCTCGGACCATATCCATCATCTTTTCTGTCAAACCGAGGAACCAAAAGTTTCCAACAAGAGAGTTAGATTGGGCTGTTTTAATGTCTTTCTTGTCACCGTAGCTCAGAGCCATATTCTCTATATCCTTTGACTGACAAAGAATAGACAAAACGGCTAGGAAGTTGGCGACTTCTGATTCGTCGCTAAAGGCAACCCCTAGGAAATCCAATATACGGTCTTTCATGAAGAAATTAGAAAGAGCTTCTCGAATAAGAGCCTCTGGACTGTCTTCGGTTTTGACATGCAATCGCAAAGCCTCAACCAACAAAAAAGCCGAACGTACAGAGTTCTTTTCAATATCCAAATTGACAAACAAAGAAGGCTCTTGATCAGGTTGCTCTATAGCAACTACGGCGTCAAATGCTTCTGAAGACTTGGCAACTACTCGAAGGTTCTTCAGCGGGATTTGCTTGTAAGGGCAGAATATGTTCTTGAGAAGCATCCATACAACAGGGAATTGGTCGAGTTTCATTCCAAAAACGTCCTTCTTATCAAAAGACGGCTTGTTGTTATACTCAGTCTTGAAATCGCGCAATAACGATAGGAAAAGCTTCAAAAGCGAGTTGCGAGTCTCAAGAGTATCCAAGTTCCTGCCGCATATCGACCCCATCGCATTGATGTAGACAGAATAGATGGCAGCCATAGTGTCAAGAAGATTTCCGCCAGCTTTTAAGGCTATGTAGCCGTTTTGGAAGCATGGAGAGTCTATCTTCTCAAACTTTACAGAAAGGTCAATGAAGTCACAGTCTAGACGCTTGCACAATATCTGCAAGGCTTTATGAACAAAGGCGAAATTGCTTATCTTACAATCCATGCGTGTTTATTCGCAAATCCTGAACTAATTCCTTTGGTTATCTCTCGTGGTTCAGATTGACATTATAAGTCCAAGTAATGCCTATCTTAGGATGTATTCCGAACAGCTTTTGTTCGGCAATGTTACCCGGCATAGCATTGCTAAGGGAGTACACATCTCCGCCTACAAAGCATCCGTTCATAAGTATTCGACCATTGTGCGTCGTAAACTCAGAGCAGTTATGAAAATGGCCGCAAAGCGTATAGTTTGGAATCTGCTTTGTTAGACCAGTCATCTTTCGCTCAAGATCCAAGAAAGAAGTAACCGGAGGATTCTTGCCCTTTACGTCGTCTCCGTGAACCATCAAGAACTTATGGTTCTGTACCTCCTTGATCATCCACCAACTCTTCTCGATGTTGAACTTGATACGAGGTTGCTCTCTAAACTCAAGCTCAAGATACTTGTAGCAGAACAAGTCAAAGTTGTTGTACTTCTTCTCTGCGCCGGTCGGGGCAATGCGACCATGATTGCCATACAAACCATAGAACTCAACCTCGTCAAACAAGGTTAGCATGTAGTAGATGAAGTCGGCAATAGCTCGATAGCCGATCATAACTTGATCGAATACAGGCGTTCCAATGTAGACGGCTGACCATGCGCCTGCGGTATTCGCTCCTTCAACTATGTCTCCTAGAGAGAAGATATGGAGCTTTGGAATCTTGTACAGCTTAGAGTGAAGCTCTTTGATATCAGTAATGGCCTTCTTCAGATTTTCCATGCGCTGAAGAAAGATATCAATGTTGTACTCTGATAGTCCGCCTGTTTCTTCAAGCGTATGCTCATGCCCAACATGAAGGTCGCTAAAGATTAGCCCCATGTCTTCGGCTGTACGATGAGAAGAAACTGTCGGCGTATAAACCGGAGGCGGAGCAATAGGAAGCTTTCGAGCGGCTTCATAAAGCTTGTCTGCTATGATGTCCGCTTGCAAACGGTACTTATCTAGAGACTTCCCGATGCTAACTTCATGCTTGAGAAGACCCTGAGTAATGGTGGCTTGGCGATTCTCTTTGGCTTCCTCGTCATGGAAGTCAAAGTCTTCCCAGTTTGTATCTTTGTTGTACTTCGTCTCGCAAGCAGCATAGCTGCGATTGAGCATGGAGGCTATAACCTTGTAAGGCGTCCCCTTCTGTCTCTCGGTATAAAGTAGTTCTAGCTCTTCGTTTGTCCACTTCCTATCACAGCTTGACATTCTTAATCCTTTGCAAAAATGCGGCCAAGACTGTATTGTAGGAAGACAACTGCTTGAGTTTGTTCCGACGAGTCATGCCGTTTGGGTTTACTCTGTACTTTATTAGGTAGTCTTGAAGATTGTGAAACTTCTTTCCTTCAAGGATAGCTCGACACCAGAAGTCAAAATCATGGGCTGAGTCAACGCTAGGGTTCTGCGTATAACCGCCCAATTGTTTGTAGTCTGCTACTCTAAACATCGACGTAGGATTGATAATCGGACACTTGCGATAAATCGCCAACATCGTCACGATTTCTTTGTGATCTGATGGCGGGAAATCCCAATCTCCAATAAAATCGCCATGAACGCCTATCTTCTTTGCTCTGCCGCCCACGCAAAATACATCTGCATGTGAATCTAGATAGGCCGCTTGAGCCTCTAACCTATTCGACATGCTTATGTCGTCGCCGTCATGGATGGCAATATACTCTCCACGGGCTAGTTCGATAGCCTCTTTGGATCGAGCGCTCACTCCTCGATTTTCGCTCGAATCAATGTACCTAAACCGCTCATCATTAGCTTCTGTATGTAACGCTCGTATAATCTTTCCAGTATCGTCGGTTGAACCATCGTTGATCACGATAAGCTCAAGGTCTTTATAGCTCTGATTGAGAATAGAACGAATAGACTCTTCTATGAAGTCTTGGCAGTTATAGGCAGGAGTTATAACGGTTATCTTAGGCATTCAAGAAAAAATCTCTGTATTGCATCTTAACTTTCGACCAATTGTATTCTTCTTCAACCTGAGTTCTTCCATCTATGCCCAATCGCTTCCCTAGATCTTCATTGGTCAACAGAGTTGCTATATGCTCCTGAAAAGTCTTTGACACTTTTTCGTCAAACTTTAGAAGCTCGCCTTTTCCTTGATGGGCCTCAACGCAATATCCGCCTCTAAGCTCTGGAACGTGCCCGACATTTAGAGCTACCCAAGGCTTTCTGGCCGCCATTGCCTCAAGAAGAACTATGGGTCCGCATTCGGTTTGCGATGGGAACACAAAGGCGTCTGCCCCAAAGTAGGACTGAACAACTAGCTCTCTAGGGGCGTCCTTTACAAAGACAACAGGCAAGTGCATTCGCTGGCAGTTATTCCTAATCATTTCCTGTAAACGATTGCCGGGAATAAAAGCCAATGTAGAAGAAACAAATACAAGAGTTACGTCATGCTCAGCGCTGATATTCTTTATGATCGGAAGAAGATACTCTTGCCCTTTTCCCGGAAAGAAGTTGGCCACGCACAGTATCATCTTGCTTGTAGTAACTCCAAGCCTCAGTCTAATCTCTTGAGGCTCAGGTCTAGGCTTATCAAACTCTACTAGATCAATAGCGTTGTGAATGATAGATACTGGGATTCCCCATTCTCTACAAACACGAGCGTCTATGTATTTGTCTGCATGCGCCAACACTTTGAAGTGCTGGTGCTTTCGCCTAAAGACTTCGGTTACTGCCGCATTTCTCTCAAGGGAGGATCTCATGCGGTTCATGCCAACCAATCCAATACTCTTCTTGCCGGGAATTTTCTCTACATGATTGAGAATCAAGTCCCAACGGAAAAACCAATCGCTATAAACAAAGACATGATCGGCTTGTTCTGAGACAAGTCTTCCCAAGAAGTCTCCCTCCGAGAGCTTTCCTACAGGACAGACTCGAACTCCGTTATAAACTGTTTCATTAGAACCATGCTGACAGAAGACTACGCACTCCATGCCATAGTCTTTGGTCATGGATTCTGTTATCTGCTGTATAACTCTTTCTGCCCCGCCGGTATGAAAGGGTTGCGCAAAGTTGGTACAAACCGCTAACTTCATAGAGAAATGATAACTGGATGAGCCGCTTGTTTCATGGGAGGGAATGATTGCCCATCCCACTTCTTCCTAAACTTGTCATAGCTTTGACGGAAGATTTCCATACGGTCTTTATTCTTGCCTAGAGTCTGGTGCGGCATATGTATGACTTTCGCCTCATGATTCCACCCTATCTTGAGTCCAGCTTTTCGAGCGCGAAAGTTAAAATCAGGATCTTCGAAGTATGCTGGATTGAACTGTTCGTCAAACATCCCAATCGTGTCAACAACCTTCTTTTTCATCATCATGCCGCCACAGCCGACATAGGTAAACGGCTCGCCGCTTCTTTTACAGTTGTGTCTTGGCATAAAGGCGGAATCCATAAGCCATGCGTCCGCTCCTACTAGATCATAGTCGCCAGCCGCCAAGAATGCTAAATACTGATGCATCCAATGCTTTTGGACAAACTGATCATTATCCAAAAAGAACAAGTAGTCTGTAGGATTACTCTGATACAGAGTAAAACCCATATTCCTACCGCCTATAACTCCTAGATTCTCTTGGTTGAGAACCAGAGTGGTGTTTTTGGATTCCAAGAAAAGAGCATCTTCCAGATACTCTTTTGTCCCGTCAGTTGAACCATTATCAATCATGATAAGGTTGAACTCGGACGAAGTGTTTTCGTACAAACACTCAAGAAACTTCTTGGTGACTTCCTTGCCATTATATGACAGTACAACAATCGTTGCTGTAGGACTACTCATTTCAGCTTATCGTCACGATATTGCTCTGAACAGCGACTCCCACGCTAAGGCCATCGAAGGGGACTACTTCAGCTTTCCACTGTTCGCCAGACGACGTATTAATCGCTGACACTATTCTCTGATTCTGCAAAGCCGCAACCTCTGCAAACTCCATAGAGTTTCGAGGTGCCCGTAGCCATCGAATCGAGCTTTGGTCATTCTGAGTTGAACCTTGCTGTTGAGAATCTACGTCTACATAAGTATACGAAAGCTGCAAAGACGACGATGACGGAGCGCTAGGATTAGGAGAGACTATGACGTTTCTAACAGTTGGAGGGTCATTCTCAACTGAGACTGCGGCGCTAGTAATCGGATTGCCAATGATGTTTTGAGAAGCAGGAAGGATGGTTACTTCCAATACATTTCCTATGGCAATAGCAATAACATTGTTTCGTATTTCGCCAGTCAAAATCTCATTGTTAGAGAAACCGCCGACTACCGCATTCAAATCTCCTCGCTTGAACTCTCGTCCATTGACATACCAAACTATTTGAGACTTGGCCGAGCTATTCCCGTCTTGGAAATAATCAAAGTCGGCAAACGCTCTAGTAGCAGTCGTAAGCTTATCCTGAACCGATCCGTCGTTCTTCTTGCCCTTGATAGCAAGTCTCGACACAAACGGAGGAGCTTCGCTAATGGTAATAGACGGAGAGCGGACTACTTGACTGAACAACGTTCCGTCGCTAGCCCTTACAGTTACATATAGTACGTCATTGACTTTGAGAATACTTTCTTGTCTCTGTCTAGCAAACTCTTCTATGCTTGTTCCCGCTGTTACATCCGTAGGCTTGAAAGTAAAGGCATAAATCCAAATCGGATCAGTAAAGTCCTGAATGTTATTCCATGTTCTTAGATTACGCAGATACTCAATTTCAACTCCATTGATATACCAACGAATCTCGCTCTTGGTTGTATCTTCATCCTTCTGATTGAGATCAATATAAGTATAAGTCAACCCCATAGTCTGATAGATTGTAACAAGCGATGGATTGATTCTAAGACTATTGACTACCGGAGGACGAGCAGACAATGGCGGCGGCAAGAATACATTGGTGTTGTACATATAACCTAGGCCGTCGATGGCAACCGAGTTCTGAGAGTCCATATTTAGAACTCGAACGCCAAGCTTAAGTCTTCCAGCGTTTTCGACAGAGATAAACAGAGGCCCTATCTGTCGGCTACCAAAGACAATCACGCCTTCTTGCGGATATGCTTGATAAAGGGATGGGTCTAGTATGGTTTCCTCGCTGTCTGTTATAACTACAGCAGACGTATTATCCCATCTACCATACTTGGCTTTCCACATGTATCCGTCAATATTTTCTAAAGGCTCATTAAGAGTCTTGTCTTCAGTCTGCGAATAACGGATAGGGATGAATACCTTACCGAACCTGTCAGAAGGAGGTTGAGCATTACTCTTGTAGTCCGACCAGTTGTAAGATCTGCTAGTTGTTGCTCCTACTTCTATCTGACTTAGAAGAGGCTGATTAGCAGAAACAGCAACAGATATTTGTTGAGGACTATAAGACAGCGTATCAGGATTCAGGTAAATGAAGCTTTCTGTTGGTAGGCTATAAGTGATGTAGATAGCCGCCAATGCCGGAACTCCCGGAGTTGGTATAAGATCATATTCGCTTGTTATCGAGGCGCTCAGCCCTGTAAGCAAAGTTACTTGGAATCGCAAATAACGGGCGCTGACCTTGCTAAACTCAACTTGAGTATTCGACTTGAATGAATCGCTATAGTCTGAGTAGTTAACGCCGTCGTCGCTAGTAGCGAGCTTCCAGCTACCTTCGGTATTGTCAAATAACTCATACTCCAACAATATGTCATTGATGATACTTGATTTATCCAAATCAATTACGCATTGATAGAGTCCCCATCCAACCGAGCCTGCAACTCTTCCAAGAGAGTTGTTTACAACTTCGTCTACGAATGTTGCGTCTAGAACGGTCTGGCTCTGCCCTCCTGTTGCGAGCGATATTCGGTCCAAACTATCAGTATCAGTTCTCGCTACCAAGGCAGAAAGCGTTACCGGGAAAACAACCGAGAAGTTGTTCATAATGACTGGAACCTTGCCAAAGCCGTCAATCGCCTGAACTTCTTCTATAGTGCTATCAAGAGTATTGACAGAAAGATTTTCTTCGTTGTCCGTATTTACATAGATGACTTTTGCATAGATATCCAAAGAATCGTCAAGCATAAGAGACGCATTCTTGATGATTGCGTCATAGAGCGGTGAAGCTCCGAATGGGATCTCTCCGCTAAGCCTATTGAGATACTTAACAACCGTTTCGTATCCGTCATTGTTGACATGGACGATTATCTGCGGTATCCATTCGATATCGCTAAAATATGCTATCTCCGGGCTATCTAACTGAGGAGTTTGCGGTGGGCTAAGATCAAATACAGGATTGCTAGATTGCTTCAATCCTTGATCAATAGTTTGATTATTCTCGCTGTCTCGTCCGGGTTGCTGAGTCGTATTCTGACTTGCGGGAACCGATTGGCTTCCTTCAACGCTTCGGCATCCTTCAAAGTGTACTCCTGACCCTGTAGAGCCAGACGAGCTTCCAGAAGAGCCAGACGAGCTTCCAGAAGAAGTTGAATCAGTAGAAGTAGGAGTCACGATTGGAGTCGTATCGCTCTGATTGTCCTTGACATCCAAAACGGTTTGACCATAGAAGAAGTCGTCTATAACAGTAATGCGAACTCTGATCTTGTATGGGTTCCTTATGTCTCCCTCTTTGATCTTAAGCGTCTTGTCTGCTTCGGTTCCCTCTCCGGTCACTCTATCTTCTATTCCTAGCTTCCTCTTGATTTCAGATATCTTGCGCAGAATATCGTCAGAACGAGGCAGCATAATAGTCGAACCAACGCCATTTTGAATGTAGAAATCGTTAGAACTGAAGACAACAGGATAAACCAAAGCGTCTCTTAGAGCTTGGTCAGAAGCCTGCTGTTGGCTCTGGTCGCCGCCAGACACAGAATCAATCTGCGCATTAGGGAATAGTAATATTCCTTGAACAAGAACTCGAACAGATTGCGTTGGATGCTCTCCTACGTCATTGACAAGCTCAATAACAACCGTAGTTGATTGCTGTCCATCCAAGCGTATTGACTGAGGATTCGCTCTTGCTTGAATCTGCAAGAATCCTTCTGGGCGTCCGCTTGTCAGTCCTCCCGCTGTATACAAGTATCTCCATTGGTCGCTAGATGTTCCAAAAGCAGTCTTAGCAACAGGAAGCTTGGTCAACACATCCAGATCATAGATTGGCGTGCCTTCTGCGATTTGTTCTACGGCATTAAGGACTTGAGACTTGCTGCTTGTACCGCCAAGGAAGTAATGATGATCAACTATAGAAGCATATCCGCCTCTGTAACGAGGAGCCGGGATATCTCCATAGATAAAATCATCTTGCGACAAATCAAGAGAAGACAAAGATATCTTTATGGTATCTGTGACAAAATCTAGAGGCTGAGAACCGTCATCATTACGAACGCCCGGTATCGCTCCACCCAAGATTCTAAGGGATAGCTGATTTGCGTCTGCAAACAAGAATGGAGAGATTCTGCTATAAAGCGTAAGCTCTGTTCCAGTGAACGCATCGCTGTATGTCCAAGTATGAGTATCTAGATCGAATACTAGAACCCTATCGTTCAATGCGTCAATACCGCCGCTTTCTCCAATCTTACGAATGCCGCAAACAATGTAAGCCTTGTTGTTTATACGACAGCATGCTCCAAGAGCTACCCCATATGGATTCTGATCAAACATAGGCATAGACGGCATGGTTTCCCAAGTATCTGTAATCGTATTGTAACGCTCAACAGATTGCGTTATAGCCAATGATGTTCCGTCCGCTACTATGCCGCCAAAGACGTATATGTAGTTTGCGTCTTGAATAGACATATGATAGAATCTTGGAGTAGGCATTGCCTTCTTAGGAGTCCAAGTGTCTGTTGCAAAATCATACATCTCATTGTATGCAAGAATGGATTTCCCATTCAATCCGCCTATAGCAAACAACTGCTCGCTGTATGCGTCGAAGGTCCAGTTGAGAGTAAGGCATCCTCTTGGATGAGCCATACCAGTCTTTTTGGTCCATGTATCAGTATATGTATCATACACATGGAGGTCGGCGCTAAAGACATTGTTGATTTGTCCTTGAGGGTCTTCAGTTTCGACATCATTATTTGGCTGAGACGGATCGTACTTAATTTCAACGCAAGCGGTCATGCTACGAAGAACATCGCCTCTCTTATCGTAGTTCGTCTCCGCCTGAACCTGCGCCTCGAAAGCTGATTCTGGACCAAATGGAGCAACAAAGAAAGAGGCATAACTCTTCTCTGGTCCATTAGGATTTAGCAATCTGTCATTAACTTTGTTAGTATAGATTGTGTCATTCTGAAGGATTATCTTTTCAGGATTATTGCCGCCGATTGTCAAGAAAACAGGGGTTCCATTAGGTACTGCCTTGTCCTTGAAACTTACTTCTAGAACAAACTCATGGATGGCAACGCCATTGCATAGAATCTTTTCTACGCTTTCTCCGTTGCGACGGATATCTACCACAGAAATAGACAATGGCTCTCTAAGCTCAATGGTAGTAGGAGGAACTCCGTTTCGAAGATCTCCGCCTCCGTTCAAGTATCTTGTTTGTCCATTGAATATAACAGAGGTTCGGCCTCGAACCGTTTTCAGATTGTTCTTTGCAAGAAGACCCGGAGGGATTTCAATGCAGGAACAGAGATTAGCACTTTGCGCTGGATCGTCATTCTGATTGTTGTTTGTAGCTGTCTGCGGCTTACCTATGAACTTGTTGATACGAAGATAGAAGGTCGTGCTGCTACCGCTCTGCGCCAATGGGATTTGAGCAAAGGCTACATTCTGAGTAGCTTCTGTTATTACATACTCGTCTAGGTTTTCGTCATACGTTACTTGAAGATTGTCGCCATAAAGAATCTCAAACTCTTCTCCCGGTTCAATATCAATAAGCTGCCCATTGTCCAAGGTGAATATTGGCATGTTGGCGGCAGTAGCGCATTGTATGAAACAGTCGGCAAGCTGACCGCCAGAAATCGTAGGATCATGATAGATTTTTACTCTGGCAAGGTCATAGCCGTCTGCAACCAAAGTATTTACATACTGAGGCATCTCCATAAGAAAACGAGAACCAAACCCTCTTACGTCGCCGGGCGGGTAGATAATAGCTGGCCTTTCTTCAAAGGCATGAAGCCCGTCATAAACGACAGAGGCCTTAATAGCGTAAAGCTCTGGAAGAAGAATGACATTGCCGGGACATGGAATATAGGTTTCCCATGTAACTCCGCATGCAGGACCAAAGAAAATCTTCCTAGAGTGTCCGCTACGAGTATAAGAGAATACCCCCGGTCCTGACGGAACATTGTCAGTAGAATAGAATGGCCTATCTTTGGCGTTTCTTCCTTTTCGAAGATCCCAACGCACTATTTGCTGTCCAACTATAGGAACCTTAATTGGTTCTTCTACATTTGGGCTATCTGGATCTATAAGGTAGATATTTGCCTGTTGTTCAGAAATATCAATGCAATTGGATTCTGGGGCCTCAATGGTCGTCTCAACTCGAAGTATGTTATCAAAGACAACGTACATCTTCTTGCGAGCAAAATATCCATTGAACAGAGTCTTGGCAAACAGCATAATCGCTTGAGGAGAACGAGGAGCCTTAAGCGGTATATCTGCATATGAAACTTGTCTAGTCGTTCCGTCCGTAAGACGCTGCGTGCCAGTTCTTAGAGGTATAGAAGTGGCAGGAGGCTGAACGCTTCGACTTCTTCTGCCAGAGAAGCTAGGAATAAACTCTGGCGGAGCGGAATCGCCACCGCCGCCAGACTGGGAACATGGATTAGACGGGTTTTGGTCTTTATCGCATTGAGGGTCATTGGCTTCAAAGACCGCTGCATTGCAGCTAGACCCAACAGGAAGAGCGCCTCCTCTATACGAAACAACGACTCTGCCTACGAATGGGCGAGTACGACGAATCCAGCATCCCGGGAATTCTTTGAACTTATCCGGATCAAAGAATGCCCCTCCGCTTGAGATAAACTCCTGATCGTCTAGAGGAACTGTTTGCTTACAAAGAACCTTTACAGTATCGCCTGACGTACTATTGGCCGCTGTCGGCTCAACCGTACTTGAACCATGACCTCTACGCCTCTTGCTCTTCTTAGTAAGTCCATTCTGAGTGGCGTCTCCAAAGTATGAGGTATTATCTCCAATATTGAGCAACTGCATAGAGAAAGGATTGAACGTCTCAATATGGAGAGGGAGCGAAGTAAACTCGAATACATTAGTATCAGGATTGTCCCTGTCTGGGATATTGTAAGAGACGGTGATATCGGCGGTGAGAGAGTTAATCGCAGAAAGCGTATCTGGGTCTGTTGTCATGCGGAATACGCCTCTAAGGAAACCATTTCCAATAGAGGTTGACGACAGAACGAAACAGTTCTGAGCTTCTGGTGTAGAAGTCGTAGTATTAATGACTTCGCCAAATACGTCTTCTGCCAACTGCGCAGACTGAACAGACGCCTTAGCGGTAAATGATATATTGCTAGCATCCGCTATTGGAGCGCCTAGTTCGTCTGTTATTTGCGCGAAAAGAGCAATACGCTGGTCGAACCAGCCCTGAATATCTCGCTGGAACTTAACCGGAGCTTCCCAAGCCAAGCTTATAGCATTCTCATTTACAAGCTCGTATCTAAATGAACCAACCTCAAGAAGAGGGAATGTCGATTCGTCAGCCGTTGTTTGAGGAATAGAAGAAACATAGGCTGGTTCAGACAAGTTTCCGTAACGGTCTGCAAATAGCACCGCGTAATAACTAGTTGATTCATTTTCTATGTTGCGATCAACGAAGCTTGTATCTGAAGGGTTGCCAGAAAAGACAAGAATAGCTGAAGAATCTATGCCTTGATCATTGTTTACGATGGGATAGCTTGTGTCGGACCAGTAAACTAGGACTTGATGAACGTCAGTATCTATAGGCAAATCCCAAGTCAAATAATTCTTGTTATTGCCCGGCAAGGCCTGTACATTTGTGGGCTTTGAAACCATAGGAGTCGTAATCGCCGCATTACGTGCGTCCTTGCTGCTAAATACAGGGATAGGAATTGACAAGACTGGCGAATCTGAAGCAAGGCTGTAGTTGCCTAGAGTGTTCTGGGAATAGATTCTGAAATGATAGGTACGCCCATGTACATAGTCATAAGGCAGAACTACAGAAAAGCTTCCGGGTTCGGCGTCAGCTTGGAATACTATGTCTCCATCATTTTCATGAGACGGAGGCGTTCCAAATCCTTTGAATGTTAGCTGCGGAGAACCGCCATTAGGAGGCGTTACATACTCAAACTTTGCGGTTCCTATGTCTTGCTTTCGAACAATCCTAATCTGTCCGCCAGCATAGTTGAAATCGTCAGCAACAACATACTTGATAGCAACAATACGATCTCCATTGTCCAAGACTTTATCCGTCGTCAATACTGGGAAGTATGCTTCGCTAAGTATGTAGCTTGCAGAACGAATAGAGTTATGAATGCTGACTTCGCTTATCTTGCCAAAGAAAGATCCTGTCTTTCCTCCCAAGTAAATGTTCATAGGCTGCGGGCTATATGCTCCCAATAGCGTTATGCTACCAGACCCGGCCAAGTGTCCATTGATATAGAAACTAGCAGAAAGCGTTTCGGTATCTACAGTTACAGCAACGTGATTCCATTCATTTGCCGTCAGAGTTCCGCTAGAAACGGCAATAACCGCCTCGTCCATAGTGAACGTAAGCTTGCCATTAGTGTTTGTTCCAAATCTGAAACTTAGCTTGTTTTGGTTTGTAAGTTCTCTAGAAACAATCGTCCTATTGGCATTGAAATCAAATGGATATATCCATGCCATGAACGTGTATTTGGTCGCAATGAACTTGCCGGACTCGTCATACCCAACAAGTCTCGTATCATGTCCGTTGAAACGGATTCCGCTGATTCCAGTAGGAACATCAAAAGAGTTAAGCCATACAAGATCGTCTGTATCCGAACTTAGATTTAGGGGATTGTTGCTAAAATCGTATCCCATGAATCCAGTAGACTCATTGAGATGCCAAATGCCAATGGTGTTTGCGTCTCTTCTAACGCCCGTGCCAGCAATGATTCTGTATGTAAATCCTCCAACTCCTCTTGGGATTACCTTTACAGCAGGAGTCGCAGAAAGCAGAGTTCCTTCGCTAAATATTCCAGCCGAGTTGAAGGTATAAGCGCCATAGTAATATGGCTGGCTCTCCAACAGATCGTCATCAAAAGCTCGCTCTATGAATCCTTCTGTAACAATCTCTCCGTCTAGAGGTCCGGTTGGGAATGAACCCTTCTTGCGAATGATTCGAACGCCTGCATATCCGCTTTCTTGGTCGGCAAAGAAATCGCTTGCCACTTCGCTTGTATCATTAGTATTTACTTGGTCGGTTTCAACCACAGCGAAGAAGTTAATCTTGATAGGAGTTGAACCCAAGCTCAAAAGATTATAACGAACAGTGCCGGGATAAGTCGCCTGCAAACGGTCAATCATGCGGCGAGTAACTTCGTGGCGAAGTCCTCCGCTATCATTCCATGTCATAGAACCGCTTTGGTCCATAACAACTGAAACTAGCCTGTCAGGAAGACTCAACTCGACTTTCTCGGTATCTGCTTCATTAGGAACAGCCTTGGTATTGATAAAGACTGGCTCTATGCTTTCAGTTGAAAAGATCTTTGTGGTCTTAGTAACTAGAGCAGAAGCAGGGACTACAATCTTACAAGCAGTCTCGTCTATGGCGTCTCTGAACGAATACAAACGGAGAGCATACCTATTGACACAATCCAGTTCCCAAATTTGAGAGTTGCTATTGTAGACCAAAGAACAGCTAGAGAAGTATGGGTCCAAAAGCTCATTTGTAGAGTCTGCATAGTCCCACATAAAGTAAAGGCTATCGCTACCGCCAGAGGACAGCAAGGCTGTAGCGTAATGGGCTGTAAAGTTGATTGAGGAATGGCCCGGGAGAGGGCCAAGAACGAAGTTATACCAGTTGTCATCAACGATTTCTTCAATCGAAGTCTTGTAGCCATAAATAGGCAAAGGAGCGTCTGGCGTAAAGTTGTCGTCTACTTCATACATCTTGAAATGCAAAGTAAGGAAACGACTTTGATATTCTACAGTTGTTGGTGAAAATTCCTGAGTAGTTATGTGTAAAGAGTCTATGCAGCAGTTCTTTGTCTTTGGAATAATAGAAAGACTAAACTGGCGACCGTCTACAGCAACAAAGGTTGTTGAAATCCAGATCCACTGATTCGAAGGAACCGAAGCGATTACGTCATTAACCGATATCCCATTGATCAATAAAGCAAATGAGAAAGTATCCTCAGCCTTGACTCTTAGAAAGAGCGTATACTTTCCGGCTGTTTCGCAAACAATTGGATAAGTAAGCGTAGGCCAACTATTGCCAGAAGAAGAGCCAATAGACATATAGCCATTGCCATAATAGCCGCTACCAGTTATCTCAAAAACAGCAGACGGATTTCCCTGTTCCAACTCTGAAAAGTTGGATGCGTCAAAAGAAACAGAACCGCCATCGCTCACGGTAAAAAATGGCGAACTCGTCTGGCCTACAACTCTAAGGAAAACTGAAGCTTTTGTAAGTATCATATTCGATTCAAGGTATTTTGACGCCTGTAGCTATTTTTCTGACAAAGGTTTCTGAAACCACTCTAAACTGATTGTATCCAAACAGCCAAATATCATCTTCTACAATCAGGACTTTGTGGATGGTTGAAAGCTTAGACAATGGCTGCATAACAAAACCGTCAGTATATACAACGTATCGGCCATCAGATAGACCAATAACAGCCTTGTTAAAGTTCGAGTCTATGTCATTAATTACGACCTCAGAAGATCTTTCAACGTCATTGAGAATATCAAGAAGCTGCAAAGATAACAAGCTCGTATAGAATGAGCCACCGTCTTGGTAAAGACCTGTGTTTGTCGCAAAGAGAATCTGCGAACGATGCTTCTGCACTTTATTTACAATCTTCTCATTGACTATTCCTACTCGATTCCATGTGAATCCGTCTGTTGAGTAGTAAGAACCTCCGTCGTCCGAAACAGAAAGCAATGCGTCTGGCGACGAAAGAATGTTTACCGCCTTGGTTGTAGAAACAACCTTTTTCCATGTCAAAGACGCCGCCTTACGAGCATACAGACCGTCGCTAGCTCCAATGACAATGTTTGAACCAAAGACTGAAGCAACGCTATGGAGCTTTCCGGGCAGTCCTTGGGCAATATCATTGGTTATAGTCTCAGTTGTCAGATTGTATATGAAGAGCCTTGTCTCGTCTAGAATGTAAACCTTATCTTGATACTTCTTCATGTCCTTTATCAACAAAGGACGGTCAGATGGAATATCTAGAATGTCTATTGATTTAGAGGCAATGTCTATAACCAAAACTCCGCCATAGCCTGCCGCCCAAACCTGTCCTTTTTCTGCCACATACAAGACAGCATTAGCGTAAGGTATGCTCAAGTTAGTATTAGCATTATCAAGAAATAGATCATAGTCAATAGTTGAGTTGAGTACATCATACCAAGAAGTATTACATGGTATGATATACTTGGCTTGATATGCAGGAGCATGCGCGTCAAGGTTTCCGGGAGCTATTCTCTCGCCTGCCAAACCGCCAGACAATATATTGGAATGGTGTACTTGACTGAGATGAGAAGGCATGCCTGAGTTAACCCATTCAAATGTATCCTCGATAACCCAATGAGGCATACCAACGTTTGTTAGAACTGGATTGACAATATCAGCTTCAAGTCTATTGTATTTGCCTAAGGCCTTAGAAAGCTGTAGCGTTCCGTCAACAGAATTAGCGATAGCTATAACATCATAGGCTGAATAGTCAAACGGGAACTCGTCCCCAATACCGCCAGAAGGCGTGGGGTTGTATCTAGTTACTCCAAATCCGTCAATTGGGTCGCTAGGCTTCTTCTTATCTAGTCTTACAAGCTTCGTAATTCCCAAACGAGCAAGATCAGATTCGCCTTCGGCATTAGGAGGAACAACTTCTGAAACAGATACCGTTGCTGGCGGGTCTATCGTCGCAATATCTCTCAGATACCTAGACTGAATATCTCGCAGATGAGGATACCAGTTTTGAGCAACGCCATTCATGGTAGTAACTGCCTCTGCTGGCGTTAGCAGAACATCCCACCAAATAACTCCTTGGCATCCGGCAAGATACTTGCCCTTATACATCATCCCATATACGTTTGTATTCATTAGCCTTGTATCTCGAAGATGCTTAGACCAAATGAAAGGGATAACAGGTATATTGCCGCAATAGTTTGCGATTCTAAACTGATTTCTAACAAGCAATATATGAAACAGTATTGACTGTATAGGATCTGAGCCTAGTCTTCCTGCGTCTGAATAAAGTAGCGGAGCATCATAATCAGGGTGATAATCCCAAAGATACATGCTAGGACCAAGGAAGTCCAACTTAGAAACATACTCTTTCCAATATTGAACCTCTAGATCATATTCAGGATGAGGAACATCTGGATTCGTTACTCCATAATCCAGTCCAACCAAATCCCATGTTCCGTATATTGGGCTTCCTGCATAGATCCCATACAGAGTATTTGGTCGTTGAGTCCTAAACGTATTAGCAATCATTCCTTGCCATATAGCCCAGCGATCAGCCCACGTTTGCTGTAGAATAACGTCTTGCTGAGCTACAGTTTTTCCTGTAGACCATCCGGGCTGCTTCAAGTCTAGAACATATATCCACCAGTCTCTAAGAGTTCTAGAGGAAAGGCCGCTACCGGGGGTTGACGGATGAAGAGTTGTTGTTTGGAATGCTGTATACATAGCCAAGCCTACGCCTGCGGCATGCCAAGGCTCCCAGTTCAGCACAATATGACCCTCAAAGCCAGCTTCAATATAAGGACCGCTTGGACGATTAGTGCCATTGATGTTGTTTATAAGAGACTGTCTAGCTAGCTCTAGCTTATCATCTTCCCATAGCCATTTCAAACTATCTCCGCCGTTGCATAGGTCGTCGCCAAAACCGCCCAAACCGGGGAACCAAGAATGGCCAGCAGACCAATCATATAAGCCATCAAACTGGTACACGATTACTATGTCATATCGCAAGCTTGTTGGAATGTTTGAAGTATAATTGGTGGTCAAATCTTCATTTGTACAGGATTTGCGTCCTCCAAGAGCAGGATCTCCTGATGTGCAGAGAGTGCTATAGGCTGTAATGCCGTCCAGAGTCTTAAACTCTTCTTTCCAATTTCTCTTACGAGGCATTCTACAAGCAGAGCGAGCAATGCGCCCTATTGTTACTACTATGCCTTGATGTTCTTTTTCTACTGTCTGCGCATAATCATCATATGCAGTTTCCGTTGCGGTGGACGTTCCATAGTCTGCATACCAACTCTTTATAGGCATGTAAACCCAAGGATCTGCTCCGAACAGCAAAAGGTCCAAGAACCAGTCTCTACCGCCCTTAGAATAATCAGCCGTCAGATACTCGCTTCTATCCATGTAAGACGGAACAACATATGCATACGTCTCGTTGGCAGTTCTATTCTTGCCGCTAAGCAATACAGAAGAAAAACCAATTCTCCAACTAGATAGATAGTCCATTACCCACGGCTCGACTACGGCGTTTGGAAGATCAAATAGCGCCAAGCCTCCGGCAGAACGCAAACTTCCATTATCGAAATTGGCCGCGATAGACTGAGACTGTATGATGTTAGTATGGTCAAAAGTTTCTGACGAATCGCTAAAGATTCCAGTATTGACAGTTTTTAGAGTATTATCTGCCGCGAAAAATACTCTTAGTCCGTTGGTATTTTCCCATTCCTTAATCTCAGGAATGGTGTTCCTCAAATTAGGCGGCAGGGCTGTAAATATTGACGGGTTGCCTCCTTGGTCTGCATTGCCCCATCCGCCCGGATGAAGTAGCAATACGGCTTGATAACCATAGGTTTTTAGGGTAGGTACGTCAGCTACAGCGTCTAAGAGGTCGCCCCAGCCGCCAACGGTTTGCGGATTCATGTATTCTTGACCCGGCAAAGGAAGCTGCCCATCAAGACTGCTCTTTGTTTCAGTAGCAAACAAGTAATATCTACGAGGGTTATCCCTTGGGGCAAAATAAGCCTTAGGCGCATTGGAACCAGCTAGGTCTACTCCATAGACTCTTCCGCTTATTCTAGGACCGTGATCTGGCTCTCCATTGTTTCGCCAATACGAAACAAAATACGGTTCGTATGATCTAAGAGCAGCTATCTTCCTATATGTTGGCCCGCCAAGTCCAACCGATGTAAAATGGTTGTATATTTCAAATCTCAGCCATACTGTCCAAGTTCTTTCTTCGCCGGGGCTAAAAGTATCCAAGACGCCTTTGCCGCTAATATTGACATTGCCTTCAAGTCTAAAGTAAGCTTTTAGAGTAGACGGATCGTAGTCGCCATAGATTCTGAATGGGTATGGATAATCAGTAGAGACTGACATCATTTGTAGACCATAGGCTGCTCGCCCAACTGCCCAGTTATCAACAGCCAAGCAAGGCGCAAACCAGTTGACGCTATATATAGCGTTTGGATCTCCGAATTTTTCATTAGCAACTGTCGCAGGAGACACAAGCGTAGACCGCATACCAAAGCTATCATGCGACATATAGTTGAGTACATGACGGAAGTTCGAGTCTGCTCCCGCTCCATTCCATGTGCGATGATACATACCGCTATTTAGTTTGATATAAGGAGCAGGCTGCGGTTGGTCTGATATATTCTTGACGGTTATAGAGAGATTGATTCCTCTCTGCTCTTTCAACTGTCTGGTTACGTTAACTGCCCAACCAGCTTGGTTATCGCTCAAAGGCGAACCCGTCAAGCTATCGCGAAGGATATTTACTCCGTAATCGGTCGGGTTAAGCCATACATATCGCTGAGCTTCTCCGCCGCCGCTTTCAGAAGGAGAAAACAATGAACTCATTTCTTAGCCTCCGCCAGACTTCGCGCCGCCCGAAATACTTCCTCCAACATTATCGCCACCTCCGCTAGAGCCAGTACCGCCAACCCCTCCAATAAGAGAAGAAGGCAATATACCATCGGTAGTTAGCTCATTTCCAAAACTGCCCACTGTCGAAGATTGCGAGTTAGAAGCGTCTTGCGTCCAATCCTTGTAAAGACCAAATGTTCCTACATTGCTTTTCTTTGTTCTTGCGACTGAAGAAAGGAGCAACACTCGGAAATCAGGGATCTTGAAGGGGACTTCGGAAACTTGTCCTTGCGAATCCGTTACAGACACCACTCGGGCGGATTCATATACTTGGGAAAGGAACCTTTCAATCCCATACAATGTTGCAACAACGTTCCCCTTGGTGAAGCCTTTCAGCTTAGTAATCTGCCCATTGTCGTCTCGTTCCACTTCTAATAGCAAAGTCTTGGCCGCTTCATAGAAGGCTTTGGCGTCGTCTGCTCCTGCTGCATGAGCGTTACGGTCATTGTAACTTGGCAAAACTAGATCCGAAATCTGCTGCGCTGGCTTCTCTGCAAGGCTAAGATCGTTTACCTTATTTCCGTCAACATACAAAGAAACTGACGACAAGTAGTTGGTGTCTGCCCATCCTCCGTTTGTCATGACAAACTTCTTATACTGATTGGCAACAGAAACAACAGCGCCAAAACGCTGCTTGACATCAAAACACACAAACTTTCTTAGCCTATCTGTACTTGTAGTAAAGCGATAACCTATGAACTGTTGCTCGCCGTCTACATAAACAGTTGGGTTCACTTCCGTCTCAAACTCAGAATGTAAAGATAGCTTACCGGGCTTGTCGGATATGAAGAGAGTCTCTTCGCTGCCTACAAATAGCTTGTCATCAATAACGTTCAAAGAACTAGCAGGAAGAGAGTATGAGTTTGTTCTGAGCGCGGAAAAAGCATTCTCAAAAGTAATGGCATTGTCTTCATAGATGTCATTTTCAGATATAGAGCATAGAAGACCGCTATCGGTAGAAACATACAATCTGTCTCTCCATATAACAAGCTTTCTGGCTATGGAAGCATTCTCCATTACTCCGATTCTTTGGAATGTAGAATCGGTTGGCTTGCGTCTCCAAAGCATGAAATCTGTTATGGCGAATATACAGCCTTGACTCTGAATGAAAGCGTGAATAGGCCTTTGTTCTGTAAACTCAGAACTAAAAGTCCATCTTACTCCGCTATTTGAGCTTTCGAAGATTCCCAACTCATTGCTAACTATCAATCGCTGTCTCAATGAGTCATACAGAATTGCATACGACTCAGTGCTTCTAGGACCGAATATGGGAGTCTGCTGAAAGAAGAACGAGCCTTGACCTATATCTCTACGAAGCTTGAAAACTCCCAAATCAGAACTGCAAAACACGTCTCCGTTATTATCTTCAACTATGTTCCTGATAATCTTGGCGTTCTCTGCCCCGCCAACCTCGGTCCAAATACTAAACCCTCCCGCTACACCCCCTCGACCGAAGAGTATGCCTCTATTCGTGCCAGCAAAGTAAGTGTCAAATCGAGACGAATAGAAGAATCTGACTACTGGCGTCAGAGGTTCATATTTTCTTTGCCAAGAAGCTCCGAAGTCTTCGCTTGTATATATGCCATCGCTTGTGGACGCAACAAGTATATCAAGATCTCCATTGGCCTGAATAATGTCATAGAAAACAATAGCGTCTCCTAGAGGCTCTTTTGCGTCCACAGGAGCATATCGGTAGCCGTCGTCAATACTGAGAAGAGGAATGGTAACTGGCTTAAGAGCTTCCTTTTTTCGACCGTCATGGCTAAGAGCAGGAACTTGTGCTTTTTCAAAGTATCCAACTCCAATCTGTTGCGCAGATATTCCGTCTATCCTTCCATTAGGAAGAATGCTCTGAACTTCTTCAAGATTATCAAACTCGATAGTAAGAGTTGGCGCAGTAGTAAACGGGAATACTTGGTTAGAATCAGTTTCAAAACCAGTTGGAGCCAATGGAGTTTCAAACGTTATCGTTCCATTATCAGAATCCAAAGAGAACAAAAGACCGAACGTAGAAACATCGTCTCCATTCAGAAGAATGGTATATGTTGTAGTATCTGAGATATCTGTTGCCGTTGCATAGGTTTGATTATCAATGGTTTCCCAGTCATCTACCGTAAGCTTGTCGCTAAGATTGATTCGTCTGTCATCGGTATCGCTATACCACTTGTGCTTATGAAGAACAATCCTCGACTGAGCTTCTTCTTTGATTGGATCTTCTAGATTCTTGATCTTACGAATGCCAGTCAAATCTATGGTAGCTTGACCATTCTTTGTTACTACCTTACCCAAATATATTGCATTGGTTACAGAAGAAGCATTCTCGGTCACAAACAAGTCTGCTTCATTTCTGAACTTACGGACCATGTAATAGACGGTTCCGGTTTTAGTCAGTACAGATGAATCTAGATAATAGGTAATCGAGGCTGCTGTTGTAGCTATCAGAGTAAAAGAATACTTGTTACCGATTGAACGGTAAATCTCATAACCGTCAAACTGACCGCCAGTAGGCTGCCATGACAACTCAACGCTTCGCCCTGATACGCTTGTAGTAAGATTAAGAGGTCCATCAAGAGTGGAATTAGAAACTGGCTTCAGCGTAACGAGAGTATAGTTGATATATAGATCGTCTCTTGGATTTAGAGATTCTTGGTCATAGCTATCTACAGTGGTAATGAAGTAGATATAGCTTACGTCATTCTGCACTTCATAGTCTGTATAGGTGAAACTGTTTGGCGATACCGTTTCTAGAAGCGTAAAATCGCTTGAATGAATTGAAACAGCATCATTAGCCCTGTAAATACGGTAGCCTTTGATGTTCTCAATGCCTGCCTTATTCCATGTTAGAGTATTTTGCTTGTTTCCGGCAAAGCCTACTTGCTGTTGCGGAGGCGGAGGTCTTGGAAGATCAGCAAGAGCAGCAACGTCAAATGTTGTCTCTTTGATTGAGCTTTCATTTCCAAACTCGTCTACGCAATAGACTCTAAAAACATACCTAGTGTTTGCAGTTATGTAACTTGATTCCAAAAGATAAACAGTAGAACGTCCAACATTTGCTTCATTAACAAGAACAGTCTCAGAAGAATCTGAAAGATTCACCTTTACAATAGAGAGTATATTGCTGCTAAAAATAGACGGAGAGTTTTCCCAACGGAACAGCAAAGAATGATCGATTCTGTCAATAATAGAAGTCGAAACAATAGGCTCAGGACTAATGAACGTTTGCGTATAGTGTTTTACTCTCTTGCCTATGCTTCGCTGATTGTACTGATCTACATTGCGAATAGTGATGTAGTAAGTTGTTCTAGAGTCAATAGACTTGTAAAACAACTGACCGCTCTTCCTGTAAGGAAAAACCTCTATGGCTTTCATCATAGAACCTTGCAGAACAGGAATCCATTCAGAAGTAACTACGCTTCCGTCTGTATGGTACTCTTCAAGCTGAATCTCTGAAGTACCAGAGAATCCAATATAAGGATCGATGATCGTCATCCATTCAAGAGTCAAACCATTGGTGGACACGCCAGAAGTAACCGCATAATCTGTTGCCGTTATCTCTACGACATCAGCGGGGCCTGCCAAGTCCAACGGCATTCCAACAAGAATAACTCCGTCTGATTCAATGCCATACTTGCTTACGGCCTTCAGTTCAATTAAGTATCTTTGTCCATTGACAAGACTATCCAATGTCATGTCTACAAATGTACTAGCAACATCAAAAGATAGAGTTGCTCCTACAGGAATTCTCTCTTCTGTTATAGGAGTAAAATAAGCTCTGTACGAAAGAATATTGCCATACGCAGACGAGTTCCAGCTAAGATGAATGACTTCCTTAGAAGACTTCAATCGAACAGACGTTGGAGGGGCAGGCTTGCTAAGATCTTGGCTAGTAATAACCAAAAGGCTAGAAGATAGGCCGCTTGCATTGCCTGATAGGTCATAGGCTTTTATCTTGTAATAGTAGATGGAATTCTCTTTGAGCGTTGCGTCCAAATACTCGGCGCTCTTAGACGTATTCAGCAAAGCATATGTCATGTTGTCATTGCTTCTATAGATTTCGTAGAAGTCAAAATCAATCTCTGCTGATGCTGTCCATTCTATAGTTGCCGAATCGGTTGATCGACTTCGAACAGACAATCCACTTGGAGTAGAAGGAGCAGTTGTGTCTTGATATGTCAAAGACGAGATAGGACAGAATGGGCTAATCTGCCCAATCACTCCCGGTCGCAGTCTCATCCATGCATATATGGTATTGTCATCAAGAAGAGACTTCTGAGAATCTCCAAATGTTCTAGTAATATACCTACCAATCATTCCCCATCCGCTAGAAACCTTCAGCGTAAGAGAAGACGGTATTGAAAGATCCCAGCCCTCTATTTTGCCCGGGCCAACAAGATCTGATATGAACGCCATATGCGTATCAATAGTGCGAAACCTTCGCTCGTCAATGACGCCTAGGTAAACGTCGCCTAAAACAAATGCTTCCAACCCGAAATGCGGAGTACGAACAGGCATTAGAGAACAAACCTCATACTAATAAACTCATTACCCTCTAGTTCCCACATAATAGAGAAGTTCTTAAGTATAGGAACATCGGCATATGATCCACAATAAGCTTGAGAAGTCAAATCATTGGCCTTGAATGTAAACGAGTTGCTATTATTCTCAAATACGCTTCCGTTGTATACATCAATGGACAAGTAGTATGTCTTGTTGGCGTCTATAGTAGAAAGACTTGGTGCATAGTTGACAACAATGGACTCCCCTGAGTTGGTTTCAAAACCGGCAACTGGAAGATCTCTATCATTTACCTGCCAGTTGGTGAGATCGTTACCGCTGAAAGCGGTATACTTTAGATCTGTTCGTTCCGGATCATTGTAGAAACGAATACGGAAGTGGAAAGTCTCGGTACTTTCTGCGGTGTTGACAAACTCAAAGTTGATGTTGTCAACAAAAGTAGTTCCGCATGATTCTATAAAACTCAAAGCGTCTGTAACCAAGAACGTATCTGGCGAACTGATAGCCTCTATCTTAACATAGTAATACGTGCTGCATCGTAGCGGAGTTGCGCCTACAGGAGTGAACGAGAAGGCTCTAGTTTGATTGGCTACAAAAACCGTTCCGCCAGTTGGGAATATGTTTCCGTCTGTACTGAACCCAGTATGAGAGTTGGCGCTATTGATTTCATAGACAAGAGTAGTCAAAGAAGAATCTTCATAGAAGCTAATTCTGAAGTTAAAGGTACGGTCGATAGCGTCTGGGTTCTTGTAGCTCCATTCAACCGAGTTGAACATCAGAGGATACCCGTATGGACTGTACTCGTCTGGGTTCAACCCAATCGCCTCGGACTTGGTTGGAGTAATAAAGCGTATACCAACTCTAAGTCCCTTTCCAATCTGGGAGTCTTCTGTAGTAAAGATTCTATTCTCGTCAATAATCTGATAGTCTGCGAAGTCGGTAGAGTTCTTTGTATCTATACCGAAAACGATATCTGCCGCAACTGGAAGAAGCTTTGTAGAAGTAAGAATACCGCTCTTTACTCTGCTTGGCATGACAAAGTTTGTCGTAAAGAAATGAGTAGAGTCGCTAGAGATGCTTTTGATAACAACATTTCGCAGAGACGGGCTTAGTCCTCGAACTTTGCTCTTCATAACAACCTTGAACTGAATGTACTGTCCAGAAAGGAAAGAGATATCAGCAGATTGGTCGCTGCCATTTACGCTGAACTCAAATTCCTTATCAAGAATCTCGTCCCGAGTAGCAGCGGTCTTGATATAGAAAGTAACTGATGTGTTATCTGGAATCGTAGCATCCCAAGAAATCTTGTCCCATGAAACTAGATTGTTTGTGCCGTTGAAAAACTCGCTGTAATACTCTCCCTGCTCCTCTTCCACAACGTCGGCTGAATAGAATCTGTCATTACCCTCTCGGATATCAATAGCCTTGCCGAATGGGTCAACTCTCAATATTCGATTGCGATTGATAAACGCTGCGAGATCTGAAATAGAGATCTCGTCAAAAAGGTTAGGGTCCAACGTAGTCTGAGCTACGTCGGTATAGAGATTGGTTTCGTTGCCAGCCTTATCTATAAGCTTGAGATAGACTTTCTTTACGTTCTCTGCCTTTCCTATCTTGTAGATATAGGAATCGGAAATGAACCAAACTGTTCCGTCTGGTCCGTCCATAATGTCTCTAATATCTTCTCTATGAGTATACTTTGCTGTCCAAACATTATCAAGGTAGTACAATGTATTACCAATAGCAGCGTAGAGAACGCCTCCAATGTTCTTCATTGCATATACCGCAGAAGGTATAGTCTTGAAGGAGTGTACAAACGGAGAATCTGGAATCTTTGAACGCTTAATCTGTCCGCTAGATCCAAATCCTGCGAAGATATATCCTTGACCGTTTACTACAGCCTTGTTTATGCTAAGAGCCTTTCGGTCTGCATTTACATCAACGATCTGTTGAGTATTGTTCTTTGGGTCGAGCTTGTAAATCCTTCCCTCAGAACCAGTTGCCGCATATAGCTCTCTTTCAGATTCAACTAGAGAGTAAATAGCTCCGCTGACATTTCTGAACACTTCCTTTGTTGTGGTTCCGTCAAATGAGTAAAGAGCGCCAAACCCTCCTCCGCCGCCGCCGATGTAAAGAACTTCGTCAAAAACAACAGCGCAATGAGCATAGGTATTTGTTGGAAGAGTTCTTAAAAGCTCAAACTTGAACGTTTCATTATTCATTATCCATAGCTTGCCAGAGCCATTTGGACTTCCTGTTCCTGCGAAGATTCGCCCTTGGAACTCAATCAAGAACTCGACAGACGCATTTGGATTGGCGGTGCCTCCTACAACGTCCAAAGTGTCTATTTTTACCCATGACTGCGCAATCGGATCGTACTTGTAAACGTTTGCTGGCTCGGCTGTTCCGGCCAACATAATAGGGTCTTTGCCAATAGGTTGATACTTCAACATTCTACGTCCAAGACCGCTAACGAATGTGTATTGACGGCTTACGCTATCAAAGATTTCGCCTATGTTATGAAGCAAGAATCTAGTAAATACGATAGGCTCAAGAGGAACCTCTCCGTCGCTAGTAAAGTTCGCATAGTTCGAAACAATCATCTTGTCTATACCAGACGTTTGATCAAACAATCCATCAACATCGTCTTCTAGAGGCGCAACAGAAACTTCAAAAACGCTTCTCTCTCGACGGCTACCTAGAGTAATCTTACCAGCAGGAGGGGTCTTATCTAGAACAATCCTATCAAACGGAAGGTCTGTAGTTTCGTCATTGATTTGAAGAGTATTGATATCTCCTCCTGTCAATGCATAAACATGACCGCTAGTAGATAGCAGCTTCTCAATACGAGTTGCCTTGTTGCCCAAAGCGTACTTTTGCGCTTGATTCTGTGAAAAGTTTCCTAGTTTTTCGATATCGAAACGGACATTTACTTTTACTACGTCTGTTTCTGCCAACGGATAATCAAAACGTATTAGCTGCTTAGATGGAGAGAACGTGTATCCTCTTGTTATCTTGTTTCCATTCAACGTTACTTCAAACAATGCATTCTTAGGTATTTGACGACCTGAAAGACCTATAAGCTGGAAGGTTTGCAAATCATTGTTACGAGCAAAGGCTACAGGAGTAAGAGTGAAATCGCTGCTGCTAAACTTAGCAATCTCTGTCTTTTCTGTAGTAAACGCCTCTTCAATGAATACGATCTCATATAGCGTATGATTAGACGCAATCCATAGAACGTTAGGATCTTTCCATTTGATTGCCTTAGTATTGTTGAAGACTGGGATCTTTATGTCTCCCGTACCAGTTTGGTTGAAAGCTGATGGAGGCGCATTTGTATTGTCGAAGTTCAAAGGACTTACGCTAATGCCTGTCATTTTATTGACACCAGCGGTTGTCGCTATGTAGCGAATAGCCGTATTTCGTATCGCTATGTCATTGACCTTGTTAGAGTTTAGTCCATTGACAGTCGTAAAGAGAGCTATCTCTCCAGAAGCATAACGAATCAGCCCTTGGTCTGTTCCAATCCATGCGACATCATTAGCGTCAACTCTTACAACATTTGCTTTGATAGACGAGTCGCCATTTAGACTGAGCTTGGTTATGTCTGCGGCTGCAACAGCTATTGTTCTAGCGGTATTTGTTACGTTTTCTTTCGTAATCTCTATTTCTCCATAGAGATTGTTCAAATTGATTATGTATATGCCGCTGTCTGATGCAACATATAAACGATTAGCGTCGTCCACCTCAATAGAGCGAGGAGTTGCTGGCAAATCTCCGCTCAACTTGAAGAAATAGGAGTGATCTCCGCTAACGTATAATCCATTAGAAGTAGCAAGATGCATATTGGACTTTCTATCAAAGGCAATACCATAGATAGAAAGATCCTTGATGTTGTAGTTTTCTGAATCCAAAAGATAGGTCTGGTTAGAATCTCTCTTATAGAAGATAAGGCCAGTTTTAGTTCCTAGCCAAGCATCGCCGTTGTTATTAGCAGCAACAGCATACACTTCTGTGTTTGGCATATTGGTTGTTGCAGAAGAAACCAAGTTTATGCTAAATGGATCAACGCTATCAGAGAGGTAATACTTCAAAGCTCCTACAACCATGCGAGCAGAAAGATTCTCTGAGAAATCTCCAAAACGGATTTCTTTGCGGTTCAAAGCTCCGTCCATTCGAATCTCTCCGGGCGAATGGCTGCTTATGTCATAGACAGGCTCAAATGTTAGATCGAAAACTATATCTCGAACCTGAGTAAAGGTTTCGTTATGCTTTTCAACTTCTCCAACTGGAACAACAATAGAACTCTCAAAAAGAATATGTAGGTTTCCATGAAACTTATCTGAGATGATTGGACGGTAGGATTGTCTAGGGAGGCCGAAATCAAACTCTACATCGAAATTGAAGTCATAATCTTCAGGATGGTTTTGATTGCTGCTTTCCCAAACCTGCATAACAGCATTCCATCTCAAAGCATATACAGACGGACTCTTGAAATTAACATCGCTCTCTCTTGCGGCATATGGGTCATATGTAGATGTTATCTTTTCCTGTTGTTTCTCAAAGACAACATAGACGTTACCGCTAAGGCTATCCACTCCGCAACGAGGATGCTCGGAATCGAAGTCTCCGGTAGTAAGCTGCTCAACGTCTTTGGCAAAAACCAATCGAGAGTTTATGAACCGTCCGAATACTTGTTGGTTATAACCAACAACATCGTTCCAAACAACAACAATCTGCCCCTTGAGGTCTACCGTTAAGTCTGAATGGTCAGCCTTAATCTCTCCCATACCAGAAACAGAGTAGTCGGTTCCGTTTTGACCTGACGAGAGCCAAAGCTTTTGTCCTCCGTCGTATACTCCCATACGAATGCCAGAAGATCCGTCTCTCTTGAATGAAGTCCAAGTCACAAACACGCTTTGATTGTAAGCTATGATGGCAGGTCTCTTTGCTCCAACTGCGTCCAAGCTTATCTGTACGTCTGTGCCGCCAAACATTGCGCTTTCCCATTGTCCATTTGCGGCATTGCGACGGCAATAGAAGATTTGAGGGTGAGAAAGTCGGTAGTCTTCCCATACAACGTGAGCATTGTTCTTGTTGTCTATCGAGATCTTAGGGGCAAAAGAATCGTACAAGTTAGAAGTCAACAAGTATGGCTCAGACCATCCATAGGCATTCTTGGTTATAACTGAAATGTCAGTATAGTCAGAGCGAGTTGTTTCATAAACAACATAAACATTGCCCAAAGAATCAACTGCTATATCAGGATTTTCAGAACTAAACTCGTCAGAGACTATCAGTTCTGGTTCAGACCAAGAAGTACCAAAAGTTGAGTAATATAGCTGACGACGATTGACTCCCTTACCGTCATCATGCCAAACTGCATGCATAACGCCATTAGCGTCGGTGGTAATAGACGGACGGCCAGCGTTGCCTTGATTTGTGGCGTTAGGAATGATCGCTGTTTCAGCAATCAAGTTGTAAGTTTGGTCGGCTGCCTTCTTGCCATAAAGCTTAATCCTAGTCTTTTTGCCGATCAAGCGATATTGCGTAAGGGAAGTTGTGTCATAGACAAAAGACTTACCAGAGTCTTCAAATACGATTTCTTGAGGGAGGAAGTAAATGTTCTCTGAACACAAACCGTCGTTCACGTACAACCCAATACCCTTAGGCTTTTCTACATTAGCAGGAGTATCGCTATCCTCGATAGAATCAAGTCTGAAATCGAAATCAACTGTCCAGCCTTTAGCATTATCTACTCTTTCAAACCAAGGCGTTCCAGACTTACGATGACAATAGAACCACTTTCCAGTAGCCAAAGTTCCATATGGGTTAGGATTGTAGGGGTCTACAACTTCATAAGTTCCACTTAGGCTTAGACTTGGGAAAAGATTACTCTGCGTCAACTCCTGCAAACGAGTAGCCGCCTGAGTTCCAACATCGTTCAATACGAAGATGTCATAAAACAATCCAAAGAAGTAGTACGCAGAGTCCGTAAGTGCTTTAAGCTCATTAACCAATGCTGTTACGCTCTTATCTAGAAGAGATGTAGAGTAAACTACCGTAGAAGTGCCAGCAAGATAGATGATCAAGATATTCGTAGACGTTATCTGTATGTCGAAGTTATAGCTTATGAGCGAATCGAAAACAGAAACGAACGATATAGCTTTTGCGGTAGTACGAATGGTTGTATTGTCTACAGATACAGACGTTTGGCGATTACCAACGGTAGTATCAATTACCAATCCATCGTCTTCATACATAGCGGCAACAAATGGAGTTGTTCTTACAAGCTCCCAAAGATCCAACTGAGGATCAAAGCCAGCGCTAAATATCGAGTCATTGTCATATTTAGGAATGTAGTAACTGTCAAAGAAACTTGCGCCTTTTGTATGAGCTATGTACAACAGATTTTCCGTAGGAGAAAGAGAAAGGCTATTTAGCTTAATGCTAAATGCGTCTATGTTCTCCGTAGAAGCAAGAACCGCCTTTTCTGTTTCTACAATCTTGAATATCTGTCCGCTCTCGCTAGGGTTAAGCGGGTTTGCAGCAACTAGAATATTGCCTTCGTGTTCTGTTATATCAGATACGGCCATACCAGCAAAGTCAATAAACTTTTCCAAACGAATATCTGAATAGATAGACGCTCCCGGCTCGTAGTTTCCGTTGATATTATACGCAACTCTCTTGAAGAAGCCAGTTGCGTCAGAGTTGCCAGAAGAACCAATCTCAATAAAGCGGTCGCTGGCGAACTCAACAAACAAATCAGTTCCGTCCAATATGAGAGAGTTTTCTGCATACACCTTGATAGAGTTGTTCTTACCAACAATCAAGATATTATGAGGAACGGTCATGTCAATATCAAAGACTTTGATATTGCTTTTACCCAGAAGAAGCTCTGTCTTGGATGGGTAGAATCTTATCTCCGCGAACCTTTTTCCGTCTCCAATAGAGATTCGCTGATAGCCTGTCTCTCCCGTAACGCTTACCGCAAGTTCTATAGTCCATCCTGTAGCATTGTCTACTTCCTTCTCCCAAAGATTGCCAGCAACTCGGAATCGAGCAGACTCGGCATTTTGAAACAAGTCAGGTTGGTCGCTCATGGCTACTGAAACATAGTAATCAACTCCACGACGAACAATATTGTCTGGCAATGAGAACTTGTTGTCATATGTCTCAATCGTAGTTTCATATGTATTGTTTGAACCCGGAGCGGTACCCAAGCGGATATGCGCATAACGGCTTGCTCTATCGAATGGCTGAATAACGTCCCACTCTATTGTGGGGTTAACGCTATTGACGCTTAGATTCTCTATTAGACCATCAACTCGAACATTGATGACACGAAAGCCGGGGTCTTGAATTGTTACGGTTCTAGACGCAACAGTAGTTCCAACAAAGATTCCGTCGCTTGGAGTAACGGTAAAGTAAACCTCGTCATTTGGCTTTAGCCCAAAACGAACAAACCTCTCGTCATTGGCGACAGTAATAACCTCTCCATTGATGTACCAGCGAATCTCGCTCTTGTCTTGTATCAGTAGAGTCTCCGTATTAGGATCGTTAGCTACATAGCTAGCTTCCAAAATATCGTTGACGTTAGGGTTGAGAGGTAGTAACTGTAGATTATCTGCTACAGGCGGCTTTTTGCTTATTGTAACAGCCTTAACCGTAATGGTAGGCCCAAGCTCTAGACCGTCATGCGGGCTGATCTCTGCATACCAAGAATCTCCATACCTAAGGTATTCCCTTGATACCTTGAGGTAGTTATCAAACTGCTGATAATGAACGCCATTGCGGAACCATTTGGTGCGCAACGTTGTAGACTCGGAGCTTGCTCCTACCTTAAGTTCCAAGTCAGTAGTTTCAGAAGGCTCTAGCGGGCTGATGGTAGCAGAAGTCAAGAATGGAAGCCTATTGATAGCAAAGCTGAATTTTACCCATTCGCTTTCTTCATTAGTTGTGTCTTTGACTCGTATCTGCCCATAATATACTTCTCCGCGCTGAATAAACTTGTTCTTCAGCCTCCAATACTGCGCCATATCTCTAGCATAAGGCTGGCGGATAACGTCTGAAATAAACGAGCTAGTACCCCAGTTGATGGTATTAGAACCAATACGAATCTCGTAAGATAGCTGCTTAATAGAAGGGGCGGTAGTAGATATATCCCATGTGATTATGGGAGCCTCGTAGGGGATTACCAAAGAACCGCCTTGATCGGCAATCTGGTTGTTGATTTTTACTTTCGTTACTACAATTGCCATCTAGTTATATCCTAACGGAAGACTTGAAAAGCTTTAGAGAACCATTCTCAACGGCGGTGATAGAATCTTCAGAAAAAACATTCTTCTTGACAAACTTGATTTCGTCTGGACTACCGAAGTCCCTCCTGACTTGCCACATCGTTCTATCGCCCTTGAATAAAGCTCCGTCATTCCGTCCTGCATAGAAGTTCTTTCCATTACTTAGTACAGAGGTTACACCCAACGCAGTTGGGTCATCAAAGGCAAAGCAATTATCGACTACTTCCTTATAAAGAAGAGATTGATCAATAGCATGCTCAACACCAAGATTAATTACCTTCCCAATAACAGAAGTATCAGGAATAAACTGATTCAGAAACACAAGCTCATCAATAAGTCCTGCATTGTTTCTTAACAATGAGCCATACCCAATTGCTGACTGGTTGAGATTGAAATGAACCAAGGCTGAGTTATTCAACGCCAGCGGGATAGGGAAACCGTCCTCGGAAAACAAGCCTATAGGAGAGCCGTTTACAAATACAAGAAAGCTTCTGCTAGGACCATAGTACGTAATCCAAAAATGGTTGAACTGATATGTCTTATAGATATCAGTTTCCAAAACTATCTGAAGACCTGTAACCGACTGTAGCATGATCTTCATTATATTGAAGCCGTCTTCCTTGCATTCTTCATATATACTGAAAGTAGCTTCAATGGCGCTAATAAAGCCAGTGGCGCTTGCGTAAGCATAGCTAGCCTTGTCCATAAGAGCCATACGATAATAGACGGGAAGATTTGTAACAGGACTGATTGTAGGAGGAATCCAAGAAGACCTCAGCCAAAACCCTATGCTGAACTGAACTGGGCTGCTAAGGAACAGCGGAACAGACAAAGAAGACTTTGGCCTCATGCGAAGTCCATTTCCTAAAACTGCCTTTTCTAGGAAAGCCGGATTCTCATTGGTAATAAGTACGTTCTGTCCGCTCAGTTCTTCTATAACTGGCAGCGACTCAAACTTTAGAAAGAACTTAGCGTTTGAGTTTATTACGCTCTTATATGAGGCTAGATTGATATTTAGGGAGACTTCTTCCATTTTATACTCTACTGTATATCAAACTCAAAGAGGTTCTATTGTTGAGAAACTCGTCATTAGATTCTGCAATACTTCTCTCAACCCATACGTAAACAACTTCGTTTGGCAACAAGTCAGCGCCGCTAGAGCGATTGCCTTGTACATTAATGGATAGAGCATTTTCTTCGTTAGTGGCGTCATAAAAGCTTGAACAAGGAGCCGAGGGAGCTTTCGTGCCGGATTTTACTCTCTGCGATGGAGCGGTATCAATGAAAAACTCGTCTCCTTCGCTAATCGGATTGGGTAGCCTATTATCCAATACCAATGTACCGCTTGTTGGATTGTATGACTTAACAAGCCTACTCTGAGCGGTGTTAAGCCCAGAAGTAAAACTAATAGGAGCCAAGGCGTAATGATCTGTAGTAAACTTTCCTACAAGGTCAGACACAGCGAAAGCTGTAATACCTCCGCTCGTGGCTGTTCCTGAATAGTAATCGCTTGTTGGAGCCTCTATAGCTATCTTAAGGCGCGACAGATTATTTCTACTAGGGAACTTGAAGAATACCTTCAGGTTTTTCGCTGTTTCTGTTGGATTTGTGTTTTTGATAGCAATGCAACGATACTGCTTGAGATCTGTTCCCAAAGCTCCGTCAAAGAAGCTGTTCTTACTGATTTCTCTGATTACAGAGTTTTTAGGATGGAAACGAAGAGGAGTGTTGTATACGTTTCTTTCAGCTAAGTATGCGGTATAGTCAAGCCATTTACTAATCTTCACTATCTCATCCTGTATTTGCAGGTACTCCATCTTTTGCAAATCTTTGATAGTAAACGTAGAACTAAGGCTTGATTGATCTATGTATATAGTGTTGTCATAAGTTGATAATGGATTAGCAAGACGAACATTACGATAGACTTCGCTAAGGCTTACATATCCGCCAAGCGATTGCGTTAGATTACGCTGCGCCATAAGAGGCTCAGTGCTAGTAAGCATATACTTGAGGTCAAGGTTTAGAGTAGAATAAACGTTGTTACGAATGACTTTTGACGCTTCCAGATAAACCCACTTACCGCTTGCGTCTATAAAGGCCGTATCCTCCAAAAGATCAGAAGCGATAAACCCTGCCGAGTTGACTGGTTCGGCAACAATATCAGAATAGCTGTTGAGAGTATTTACTAGGTCTTTAATGCTTTGACCTAACAATGGAATCTGAATAAGAGTAATGGTGCTTCCGTCTTCTCTGGCGAAAACTCCTGCCAATACCTTTACATCATTAGCTGTTACAATACAGAACTTAGCTGACACAAACGAAGTCAAAGAGTCCGTGCTTCGCTTGAACTGCATTCGGATAACTGAGTTATCCGTAGACGTATAGGAAGCTGAGACATTAGCTGTAAGCGGAAAAGTTCCGTAGATAGTAGGCGTATCAAGAGCGCTCATATGGCAACCTCAGTAAACGTCGTTCCGTCATATACAAACAACTTCTTACTATTACGAGGAACGATGTACAACAAAGAATTATCGGAGTACAGTCTTTGTAGCGGTACTCCAAACACATGAACTATAGTTGCGCTACTGCCGTCATAGCTATATAGATTGCCGTTCTTACATCCTAAGAAAAGCTTGTTTCTAAAAGCGTGCAAAGATATAACTTCCGAATCAACAGCAGACAAGGACAGCATTTCTTCTAGAACGAATCCAGTCCAACGGTATACCAAAGCCGTACTATCTGAAGTCTGTACCGCAATATAAAGAATGTCTTCAAATAGGGCTATCGCATTGATTTGTTCATTGACCTTGGTTATGAAAGCATTATGAGGATTGAAACGATAAATGCCGGGAACATCGCCATTCTTGGCTAACCAAATGGAAGTAGGATCTCCGTATTGAAGAGCGATATCAGCAATGTCTTCGTTGTTTATCTCGAAAAGAACTCTAAAAGTACGAGTCTCCTGAGCGCTTCGATTAGCTCCATAGTCTTGCAATTTGACCTTTAGAGTTTTGATACCGTCGTCTTCTGTAAGCTTCCAATACTTGACATTGGCAAAAGACTCAGCCGGACCCTCAATATCGTCTTGGTCTGATTCTATGAACTGCATGGAATGCACGCCAGTTGTCTCGTCATAGCCATACAGTCTAACTGTTACGTTCTCATCGCGAGCAAACTGGTCTGCGTCATTGATTTGGACATAACCGCTTGGCGGCTTAGTATCAATCAAGAAGAAGCCTTCTTGGATAATAGACAAGTTTCGGATAGCAACTTCTTCTGATTTATTTCCATCGTCGTCTGCCAAATAGATAGTAGCAACATAGTCGTCAGAAGGAGGGAGCAACGAGGTATCCCAAACCAAAGGTCCAGTACCAACGGCTATCTTTTGAGCTATGGGAGTAAACGGTATATTTGCCTTAGCTGAACTGAAGTAGATGTAATATTTCGCTCTTTGCGCGAAACTTTTCAGAACCGCAGTATCGTCAAATATGAACTGAACAGACGTTCCATATCTCTGACTTGGAATAGGAGACAGAACTGCTGGCGTTACTGGCAATGAGCGGCGAATAGAGAATGAAGCCGCAGATATTGAGTAATCGCTGCGTTCGCCTCGGCTATTTACAGAGCGTACAGCAACTCGAACATTCTTGCTTTTTATGCTATTTCCTACCTTCCATAGATACTTGCTAAAGCCAACCGGCACCGTAGCAATCATTTTCCAGTCAGGTTCGGTAAAATAGTCATAGTTTTCGCTGAAGTATATTTCGTACCAAACTTGCAGTTTGTCATTAGAAGCTGGGACAGGCTCTTTCCATGAGATCTCAATTTCTCTTGTAAGGATACTCTCCCCTCCATTAGGATAAATGAGAGTAGGACGATTCAAAGAGTTTCTAGGACCAGCAGTAATGATAGTTGGGACCACGGGTGGCGGCGGCGGAGTGACAACTTTCCACTCAAAATTAAGAGTAAAGCTATCCGGAACTGACCAATCATATGTTACTGTAATCGTACTCATTACGTAGCTTCATTCCAGTCAATAGTTAGAGTTCCGGTCTTCAGTCCAACAACGTCGGTAGGGAATACAAGAGTAAAGACTCCTGCATTTGCGTTATTAGGAGTTAGAGTCAAAGGGAAAGCAGGCGTTCCTTGAATCTGTACATCGCCGCTTACGGAAACGGAGTTGATTACGATGCTCTTATAAATACCGCTGTTCTTTAGTGAATAAGACTTCGTGAAAGATTTTCCTCTGTCCAATGTTCCCAAAGAGAACTCTGCACCATCTACAATAGCCGTTCCAGAAAGAACAAAATCAAGCTTAGCCTGCGGAAGTATGGCATAGTTTAGCGTAATAGTATAAACATTGTTCGTTGGATCATTTGAAACAACTGATATTCTAACGCTCTTGTTTCCTAAATCTGAAGTTTGAAGATTGAGGTTGATATTGCCGCTAGAGTTTTGAACTATTGTACTTCCAGTTCCAACTGAACCGCTCGCTACCGTTCCGTCGCCAGTAACGCTTATAACAGAGATTGACAATGCATCAGTACCAGAATTGCTTACTACCACTGTTGCTGTTGTACTAATGTCTTCAGGAACCGAAGGAATAGACAATATGCCATTCTTTGCTACAACAACATTATTGTACTTCAAAGCGATAACAGGATGTCCCTGAGGAGGAGCAGCGATAGCTGTAAAGAAAATGGTGATGTAAAACAGCGGATATGTTGGATCGTCAGTGCTTATGTACAATGTGCCTGTATAAGTACCCGCAACGCCAGCAGAGCAATCAACATTGAACGTTATTTCGGTTCCTGCGTCTTGGCTATATGCAGCAACGCCAGTAACGGGGCAGTTAGCGATCTTCATTGTTCCAGTATCCGTATATATGCCGCCAGCAGGATAAGATAGTTTGGCTTCAGAAGAATTCACTATATGAAAAGTAAGTCTATTAACGGATGAAACAAGAACTGTTCCTAGATTAATAGATCCGCCATATTCAAGTGCATTTGGACTAAAACTTGGCTCTGTAAGGGTATATGAAGGAAGCAACCCTTCAGTATATTCAACTTCCATTTGTATCTGAAAAAGCTTGATGTTACAAGAAGTTGTGCTTGATTTAACATGAAAGTACAACTCAAAAGCGAAATACGGGGATGTTACATCTGCTAGATCAGGGAAATTAGCTTCGCTATATGTGGCCACATATTCTAAAGTGTCTTCGATTGCCGACGTATCGTATTCTTCGCCTTCAATAGTAGTAGGAACAAAACCCAACGATTCGTGCTTATCTCCCCTCGTCATGTCCGGACCTTTAACTTCAACTAACGAATAAGAACCTCCGGCATCTCCCTTGTATCTTGCTCTAAAAGTTACCTTAGATACAACACTTCCTTCTGGGATATCGCGAATCAGTTCTTCTCTATTGAAGCTTGCTCGATAGATATAAGTATCTTCTTCGCTCTCGCAAACAGCAGCGGCGTAACTTAATTCTGTAATATTTTGACCAAGAGCGTCCTCTGGCTTAGACCAAATAACTCCCTTGTTATCAATAAGTTCATAAGAAAGAGCATAGACTTGAACAAATGGATTAGCCATAGTTATTCCTTATGAAGCAACTTCCCATTGTACATTTATCGAAGCGTTTCTTGTTCCAAGAGAAGACGAACCAAACTTGGCAGTAAACTGAAGAACATTAGCCTCTCTCGGCTGAAGAACAACAGGTAGCAATGGAATCCCTTGAAGCTGTACGTCTCCTGTAGGAATAATGCCCAAAATGCGAATGTTATAGAAGATTCCTCGATTACTTGCAGAGATAGTCTTCAGAATATTTGACCTTCTGCTAAAAGACCCAAGATTAACCGTTTCGTCATCAGACACTTCTTCGCTAGATTCTTTTACAACCAAATCAAAAGCCTTAGCAATAGTATACGTTATGGTTACATTAAACGGATTTTTGTTAGTTCCAGTATCGTTAGAGATAATGGAAATATGCAATGTCTTGGTTCCTAATGTTGAAGAATCCAGTCTAATAGTAAACTGACTTGAAGCTCCAAATGACAGAGTTACAGCTTGACCATTGACAGGATTAACTACCAAAGACGCGCCGCCAGAATCAGGAATGCCTATACCTTGATCTGGTATAATCAAAGAAGGCGTTCCATAGTTAAATATGTCAAAGTTGACATTGTTTGTGGTGTCAAATGGGAAGCTTCCTAGATTCACCGTGCTTTGGTCAGGAATAATTGTACCTCCGTAAAGCAGGTTTATGTCAGGAGAAACTGCGGAAGCTGCCGTAACTGTAAAATTAACATTGAAGAAAAATGGAGTGCCAGAACTGGCGGTTTCCGTTGGGTCATTAGACAAAATCTTGTAATGGATTGCTTTTGCGCCAAGAGCGCTTGTAGTCAACGTAGTTGTAAATGTAGTTGACTCACCTCTATTTAGATTAACTGCGTGTCCAGTAGACGGATTAACGGTAATAGACCCGTCTCCGCTAAGAATAGATATACCGTTTGCGCTTATGGATAGAACGCTGCCAGCTTCTCCTACATTACCAACAGTAATAACAATGGTTTGAGAAGTGTTTTGAACGAAGGAGCCTATATTCCTAGATAAAGACGCGCTGTTCGTAAATAGAACAGAGCTATAAATAACTTGAATTCTAGGAGAAGGAAACTCATTTTCAACGCCTACGCCACCCTCATCAGGTATAATGAGAACGTCTTCTCCTGATTCAAACTGAATATCTTCGCCACCGGGCATTAGGTCGTCACTTGGAATATCAGGCATGTTCTCTCCTACTCGTCATTTAGGTTGCTCCCTCGACTCCGCCACCTGTTGTTCCAGCGTCTCCGGTAGACGGCGGGATAAATCCTGTATCATTGTTAAGAGGCCCCTCGCCTCCACCAATCCATTTGGTACTTCCAAAGTCCTTAGAAGTTGTTTCTCCAAGGCCAAATTTTCTTATCTTATAGTAGTCCGGAGAGCCAAATGAACCCTTTATGTCGTCTCCAAGGTACTTGTCCCTAAAGACCGTAAAGTTGTTGAACACAGAGACTTTTTGATCCAAACTTCTACTAGACAAAATGTTCTCTACTCTATAAGCCAAATCATCAAAAGTCAAAGGCTTGCATTGTCCGGGTACGTCTACAACAATAACTGCCAATCCGTCAATGTTACAGATGCCATCGTCAGGCATTACAACAAACGAACTGCTATAAACTCCTTCGGCTATTTTAGTCATAGCAAGACCTAATTGATCGCTTAGTCCTTGCTGATATACGCTCATAGTTAGCTTGTTAGACAGAGATAGTCTATCTACTGTTTGTAGCTTCTCCAAGAGTTGAATCTTTTTCTTATCTTTGAACTCAATCCTAGCGTAAATCGTAGTTTCTTGCGTTACGGCCTCATTGATAGAACCAAGATTTTCGTCGTCAATCAAAGTTGGTGTACTAAACTCGCTAACAACCATATAGTTCTTGAACTTAGGAACAGGCTTGGTAAATGCGCTATCGAAGAACAAGTCAATCTTGTAGTCGAGGTTGTCATAGATTGCCATGAAATCAACGCAGAACGTTTCTGTCTTACCGAAGAAGGTTAGGATCTCGCAACAGACTTTCTTTGTTCCGTTTCCAGCAGAAGCTACCCAAGGGGCTGTAAATCTATTTCTCTGAGTAAAGAATGCTCTGAAGAATGACCTTTCTGCTTCTGTGCTTGCTGTATCAGTTTGAGATTGCGACGGGAGATCAGGACCGATTGGCAGCCATTCTGTCCAGTCTTCATCATTCTCGTTTTTCAAACGATATGCATAGGTTCCCGGAACTCCCAAAATATCCAGTTCTATAAAACAATCATTTATGACTGGAATAGGAGATTGAAGATCTAGATAGGTAGAGAATGCTATGTATTTTCCAGAAATGCGAATCTTCTGATACTGAGCAACGTCTCTGTCAGGAGCGCCTCCAACCACAAAGAACGAAGAATCTGTTTCGTCTGTAAACATGCAAGGCAGTATTAGATCAGAATTCAATGATTCAAACTTACAGCCAAGAGTACAAGATTGAGCATATACTCTGAACCCATCATGAGCTACCAAGTTTAGATTCTGGAACTGGTCAACAAAGATTGAAGCGTCATATAGAGATTTGCCACCAGCCTTATATGTAGTCAATCTTCTGTCATATCCGCCTTGTCCTGAGCAAGTAAATGATTCTAGGACTGGATCATAGAGAGCCATGAAATAGTCAGGAGAGATAGCTCCTTGGTCTGATAGTATTCTTGTATACCTATAGTCTTGCCATACAATGTAGAACAGATCAAAGTCTGTAACTTTAACTTTAGGGAATAGACTCCTATTATCTGTTTGCGAAATACGGAAATCATCAAATCCTTGACCGCTACATACCCATGTAGACGAGTCTCGGTCCTTTCTCCATAGATCTGAGTCTGTTTTCGAACAAGGACAAATAAACTGGAACTGATTTTCCAAAGTAAAGATGTTATCCACAACGCTCTCTATTGTAACGTAATACGTTACTCCACAAAGAAGAGACTGACGGATAATGCTTCCGTTCTGCATCTTGATTTGAGATTCATACATTTCAAACGGCAAGATTTCAGGAACATAGATAGCGCTTATCTCTTGACTTGGCGTAACCAAAAGACCGCCAGCGGGGAATGGAGTAGAGCCTGATTTCCAACCCAAGCTGTCAACCTTAGAGAAGGATGACATAATAGGATTGGTTCTTTCTGCGTCTGCATAGAATGAAACTCTGAAGTGGACATTCTTATTGGAGTTATGGTTGTTGATGAATGAACAGTTTACGTCGCATCGAGAAGACTGAGTAATGGGGCAATAGTAAACGAATTCGTTTTCTCCAATAGACTCTGTATCGTCTTGAAGTATAACTCTGATTTCATCAATAGCAGGATCGACTGTCATGTATATTGTCAATGTCTTACGGTCTGCCGAAACTTGCAAAGTATCTATAGCTTCTAATCCTGCACCTGTAGTTTCATGATATGTTACACCGCTAACTCCGAAATATCGCTTGCTAGAAACCAAGGAGCTTCCGCTAGTGAACATAGCAACTATTGGCGAAGTGAAAGTTATAGTTGCAGAAACTTCTCCCGCAGACCCAATAGGATCAAAGTGCAATAGAATGCTCTTAACTCTATCTCCTCGTTTCGCGCCGGGAAGCTTTGTAAGAGGACTTGCAAAAGACACGCCAGTAACAGGAGAAACATTGAAGAAAGACAATCCTTGCGGGTTTATGCCAACTGGCGTTTCATCATTGAATTCCAAGAATGCTCGAATGAGATTATTAGCTTCATATCGAGTAGACTTAAGATTGAGTCCAGAATACGGATGAACAATCTGTATATTGGTAGATTTTGAAATGTCTATTGGATTCGCATTGATCTGGAACTGAGCAACAACATAGAGAACTTTATCAGAAAGACCGTCTTCATACGATGGACTATAGCTTACTACGTAGCTAGACTCTGCCGTAGCAGTAACTCCATTGTAAGGAAGCTGAGTATCGTCTATGCGCCAGCCATTGATATTTGCAGAAGAGGAAATCGTTTTGTAAAGAGTCTGATACTCTCTGTCTTCATAGAACAACAAGTTGAAATGGAACTGATTGTTTGTAGGAGCCGTAAACTCAAACTCGATTCCACAGTTTAGCTGAGAAATGGGCAGAGTATACGGGTCGAAGACTGGATCGATATTGCTGTTCCATTCATACAGGAACTCATCAATCTCGTCTTGCTTACAACGATCAACCAACATCTGATCTGTGGTCTTCGAAATAGCAGCTAGGATCTGATTATTGCCATATCTATTGTCTTGCCAAGCGATAAGCCTTCGGCCCTTTCCGTCAATAGAAATAGACGGATTTACGCTATTGCTTTCGGAATTGGTGATTTGCGTTTCAAACCTGAACGGAGCGCCTCGCTCTCTAGAGCCAGAGTAATAAATGTCCCAATAGCCATTGCGATTAGATTGCCATGCGACATGGACTTTATCTATCTTGTCTATGGCAAGGTCTGCCGTCTTATTTTGATACTGCGTAGACAGCGTAATGGGTATCTGACTAAACTCATTAGTAGCATACAGGCTATAATTCAAATCAAACTCTGCTTGGTCAACAAGCAAGTTCTGAGCGGTTGTAAATGAAATTGTTTCGTTGTTTAGGTCTTCTTCTGCAACAATAACAATGTTGTCTATATGAGGAGCATAGGTTGCCGCCGAACTTGTGTTTTCAAAAACAATAGACGTGGTTGCTGTTGATGCAACAAATGACATTGTTCGTTTTTGCCAGTTATGAACTGCTGGATTAGCAGACGTTATGACAAATGAAGCGTTCCAAGCACCAGCAGTAACTTGAACGGTTCTACTGATATTTCTTGCTGCCGTATCCGTGCTAGGGAAAGACGATATATTGAAGAAGATGTAGTATTTCTTGCCTATAGATGTTGGTATAGATTGAGAGATCTTGCCCTTGGTAAGAGTTCCGCTTGTACTTCCGCCAGTATATCCGCTAAGCGAAATCCATGCGTCTCCGTTGAGAGAGAAAAACAATCCAACTTGGTCTGCCTTTGGAATCTGATAATAGGAAATTGGCTGATTAACCATCCAGCCAGTGATTCCTTCAGAGCCGGAATCTGGATATGTTACTAGATTCTTAGCAAATACTGTTTCTTCAAAGCTGCCATTTCCCAGAACATTATGAACCTGTTCTGGAACTACCATTTGATATGTATTGCGATCAAAGAGAGAGAAGTTTGCAACGCCAGTATTATGCTGCATGGAATGCGGACCAACCGCAACATTGGTGAATACCTGAGTGATATCCATGTCTTCATACAAATCACCTTGATACGGCAATGATTCATTGCTTACAAAGCCTGCTCCCTTTGGCATGCCCAAGGCAATATCAAACTTACCATATTGGTCTGAGAAATCAGCCAAAAATGATTGACCTAGAACTGTCTTGTTATCAACAGCAACCATGATATCGCCATAGAAGCGATACTGATACGCAAACGCTTCCTTGTCTCTCTTTAGAATACCATCTATGAAATCAGACCCCATCTTAGAATAATGGACTCCAATCTTTATGTTCTTGGTTGTAGAAAAGTCTACATAATCTCCAAAGAGTCTGGAAATGGTATACTGCTTCTTGGCAAGCTGTCCTGATGTTTCGTTTTCGCTAGTCGCCAAAATAAGAACTAGTTTGAAGCGACCAGTCAACTTCTTGTATTCTATCTCGCTCAAGAAACCGTCGCATTCGCCTTCGGAAACTCCAAGTCTGTCGCAATACTGGAAGAATGCTTCAGTATTCTTGGCCTTGAAGCGAATCTTCTCAGGCATGATAGCCAGCATGTAATGGCGAACATTTGCAGGATGAGAAAGGACCGCTCCTTCCGAAGCTGTTGCATAGATATTTTCATCATTGTGCGAATAGCCGTCTGCTGTAGCTCCGCCGCTCAAGAAAGTCAAATCGCTTGTTGATAGTTTATATGAACCACAAATCGGTATGATGTTGTCAAAATATGGTCCTGCCGCATCAATGGTATACGTATTGCCGTCTTTAGTATACTTATGATCTCCTGCCGGAACAAACTCCGCTTTCCACTCATCAAACTGCGATTGAATAGTTTCGTCATTCAAAACATTAGGAGGAAGTCCCTCAATCTGAAGATTGAACGATAACTGGAAGCTTAGCTGTCCAAAATAGCTAGGCAGGTATTGTCCAAACTCGTCTTTTGCCAGAGTAAAATACGTCATAGCAGCGTCCTCTTGAGGATTACCGCTTATGACAATCTTAGACAAGTTTACAACAGAAGCTTTACCATTTCCAGACAAGATTCTGGTCCATTTTGTTTGAATGGCCGTTGGATTAGAAACTGAAAGGATGTTTTGATCCATCTCGAATGCTTCTGCCTTATCAACCGCAGACATAAAACATTGGTTGTTGATGGAACGAGAAGACGGTCCTAGAACGCTGTAGTACAACTGCGTTGCTCCAAGACGATCTGATTCCCATACAATATGCAAGTTACCAATGCTGTCGCAAGCTATGCGAGCATTCTTGTTTTCACCGTCTTGAGTAAGCTGCTTCCATTCGGTATTCTCTACAGCGCTTCCTAGCCTGAATGAGTACAAGAATAGCTGATAGATTCCATTGACGGGAGCCTCGCATACAACATATGCAATCTCTTCTCCTGTTGCAGCAGTACGAACCGCTATAACTGGGTAGACGCAAGAAACCTCTCGACTAAAAATGTCATAGATATACGGTAGAGGATTTATCTCTATCAGATTGGTTTCAGGAAGCTCTGTATCTGCATCAACAACAACGAACTTCTCGCAATAAAGATTCTCATAGATGTTTGGCCCAACGTCGTTATTAAATCCTGACGGAACGCTTATCCTGATTATGTTGTTTGTATAATCACGAGTTACGATATCATGAGATTGATAACCGATTTTAGGGAAAAGGAAAACAAGAGTATTACCGCCGTCTGATATGGCCTCAGGGCTTACAAGTACATCTAGAGTTTTATTACTCTTTAGCTTTGCGGTAAAGGTTCCATTTCCTGATACAACCTGAGTGCGAATTGAGAACCTATCATTAGACTTAATTTCAATGAATGATTCAAGATCAACAGCAGATATATTGTATGCTCTTGCAGAAATATCAGCATTGATTAGACCAACAAATGCTGCTACGAATTCTGTGATAGACGAAGAAATGGTCGTGTATCTAACTTCGAATAGGTTTCCGTCTTCTAGCCTAAACTGTATGCTGTATGTCTCATTAGCAGATAAGCTAAGAGGAGTTGCGGTGTGATAAAACTTTGGAGGAGCAATAACCGTTCCGTCTCGGACAGGATTTCCTTTGTACTTTAGAGAAGTCGGTATATGGGCAACAAACACTCTGCTAGATAGCGTCGGGAACGTATACGGATCGCTTGCGAATGTCTCTTGAGACGAGAAAACTACCAACCCTGCTCCGTTGTTCAAAAGAACTGAAGAGGTTGAGTTGTAGATTCGACATACAGGATCGGTACTGCTTGTTGGATAGATTTGTCTAGTTGGAGAGCAGAAGCCAACTTTAGAATTATAAAATGATGAAGCGCTATCTCCGCTATCAAAGACAGTCAAATCTCCAACGACCGCTCCTTCAACGCAAAAATCGTCCAGCTTCTTCAAAGTCAAGCCTTGACCGGGAGTTGGGTCCAATATGGCGCATTCAGGAGTAGAAGGGTCATTGGTAGCCGCCAATGCCTTCATGGATTCTGGAACGAAATGGAAGAATGAGCCAGAGTCATATACTGTCTTGTAATCGTCGTCAGCCTTTGCAAAGTAGACAGGAAACTTCTGAACAGTTTTGGCTGAAGAGGCGCTTCCGCTTATAACATCTATTGCTCGGAAGGACATAGACCCTTCGCCAGATTGATTTGACTTTACAATGAACCTCTTGTTGTTCACTACAATTTGAAGATTAGAGTTTGGCGAAGTATGAACTTTTAGAACTGCCTTCTGATTAGGCCCAACGAAAGCGGGGCTAATAGCAACTCTATCAGTAGTAGAATGCGTTTGTACATTTTCAATCTGAAAAGAACAAGCAGCGATATCGCTAAGTCTCCATGTTTCGCTTTCTGTTTTCTCTTCAATATTGGCATAAACAGAAATAACGCTAGCCGTATCCGAAGGATAAAGAACTAGGTTGAACTTACCATTGAGCGAGGAAACGCCGCTAAGATAGATCTTCCCGTCTACAATAGAACCTCTTTCAAGGCCGCTTGCTGGAATCAATCTACCTAATGTTGCGTTTTCAAAAGAAACTCTATAACTCTTCTCTGGATTGAATCCGTCAAGAGAAAAATCTATGGCTTCTGTTTTAGACAGCGGAGCGCTGAACGGTTGTAGTTTGAGCTTAACGGACACTGTAAATACTCTCCATTACCTTTCCGAAACTCGTTGCCGCGACGGTATACGAGAAGTTTTGATGGACATACTCATATGCTTTATCGGCTTTAGTTTTGGCCTTTTCTCGGTCAGAAAAAACGCTCCTCATTGCCTTCTGCACCGAGTCTATCGAGATTCGAGGCCATTTCTTATTTGCGAACTGAGCTATCTGATCCATATTAGGTCGTAATATGAAACCTTCAGGTTCTAAAAGGGTACATCTTTCCTCGGCAGCATAATCTTGGCAACCCGAAAAGTTCGTAACTATTACAGGAACCTTTATAGCCATACATTGCATCGCCGGAAGCCCAAATCCTTCACCAAGAGTCGGCATCACGAGGCAATCTGCTGTTTTATAGAATGAAGGGAGGTTTATCTCGTCAAACACTCTTCTTTCCAACACAATTGGAGGGTAATCCTTCTTTATGTCTATTTCTCTTCTAATCTTTTCTATATCCTGAGTTGCAAGCTGCGATTTATCGGTCTTGATAAGCAACTGTACATTATCCTTGGCGTCAAACTCTCGCAAGTAAGCTTCAACAAGCTCAGCCCATCCCTTTCTTCGTCTCCAAGACCCAATAAACAAAAAGGTGTATGCCGGGAACTTGTTCAAAGGCAATGTCTTGTCATTCCAAAGAGACGTATCAAAGCAATGCGGAAGATAGAACAAAGGCCTCTTGACTCCTGCATGAGCGAATATCTTGTAGTTGAAATATGACGGACATACTACCGAGTCCATGCGATTAAGAAGATCTACCCATTGAATAGGCGGCTCAAAGGTTTCAAATGTTGCAAACCCAATAGCTCTATCAGTTCTAGGAAAACGAGCCTGCATGGGCGGTATACAATGATACACTTGTATGGCTCTCGGGTTAGGAGGTAGCATGGTACAAGGCTCAAGCTTGGCTAGCTTATCTTTGGAAAGAAAGGCTTTAGACGGCCTTCCATTCAGGCAAGAAATGCGAATCTGATACTTTTTAGTCTGCAACAATGCAGAAATCAGATCAAATGCCGCCTGCCCATATCCTGTTTCATTTAGAAATGCGATGTAATCAAGAGCAATCATGTGCTTACTATAACATCGCCATTTAGCTTAGCTCTTACGTCATTCACTTTCGCGAAAAGTCCGCCGCTAATCTGCCAAACGATGTTTCCGTCCGAATCAACCTTGACAACTCTTCCTGCATTCCCTATGAATGACGTTTCTGCAACAACTACCAATCCGTTTTCGTCTAGTACGGCGTCGGAAGGGAAAGCGTTATCAGAAGTTACATATTCGAAGGTGATAGACTTATCAGAGCGGTTAAGCACAATAACCTTTCCTCTATAGTTCTTGAGCTTTCGAATAGCCTGTTGCTCGTAGGTTTCAGTATCGGTTCCGCCAGTTGGCGCAGGCAAAGGATCTCCCTCCTTAACCAAACCGCTAATCACAAGCTTCTCAGAGTCAATCTCAAAAACTGAACCCAAAGTAAAATCAGAGAAAGTCAATAGGCTATAACTGAAGACGGACTTTTCTTTGTCCAAATCAAGCTCTACAAGAGACGGAGACTCCTGCGGAGGAGTAGCCGTTGTACCGTCGTCTGCTGCAACGATATGCAAAACTACAGTATTTACCGTAGTTGCAACTGTTTCTCCGCTTGTAGTATCAACATAGACAGCCGTAAATAACAACTGCCAAGTTCTAATCTGCGTAGCAATAGGAGAGTTCAAATGGACAGTAGCCAGATTGCCGGGCAGAGGAGCGTCGAACGTAACAATGTCTTGAATCTCTGGCGGTATGTTTCTTTCCCAAAGAAGCTGGAATCCTGCACCCGGATCAGCAACCGTAACAGTAAACGTCGTTGACTCTCCTACTTTCAACGTCAAATCAGTAGTAGCTCCGCCGCTTGATGAATCTTGCGGAATAGTAGAATTGGCTATCATCCAGTTACCATTTGCCATAACATTTGAATAGACTGGCCTCTTTACTTCGTTCATGTACACGAAATCGCCAATGAATACGGTTAGCCCCTTAGTTCCTATGAGGCGTCGAGCGCTATCAGGATAGACAAACGGCGTAGGTAGGAAGCCGAAAAGCAAATCAACGTTTACGTCGAAGTTTGGATTCTGAAGCTGTTCAACCTTGTCATTTGTAAGGCTTATCTCTAGAATTTTGGCGTTCTTGCCGTTATCAAGAATGGAATCCTCGTTTCCAAGGAAAATGCTTGCTGAGCCTATCCAGAGCTTAGTTTTGGTAATATCTACCTTAGTTGAATCTATTTCTTGGCTAAAGCAGATTGTCAAAACGCCAGTTCTAGGGTTATAGACTGCCGTAAGCGGATAGAATGAGCTAGGGTCTGTGGCGTTATGCCCTCCAACGCCTCGAACAAACTCGCCGTTAGGAGTTGTCTCAATAACTCGGTCATTGGCCGTGTCTGCAACTATAAAGTTACGGTTTGTAAGCCTATAGACCGAGAAAGGATTAGTAAAGCCGGGAGCATAGCTAGCGCTAGCGATAGTAAGAGCCTGTTGCGGAGATATAAGATCCCTAAACAGTATTCCTCGGAATCCATAAACTGCCGTTCCTTGAGGGTCATTCTCGCTCACTCCATTCTGATAGATATAGTACAAGTCTCCTACAGAGATAGGATCTTGTATCAGAATCTTACTTATGAATGGGTTGAACTCGTCTTGTTTTTCTAGGGCATTTACAAAGGAACCCTTATCCCATTGGTCTGCCGTAGAAATCGAGAATCCAGTTATCTCAGAATCTACAACAATCTGAAGTTCAAGGCTATTAAGAGTTGGTGTAGAAGTTCTTGCAGTATTGGATACCAGAACAACTTCTATTTCTGCGTCCGTGCCATTCATAGAGAATACGTCGCCAGACTTCAAGCTAGGAGTATAGATAGCCCTATTCAAAAGAGAAGGAGAGTTTGCGGTACGGATTCTAACCCTTACGTCGCATCCTTCTGGCACGATAGCGTCATAGTTGATGGCGCTGAATACAACTGGAACTCCGCTAGAATAACGGAATCGAATCAATCCAGTTGGAGGAAACAAGGCTTGATTTCTAAGGAAGATATTGTCAATCCAGAAAACATGCTTGGTTACGGTATCATCAGTATAGAAAACAATCTTTGTAACGTTGTCTTTCGCTTCTTGCGCGATACTAAAAACTCGTCTCTCAAAAGCATTGAATGAAGGATCTACGTTATCTGTAATCTCGTCTGGCGCAAGAACAAGATAGTCTTGCGACTTCACGGCAGAATCGCCTGTACCGTTGACAAAGTACATATAGACTGCGCCATGAGAAATAGACAAGCTCTTTACGTCCAAGATTAGCTCGTCATAAAGACTCCAATCCTTGTTCTGAGACAGTGTTCTAACATAGAGTATGCGAGATTCTCTTTCCGTCTCAAACTTACCGCTGTAAAAGCCTTGAGTCTTGAAAGAAACGGCATCCTCAGAAGTAACTCCGATCTTATCCGTAGTGATATCAACTTGCGAAGAGAACCCGGGAATCGGGACTCCGCTGCGAGGAACTTGCTCGAAGTCCTCAACGTCATTAGTGCTACCGCCTCCCCTAGTCAAAGTAACCGTGTCTCTTGCTATCGTAACATTTTGTCTTTCAACAGCCGAGAAGAAGGCCGCATTGGTTCTCCAAAGAATCGAGTTGATAGATCCCTGCTGAACAGGCTTGCCTGAGATACAGTTGGTTGACAAATCTATGTTCGCAGTCGTTACGTCAAAATCAATAATCGAATCTGGCGTAATGCCGGGATAGCATACCAAGATGTTAGTGAAGTCCACCAACTCTGTTAGATTTAGGCTCATACTGTTGGCCAGATAATGCTGAGCCGTTATGAGTTTCATAGTATTGACAGCGCCAACTTCGCCAAGCAACTGACGATTGCCAGACGTAATTAGTCGAGTAAATGAGTCTAATGCGGCGTGAGTAAGAAGCCCAGTATCCGCAAGGTCGCTATGATTTAGCTGAGGAATGCGCTGAGGAGACAATCGGCCGGTAGTTACTTTAGAAGCATCAATATCCTGAAGACGAGCGCCGGGGAGTTGATTTCTTGTTTCAGTCTGAAGATCAATCTTAGACGGAGAACCCCTATGCTTATGCTTAGCAACTTCTTCTTTGATGAGTTCTATAAAACCGATTTCTTGACGGTTACTGATGTCTATAGACGTTACCGAAGTATCGCCTGTAGTTACTTGAGCTAGCAAAATTGAGTTTATGCTAGGAAGGCTTCTGCTCCAAATAAAAACTACGTCTCTGGTTCTTACGGTTCCGCTAGTTATGACTGCATAAATGTTGACTGTATCATTAGATGGAAGGTCGTCAACTTCTCCGATGCCGCTAGTCTGAACAGCAACGGTATTGATGATCCCTAGACCGGGGCTAACGTCAAGAGCAATCGTATTCAGTCCGAAAGTGTCTCGAACTGTTATATCCCATCCGCTAATAACGCCATTTCCAAAAACTGCATAAAGACCATAGAGTTGCTTGTCAATAACAAGGAACCTATTGATCTCTCGTTGCACGTTGATACCGTCACCGAGTTCGTCTCCGAAGGTGAAGTAACTGAGGCCATAAAAAGGGGTCTGTCCAGCCATTAGCCTACCTTACCGCCACGGGTGACTCCAACAACCATTACGCCTTCTGAGGCGCTCTTCTTTGATAGTTGGTACATGCCCATGCCTCTATAACCTTGTCGGCTGTTTCGAATTGCCAAGAAGTTCTCAGACGAGTTTCGATCCTTCTTGATCTCGTCTCGCATCTTGCTCCAAATTCCAGCGGCCATATTCTTAGACATACTATACTCCTAAAAACTAACCTGAAATAGACCCGTCCAACCCCAAAGCGGCCTCGTTGGAAGCTCCCCATTGAATATTCTGCTTTGGGAACAGCCATAGACACTCAAAGTCTTGAATCCAACTGTTCTTAGAAGCGTCGATTTCGCTCTTCACAGAGCTTACAATAAGCGGTTGCATCTGCGTAGAACCCAAAGGCTGAAAACTGATAACATCCAAGGCCTTTATATCATTTCTTCCAATCGCACGGAAACATACCTTTATGGGCGGGATAAACATCCTAGTATAATTCTTGACCATCCACTTCACGGTAGCTTCGTTACCAAAAATTCCATCCATCTGAACAAATGGCTTATGATAACCAAGGAAGCCCGGACTATCTGGATTGTGCAACGAAGCATAGTTAACGTGTCCGGCTATCAAAATCTCTCCATTAGGAGATGTCGAGATAACCTTGATTTCATTCACTACGTCTTCAACAACTCTTTCTACTTTGTAGTCTCCAATGATCTGATTGCCTATAGAAAAGTTGTCTGGTTGAACTATGCTCTTTGGCGTAGCAAAGAAATCAAACTTGCTCAAAGCGAGCCAGTCCTGAATGTCCCAACTAACTTCAGTTCCCTCTTGTCCGCCAAACAACTCTTGGTCATAAGGTAGAGCTACAAAGTTGAATACTCCAAGTCTATCAAAGTATGCAACCTTATTTGAAAGCAACGAGATCTTCTCAATAGCCTCCCAACAAGACGAGTTATCTGGGAACTTCAAGAATGGAGACTGAAGAATGTCATAAGAACCCGGAAGAGCAAACTCTCTAGTAAAGAGCTTCTGCCCATTGAATATGAAGCTATACCATTCGCTAAGCGGATCTGCGTCTGCAAGAATTCGAACAAGAGAACCCGGTTCTGTTGTAGATCCATTCTCTTCTCCGTCTCTTAGTCCAACAAGATGCAGAATCTCTTGAACAGCGTTTACGTCTCGCATTCTATCAAAGAATGGCGAGTTGAAGAAGCGACCTTCTTTTACTATCTTCGAATAGTCATACAGCTTGCAATCCAAGCACTTCTTATTGGTTTCGGTAGTTATTGTACCGCCCGGACAGAAGCCAGTAAAGACAACCCTATCTCTAGGATCATCAGGAGTTGGCATAATACCGCCCTCCCACCATAGACTTATCTGAAGATAGAAAGCCTTATCAATAAGCGTAGACAGATAGTTGGATTGATTTCCTGAGAAATGCATACCATTACTTATGAGGAACGAAATCGAACCGCAATGCTCAATCTGCTGCCAATCCGTTTCTGACCATTCATCGCTAAATGTCAACACATGCTGGCTAACATCAATAGGAGCCTTGTCAAATATGCATCCCTTAGGAGGGACATACATACGGAAGAAATATAGAAGCGGAGTAACGCAATCCTTAAGCGGCCAAGGGCTTCCGCCGTCAACAGCAGGGAAGAGATATCCTCCGGGCACGACGCTTATCGCTACCTGCATAAGCTTACTGGTTTCAGCAGTAGATCCTGCGCTATTAGTGCATTGAGAAGAATCAAGATAGATTGCTGATTCATATATGCCGCTCTTAGCCGCCTTAGAGTTCTTCATCATATCAGGAGCTTTGCCGTATTTCTTTACGAACTCTGGCTGTACGTCAATGGCGTATGTCCTAACAGTTTCTACAGCAGTAGAAGCGGTTTTGGCTACATTGACCGCTCGCTCAGAATATGAACCTGCCTCATTTGTATAATGAGATTTTGGAGTCTTAATTGAAACTTCAGGATTAAGACTCTTGCCCTTGTCTCTCCAAAGAAACTGAATTTCGTCTACGTCTACAGGCCCCTCGACAGAAAAATTTTGCGGCAACGTATAGCTCTGAAGAGATTCGTAGATCAAAGGAGCAAACGTAAATCCGCACTTTAGATTGCCTCCCATGAGGGCTATCTGACTTGGAGATATCAACATGCGAACAGAATCATAGCTTACTTGACTCTCTGTTATTGGTTGTCCGGCAGGAAGAGCATTTGCGCTTAGATCCTTACGACTGATAACCCACGGATTGTTTTCATGGTTGGAGAATGTAATGACAATATCTCCTCCATGCTGTCTAACCGTTATTCTTAGCTTGTCTTGCTTTAGCAAAGTCAACGAGCTAGCAGAATCATACGTACTAAGCTTTCGCAGTATTGGATACTTAGGGTACTCTACAACAGTAACTTCTCGCAAGGAATATTGTACGTCTCCTCCGCTGCCTGTGTCGTCAGAGCATTTTTTGATATCTGAAGAAGTTGATTTAGCAGGAGGCGGAGAAGCTGTTGGGCCGCTACTCTGGAACTGTTGAAGATTACATTCCAAATACGGAGTCTTACCTATATGACAAAAGATAGGAAATGAGTTCTCGGCAATAATCAACACATAGTTGTGATTTGGATCGCCTACGCCAAGCTCAACCATGTAGTATTGCTGCCTACTGAAATCCAGAACCTTACGAGTATTCTCAAGAATCTCATTGTTTTTGCCCTTGTCCCATAGACCGTCAGCGTTCAAAGAACCGCAGACTGGCCCCTCAGGAACAGCAAAGACATCCAATGCGGCAAACTTGTTGAGCATACGATACTTAACAGATTTTGAACCAATATTGGTACTTTGAAAAGCCTTGCGGATAAACTCAACAGTAAAGTCTTCGCCCTGAAAAAGAGGCGTTCTTTTGAGAACTCGCCAATGCATGCCGGGATTTATGTTCTTATATACGCCGTCAGCGTGCTTGAAATAGGCGTGATTCTGAAGCCCATGCTCAGTCATGGCCTGAATAGGATCGCCGGGCTTATCAACGCCCTTAGTCATTGGAACAAAGATGTTGTTTGTTCTTGCTTCAGTAATCTCATTGGGATCGTTAAAGACGCTTCCTGTTTGGTCTGGCGCTTGACTAAGCACCGTAATAGATTGACCAACATTTTCTGAAACGTATTGCCATGTAGTGCAGAAAGACCTAGTAACTGTGGTTATCCCTTTTTCAGCGGTTTCTCCAATAGTGCTACCCTGAACAGAGTCATACTCAGAAGGAAGAATATTCTCTGAGCAATACAAACTTCCGTCTGCTATCCATGTCTGATGAGAGCCTATAGCGGTGCTACTAACCGCAGAGCCGCCGTCAAGGACAAGCGAGTTGGCTATGAGATTATTGTTTAGAGCCAAGAACTCCAAACTCTTCAGAGGAGCCACAGAAGATTCTAACCCTATAGCCTTCTTGAGCTTAGTAATTAGATCGTCTGGCTCTGCCTTGTAATCCCTCTTAGGGAATGCCAAGAAGTTGTGAAGATAAAAGTTTGGTCGAGGACGAAGAAACAGCCCGTCTACGCCATTTATGAATGATAGCTTATTACGAAGAGACTGAGAAGCATATTGAATCGTTTCTGGCGAAAATACAAATGATTGGTCTTGACGAATGCGCTCGTACAGCGGGCAGTTGGCCCATAACAGGCACTTACACTTAAGGTTTCCCGGTCTTCCCGGTGTTGCATAATTTGGTAATTTACATCCATCGCTCATTAGTTACTATTCCCGTAACCTATGTCCATCTTAGGTGTATTGTAAAAGGAAAATGCTCTAAAGTTACCCGCAGCGTCCTTGTAAAAGAACCTCAAGATACCGCTTGCCGTCATATAACCAAGAGAGGGTGTTTCGGAAATAGAGAAAGCGTCTCCGAAAAGGTCTACATCTGAATATGGGAAAACAATGGCTGTATCCTTGTTTTTAATGGATAGCTTCGCCTCTTGACTCAAAGCTCCTACCACAAACATTGGTTTAGCTATTTTGGAATCAGGAGATAGTACGTCAGCTATCTTTGTATCTGTACTTTGAGATATAGACGACTCAAACTTTCTCATGAAAAGCATACCCTCGCTTTGGTATGTCAAATAGCTAAACTCTTTCTTTATGTCTAGTACAACTCCTAGAGTGCTAATAGGCTTTAGTTCTTGAAGAGAGTTGTTCTTGTGAACATACATGCCGTTTGGTATTACATCAAACCACGAGTCTCCATCATTGGAACTATTGCGACAGTATAGCTTGCCATTAGAAACAAACATAACCTTCAGTTGACCAGCGCCGTCCTTGAAAGCAAAGTAATCTATCTCTGCAAAGCCTTCTTGATAATTGGTATAGTCTCCGGCTGAGATAATTCTTGCGTCTGTTCGACCTTGTTTTTTCATCTCTTTGGAAATTTCTACTTCATTTTCTAGATAATCTCCATTGAGATTACCTACAACAATACTGCTGGTAGCTTCTCGTATAGTCTGACCACCCGGCGTGAAATGGTATAGTCCATAGCCTTTTTCTGTGGTTTGGTCAAATCGAAGCGGTCGCTTATACCCCAAGAATGCGTCTTCGCAATCAAACAAGCTAGTATCTATAAGCTTGTGCATGAGAGTATTGTTCAGTACAAAAAACAGATGAACCTTACGGGTAAAGTAGTCAACAAAGGCATACGGAGCGCCGACAGTCTCGCCAGCAACCGTGCGAACTATCGCCTTGAAATCGAACCAAGTGCTTCCGTAGTCGGACGAAAACAAGCACGATATCTCAGTTGCCGCAGAATCCGACAAACCCGGCAGATTTAGCTCTAGCGGTCCCTGAAGATGAGAACCGTCAGCATTGAAGCCGTTGTTTATAGTTGGACCCTCATTGCCTTTTGAGTCCTCATAGAATATCAGCCAATTGCCTGACGGATCGAAGCAAGTAGAAACTACTGAAGCTCCTATCTTGTATTTAGCATAGTCTTCTTCCGAAATAGATTCTGCCTCAACAGAGAGAATCTCCATGTTCTTGAGAATGCTTCCGTCTATGAACCATGTCTCGTCATTGACGTATCTAACATTTGCTGTTATCTTTCTAGGAGTTGAGGAAAGCAAGCCTTGATAAGGAACGCCAATATTATCAACAACTACCTTGGAGTTTGGAAATACGAAAGACAAAAGACGCTCTTTGTTGTCTAAGAAATCGGCGCTGTTGGGATAATACGCTATCGTTATCTTACGAATCCTTCTGTCAGGCTTTCCGTTTATACTAAGTCTTCCGGTTTCTTTACTCTTGATTAGCGGAAGCTTGTCTACGCTCACAATGGAAGGGGAAACCTTGTTCATAAGGATTTGGGCGTCCTCAGTTGTAATTTCTGAGCCTTTGAAGTATCCCGGCTGGTCCCCTAGCAAATGGTCATACCCACCTCTTTTTATGGATTCTTCGGTCAAAGAATCGTCAATAGGAGGCAGTCTGTGACCTGTAGACGGAAGTTTATAGCTCAACTCTGATAGTTCTTTGTTCAAAGTCCCATTATCAAATGCTCTATATTTTGTGACTCCATTTGCTGTATCAGGATAAACTACAAAACCGAAGTCCCTCTTGGGGTCAGTGGTTACTCCATAGTTTTCTTGAAATGCAGGCTTAGTTCCAACCCAAATAGCTCCGTCTTTTCTAAGAGCGTATTGAGCAGAAAACTGTTCTACATAAATACGAGTCTTCTTAGTCATTGGAGCAATGAAAGTAGGAGTTCTCAAGATCATATCTGCACTGATTGTTCCCTTGTTACAGAATCCTAGATCATAAACAAAGGTAACATTGCATGAGAAAAGGTGGGCCGTACCCTGCATTGGTACAGAGTCAAACTTTGCGCTTGTCAAGTCATAGTCGTCTCTGCCTACGGTCTTGTTCTTGACAAAATCAAGATTCGGAGCGCCTACGCCAGTTCCGGCAGTATTCTTGTTGAAGACCGAGCATCTACTAATAGCCTTTGCAAATCTTCTCTCATAACCAAACTTCTCATTGTCGTAATGAATCATGTTTACATGATCGCTCACATCAAATAAGAAGTCGTCAAAGAACGTATTATTGGCGTTCGAAAGGTTTAGCTGTCCATTGTTGTCCATTGCTCCTGTCAAAGTAAGCTCTTCGATAAACGAATCGAACCATGCTTGGTCGGCTATAGCAGAACGAGGTACTAATAACTCTGGCTGGTTGCTTCCTTTGAAATCAAGGAAAAGCAAACCCCTAGAATCAGCAAAGTAGCATCCCTTGATAATTGGATTGCGATTGGCTTTTTCAAGCTTACTTTCTATAAGCCTCTGGCTTTCTATTTGCTCTAGCAAGATACGAGTTCTAAGCTGGGCTATCTTTCTTTCCTTTTCAGGGCCAGTAAGAGAAGCATCATTCTGAGCAGCGGTAATTTCTTTTTCTACCGCAGCGTCATTCGCAATATCTGCCAGAGCAGCCCTGCGAGTAGGGTCTTTTCTAATCTTGAATGCAAACTTCTTGAAGTTCCACTCCTTTACCAAATCCAAAGGAGGCAACTGATAAGCGTCCTGCGATGGGAACAGGAAAAAGTTGGTTATATTCGCTGTGGCATGGCGAAAGATTGGATTGATAGCAGCGGAATAAGAGAGGTATACCTTGTCTCCCTCCTTGAGTAGATTTGGAGGGCCTGCTGCATTTGGATCTTCATTAGACAAAACAAAACGAATCTTCTTGTCTGTCAAATCGTCGGTATTGCCGTTCCAAAAAACGTGTCCTTGGTCCCTATCGAACTCATTATCCGCTCTATAGCGATTCTTTCTTTCGTCGCGAACAATAGAGTCGAAATGGTTCGTAGCGTCTGACCATGAATAGTTCTTGAACGTTGCCTGAATCTGTCCTTTAGCATTGGTTGTCCATCCTCGAATGCTACGATGAGTATTGCCAAGGTTTTCAAGCTCGTTAAGATCTTGGATACCTAGAAGAACTCGCATGTCGCTTTCTGTAAGCTGGCTTGGAGCCACTCTTTTACCTAGCTTTGCTTGAACTTCGTTGTCTGTCTTTTTCTTAGCTTCGTCAATCTGCTCAGGAGTAAGAGGATTCGTAGGGGTAACAAAAGCTATAGGCTCTCTGGTAATTCCAAGAAAACCAATAACGTAATCAGGGAGAGTAATGGTTTGAGAAGCTATTTCTTCTTTAGTCAGAACATGAACTCGGTTGAGTCTTGTTTCCGCGTCGCAAACATGGAAAACCCATTTTGAGATCGTTCTTTCCGAGTCTCCAACAAGAGTACAACCAAGAGCAAAACCAATGTTAGCTCCGCCGCCAGCGCCTAAGAATCCTAGAGCAGCAAAAGCTCCCTGTCCTTGATCTGCCAGATTAGTGCCTGTTATTCTTGAGGAAACTCCAAACCAAAACTCAGCATAGAGACGGTCAGATGGAAGGAGACGTATCTTGTCTCTCTCTGAAATGATAACGCCGCCTTGGTTATGCGTCTTTGGGCTAGCAACGGTGCCTTCTTCAGGAATAAACCCATTCGGTATAAGGTCTATATTATCATAGGCAAGAACGCTGCTTGGAAGTAGATTTCCTAAACAGATATTGGGCATGTTATCTTCCGGACTGTATTTCTCTTATCGTCTCAGTCTTGACTTCTTTGAGAACGTCCTTGAGCATATCTACCCAAGATTTTCTAAGAGTATCAATATCGTTCTGGTCAAGAAGGAACTTAGGACTGCCGTTTGTCTTGCCCTTATTGGCTTTTTCCATTGCATTTACAAAACCTTCGGTAACTGCCGTAGTAAGCTCTGCCGTTCCTTGAGGACCAACTCCTGCGGCTGCCGCAGCAGGAGACATTCTAGAGCCTATGTTTTGCTGATATTGCATTACGGAGTTTGCCATGCCTTGCAAACCGTTATTCGTTCCAAGGCCATATTGACCCAAGACTCCCTTTTCATAAGCTCCCGCCGCTCCCTCATTAAATCCACCCGGAGTCCACTGAGCAGAGTCTCGTCGTCCTCCAATAGTTCCGCCGCCTCTCAAGCTCTTAATCCTATCAGGACCGGCAAACTGCAAGTTTCCTAGACGCTTATTCTGGTCAATGACAATTCTAGTAAAGACGCCAGCACCAGAAGTCATTGCGCTAATAGCGCTGATCCATCCTTCTCGCATGGACTTCGTAACTTCAGCTTGCTTCTGAACCGCTGCTGTTTGCTCTTGCTTAATACGGAGAATCTCGCTCTCCATTTCAAACGCCTTGTACTTATCTCCGCTGTCTACAGCTATAGCCCTTTGCTCTTCGGCTCTTGTTAGCTGTTGAGAAAGAAGAACAAGCTCTTGATTTAGCTGCTGAACGATCTGCTGACGAGCGCCAACCTGCGCTCTTAGTCCAGTACCAGCGCTATCCGCCAAAGCAACTTGCGATTCCATAAGAGAAACGGCTAGCTTCTGCTGATCAAGTTGAGGCTGATTCTGCTTGACGTACATAGCTGCTGCGTCTACTCGCTGCTTATTCAAGTCTAGAAGCTCAGCTTCTAGCTTCTTATATTGAGCAAGCTTCTCAGGATCGTCAAGACCACCTTGCGCCTGAAGATTCTCCATTCTGTCCCGCAAGCCCTTGCCTCGTTCTGCAAGCTGTGCGTTCATAGCTGTAAGCGAGCCGCCAAGATCTCCTTGCCCAGTTCTACCAAACACAGCAGCCTGCGAAGTCATCAACTGTGTACTCGCTTCAAGCAACGTCTTTTGACGTTCAAGACCTTGGATAAGAAGAGCTTGCTTCTGAACCAATTGCAACTTGGAGTTAAGAGCTTTTTGATCTTCTGTGCTTAGTTGCTTTTGCGTTTCAAGAATCTTTGCGGCAGCCTCTTGCTGCTTCATAGTAGCAAGTTGATTCTTGATAGCAGCAATCTGGCTTGTGGTTTCTTCGCTTGCGCCGTCCGTGCCAGTCCATTGACGAACTCTACCGAACATACCACTGGCCTTATCAAACTTCTCTTTGTCAGCCTGAGACTCCAACATAGAAAGCTGCATCATTAGCTTTTTTCTTGGATCTTCTATTGACTCCGCTCTGGCTTTATAGTCGTAGTTTGTATTAAACGACTTTCCTGCTAGGTCTTTCCCTCCTAGAAGGCCTTTCTCAATGCCATAATGCTCAATACCATAGCCTACACCAAAGCCTATCGCTCCTGCTGCTGCAACTCCGCCTGTAGTCAAGGCCGCTCCGCCTAGACCGCCACCTCCCAAAGCTGCTGCGCCACCGTACAAAGAAGCGCCGCCTCTAAGAGCGGCTCCGGCCCCTCCTCGCAAAGCTCCGGCTCCTCGTCCTATCCACTTGCCAGCGCCTAGCGATTTTAGGTCGGCAGCCGCATCAAGAATGTTAAGGCTACCACCTATGGTTGACTGTATGCCTCCAAGAATAGCATTGATCTCAGCATATCTTTGGACAACAGTTGATAGACTTTCGGCCCACTTGTCTACGCCGCCTACAAGATCTGCTGTTTTACCTATAGCCCAAACGGTATCGTCGCCAGCCTTTTTAAGTCCAGTCTCAATAGCGACTTGAGCGCTTCTAATCATAACCGCAGGATTCTGAAGCTCGTCTAGTTCGTCTTGTTGACCTTGAGGCCTATTCTGTCCCTGCTGAAGTTCAAGGAACTTCTTGTAGTCTTGAAGACCTATCTTGCCAGCAGAAAGCAAACCGCTAGCGAACTTCTCGGCACCTTCAAAATCAAGATTACCAACCATCTTCTCAAGCAGAGGGTTATTAGCTAACAGTCCTTCGATGCCTTGCCTAAACTGGTTGATAGCATCAATGTTATTGCCAACAGTATTACGGATGGCCTTGAGATAGCCGTCCATCTTTTCAGGACCAGTTACATTGAAAGCTTTTTCTAATCCAGAAGCTAGGCTAATAGATTGTTCATACGTAAGCTTATATGTTTTCCTTAGAGATTCAATTCTTGAAGTATAATCTGCAACCGAACTTCCATACTTTTGAAACTGACTAAATGTACCAACAATGCTATCTCTATACTTGATAGTAGTGTCTAAGCCGTTTTTCAGGGTTATATTTTGCGCATTGATAAAACCCGTAAACGTATTGACGGTGCCGCTGACCGTTCCAGCTATTCGCCCTACTGCTGCTATGCCCTTTTCAAGCTTTGCCGCGCCCTCGTTTGCCTTACGGAACGAGCCTTCAACTCGGTCCATAGACTCCATAAGGCGTCCAGCGCCCTCTTCGCCAAACTGGGCGACAAGAGCAACATAGACGGTACGGCGGTCCCCAGTTAGCTTGGATGGGTCAAAGTCAGCCATTCATCTCTCTCATTGTGGTGGATACTCCTATTACAAGAAAAAAGCCGCCAACCCTTGCAGGGTTAACGGCTTAATCTGCCTTCGCTCTGTATGACTTGTTAGTTCGTCTTATCCCAGAACCAACGGAGGCGAGGAGGAATAGCCTCTCTATCGCTCTCATGCTTCTGCTTGGCTTCCTCAGCCTTGGAGCGAAGGTCTTCGATATATGACTCAAAAGGCTTGTTATTCCAAGCTTCCCAAGTTGGGACTCTGCTTGCCTTTGTAGGATCGGCTCGATAATCCGCCAGTTCCTTCTCTGCCTTCTCTACCATGACGGAAGAGCGGGCAGCCTCAGGAAGATTCTCGAACCTAGCCTTAGGAACAGGGCCAGCAGCCGGAAGAGTTACAAGAAGCATAAATGCCAAAACAAATGGCATAACCAAAGCCGACTGAATCACCCGCAGCCAGCCGTAGTTGAACATCCAAAAGAGAGAAGCAACCATGTAGATAAAGATTGGGATAAGCAAAGGATACCCGCCGCCCATCAACATGCTCAAGAAAAAACCATTGCCCTCCATCATGCCAACAATGGTTCCCTTGATGAAGATGATGACGGCAAGGAGCGCCGCAAGCAACCATTCAATGAGGGTGATGGTGTACAGGATTCGACCGAAAGAAGAGAGGAACGACATGAGTTTGACCTCCAAGATTGATTTCTGCCTATCCCACACAATCCTAGGCGAAGTCTAGTCTTGGAGAAGCCAAAAACGCCGTTCAGATACCGAACAGGTGCTTTACACTTCTGAAACCTGACGGTCCAATTCATTTGAAATCAGTTGGGCAACTGTATTTTCAAGCAAAAGTACGCTATCAGCCGTCGCAGGTACAGGTTCTCCCTTTTCATCCTTGAAATCCCATGACTTCAAAAGCTGAACAAAGCGAGTGTACGGCAATCTGGTTGGACTCATGGACATTTTTCCCTCTTCATTGAACCTGAGAGCAGAATCCAAAAGTTGCAGGTTATCACCGTATGAAGGGACTCTGAACTTTACTGTATGAGTAGTAACTCCAAGAGATGCCTCAGGTATCCCTTTGGGTTTTTGAGCTACCTGTCCATCCGTCCAAGCATGTAGCTTCCCCTCTAGCGTGCAAGTATATACCTTGATAACTATTTCTGCGTCCTTACTTACAAATAAGCTCATCCCATGCTCCTTATTGCTCCAACTCCCATTATTGCTTCAGCATGCTTTTGCAAGATCTTGGCTTTGATCGTACAGATAAGAACATGCTCTGTAAACTTTTTGATACTAAGATTTCGAATGTACTCCAAATCCCAACCATATTCTGACGCCAGCAAATGTTCATAGAATGCTTCATGCAGCGTGTCTGTTCCTGTATCTTTGCCGCCATAGAAACTTACTGCGTCAGCCACTATTTTTTTTTATCCTCTTCCTCCAAGGACAAGCAACCGTTGTACTTATCCAATAGAGCAGATGCAATAACGCTAGGAAGCGAGCCAATCGTTTCTACGGTTACTGGAACAGTCTTTCCGTCGTCGTCTTCTACGTCCCATTCTTTCAGGCACGTTTTGAACAAGTTGTCCTGATACTTAGACCAATCAATCTTGCTGGCTCCGTCAGAAGGGCTATAGAATGTTGATGATCTTACTAGATAGTTATTCGTATGCCAAGTTGGTACGCTCCATTTAGTAGTCAACGAATCAGCCTCAACCGAGCCGCTTGCAGCTAGCTTTTTGAACTCTTCTTCTTCCAAAATCTTATACTGTCTAATGCCAAAGCGATTAGCTCGAACTTGGTAATAAATGGTTATAGTAACAAGTTCATCGCTTTTGACTAGCATTGATTTTGCCATGCAGTTTCTCCTACAGTTACAACAGTGACATACCAGACCGAAGTAGTCTGGTATGCCGTCATTGTGCTATCGTCATTTTGTTGAAAGCTCAGTTAGAGCGGGTTGAACCCTGTCAACGGTCTGAAGTATCCCGGAGCGGTTGGACCACCAAAAGTGTTGCTAGCGCTATCTACAGATACATTGCATGTTCCAAGCTCAATGGCTTCGTAATCATTCTCGCAATCGCCAAGCGCTCGGAATGGAATACGAGTTTCGATAATGTCATTGCTAATCGCAACTTGTTCGATCTCAAAGATAACGCCCCAAAGAGCCGTAGCCCAATAAGGAATAGTAGCGCTACCCAGAGTGTATCCGAACGCAATCTTAGACTGAGACGTGAACCTCTGCTGATTATTGTAAATAAACTCATGGAACTGCTTTGCCGTAAAGCCCATCAAGGCAATGCTGCCTTCGATAGAACGCTTACGAGCAGTAATGTCTTGCGGGACCAGCTTTCCATTCAAAGTGTAGAAACGATCTGCGTTGTTGTTAATAGTTACTTCGAAGGAGCGGATATAAGAACCCGGAATGGTTATGCTCTCTTCTCGAATAAAGATGTTGATACGGAAGTCGTTCCAAGTTACGATACGTGCCGGAGATAGGAAGGTTGGGTCGCGCTCTGTGGTCAATGGCTCTCTAACGCTGTCTGTTGAGTTTGCTCCGCCGATAACGCTGAAGTTCAATTTTACAATATCAGCTTGATTTACGCTGACCTTCATGGTGTTGATAATGCAGTTTGGGTAACGGAAGGCGGCGTTGTCAGTATAACGAACATCAACATTGAACTGATTTACAAGCCTACCGACTTGATCTCGCTTCGCAGCGATATTCCAAAGTCGATTTGCTAAGTTCGTATCGCATGTAGTTGTGTTTCCGCCGCAGTTCTTAGAAGTACCGTTCTGAATGCCTTCGTGAACAAGAGGAAACTCGCAATCTCCGTCAACCATACGAGGGCCAAGCTGATACAGAGTGTTGTCAATACGTCCGTCAACAACGTCTGGATAGTCAATCTTTTGCTTAGCGCTGATATTACAAGACAAAGCTCTAACGAGGATTTCTTGACCGATAGTGCCACCGTTGAATCGGATACTGCCCACAAACCCCATACTTGCAGTCGGGATAGCCATTTTTGGTTAACTCCTAATAAACGTCCCGCTATCTCGACCCAAAGGGTTTAGCATACGGGGATTGATGTTCCGTCAGAGAACAGGTGATTGCTAGGCAGATTCGAAATATTAGTTCGGCAAACAAGAACGCCTGTAGCCTTGCAAAGCTCGGCCCATCCCAGAGGGATCTTGATACTTTCTGCTTCTAGATAATCATTCAAATCTGTTACCGTAGTTCCTGAACGATTGATTACGTGATTGTTAATGGAACGGACAGCGCTCAAATACGTAGACGGGGAACGATAGATGTCTGCGTTGATCTGATAGCTATTCCAGAACTCATTGATTAGGTCGATTGTTGGATAAAATTGCGTCGATAGGACGATTTTATATACCGCATCATACAAATAGTCAACCGAGCCAATATTGCTGCTTCTCGCATCTGCGTAGTAGGTAGCAATAGCTAGGTAGTCTGTTCCCGAAATTACGTTTGTGGAAAGTGCCATTCGTGTTGACTCCTCGTTCTAAGCTTTGTCCTCATCGTACCCATTTCAATAGATGCTATTCGAAACCTGTACGATGTCTTCCTCTTTGTTCAACGGACCTTTCCAAACTCCTTCTAAACGGTCACAGATTTTACAGGGAATCAAGGGCCAACGCCAACGGGGTTAGCGAGACTGTTTCTATAACTTGTCTTAGGTTGTTGATAAAAGCTGTATTCGAGAACTTTTTCGATATCTCCGAAGCAGCAGCGCTTAGCTCGCAAAGAGTAGGTATATCTAATGCTAGTATCTTTGACAAAACGGCTTCCAAATCCGCAGGAGAAATTATTGCAAACTCCTCTTCGTTCTGTCCTATGAATGTGTTATACGAAACATAGTATTGGAATCCTTCTGGCATCTGAGAAATAATCTCTCCTACCCTTCCATAGGCAGGTCCAACCGGGATACAGCCGCAAGCCATGCCTTCCAGTAAACTTAGAGCAGTAGCCGATTTCAAGGAACAATCAACTATAGCCTTAGTTTCATTGTATATTCCAGCCATGCCCTCGTCTGAAAGTCCCTCCTTGATCGAACAGTAATAGGTTGGCAAGAAAAGACCGTCAGCCTTGTATCTTTCCTTAAGACTCTCAAGGTTGTAATCTCCCACATCATACAAGTTAGTATGAATGACGCTTGTTGCTGGAAGTTTGGCAACTCCTTCTATGAAGGCAGGTATATTGCTCGATTGAGCATTCCTAGCGCTACAAAGCATAAATCTCCTATCCATATGCGACCCCTTGGACACAAACTTAGAATGGTCAGGCCCATAGGGGAAAAACTGCCCTTGTACCGTAGCAAATGAACTTAGCTCATTCCAACCAAACTCACTGGTAGATATCACGTAGTCTGTATACTCAAAGGCGTCTTTGTTATTTCTTAGAATTCCGCTTGCGTCAAACGTATATATGGCTATCCACTTGAACAAACTTGGATACATAGCCTTGATAGCATATAAGAAATTGGTATCCTTGTAATCTCCAATAGTTATAACTACTTGCGGCTGAACCAACTTCATAAGTTCGTAGACAAATGGCGAGGCTTCGTCTGTCTTAGGCGTGAACGGATATAGCTGACAAACGTTCTTGCCGTCCTTTTCGTAGGCATGAATACCCTCTTCGGATGGCATGAAATAGCCTTCGTCATGATGCCATACGGCTGCCGACACTTCATGACCGTCAGCTTTTAGGGCGTTGATTACGTCCGCATGTATTCTGCCATTGCGAACAAGAAGATACGGAGAGGCTCCAATTGTAAGTATTTTCATCGTTACTCCTTGGCAGGAATATCGACATTACCTACGGAATACCCTGATTCTTCCTTGCGGCCACTTTGCTTTTACAGCGTCGGCGCAACCTTCAGGGATACCGTTCAAAGCCATCATGCTAATCATGTTAGTCGCCGGGTCATAACGTCCTCGACACATGCTGCCGCTACTGCTACCAGCGGTTTCTGCATGGCCTATCTTAGCGTCAGTCGTCTGCTGTACATGCAGAGATCCGTCCCACCACCATAGGAATATAGGAGCTTCTGGCGACGGCTTATGGCCTATTTCAAAGTACGGATGTTCTGCTTGCTTGTACCACATAGGCTTTCTTTATGTCATCTGGGGGTCTGACCAACCGTGTCTTGTTTGAATCTCTTGTTCTTCCGCGAACCAAGAAATGCTTGCAGCATGAAGAAGGGTTCCCTTGTACTTGAACCCATAATCAATATCGCTAGGCCATGAGTTGTAGATAAAGCGAGACAAGATGATAACCTTAGAGCGGTCAGACATCAGATACGCATGATGAGGATTAGGCCATACACGAATAGTTGTCGAGTCTACAATCTCTGCTACTCGGAGTTCTTCGGCTTGATACTGATTCTCAAGGATAATCTTGTCTTCGCATGAGAATCTTGAGGTATCAGAAACCTTGATATACTCGTCCCCGTCCGCAACGTCAGCCGTTACATTGACAGTAACCGACGATCCTACAAGAGGGAAAATGTTCTTCTTAAGTCCCAACTGTATAATGTCAGCCAACTGCATAACGCTGCGATATGCTGCCTCGTGATTATCGTTCTGCGCATAAATGACAATCTGAAGACTGTAACGTTCTTTGGTTGTTCCTAAAGTAAACCATTCAGACGTTCGCTTTTGACCAAGAATAGTGATTGCAGGGTAGGCAGGGATTACGTCTGGCTCGCCAATATACAATGCTTGCACAAACTGCCCGTCATAAGTCTTAGTAAGCATAGCGCTGTTGCTTACTTTCCATCCTGTAATAGTCTTGATTGGAGTTTCAAGAATGATAGTATTGCGATCAACAACCTCTCGAATACGAAGGTTTGGCTCTCCTACAGAGCCGTTGTGCAACGCAACCTCGTCTCCTGCTCGAAAGCGTATTGTAGAGCTAACCGTTAGATCGGTTGCTCCATACGGAGCGTCAGCCGTCAGGGTAACAGTAGTGTTTACCCAGCGGTATATAGTACGTCTTACGCTTTCAAGAATATCAATCATCCGAGGTGTTTCCTAACAATATCTTTTACGAAGTGTTCTAGGTTATCTTCTACTTTATTCTGGTCCGGTTCAGATTGTCCATTTCTTAGGAAGTCTTCATAGCTGCTTCTCTTTTGAGCTTCCGCTGGGGTTTTGCTGATAACCACTCCATTCGGAATAATGGCGTCTCGGATATCTCTTCCTTCTAACGTTTGAAAATCAGATAACAAAGACTTGAGATCCTTGAAGCCGCTCATGTCAGATTTCATTTGTCGCCTCCTTCAATCTTGATGTTGAAGTCCTTATCCAGAGGAGGCAGGCTATATCTATCCCTAAGGGTAGGATTGAAGAATCTCTGACCAATACGAGTCTGTCCATGCAGAATGGTAATGCCGTTGATTATGGCATTCATGTCCGATAGCGCCCAAGAACGCAAAGTCTTGCCATAGTCAGACTTGTCTGGATTTGCTTGCGCGGAAAAATACTTATCGTAGATGTTAGCAGCAGCCAGCCTTGTTGCCATGACATTGATAGGAGCCGGGAATCTCACTCTAACAACTCTGGTTGTTTCGGCATGATATATGCCCAAAAGAGGCTCTTGGAGTTCAATAGTTGTGTTGTTTACCAAGGCGCTGACAGTATGACGCTCTTCATTAAGCGTATCAGCAAAAATCAAAGAATCGCCCACATTCAAGCTCATGGCCTTATCTAGCTCGATTGCGTCATTGTAAGTATCAATATCTACCAACAAAGAAAGCTCTAGGTCGATCTTTTCCATAAAAGGAACGACATAAAGCTCGCTAAGGGCTGCGTCTATCTGGTCGCTAGCCCAAGTAATGTATTGGTATACGGTATCGTCCGAGATAGAGTTAGAATCTTTGGCCTTACCGAATGTCCACAGAGGAACAGGCTGACCATTTACAACCCTATTGGTAGCGCTGGTAAGAGCTTGAGCAAGAATATCATAAACTTGCGCCGGAGTTGTATAGGCCATTTATCATCCTCGTCAAGTCAAGAGTTTATCTATCGGGTCTTGAGCTTGGGGAGGATTCTGCGACTCTTTCTTGGCTGTTATCATTGCTTGAGCTAACAAACCTTCAACTACAGCATTCCTTGGACTCTTTGCGTGCCTGACTTCCTTGACCGTAAAAGGCAGGTTTAGACCCTTTACTATCTTCTCTAGTTTCCTGCAAAACCCTTTAGGCATCGAGGTGCCACCAGCTATGATGATGTCAAGAGGCTGAGTAAACTGACTCTTAACTTCTTGGAACTTCTTACCGAAGTGTTTGAAAACATACTCAATCATTGAGTCATAGTAGGCATTTAGAGCAAAAACTACGTCGTCGTCGTCATTGAGGTTATCAAAGTCAAGCTTGCGTTCCTTGGCAGAAATAACCTGAGAAATGGCAACGCCAGTTTGCTCAGAAACTTGCTTGTCAATCCAATCTCCGCTTCGAGCAACGCTCATTCCAATAACAGGCAAACCTTTATAAGCAAGCAAGCAGTTGACTCGCCCTGCTCCAAAACTTACGCCAATGCCGGAATATGGAACAACGGTTCCGTCCTCTTCGATAATAGTAGGACGTTCGCTTAGTACAACCGCTTGGGCCTCTTCGATGATCTTTACTTTCCATCCTAGGCGAGTAAAGAGGGCCGTCAAACGGTTGCGATGAAATGTTGAGTCAGCAGATCCGTCCAAAGACTCAGAGCTTACGCAGGTGCAAACCCAAGAGTTATCGTCGGGGGCCTGACCAATAGAAGCCTTGACAATCTCTGAAAGCACTACAAGCTTCTTGTCTTCGTTCTTGTTAAGAACTCCGTCTGCCATCGGGCGACGAACCTCCACCTTGCCCGGGAATATATTAGCTACCTTGATACAGTCGTCTCCAACTACGAAATAGCTGTCGCCGTCTTTGATATATTGCCAGCCATTGCGCTTGAGAGTTTCCTCAATATCGTCTCCCTTCGGAAGCTCGACAAACGCATTGCGAGTATTCTTTACTTTAAGTACCCCATTTTCGAATTCTCCTACTTGGAAAAACATCGTACCGGGGTCGCACGCCACTACTCTACTTGCCATGATCTATCTCCTCTTTCGTTTTGTAATTTAACTCTCTAACTCTGTTTCTCTTGCGATACTCATTCATATATTTCAAAGGTCTATCTACAAAGCTCTTCTTCCAATAATTCATATCCATATATGGCCCAAAATCAAACTTGTATTGATATTCTGGGATTGGTGACTCTGTACCCAAAAAACGTATTAGTTTACAAAGAGACTGTCTTCCTATCATTATCTCATTTCGTTCTTTATAAACTGAATCAGTACCAAATCTTTTGCTAAGTTGTTCTACTAAAAAATCTACATCCTCAACAGAAAAACCTTCTGTTGCAAATTCTATACGCCTATAATTGGGACGAGATTTCTTTCGACAAAGATGACCATCGCCAATATACCACCACAAAAGACATCTATCTGATAGAACCAAATCCCTTGGAACTGTTTTCTTTCGATTAGGATACCATCTTCGATATTCTTCGGTCAATATCTCTGAAGTCTTACTACGAGCATAATGACTTGTGTATATATTGCCAGTCCTAGCATCTGGTTTTCTTTGGATTGAATAAGGTTCTGCCCAAGCGAATATATCAAGTTTTTCTCGTACTATATTAGCAAAAGATTCGTGTTTACAGCATAGAGACAGTCGTGCATTCTTGCTTTTTGGTTCCATAGTTAAACAGCCATCAGAAAGCATAAGACCATCTAAAATTTCCATTCTAAAGCTTTTTTGAATCTCCGCCGGATCTCCCGGTATCCAGCGGTATCTACCCCAAGCTATAGATTCTAACTGTTTTTCTACTTCATCTGTCTCGGTCATAACAAGCCTTCTAGTTCGTCAATGTTCCTCTGCACACTACTATTATCGGCTGTTTCTTCGGTATGTTTGACATTGCTTTGAGCATCTTTTGATAGTCTATCCAGCGTTCTTTTGTGGATATCTACAACTCTCTCATCCGAGGCTTCCTCGACCTTCTCGGTAGCTGCTGGCTTAACTGCTTGATTTGCTAAGTTTTGCAAAACCGTAAGAGCTTGAGTCAAGGCGGCCAAATCGATCTGCGGTTGCTGAGGAGTATTGCTAAGCTTGTCGTCTAGCCTCTTTGCTAGCTTTTCTTCAAGCTGCTTAACAGCCTCGATGACATCTTGATTCTTGTTGGGATCAGGAGGAGTAATGAAAATAGGCTGCTGTCTGGATAGCTCATCAGTCTTGATTTGATAATCGCCCCTATGATCGTCTTTGACAATTACCTTAAGATAACCTCCACGAAAGGCTCCCTTCAAAGACCTTGATTGTTCTGAGTGAAATCTAGACGTAACCATGTCAAGATCAATCTGATCTTTAGAGCTTAGTACAATATGTAGATCTGGCAACTCTACGTCTTGATTGCTTACGTTTTTTACTATGAACATGGTTATAACCTTCTGGTTTTAGGGTAAGCTGCTGGCATTGGCTTGGAAAAATCCATCGTATTCATCTTCTGGCACTCGGCACACAGCCAATAAACCTTGGAATCTCCAAAGTTGAACTCCAAAGTAGGATTGTGCTGATGATAGCGACAGAAGCCGCAAACCGCTACAGTCTTACATATATTGTCATTAGCAGGTTTACTGAGATCCCATGCTTTCTCGTCTGGCATTTTCCGCCAACCTTTCGATTATTGCATCTACAACGGAGGTATCGACATTGCGCTTAGCGAGTCGATATCTCAACACTAACAAGTCATTTGTTCTCTTCTGGTTAGCGATCTTACGCATAACAGGATAATGAGCATGAGCAGCAACTCGCTGCGCTGTTGGCATATCCAAAATACGAGCAAATGCCAAGGCTTGATCATAGAAGGTCGTTCTTCCGTCTGTAGCAGAACCACCATCGTCGTCTCCGCCTGCTTCTTCTTGCGGAGCTTCAACTTGCTGCAAAGTCTGGAACTTGTTCAAGAAATCAGTCAATAGTTCATTCGCAACAAGCTCATTCTTGGCGCTATCTACTTTAGACAAGACCTTATAAACTTCTGTGTTCTTCATTTCGCCTGAAGAGTACGCCCTGTAAACTTGAGGGAAGAACTTCTGAGCTATCTGCAATACTCTACGACGAGGCATTGCATATATGTCGTCTTCGCTACCCGCTCCAATACTGCTTAGGAACTGAGGGTTCTTGCTAGTTTCTTGCCCAACATAATAACGAAGCATCTTGCGAAGACCAGTTTCATTTCTATCAATGAACAACTTGAACTTCTGGAACTTGGGAGTTGCGTAGAGTTTCTTTGCCAACCCTAGCTTTTTATCTGGCGGAAGCTTTTGGAATGTTTCCTTACTATTGACTTGTGGCATGCCCGAAGCTGCGGCTACCTGAGAGATATCTTCAGCAGAAACATAAGGATTAGCTGGGTCTTCGATAATGCTAATCATATCTTCTGACTTACCATAGAGCGCCTGCAACTGTCTCTGAACACCGCCAAAGATTTCAGCTACTTGACGCAATGGCATATTCTCGATCTCTTCTTCGCTTAGATGAGGAAGAGCGCCTTTACGAACAAGCTCTGTCAAGTATTCAATCTTGTCGTCATATGTAGCCGAGTTGGTCTTAGACAACAAAGCTCCAAGAGACGCAATGTTCTTGCGGAATCCTGTAAGGTCAATAAACGATATGATTGCTTCTTTACCATGCTTAGCGACAATCTCAGGACTAAGATAAACCTCTTGCATGCTTTCCATGCCTGCGTCTATCTTACGCTGAATATTGTTCTTGTTTACGTTTCCCTTGTCGTCATAAGCCTTGCCTATAACGTCGGCATAGACGCTCGCTGCGTCTCCTAGACCGTCCTGAACGCCCTTATTGACGACTGCTTGGATTTGAGGATCGTTCATTGACCAATCAAAGTTGCCCCAGTCCTCTTGCTTGAATAGACTGTCCCATTCCTGATTTAGGATATTCTTGAGTCGCTCGTCTCCAACATGGATGTCGTTGCCGTCCTGCGCTTTCATGAACAATCCATTCATGATCTTGTCAGCAGTAGCGAAGATGCGTTCATACAGAACTGCCTTCTGAAGCATGTTAAACATGACCGCTCGAATCTTCTTCCTATTCTTAGGATTCTGCGCGAGTTCCTGTTTGGCTTGCTCGTAGCGAGATTCCATTGCGTTCTTGACATCAGAATACAAGCCGTTCAATTTACGATAGTTCGCAAAAAAGCTTGTAAGCTTTGCAGGGCGAACAAGGCCATTCATATCAACGACGTTCTTATCGCCGGGCAAGCCTTCGGACTCAAATACGCCGCCTTGTTCAAGGTCGCGGCCTACTGCATTCTCTTCTCTGTCGTCAAGCGTTTCGCCGCCGAACTCTGCCTCTTCGTCGTTCTGCTGCTCCATGATATCGCCGCGCTCTTCGCTCCAACCGCCGTCGCTTTTCGTGTCAGAATAATCAAAGGCGCTCATCGAGCCGTCGTCATTCTTGACTTGCGCTCCCTGTCGTTCTTTGTTCTGAGTTCTACCAGCCCATCTCCAAGCTTCTTGACAAGCCCAATCAAAGAACTCCTCGTCCTTATGACGCATGAGGTTCATGACATATTCAGAAAGAGGCTTGATATACTTGATACAAACGTTCTGGACTTCTTCTGTATTCTTACCCTTCTTACGAGTCTTACCTGAATCGTCCGTGATTTCTTTTTTGATGTTGGAAACTTCAGTTAGTTCTTCAGGAGTAGCTCCGTTTTGACTTATAACAGACATGAGAGCTTTCTTGTCTCTGTCAAGGAAATACTTCATGAAGTTTTCTTTGCCGTAGTCGTCTGGATTGAACATTACATTCTCAATGAAATGAGGAATGTTACTGCTTTCCAATCTACTCGTCATAGAGTCGGCAGAACCCTTAAGTCCTTTGGTAACAATCTTTACAGCGTCTTGCGCAGAAATCTTCGCTGCATTGTTAATGAACATCTTGTAATAACGCTGGAACGATTTGGGATCTTGAGCGTCAAAGGCTAGGTAGGACGACTCGAACAGAACAGCCATTGCCTCTCGGTCGATGCCTCTCTTTTCCTTGGCTTCGTTCATAATCTCTGTAAAGATATGACTGTTTGTTGGATTGTCTCTAATCTCAGGCATGCTGCCAGTTGCGGTAGCTCCATTCAAAAAGATTAGACCTCGGATTTCTTGTTCCGAGAGAGATTCATTTTCGTCCACCATAGTGGGCGCATTCTCTTCTGGCAATATCTGCGATTGAATCTTCTCCAAGAACTCTCTCATATATGGAGCGTACTTGGGGTCTTTGCTGTACTTGGCAATAAACTCATTGTTCAATGCTTCAACGTCATAACGACCGCCGTTGGCTTGGCGTGCCTGAGATACCATAGAAAGATACTTGCTTTCCAACTCCTGCAAAGCTGTTTGCGGATCAACCTTGTCATTGCTCCCCATAAGCTTGCTCATTACAAACTGAAGAGCAACTCTGGTGTCTTGGCGAGCCATTGGAGGACTGCTGAGAATCTTTTGCTCCATGTCTTCTTGAAACTTCAATGCCAAAGCATGAAGTCTGGGGCCTGTTGGTTCCCCTCCTTCTTCTCTTGCGGTATTGACTCTAAACTCGAAGATTTGCTCTAGCGAATCCGCTATCTTCTTCTGCATAGGAGTCAGATTCGTTACAAGCTGAGCTTTTGGAGCAGCAGGAGCTTCAACCGCAGGAGCCATGCGAGGAGGAGCTACCGGCTTAGGAGCGGCAGGAGGCGGAGTAGGAGCAGCTACGGGAGGCTTATATCCTTGCTGAAAATGAGATAGAGGAGGGAACTCGGCAGGATAAGGGTCATTCTGCGACAAAGGTACGTCACGCTCGATAAAGCGTCGTAAAGCTGCTTCCTTAAGGTTTTGTAAAAAGGCTCTTACATTCATTAACCTGACTCCTTCTAAGCTTTTTGTATTTCAAGCTTTTGACAGCCCATTCCTTCATAATTTGAGAGATCGGAGCCTCTCTTCGGCATTCTTGCATATATCCTCGCCCCTATCGCCGCCAAAGAAAGAAAATCCCTTACTTTTAGCCACTATTGCCGTTGTACCGCTTCCCATAAATGGGTCCAAAACCAATCCTCCCTTTCGGCAGCAAGCGTCTATAGGAACCTCAACAAGCTCTTCAGGATATGGGGCTATATGCCCTACCCCATGCTCTGTACTAAGATCCCAAACAGACCTTCTCTCCCTTGGTTCTGCTAAGAGATTGTCCGTCATCAAATACCTAACCTTCTCTTTATCAAAGAAGTATTTCTGCTTCTTGGAAAACATAAACAGAGGCTCATAGTCTATCGTGAACCTATTTTGGGCAGTCGTAGGTTGAACAACCCTTTTGCGCCAGATAATATGATTTCGACAAAACCAGCCTCTCTCGTCAATCATTTGAATCGCAAAACGATATGGTATCATCAAAAGCGACCGTCTAGGCAACTGCTTCTGATACTTAGTTGTTTTGATCCTATTTTTGCCAATCGAGGGGGCGTCGTTCTGCCCGCTATTAAAGTAGCCGCCAGTGTTCTCGTTAAAACAATCGCCCAAGTTTACCCAAACAGTTCCGTCTGACTTTAGGACTCTCTTGACTCCATCAAATACGTCCACAAGACAATCTATGTAGTCTTTTAGGGCATTCTCTAAGCCAATCTGTCCAACGTATCCATAGTCTCTCTGCTGCCAGTAAGGAGGCGAAGTCACGCAGATATCTACGCTCTTATCAGGAAGAAGAGACAATATCTCTTTGCAATCGCCGCAAAGAACTTGGTCTATAGCCTCTCGCCAATTGGTTATCTGAGATGCATAACGCATACATCAGATATCGTCACAGACTGCCGTGACCAACTTCAGCGGTGCCATTGTTATGAACATTAGAGTCTCGCATTTTACGAAGGTCCAAAGTAATCGCCTTGGTTTCCTTGTACCGAGCGTCAATATCAGAAACTATCTTCTCTCGGACGCAAGATTCATAAGTCATCTCAACGAACTCTAGACCCCTAACTCCATTGAGTCTAGCAATGGCGTCAGACAGTCCATTACTGTTTCCAATAAGGTCAGACTGTTCAACGTCGCCTGTACAAACGATCTTTGACCCCTCTCCAATACGTGTCAAGATCATTCTCATCTGCTGCCTAGTGGAGTTCTGCATTTCGTCCGCAATGACATAAGAGTTCTTGAACGTACATCCTCGCATGTATGCGATAGGATAGATCATGATTTTCTTCTCTTCAATCAGTTCTTTGATTGCGTCATGGCTAAGGTAGTCTGAGACAACCTCATACAACGGCATGACTGCCCATCCCATCTTAGCATCAAAGTTACCGGGCAAGAATCCTAGCTTCTCACCAGCTTCAACATAAGGTCTAGTAAAAATCACTCGCTCGTATCTACCCTTAAGCATTTCTTGAATGCCCCAACCAACGGCGCAGTGACTTTTTCCCGAGCCGGGGACTCCATACAAAAAGGTAACTTGATTTTCGGAAATGGCTCTCAGCGCCTTTTTCTGTCCTTCATTCTTAGCACTTACGGAAACAAGAAGTTTCGAATTCCCAGTTCCTTCGTGTAGAACAAACTCATTGCTACCTTTTCTGCTGGTCTTGGTTTTTCTTGCCATAAAGTCTCCTATATCAAACGAACGAATAAGCCTTAGAAGAAGGCCAAATTAGTAAATGATAAAACCTTCCTTACCCATTTAGCTGGGCTGCGGGTCGATTGTTTTGACTCGCTTTTAAGGAAGGTTTTCACCAATGTATTCTCGATTTATTACGCCTTGCGTTTACCTAGTTCATTTTCAAGAATATCGTATTTGACTCCTTTGATTGTGTTGTTCTTTGAACGATTAAGACACTTTATCATAAGGTCATGTTCATTTCTAACACGAATCTCGCCCAAATCGAAAATATAAGAGTTTCTTGCGTCTAACGTACCTTCAATATACTTAAGCACCATAGGAACATGAAGGGCGTGACCTTGGTTTTTTGATGCTCCCAAGAACACTTTTTTGGCAAGTTCTGGAAGCTGATCAATAATAGGATCTCCGCCTCTAACTATTCTGTTTATTAGCTCTTGAGAAGGTACAAAGTAAAACTCAATCTCATTTTCTATTCCAAGAGATCGAAGCTTTGAAATCATTTCGCCGGTGGTTGGTTTTAGTTTGTTTTCCATACCAATATTGTCGGCTATTCTTATGAACCGCCTCCGAACATATACCTGAACCAACGGCTTCGTCCGCCGGGCAAAGTAAACTCAGGAGTAACAATAGCCTTGGTTCTTGGATATGGTCCAAACTTCTTCTGCTCAAGAAGCCTAGTCACTTCTTCTTCATAGTTCTTCTTCAGAGTTTCTAGATTAGAGAACGCCTTCTGCGCGGCTTCTGTTCCGCCAAACACCTGCTGAGGCTGTTGGAACTGAAGACACATTAGCATTTCTCGAATAGCGTCCTTGGCCGCTCCATACAAAACAACTGGGATATACATATCTGGAAATGTCAACAAGTTGTATCTTGTTGCAGGAGGGTATAGATTGATAATGAATACGGCGTTTTCAAGGAATCGATCCAACTGAGAGTCAGAAAACCATCTAAAGTTGTAATCAGCATATACTGTGTCGTATGAAGTAAGAGGCTCATCAAACGTGACAAGCCCCTTGAAGTAGTTGATCTCCAAGCCTTCTTCTATTTGCTTCTGATTTCGATAGATACGAGTACCAAATGCTTGATTCCAACGATTGAATGTAAACTTGAACTTAGAATTAGTTGGATCCGGAATAGCCTGCTCTCGGTATACTGGAATTCTTTGAGCGCAGGCAAGCATTTCGGTAAGGGCTGTTCGCATATCTGCCAACGCATTACCATAAAGATGGATTATGGAGTTTGATTGGTCGCCAGCAGCAGAGACAACAATAGTCTGAAGCTCTACGCCGCTAAAACCGCTAGCAGTATAAGCCCATGTAGCGAGATAATCGCCGGGGGTTATATCAGAAGCAACGCTCCAATCCCAAGCATAGAAACCACTCTTAATGAAAACCGGACTTACAGCAGAGATAATCGTAGTGCCTTCAAAAGAGATGGAAAGAGTGATAGAATCCGCTGTCAAAGGATTACCATGAACATCGGTTATGTTCAAAAAGAGCGTGCTGGTAGTACCTTGAGCAAACTTGCCTCTAACTTCGGAAACAGCTTGAACAGGAGTGCTAACGCTAAACGGACCAATGGTTTGACTCGTATAGATTGGTTCATCCCCATCCGTAGAGATAATTTCCCATGTTGCTATGTACGTTGTATTGTTTTCTATAGCAAGATTGTATTCATAGATTCCAGTAGAAGAATTCGTAACGGCTGTATCATCAGGAACAACAATAGTTCCGTCTTGCTTCTTGACTCCATAAGACTCGTCAGAAGACGACAGCTTTACGGAATATGCGTTTGCAAGATCCGACCCTACTCGATATTCGATATAAATTCTCTGCATTAGCCAACACCTGTTGTAATATTCACCGTGGACTGCGAACGAGAAGTTCCTTGCGTAATGTTAATCGACCCTCCATTGACGGGAGAGCTTTTGGTAATAATCTGAACATTATTTCCTACAACAGTACCACTGGAAACATTTGTATTATTCGAAGAAACCAACGTTGGGGCCTTTATCTCTACTTGTTTAGGAGACGATACAAGATTCTCAATTATGGTAGAATACTCAATCTCTTCCGGGTTTACAGCAGTTATAGCCAAGATAACAGATAAATCAACTTGATCATAAAACTTTATTCCACCTCTAAAACCATCAGGGAAAGCAGAATACGTCCAAAGATAGTGTCCTTGACCTATTTCAACAAACCCATCAGTAAGAACGTCTGTAATGTTTGCTCCTGTTATATCAAAAAGCTGAGCAGCCAAGCTTTTTCCTGCTCTACTTGAGCCTAATGACAAAGATGTTGAAAATGCATATGACATAGTTAGTACGCGAAATACGCAGAACCTCCCGATCCTCCAACTAGAGTCAGATTATTGAACAGTATGCCATGACAAGAAAACGGATCTGTCAACCAGTCTATCGGTGCATTTAGAACTCCTGTTGGAATCTCTATAAGGAAATCATTAATAGACGCTGAAAAAGTCACTTCTATCAATACTCCATCTGCTTCATTCGGTATTTCAAGAATGAAGTTTTGATAGTCACCTTCAGAAAAAACTATATCGTCTACAGCCATTCAATCTCCTTAATAAAGAGTCAACAAAGCTCTAACTCGGATATTGTCTCCAAGAGAAGCTGGAGTGAAGCGAAGATAAGTTGTATCATTGCCTTTATCATCGGTTGTCCAGCTTACCCAGTTTGAACCGCCATCTGTAGATTTCTCCCAAGTACCGCTTCTAGTTGTTGAATCATCTGTAACTAACAAACTTCCGGAAACTGCGTCATACAATCTAATCTTCAATCTAGGAACAGTCCCGCCAAAGGCTGTAGCAAACCTCCACGCAAACTGCTTACTAGACAGACTAGAATTGCCAACAGACGGTTGATAGTGGCTATCGGTTGACAGATCTTCATAGATAACACCCAATGCCATTACCTGAGAAGGCACGCACGATTGTCCCATTATCTTGAACTCAAGTTTTAGCTGACATGATGTTGCTGAACTAATGGAACTCATATCTCCTGACGCAGGCAGTACAGTCCAGCTACCGCTATTATCGCTTATGCCTGAAGTTCTAACTGATAGCCTAACTGGCTCTGTCATAACTCCAAGATTTTTTACACTTGCGCCACCTTGAATATCTTTTTGTGCAATATATGCTCTAACATAAGAAGCAACATTTGCTGTAGAAATTTCAGGAGTAATAACAACCTGATTCGTATTCGCTGTATATTCCCAATCACATGCTGTTGGAATGGCAAAAACAAAATTAGTTATAGCAGTAAGGCCTGTTTGGGCCATGTACAATATACCATTAGAGCGACCCAATAAAAAAACGCCCAAAGAATAGGAAGGATGAGGATAAACGTCAGAACTTGAAGTAACCTGAGGAGTCTGTTTATCATCCATCAAAAAGACTCTATCCCATTGTGACCCGTCACTTCGATATTGAGTACAATAACATCTTGAAGCTGTACTAATATAAAACTTATCTAGTATACTAGAATATACTAAATTATTCAAAGTAGCAGTAAGAGCAGAAGTTGTTGACGATCCCGGCGGAACCTCTAAACAGTTATCGCCAGCCCAAGTAGTCGAGTTAGAAACAATTGTTGTTATATCCGCCGTTCTATACAAACGGGTTGTCGTGGTAAAATATCCGCATGGTATGCCAGATCCGCTTCCATGACTGGTGGTAGCAATTACAAAGTTGTTGTTCTGAGATGGAGTGCCAGTTAATGCGCCGTGCGAGCCTGATTTTAGAACAAATGCGTCGGTAGATTTTCCAGAGACGACAGTAAGAGCCGCTCGCATGTTATATTTGTACAAAATAGGATTAGCAACCGTATCTAGGACGTATAAATGCTGTGTGGTCCAGTCTGTCTTAATATAATCGCATCCAATGGGTGCAATATTTGTAGAAGTAGCCGCATCTCCAATCCAATAGTTTGTTCTTGCAACTTGATCTGCATTGGTTGCCGCAGCAATAGACGTGCCACCGCCATTAAAGGCTTCATACTTTAATCCTTTAGATATAAATACTCCGCCGTTAGTAGATGTGGTTGCATTCGTAACAACTTGTACTGCTCGGAGTTCTTCTATCACATAGGTTCCGCTACTGATAGTAGCAGATTCCGTCAGCGTTAGGCTTGTATCGCTTCCGACAGCGGATATCTCATACCACCTAGAAACCGAAGAAGGAGTTGTGGTTCCAAAACCTATTCTAGACCCCGGACATATTTTTGCAGTAGACCATGTAGTGCTAGAGCCAGTTACGGTCGTTCCGCTGCAAGAGGCAGTACCAGTGGTATACTTATCATATATCATCTGAAAACCTCTTACAACATATGTGCCTTGAGTGCCAGCAAATGGAAAAGCTACCGTTATAAATCCCTTCCAAGTAAATACTGATGTTGTTCTATTAAACTCATAAAGCTGGATTCTTCTAGTAGCAGCGGCGGCAGCTTGATCCGCAAAGAAAACCCAATCTATTGTACTAGACCAAGGGACGGTATCTAAGTGATAAGCTGGAACTGCTCCGCCTGTTTCTACTGGACGAGCAAATCCCATTTGTATTGGACTTACATATTTAGTATCTTCTGTAGATCCATTAGCCTGAAAAATCATAGAACCCAAGCCAAGCTTTGTGGAATCATACGACTCAACGCCATAGACATAGCTGCTTTGAGCGCCGAATCTGTATTCATATGCTATCTTTGACATTACTATCTCCTAAGAACCACTGTTACGTCTTGGCCTGCAATGGTAGAGCCAATCTGATCTACATCTATTGTCAGAATATCTCCTTCCGCAAGACTTGTTGTATCAAAACTTGTTTGAGTGCCAGTTGTACTGTTTGCTGCTATTTTTATTCTGTTTGCTTGAGTAGAGTCCCAGATAGATGTTCCATTCTTATTGATATCCATGATTAAATCTGCACCAGTTGGACCTGTTTTAGCATAAGCAAAACACTTAGTAATAGTACAATCATTGGCTATGATAATTGCGTTAGTTTTGTTTACTCCTGTAGTAATATTTTCTCCTACTGCAAGAACAAAAGTAGTAAACGATGGAGAACTTGCCCCTGAATACCCACTTCGTCCAGAATAACCGCTAAAGCCTGAAGATCCTATGGTTCCTATGTATCCTGAGAAGCCTGAAGATCCACTATAAGCACTGTATCCTGAAAAACCGCTTATTCCCGAGTAGGCAGAGAAACCCGATGGTCCACTGTATCCTGAGAAGCCGCTGTAAGCAGAGTAACCGCTTCTGCCGCTATAAGCAGAGTAACCACTAAAGCCTGACGTACCAGAGTAAGCGGAATATCCGCTGAAGCCCGATGGTCCGCTATAACCGCTGAATGCAGAGTAGCCGCTAAAACCACTTATACCGCTATAAGCAGAATAGCCGCTAAAGCCCGAAGGCCCACTATATCCTGAAAAACCGCTCGGTCCTGAATAGCCGCTGAAACCGCTCTCTCCGTCAACGCCAATAATTCCGTCTGCGCCCTTATAACCGCTAAAGCCTGAAGGACCAGAGTAACCGCTAAAGCCGCTCGGTCCTGAATATCCTGAGAAGCCGGAGATTCCTTGCGTTCCAATGTAACCGCTAAAGCCAGAATAACCGCTGTATCCTGAGAAAGATGAATAGCCAGAAAAACCGCTATAAGCGGAATATCCGCTGAAGCCCGATATTCCGCTATATCCTGAAAAGCCGCTCGGTCCTGAGTAGCCGCTAAAGCCTGAAGGTCCGCTGTAGCCGCTGAAACCACTTGGTCCTGAGTAGCCGCTGAAGCCTGAGATACCGCTATAAGCAGAGTAGCCGCTGTAGCCTGATACTCCGCTGCCAGAATAACCACTAAAACCGCTTATGCCTGAGTAAGCCGAGTATCCTGAGAAACCACTCGGTCCTGAGTATCCACTAAAGCCAGACTGAGAAGAATAACCAGAATAGCCAGATAAACCTATATAACCACTGTAGCCGGAAAAACCTTGCCCTGAATATCCTGAAAAGCCAGAAGCTCCGTCTCCGCCTCCTCCAAAAGAAATGGTTTTATTTTCCCATTTTCCAGTAACAGAATTATAAACTAGAACTTGACCATTAGACAGAGACGACAGTGTTACATCAGACTGTTCTCGAAGACCATCAGGAATAAAAAAGGCGGAAGACAATAAAGATCTCCTTATTGGAGACTTTACCATTTAATCCCAACAAACCCTCGTTATAGACTGTCTTATCTATTTTGCTAATTAGCTATGGATTCTATTGCGGCTACCACTACATCTGGATCAACAAAAGCTTGTTCGGTAAATACGTCCTGTTCCCAAAGTTCAAACTGCTGAGGCCGCAAAAAGACTCTATCTTTTAGCAAGTTGATGTTTTGCGCATAGCCGAAAATGTTTGGATCAGAACGACCAAACACAGCTACGCCTCTCTTGCCATGATAAGTGGCGAAATGATTGAAAAAATTGTCTACCGAAGCCCATGTTGCTGCCTCTGACAACAACTTGGCAAGATCCTTCAATTTTAGGCCTTGCTTGACCTCATCTGCCCCAATAGGGCCTTCCCCCGGAACGCCAACCTGAATGACACGATAGCCTTTAGACTGCAACTGCTTGGTTACTTCTTTCCACCAAGGATAGTTCTTTGGATTAACTTTGTCAGGGTCAGTGGGCTTTGCTTTTCTTAGCTTCTTAGAATAAGGACTGATGATTATTGTTTTCTTCATAGTAGCATCTTTCGATAAGCGTCAACAAGTCTTCCCTTCCAATTATGCTCAATCATGAAACGGTAAATGTTATGCTTGTCTTGGTCAGGGTCTATAAGCTTAGAATCTGCTATGCTGATAAGCTCAACTCCGTCTTCTCCCTCAAAGACTTCTGGATAACATACCCCAAGAACAATTGGCTGGTCCTTGTATTTCTCTTTCAGTTCTGGCAGCATCATCTTGAAGGCATAATGATCTCCCAAGCCGCAATCCAAGACTACAAGCTTGTCATGCATCGTCTGAATGCCATACTCTTCAAGTTTGCGATGGAATACCTTCTCGTCATGCTCCCACAAGAAGGATGACTCATAAGAGCGGATACCCCCTCCCGGAGAACGAAGATGCCATATAACAGCCTTAGGGTCTACAATAAGCTTGAAGCCCGCCCTTCGCATTCCATAGGTAAACAGAGTCTCTTCTCTATGACCAACAGGAGAAAGTTCCATACAATAGCCATGCTTTGCCGCAGACTTGCGAAACAAAAAGCTGTTATTCAAATGGTCAACTTCTCTTGCGCCTTCAAATCTAAACCATTGAACATTTGGTCTATTGAATATATGCTCTATCTTGTTAGACGCAAAATGAGAAAGATGAGTAACTTCACCGGGAACAAGGATTAATCCGCTAACTGCTCCAACGTCGTCAGCTATGTTACTTACAAGGACTTCTAGAACATTTGATTCAGGAACATCATCGTCGTCTACTCGCCATATCCATTCGGTTTTGGCTATCTCAATAGCTGCCTGATGATTATGGACTTGTCCTTTTCGTTGTCCGTAAATTACTTCGCAAGGTATACCCTTTGAATGGAACATGGCAAATAGGCTAGAGTAAAGAGGGTCCGGCCTCAAGTCTCTTTGCTCGCCATCGTCAAATATGATAACCCTTGCTGGCTTATAGGTTTGATTAGCGACCGCTGTAAGAGCAAGAGGTAGCGTTGTATGATACCTGTCTTTTGTAGATATCTCTACTGTTACTTCCACTCGTTTTGGTTTCTCATTCTCCATGCGTCATCTTTCTTGCTAGAGCATTAGCCCTAAACAGGCTTTCAAAAGTTCCTGCATCTGTCCACTCTCCAGAAACCATCTGGAAAGGCACCTCTCCTATCTGTAGATACTGATTGTTTACATCGGTAATTTCAAGCTCGCCTCTTGCTGAGGGTTTGAGTTTCTTTATGATGCTAAAAACTCGCCAATCGTAGATATACAACCCAGTTACAACAAGATCAGAAACGAAAGCCTTTGGCTTTTCTACTATCGAGATAATCGTATCATTAGCAACTTGCGCAACTCCAAACCGTTCAGGAGTATTGCTCTTCTTCAAGAAAAGTTTCGCTCCCCATTTGAAATCAGAAACGTCAAACGTGTCTTCGAAGATATTGTCTCCGAGGATTACGGCAACAGAATCTACCTTGCCTACAAAATCTTCTCCTAAGCTCAAAGCTTGAGCGATACCACCAGCCTCGTCTTGTATGCGATAGGAAATGCTTACTCCAAAATCTTTACCGCTGCCAAGTAACTGAGCAATATGACCGCAATGCTCTATGCCAGAAACAATGAGTATCTCTCGTATACCCATCTTGATAAGAGTCTCAAGCGGATACATGATCATTGGCTTGGAATACACAGGCAACAAGTGTTTGTTCGTGACCTTGCAGAGGGGATAAAGTCTTGAACCTGTACCACCCGCCAGTATAATGCCTTTTTTTACTGACATATCTTCTCCAATTCTTTATATTTATCATACTTTCTTTCCAACCTATTTTCTCCAACATTACTGTATATCCATTGACATATTTTCAATACTTGAAATCTTCCAGTATATCTCATCATATAATGATTAGCTTTTTTATTTTGACACCAGAGTTTGGTGGTTTCGATCCCAACGTACATCACAAGTCTTTTTTGGATTTCAAGTAGCAGTTCTTTAGTTCCAACAATTTGAAAACAATAGGAGTTTCTTTGCGGATAAATAAGAATACTTCCATCTCCTTCGAATACGCCTCTGATAAAAGCCCTATCTAAAAATTCTCCTTTTATACAATTAAGATATTCCTCGGCTCCGCTCTTCGTTGGTTTTATTCCGTACTCTATTAGCTTCGAACGCAACACTGAAGAAGATATTTTGAGTAATTTCGCCTTGTATGTCTTATTTGTTTTCTTTAGATATGTACTAGAATTAAGAATTGGTCCTGAGTATCCAAAGAATTTTCTAATATACTCAAGAATAGATTGGTCTTTTATCGCTACTTTGCATCCAAAACAATTTTCATTCTTATGCACAAAACCGTCAGAAAGAAGCCAGCCTAAAATCCATGCTACATCTGTTGTTACATTATCTAGAGCATCTTCTCTTAAGGTATGAATTTGATTAGAAAGAAAACGATCTTTAGGCAATGACGCAATCCCCAGCTTTTTCATTCTTTGAGATATAAACCACTGCGAAACTCCAAACTCTTTGGCTATAGATTTCTGCGATCTTTTCTCCTCAAAGTATTTTTTCCTGAGATCTAATTCAGAAAGCTCTATTTTCTTATTCTTTGGCATAAGCCATTTATCGACCAATACAGCAAATAACTTTAGTTTGTTACCTTAGTAAGAGGCATGAGTCGGCTGCCAGTACCGCCAGCTAAAATGATTCCCTTCATGCAACCTCCAAGAGGCGTTCTGCTTCAACATACTTTCTTATGCAGGTATCGACAGCGGTAATCGCTGATCTCAACTGAATACCCTCGTCTTCGAGCTTTCTCGTAGAAAGAACGCAGTTAGACCGACGAACTTTCGTTATCGTGTCAAGTTCTTCTTCTGAAATGAGAGAGTATTTCAGTTTCTTTCCCGAAATCTCTTCATACATTTTGAGGATTTGCGAATGGAATATAGAGCCTTTGTTTACTACATTGTAAATGCCAGAAACATCTTTCTCTATGAGAGTTTTTGCTACATAAAGAAGATCTGGAATGTATGTAATAGAGTTTGCAGATTCAACAATCTTGGAATAGCCTAAGAGCTTGGTCAACAAATTGCGAGGGTCTGGCTTATCTCCCAATGGCATTCGTATGCGAAGTTGAAGAGCATTCTGTCTGTTCAGGTATCGTTCAGAAACTATCTTGGTCCAACTGTAATAACTACCGTCATAGTTTGGAGCGGTCTTTTCGGAATACCCTTCGCCATAATCGTCCCCTTGATACACGCAACCGCTTCCTATATGAACCATTTTCGCTTTATAAGCACGGCATGCTGTTTGAATATATGACGGAACCACAACATTCGAGAAAAACGTTGCCTGCCTATTTTCCTCGCTAGCTTCGCACCAATCTATATTAGGTCTTCCAGTCTTTCCTAAGCAGTTAATGACATGGGTTGGCCTGTAGTGATAGATTCGACTCATGATTTGGTTATAATCAGTAATGTACTCGGTATACAGACTTGTAGGATAGAATGTTTGAAAAAACTCGGCAAACTGCTTGCCAAGGTACCCTCCACCAATAACCATTATTGTATACATAGCTTATTCTTTCAGCATATTACCCCACCATTCGTTATTGGAGAGGTACCATTCGATTGTCGCATCTAAACTAGTATCGAACCCGCTCTTAGGTTTCCACCCAAGCTCATGAAGCTTGGTACAATCCAATGAATATCGCAAATCATGACCAAGCCTATCTCCAACAAACTTGATACTAGACTCATTCTTGCCCATCTTTTTGAGCAAACGTTTGGTAAGATCTATATTACTTACCTCATTACCTCCGCCTATGTTGTATACCTGACCTGCCACTCCATTCTCAATGACAAATGAAATAGCATCGCAGTTGTCTTCAACATATATCCAATCTCTTACATTCTTTCCGCTTCCATAAACAGGAACTTGTTCATTTCTAGATAACTTGGCTATAAATAGAGGTATGATCTTCTCTGGGAACTGATAAGGTCCAAAGTTGTTTGAAGATCTAGTTATGATTACTGGCTGCTTAAAAGTATGCATTGCTGAAAAACACAGCATCTCAGCAGCAGCCTTGGAAGCGCTATACGGAGAAGACGGACGAAGTATGTCCTCTTCTGTAGAAGACTTGTGATGAAACTCAAGAGATCCGTATACCTCGTCAGTAGATATTTGAACAAACAAGCTAGCATTCTTTTCTCTGGCAGCACCAAGCATAAGCGCAGTACCCAGAACATTTGTATGAAGAAACGGTAGCTCATTCTGGATAGAGCGATCTACATGACTCTCTGCTGCAAAGTTAACAACTATATCGCCTGAACGGATAACGTCCTTTGCCGTAAATCCGTCGCATATGTCCGCTCGAACAAACGTATAGTTTGGCAAAACATCCAACTCTCTCTTTGTTTCAAGGCTTGCAGCATAGGTCATTTTATCAATATTGACAACGCTATGCGTCCCTTTGGAAAGAATGCTTCTAATAAAGTTACTACCAATGAATCCTAATCCGCCTGTTACTACTATATTCATGAGTTGTTCTTCTTATGAAAGCGATCAGAAATCTCAGGAGTCCTCTTGGACGCCATGTTTGAAGAGAACTTTACCGTATAGGTAATCTTCGAATCGCTGTTTTTCTTGAACTTGTATCCAGCCTTTGCGATTCTCACCCACATGTCCCAATCTTCAATAGAATCCAAAGAACTATCAAATCCTCCAACAGACAGACACTTAGCTTTATGAACTACGCTTGAGATGTATATAAATGGACAACGACGCATAAACTCCAAGCCGGGATACTCCGGAGGATTTGGTATTCCGTCAGGATAAGCTATAGAACCGTCTGTGAATTCGTGCCTAACTTCTGAATAGACCAAATCAGCCTCTTGGAGAGCCTTTATTTGAGAAGATAGATGGTTTTCGTCCCAAACATCGTCGGAATCGCAATAAGCTATATATTCAAAGCCTCCGCTCTCTTTTATCTTGTCCAGAGCGGCGTTTCTGGCGGAGCTTACTCCTCCATTGGGTTTCTCAATAATCTTGATGCGAGAATCTTTTTTGCGCCCCAAAATGGTAGAAGCTCTATTCTCAAGGCTAGAGCCGTCGTCTACCAAGAACAGAACCCAATCCCTATATGTTTGGCTTACAATAGCCATTGTACTAGAAACAAGCATGTCTTTATCATTGTAGTAAGGCATAACAATCGCTACTCTGCCGCTCTTAATCCACTTCTTCTGCAAAAACCTCTCTTGGTTCTCAACAATGAACTTTGGATATGTTGAGTCTATGCTAACCAAGACTGGAACATGAGGAGGATTATCTCTACCGAGAGCTTCTTTACAGCTATCTATGTTCTGCTGAATCTTCTCGGCATTGGTGAACTCTGGTTTGTTAAGTTCTTGATGGGCATAAGATTCAAGCTTTTCTACAATCTTCTCGGCTCCGCCCATCCATCCAAAATGCCATCCTCCGTCTGCTATACGATCATTCTCTGTAATCGTTTGATATCTAAGGTCAGTTAGCCCATAGTTGACTTTCTTCAAGTTGCCGAATGTAGTTATGCGACTATAAGCTCCCGGCCCCGGCTTGCTTATGCCAACGCTCATATTGAGATAGTAGTTGTACTGGTGCTGTTCAAAGTACATCCAGTCTTTCTGACCTTTGTACTCTTGTATTTTTGAGCCTCTAGGAATCTCGTCAAGATCAGAAAGGATAATGATGTCGTTCTCTTGGCATTGCAGCAAAGAGTTGATCATAAAGTTGCGCTGATAATGCTCTCTAACCCAAGCATTATCTGTTTGAGGACACTCGTTTATGATGACATGGATAATCTTAGGCCAGAATCTTCTAAATCTTTCCTTGTTCTCATTGAAGTAAAGGGGCTTTGGCTTACCAGAATGCGTAACATTCATTTCGCATAAAACGAAGTGATCTACGTAAGGGTCTAGCTCGTTCAATCTAACCTCAAGTATGTCTAGCTCATTGAAGAAACAAAAGCAATCATAAACCTTTGGCTTAGGCTTTGCTTTTTCCTTACGCACAAACTTGAAGTTCTTGGTATTTATGAGCTTTGGATCAAGCGGGATAAATATGTCATAAGCACCTGATGCAGGATTGAACATCCAGAAGCCCATTTGATGTTCTTGAATAGGAACGCAATCATAGCCTAGTTTTTCAATATACTCTCTCAGCATACTGAAGTTGTATTCCTTGTTTGGATGCAGAGTGTTATGGAACTCTGCAAAGATTGTCTTGCATCGCAATATGTCTCTAGGATCTGCTTTTAGCAGTATGTCATACTCAGAACCCTCGCAATCTATCTTAAGTACAACGTCATTATCTCCCGGGAAATACTCCAACGCCTGCGCAAGGCTGATAGCCTTGATTTTCGATCCATTTCCGTTTTCTGACAACTTGGCTACGGGACCGCCTCCTTCTAGAACAACCTCTGTCGTGCCGGGCGAAGAAACAGCCACATGAACAGGATGAACATTCGAGTATTGCTTCATGTTACTTACTAAGAGCTTATATGTTTCTTCAATTGGTTCAAACGAGACTATCTTTTTGGCTCCAAGCGTAGTACACAGATAAGAGAACATTCCTACATTGCCGCCAATGTCAAGAACGCTCTTGTTCTCTACGTCTTCTCTAAATACGCTATATGAGTTTAGGCCAATCACTTCATGAAAAAGGTTGCTCTCATACGCAAGAAATGTTTCTCGAATATCAATAGCTTTTCTAGGAACAAATATCAAACCTTTCTCTTCGAACTTCTTCAGATTGTCTCTTACAAATTTAGGATACGTTTCGTCAATTTGAACCGGGGAGAAAGACAAATCTCTTCCTAGAACGTCTTTGCCATTCTCTATGGACTTAACTACGTTGTCGTCGTTGTTGATTCTGTCGTTATTGAACTCGTCATGCGCCCAGTTATTGATCTTGTCTTTGATATGGTCTTTGTCTCCTAAGAAGCTGAAGTGCCATCCTGCGTCTTCAAATACATGCTTGTAGCCATAGTCATTTTCCCCTCGGAAGTATTGAAGATTACGACCTTTCAGTTCTGCGTATGGGAAGATTCTTACCTTATACCACTTGATGGGAGTTTCCAAATTGAGTCTGTAATAGAACAGTCTTGTTTGCAGACAACATATACCCATACTTATATTGTACTGCTTTACAACAGAAGCCCTAGGAATCTCGTCTACGTCAGAAAGAATGATGATATCATTGTCCTTGCAGTCCTTCAGCCCTCTTGCTATTTGATTGCGCTGATAAGGCTCTCGAACCCATGTATCCGTAGTAGGAGGAAACTCCTCAACGATTACATGCTCAATCTTGTGCAAGAACTTCTTGAACCGCTCTTTGTTCTGCTCAAAGTAAAGAGGCTTTGGCTTGCCCTGATGACTATATCTAGCCTCAGCCAGAACGAACTTGTCTACAACGCTATCTAGCTCGTTCAAGCGTATTTCTAGAACGTCTAGCTCATTGAAGAACATAAAACAGTCATATACTTTTGGCTTGCTAGGACTAACCCTATCTATAATTGTCAATCCATTGCAGTTATCAAATATCTCCCTTATCCTCCATTCCTTATTTTCAGCCAAGAAATCATTAATTGCGTCAACAAGCCCCTTAGAATAGTTCTCTTTGAACTTCCAATCCCACTCTTCTCCGTCTTGGCTCTTATGCCCAAAAGTAACAGTATCATGCATTATGATGTACTTCTTTACTTTGGACGAGTGCATTCGTAGTTCAGCTAAAAGCTGATCATACGAGTGCTTGGTATCAATGAATAGCAAGTCGGTAGGCTCTATCTCTATTTGCAGGCAATCTCTGGCTTCAAATGTGAAGTTGATTCCTTTGCGGCTTGCCTCGGTAGCCACCTTCTCCACAGCAGGACAATAGAACTTGTCATAAGATCTCATAATCTTAGGAAGTCCTGCAAACAAGCCCCATGTTGAGTTGCCAGTTCTAACCCCAAACTCTGTTATGTGTTCGCACTCTTGCGCATACTTCTTAAGAGTTGGAAGATGCTCATAGATGTCTCCTGATATCCCCTCATGATTAGTGCTTCTCTTCTCGTACTCTTCAAGGGTTGGGTCTTTATGCTTTTGCTTGATATAGAGAGCGTTCTTTGGCGATTTCTCCTCGTCATTGCTTGTATAAATCTCTCTGAATGTTCCGCCTCCCTTGTGAACCATAGGGAACAAGAACAATCTCTCGTCATTCCCGGGAGACTTATCACTGTATGTGATATCATGAGGAACTTCTACAAGAGCATAGCCTTCGTCTGCCGCTCGCTTGCAGTAATCAGCGTCTTCATGATAACCAATACCAAACTCCTCGTCTAGGTATCCTATCTTAGAGATTACTTCTCGCTTGATCATAGCGCAGAAGAAAAGAAGATACTCGCTCTGTATATCGCTTCTCCATGACTTCCTAGCCCCTGTAATCCCAACTTTAGGATTAGAAAAAGGAGCAGACAATACAGATATCCAAGATCTATCTAGTATCTCTGTGTCATTGTTGAGAAGTATAACATACTCGCCTTCCGCAAGCTTCATGCCTGCATTCGTTGGCTTAACGTATCCCAATGCCTTATCAAACCAGACAAGCTTGAAAGAAGACCCAAGACTCTCTACGTAGGCTTTCGTGCCATCGGTACATCCGTTTGCGACAACGATAACCTCGACATTGCTCATGTCTGTATACTTGATAATGCTTTCAATACAAGGCCTAAGATGATCGTCTAGATGGTTGTATGTTGGAATGACAATGGAATACTTTGGCTTAATCTTCTTGCTAGGCTTTTCTGCCTCGACTCTCATGTTATAGCCCCAATGAGATGTGAACTGAGGCTCAAGCCTCTTGAGGTTCGTAAACCCAACGCCTCCAAGATGGTCAAACATGATTTCCTCATACCATCCAAATAGATGAGGATTGCTAACCTTTGGGTCATAGACAGTTGTACCGTATATGCAGTTGAGGAGAGTATACCTATCTATTTTGTTAGCTGCTTCAAAATGGCGACAGAGTTCTAGAATGTCTGGCAACTCAAGACATAGCTTTCCTCCGGGTGCCAAAACTCTAAACCATTCAGCAAGGATTGCTGACGCCTCATAGCAAGAAAAATGCTCAAAGACATGGATAGCAGATATCTCGTCAATGCTATTGTCTGGGTATTCTAGCTTACGAGCGTCCATTTTTACGTCTGCGGCTGGGCTATACAAGTCAATATTGATGTACCCCGGCATAAGAACGTCGCCGCATCCTATGTTTAGCTTCTTTTTCTTATTGCCGTATCTATCAAGCAAGATAGCCTCGTTTCTTGCAACGATTTCCGTCCATTTTGGAACGCCATGCACAGTTTGGCTAGATTTGTGCCAAATAGGGAAATGAATCACATGGTCAGATGCGTCTCTAAGTCTATTATACTTTACGTCATTTGGAACTTGAACAACATCAAGATTGGCTTTATGTAACTTCCAACAGTAGTCAATATCCTCGCCATATCCGGGATTAAAGATCTCGTCCAACAATCCAAACTTCTCAATGATGGTATCTTTCAACATTACGCAGAAAAACAACAAGAACTCGAAGCTTGTCTCGGCATGAAAGTTCTTAGCTGCGCCAGTTATTCCGGTCTTTGGATTATCTATGTAAGGCTTTTCCAACATTCTAAGCCATTCACTCTTGGGTTGTTCAAGAAGTATGTTGTCATTGTTTAATAGAACAACATACTCTCCCATAGAGATCTTGATTCCTTCATTAGTTGCCTTTGTGTAACCAGCGGGGTCAGTCATCCAGAATAGCTTAAATGGATGACCCAATCCTCGAACATAGTCCTTAGTTCCGTCAGTACAGCCATTAGCGACAACAATAACTTCAACCTCGTCAAGGTTAGTGTACTTGATAATGCTTTCGAGACATGGCTTGAGACAGTCATCCAAATGGTTATAAGTCGGGATAATGATGGAATACTTTGGCTTTGGGTGCTTAGTAATCACAGATTTTCTATTGTGGTCAGTCATCTTGATGTCCTTAAACGTTATTTTGTCTTTGTGATAGATAGGAAACTCTCTATTGACATTAGGATTATGAAGTAGAGAGTCTGTATCAAAATCTAGATCATAGTGAATGTCAGTAGGGATTTGCTTTATCAGATATCCGGCTTTAGAGAGACGAACGCAAAAATCAATGTCCTCTTCATACCCTAAGCCAAATCCCTCGTCCAATATTCCTATCTTATCGAAAATCGACCGTCGAATCATGGCACAAAAGAAAACCATGTACGGTTGTCTGAATATCGTCTTACCATTGTTCCATGCTAAGCGAATATCTTTGTTTGGTCCAGTTATACCAGTCTTAGGATTTTCAATGAAAGGCTTCTCAAGCATATTAAGCCAATCGTTCTTCTTTTGAGGACAAAGAACAACGTCATTGTTGAGCAGTACAACAAACTCTCCCCTTGACGCTCGGATACCAGCGTTGGTGGGCTTGATATACCCCTCAGGATTTTTCATCCAAATCAGCTTAAATGTTGGACCAAGACTCTCTACAAAAGCTTTCGTGCCATCAGTACAGCCATTGGCAACGACAATGACCTCAACCTCGTCAAGGTTAGTGTACTTGATAATGCTTTCGAGACATGGCTTGAGACAGTCATCCAAATGGTTATAAGTCGGGATGACAATAGAATACTTTACGCTAGAACTCATTCAGCGCTGCCTTTCGGTTATACCTTATCTATCGGTTAGGAAGAGGATCTAGGACTTACTGGAAACGCATATCCGAGCCTCTGCCCTTAGAACCTCTTGGTCCTATTCTTGGAGTTTGAACAATCGGGCTTCCCTTTGGCTTATTAGCACAACAGGTTTGCAAAAGCTCAAATGTCTTCTGAATGCTGTTTCCTAGCTCTTTATCAACTCTTGCAAGCTCGTCTAGGGTTTTGCCTGTAGAGATGGAGATGGCAATGAGAATTGCTTGCTGTAGGGCGGTAAAATCGCAATCTACGACTCCGCCTGCCGTTAGAGTACGATTTGCATACTCCCAAATCTGTTGAGGGGTTATCGCAGAACTTGTAAGGGTTCTTGTTCCATACTCCCACACCTTGCGAGCGATTTCCAACCAATCGCCCTGCTCTTTGCCCCAGCAGACTCGTAGCGTTCCTGTATTGAGATCGACAGAGCGATTAGGGGTAGCTCCCTTTCGCTGCCAAACCTCTAAATAGTAGTATTGATTACCGACTACAGGAGGTATATTGCTTACATCTGTAATGATGTACTCATAAAAACCCAACCTTTCGCTGTCTTCTACAAGAGGAAGAACAAAGTCCGTTTGAGTAGCAAGCGTATAGGTTTCAAACGTGCCTGTCGAAGGCTTCCATGCTTTATCCAAGTCTTCTGCCGAGAACAAAAGAGCGTAAAGTGTCAGTGCTGGCTGGTCGCTGTATGTAATGTCAAAAACTGTATCAATCTCTCCAACGCAGCATTCATTATTTGCGCAGCATAGAGAATCTTCATTGGTTATGTCTATGAATGACAAGACTTTAGAAGTATCGTTTTGGTCATAGAACTTTACCCCTCCGCGAAAGTTTTCAGGAACGTTGTTGTATTCCCAAAGATAGAAACCTTCGCCAATCTCAATAAAGCCATCGGAGATGAGGGGAGTCACGTTTGCCCCAGAAGTCTTGATAAGCTGGGCGCAAAGGGATACTCCGGCGTAACCGGCTCCCAAGTTTACTGATATTGCAATGTTGGATGGCATAGTTATTCTTCGACCACTTTCATGCTAAACCTACTATTGTTTTTACGCTAGCAATAGCAAGTCCGTCTATTGTTTTTACGCTGGCTCTAGCAAGTCCTACTACTGTTTTTTGAGATGTGCTTGAAGCTGTATAGTCTATAGAAATAGAAAAAGAATCTATACTACAAGTACATGCTTTAGGGCCAGCCCTCCTCACACTAATCACCACGCCAAATGTACTGGCATTCACATCTGTATCAGTGAGTGTGTTTCCCCACAAATTAGATGTTGAGCCATATGTTACATCAGTAGCAGCATTAGGCCAATTGGTTGCTGTAACACCTAAGTTACTACCGCTTACTGTACCACCTTTTACTAAAGAAACAACAACATCTCTACCATTTGTGGTAGCTTTTTTATTAATTGTTACAGTGATTCCATTGATTGTAGCACCAGAAGGAACAGAAAAACCAAAGTTTGTAGCTTTCAGATAATGAGACTGTGCAGAGGGAGCAGCATTTGTTGCAAACGTGCTGTTTGTAGTCCCTTGAGCATTAGTAACATTAGACCACGCTGTAGTACCAACAGAAGCGTCATCGGCAACCGTACCTGCATTATTCGGACCTGCTGTTGACACTTAAAATCTCCTAAGACTAGAATCTACAAACTTCAAAGCATTCTCATTTACTGGCAAGCCTACAAAATTTGCTATTCCTTGAATTGTTATCTCAGAATTATCTACTAATTGATCAAACTCTACAATTAACTTGGGGACATTAGCAATTGCAAGTTGCGCATTATGTACCTCAATAAGTTTTGCATACCGCTCTTCAGTATTAGGATCGTTTGCTCTAGCTCTCCAACTTTCCTTACTTTTTTCAAGAGGTCGCTGCGTGATAATAAGTTTTATATCAGGCAAATTCAAAAACTCATCAGCTAAAAATCCAATAAGATGGTTCTTGACTCCCCATATTATTCCTCTGCTCATTCGATCTTGAATGATTCTCCTAATCCTCAATCGTCCATCATTATTTGAATCAATAGGTAGAGTCCATGTAATCGGATCATTTTCATTAATTAGCTCTAAGGCTTCAGTTATAATTCGATCAACAAAAAATCCTTTAGCATTCCATTCTGGATCTGATTCAAATAAATCATCTCCCATATGAACACCTAAATTATGTAATATTCCAGCGATACAACTAGTTCCACTTCTTGGTAAGCCTAAAACTAAAACGCATGTTCCCATATTTCGCCTTTAGGTATGAGTGATATAAGTCAGATCAGGGAAGAAATACATTCTATCAGCATGAGTAGCAATACCGAGTACCTGAATTACATTATCGGTTGCGCTAGGCTGAGTTTGAGTCAAGGCTCCTGCTGTGGTTGAAAGATAAACTATACCGCCGACAGTCCAAGCCCATGCATCATTACGAGCTATTCCATGCAGCAAAATATTGCCAGCATTGCTTGATGTTATTGTAGCTGTAGCCATTCCCATACACGGATAAGTAGCTGAACCATCTGCGTCAGCCTTCCATACAAGACCATCAGATTTTAGATAAACAACATCTCCGAATGCTAGATTTTCTCCTGCTGTCAAACTGATTATTAAGCCATTTGCTGTTACGTCTGATCCCGGAACCGCTGTAAGAGACAAAGCTCCTGAATAACCGCTGTAAGCTGAGTATCCCGAGAAGCCTGACGAACCTTGCGTTCCAATATATCCTGAGAAGCCGCTATAAGCCGAGTAACCGCTTCGACCACTATAAGCTGAGTAACCAGAGAAGCCGCTTATACCAGAGTAAGCAGAATAGCCACTGAAGCCGCTTAGACCGCTATATCCTGAGAAGCCACTATCCCCGCATATGGCTGTTATACAGAAATTTGCTCTTAGAAGAGTAATTACATCCGTATTTATCATATTCTTAATGCGTATATCAACCGTGTCTGTTGCAGACAATGACAATACGCCGGTAAGAGATACTGAAAATATTCCGGTATTAGGATCTGTTGTTGTTGTTCTAGTGACAATGTTAGATTGAATACCATTTACAAAAACAGAGAAATTGAAGTTGACCGCAGTAATGGCACTATTAAAAGACAATGAAGCGTTTACTAAGTAAGCCCCATCTGATCCTGCAATAGCTTGACCAGCAGAATTTGTAAATCCTACTTGCGAACTTAGAGTTAGACCACTAAGAGAGTCCCAATCACCAGATCCATCATATACCCAACCGCTTACTCCATCAGTCGTATCAACTAGTTCAATATAAGAAGCTACTCCCGGAGTCGCTGCCGCTCCGCTATAACCACTGAAAGCAGAGTAACCACTAAAGCCAGAGAAGCCGCTGTAAGCTGAATAACCGCTGCGACCGCTATAAGCAGAGTAGCCAGAGAAGCCTGAGACGCCTGAGTAAGCGGAGTAACCGCTGAAGCCAGAAGGCCCGCTGTAGCCGCTGAAACCGCTCGGTCCTGAATAACCACTAAAGCCAGAAGGCCCGCTGTAGCCTGAGAAGCCGCTTATGCCAGAATAAGCTGAATAGCCTGATCGCCCACTGTACCCTGAGAAGCCACTAGCTCCATCAACGCCAATAATTCCATCTGATCCTTTATATCCGCTGAAGCCGCTTATACCAGAATAAGCAGAGTAACCGCTGAAGCCAGAGATACCGCTATAAGCAGAGTAGCCCGAGAAGCCTGAAGATCCCTGCGGTCCTATGTAACCAGAGAAACCGCTGTAGCCAGATTTTCCTGAGTATCCGCTGAATCCAGATCCACCGTCTGCCCAACTTGTATTACCAAATCCATCTGTTCTTAGGAACTGACCATTGACTCCGCCGCTTGTAGGAGGGGAGAATGAAGAACTATAAGTTCCTGCCTGTGGATATATTGAAACGGTACCAGTATTTCCGCTGTTGTATAAAGAGAAACCAATACCATCTCTAAATTGAACAGGATTACTTGCGCTGAATCTCCATGTTGTTTCGTTAACATCATTTACTTCTAGTTGTAACTGCGAAACATCTCCGATTTTATCCACTCTCAAAATATCATAACTAAAATCACCGCTATTTGGGCTTTGTTTGATTATGAGTGATGAAGTATCATTACTTGTCGGAGTAATTGTATTACGAGTTGGAGAACTAGGAGCAACAAGAACTGCCTCGTTCAAATTGGCAGAATAACCGCTGTATCCTGATACTCCAATATAACCGCTGTATCCTGAGAAACCGCTATAAGCAGAATAACCACTCTTACCGCTGTAGCCTGAGAAGCCGCTATAAGCAGAATAACCACTAAAGCCAGAAGAACCTTGCGGCCCAACGTAGCCTGAGAAGCCAGAAGACGCAGCCGCGCCGTCAGCGCCTTTATCTCCTGTTCTTGTAAAGCTTATTACAACCACATCATCAGTCGAGAACAAAAAGCCAGATACAAAACTGCCTGTAACATAGGTTACCGGGATAAACAAGCCCCATGTATTGCTTCCGTCAGCAACTACCGATCCTGTTATTTGAAAATCAGCAAAAACTGACGAGTTATCTTCTTTGAAAACTCTAATAGATCCCTTAGTAGTATTAGTGCTATCATCAATAGCATTAATCCATGTGGTTATATCTGTTCCAGATGAATTGAGAGGACTAATACCAACAAATCCTGCTAAAGTAGGATCTGCTGTTGTATTACCTATAGTTGTATTAAATGCCAAAACGCCCGGATATGGTCCTGAGCCAGATATTCCCGACTCCTCGTATATATACTCTTGACTATCTCCGCCAAATGCCCCTATTAGACCGCTAAAGCCTGAGAATCCGCTTGTTCCAGTTCCACTATAACCTGAGAAGCCGCTATAGCCTGAAAATGCTGAATAGCCCGAGAAAGCCGAGTACCCGGAGAAGCCTGAGTAAGCAGAGTAACCGCTCTTGCCGCTGTAGCCTGAGAATGCAGAATAGCCTGATACTCCGCTGTAACCGCTAAAGCCTGACGTACCGCTGTAAGCTGAATATCCTGAGAAACCTGAGATACCTTGCGCACCAATGTAACCACTGAAGCCCGAAGAACCTTGCGTTCCTATGTAACCTGAGAAGCCTGAAGAGCCAGAGTAAGCAGAGTATCCGCTTATGCCACTGTAAGCTGAGTAACCCGAGAAACCGCTTATGCCACTGTAAGCTGAATATCCGCTAGAACTAGCCGAGCCGTCTAATCCCTTATCCCCTGCGCGAGAAAAAGAAATAACGACATCTTCGCTATTGGTAAATATTGGATCGGCAAAGTTTGTTCCAGTTACGAAAGTTACAGGGAATGCGATGTATGGATAGCTTGATCCATTTACGCCGCTTATCATGTTACCAGTAATTTGAAAATCAGCAAAAATAGTTGAATCTGTAGGACGAAAAAGCCTTAGGCTTCCTCTAATATCATTTGTGCTATCATCCCAAGTTTGCTGCCAAAGCGAAGCTTCTTTGAATGCTATATAAGCTGCGTCAGAAGGATTGACGTTCTCATTAAACAAAGCGTCCATGAAGAAGAAACCGCTATTTGAACTAGCTCCCGAAGCGCCGTCTGTTTGCGGAACTTGAATGCTATCGCCGCCAAATATCCCGGTAAAACCAGAAAAACCTGAGTCGCCAGCATATCCTGAATAACCGCTTACGCCTACATATCCTGAGAAGCCGCTCTTACCGCTATAAGCTGAAAAACCGCTTGGTCCTGAATAGCCACTAAAGCCTGAAGGGCCGCTGTATCCTGAGAAGCCGCTTGTGCCTCCGCCTCCACCGCCAGCGTTGTCCTTATTCTCCCATTTACCTGAACTAGAGTTGTACGTTAAAACTTGACCATTTGTAGGCGAACCTATAGCTACATCATTTAGCTGTCTAAGCAAATTGAGAATTTTAATTGCCGAAGGCATATGCTACAATACCAAAAAACAGCCATCAACCCTTCAGTTTTAGAATACTGAATTAGACGACGAGGGGGCTTGAGTTGCCCCAATATCCCTGTACGGAACCAAGCCAATCGCTCTACCTACTGCTGTTGGTTTAAGGGTGAAATTCTTATTTGTTGCAGCATCAATATAATCTGATGTATACGTTCCATTATCAGTTGTCATAGGATTCTGCAACGGCCAGTCTCCTGTATTGTTGTTCGCATTTGTATTATCTCTTGTACGATTGCGGATTAGAGCATTCGGACAAACTGCGCCAGTATATAGATTTTTCAAGAAGTATCCGCAATCTGTTGCATGACAGTTTACAATTGTATGTACAACTCCTGTAGCATTTGCGCTATTAGGTACTTGAATAGCAGCCGTACTACAGTTATAGAATGTGCAGTTTATAATGTTGCTAGGATATGCATTGTTGACGGACTGCATATCAATACCAACAAGACTATCTCTCATAATACAATCAATAACAGTACAACTTGTACGAGTAGCAATACAACTTCCAACTCCGCCATAGAGTTTACATCCAATGACTGCATTGTTTTGTTGTAAAGCTATGCATGTTGCAACGTCTGTACCAGTTTTCTTTACATCGCAACCTATAATATGCACCTGCCAACCATAAGATGCAAACGCAGAAGATACAGAAAAGCCAGCATTGTATTGGTTTTCAGCATAACAGTTGTATGCATATCCATAGTTACCATTGAACAAGATCATTTCATTTGATCTTGAGCCTACTATCTTCAATCCCTCAATAATATTACCATCGCCGTTCAATGATATTCTATCTTGCGCAGCCATATTAATTACAGGCATACCAGTTGTAACAAGATCTCCATTAGCGTCTCTTGAGTAAGTAAGATCGCCAATAGTGTTTGTATAACCACGTATCCATGCTGGGCTAGCAGATGTTTGAGTGTTCAACGTAGTAAAAGCTGCGCCGCCGTTATTGACTGTATATGTTCCAGCCTTTACATTAAGACGTATACCTGCGCCAACATGCTGAATGCCTGTAATAAAATCCCAAGCATCAGAAGAATCATTAGTTCCTCCGTGGCCAGAAGTTCCGCTTGTAGTTACATATCTTTCAGTCCAAGCCATTTTATCTCCTCATCATTTCAACAATCAATGATACTTGAGTAAGCGAAGCAGGAGTAGTGCCTGAATCAACAACAAACTCGATTATATCACCGGCGTTGACTTGAGTATTCCATCCTCGTAAATTTGCGTCTTCGTATGATTGAGCAGAAGTTAGAGTAGGTTTACTTGAAGCGCATATTGATGTTGTCGTTGGAAAACCTTTGTAGGTACTTTTCTTAATATCTAACGCTATCGTACCTGCTTGATCTGCAAGCAGAGTTACTTTAGTAATAATTCCAGCAGCAGGCAACCTCGTATAGCCTTTAGATCCAGTTGTAATAACACCACCGCCTCCTATTGTAATACCAAAGGTTTCAAGGTTTGTAGCAGGATTAGGTTGAGCAATGCCATAAAAACCCTGTTCCATAATTTAATAGTCTCCTGCAAAAGCTTGAGCTATCCATGTTTCAGCACTGTTTCTAACAGAAAAAGTAAACACAAGACTATGACCATTGCCTACAACGTATGGAGTTATATTTGGTCGCCACACGGCTGTCGCTGCCTGAACTGTATTGCTTGGAGTTGTTGCTGTAACAGAGACTTCGCCTACCAAGTAGTATGTTGTTGAAACAAGATAAAACACACGAATAATAGCATTTGCACTTTGGGCATTTGCTACAAATGAAATTCCATCAACTCTTGTTCCATTTGTTCCACCTGTAACAACTGTAGCCTTGTTAGTCGGGGCGCTTGTACCCATGCCTGTATCTGCTGCCGCCAAAGAAACTGGCGTAAACTGAGGCGTAAGCGTAAAAATTGGATTCGTATTTGCTGGCATTTTTATCTCCCTATAATCATGTTAAACATCGGATATCATAAGCAATATTATGAAAATGCTCCATATGCGAATACCGCAGAAGAAGGATTTCCCCATCCAGAATAACCTGAGAAACCGCTGTAAGCAGAGTAGCCGCTGCGACCGCTGTACGCCGAATAACCGCTGTAGCCTGAGTAAGCTGAGTAGCCTGAGTAGCCTGAGAATCCACTATATCCGCTGAAAGCAGAATATCCTGATCTACCACTATAGCCTGAATTGCCTGCTCTTGCAAAACTGGCTATAATTGGATCATTATTAGCAAATGTTCCATTAGATACTATATGAGTTACTGTTAGACCTGATGCACTTCCTGCTGTTGGATCTTGATAGAGCGTAGTAGATAGGCTGTAATCAACAAAAATACTAGAGTCATTTCTCTTTACAAGTCTAAGTATGCCGCACGGATTGTTGTTAGAGGATTGTAGAGATAACATCCAAGTAGATATATCAACAGTGTCGCCGTTGGTTGAATCCATCCAAAGCAGAGTTACAGCAGATGGCGTAGCTGAGTTACCAAACGAAAGCTTGCCAACACCCGGATTATCAGTAAGAGAAGTATTAAACAAGAATGGTTGACTATCCCCACCAAACATTCCAGAATAACCGCTCTTCCCAGAATATCCTGAGAAGCCGCTCGGACCTGAGTAGCCGCTAAAGCCTGATGTTCCTGAGAAAGCTGAGTAACCTGAGAAAGCGGAGTAACCGCTGAAACCTGAGATACCAGAGTAAGCAGAATAGCCGCTAAAGCCAGAAGGACCGCTGTATCCTGAGAAACCGCTTGGTCCTGAGTAACCACTAAAGCCAGAGATACCGCTGTACGCTGAGTAACCACTGAAGCCGCTTATACCGCTATAAGCAGAGTAACCACTAAAGCCCGAGGGACCGCTATATCCTGAGAAGCCACTCGGTCCTGAATATCCGCTAAAGCCGCTGGGGCCGGAGTATCCAGAGAAAGCAGAGTAGCCGCTGAAACCGCTGTAAGCAGAATATCCGCTGCGACCGCTATAGCCGCTGAAGCCACTAGGCCCTGAATATCCACTGAATCCTGAAGGGCCGCTATATCCGCTGAAGCCAGACATACCGCTATAGGCGGAGTAGCCACTAAAACCGCTTATACCAGAGTAAGCAGAGTATCCTGAGAAGCCGCTTGGTCCTGAGTAGCCGCTGAAGCCCGAAGGTCCACTATAACCTGAAAAACCAGAAACTCCAATGTATCCTGAGAAGCCACTATAAGCAGAGTAGCCACTGCGTCCGCTATAAGCTGAGTACCCTGAGAAGCCGCTCGAACCTGAATAACCTGAATACCCAGACCAACCTGCTCTTGTAAAAGTTAGAATTACTGGATCATTATTTGCAAAAGCAGAACCTCCGCTAGCAACATAATTAACTTCATAACCGATTTCGGTTCCTGCCCCAAAAGAAATAGTATCTGAAACTATCTTAAAATCTACAAACTTGGCTGAATTATTTCTGGCAACAATTCTAACAAATCCATATGGATTTGCATTGTTAGCAATCAATTGACTTTGCCAAGCACTTGTGCTTATAGAATCTGAATTAAGATCATCTATCCACAAAACGCTTGCTAAAGAATAGGTTGCATTATCAATGCTTAGATGCATTGAAGATGCAGAACCAATAGCTGTATCAAACAAGAACGGTTGACTATCCCCGCCAAACATTCCAGAATAACCACTCTTCCCAGAATATCCTGAGAAGCCGCTCGGACCTGAATATCCTGAGAAGCCGCTCGGACCTGAGTAGCCTGAGAAGCCGCTCGGTCCTGAGTAGCCAGAGAATCCACTTATACCGCTATAAGCAGAGTAGCCGCTAAATCCCGATGGTCCGCTATATCCTGAGAAACCACTTGGTCCTGAGTAGCCGCTAAAGCCGGAAGGCCCTGAATATCCGCTAAAGCCTGAAGCTCCAATATAGCCGCTGAAGCCGCTTATGCCGCTGTAAGCTGAGTATCCTGAGAAGCCGCTCGGACCTGAGTAACCGCTGAAGCCTGATGTTCCAGAGTAAGCAGAGTAACCACTTCTACCGCTGTATCCGCTGAACGCTGAATAGCCGCTAAAGCCGCTTATTCCATACAAGTTTGTTACATAAGCAATTCTGCTTGATGTTGTACCCAAGATTTCTTGCACCTGACTAGCAGACGACCAATCAACTCTTAGTCCTTCTCCGCCTGTGTTATTATAATGCTCAATAACAATTGGATACCACTCGTTTGCAGTAAGAGCTATGGTATTTGTAGCGTTCCAAGTAGTTTGAGACTGATCAACCCAGTTGTTGATAACTAGAGTTCCATTGATCCAAATCCTACAACCGTCATCAGAGCTTTCATAGAAAGTGTATGTTTCCGTAAAGGCCGGTCTAATCCATCCAGTTATTCTTCCACTATATGCTGTTGTCTGTCCATTAGGACTCTTAGTTGTCCAGTTGATCGTGGACACAAGCTCTGTCAATATAACTCTGCCATTCAGAGAACCAACTTGAGCAGTATCATCAAACCATACGGCATTAAGAGAGCCTGTATTGTAAGTAAGAGCAGGAGTTCCAGAATATCCAGAGAAAGCAGAGTAACCGCTTCTGCCACTGTATCCTGAGAAACCGCTATAAGCCGAGTAGCCGCTGAAGCCCGAGTAAGCCGAGTAGCCGCTGAAGCCTGATGTTCCGCTATAAGCAGAGTATCCTGAGAAGCCAGAAGGCCCTGAATATCCGCTGAAGCCAGAGGGGCCGCTGTACCCTGAGAAACCGCTTGGTCCTGAATAGCCTGAGAAACCTGAGAAACCTGAGACACCAGAGTAAGCTGAGTAACCACTAAAGCCTGAGGCTCCTTGAGTTCCTATGTATCCTGAGAAGCCTGAGATACCGCTATAAGCAGAGTAGCCAGAGAAGCCAGAAATACCACTATAAGCAGAATAGCCGCTCTTCCCAGAGAAGCCTGAATAGCCTGAAAAGCCAGAGCGAGCAGTTCTAGATATAGATACAATTATGTCGCTATCTGTAGTGAATAGAGATACAGCATGATCACTTGCATCAACAAGAGAGCAAGGGATCTTAGTGACAGTATGCCCATCAATAACAACTGATGTTACTGGAACGTCTATTCCAAACAACGCATAAATAGAAGAATCATATCTATCCATTATCTTAAGAAAAGCTATTGGATAAACTGTATTTATGTCATCAAAACTAGATACCCAATCCGGATACCCGCCTATATTCAAAATAATGTTAAAAGCATCATCAGCTATATCAGTATTTCCGTCCGCTCCGTCTATAAAACATAACCCTAAACCAGTAGCTTCTACTTGAGCAACAGAAGACTTATAAATAAATTGCTGACTCTCTCCGCCTTCCGCCCCTACATGACCGCTATAGCCTGATTTTCCTGAATATCCACTAAAGGAAGAATAGCCACTAAAACCTGATGTTCCTAGGTATCCTGAGAAGCCGCTGTAGGCTGAATAGCCACTAAAGCCAGAAGGACCGCTATATCCTGAGAAGCCGCTTATACCGCTGTAGGCAGAGTAACCACTAAATCCTGATGTTCCAGAATAAGCAGAATATCCTGAGAAGCCGCTTATGCCACTGTAAGCTGAGTATCCGCTAAAGCCGCTTGGTCCTGAGTATCCACTGAAGCCCGAGGGTCCGCTGTAGCCACTAAAACCGCTTGGCCCTGAATAGCCGCTAAAGCCGCTATAAGCTGAGTAACCACTTCGACCGCTATAAGCTGAGTATCCTGAGAAACCGCTTATGCCTGAGTAAGCTGAGTATCCTGAGAAACCGCTAGGCCCTGAGTAGCCGCTAAAGCCTGAGATGCCAGAGTAAGCAGAATATCCGCTGAAGCCTGATATTCCAGAGTAAGCGGAATAACCGCTGAAGCCGCTTGGTCCGCTATATCCTGAGAAACCGCTTGGCCCTGAGTATCCTGAGAAGCCGCTATAAGCTGAGTAACCAGAGAAGCCGCTTATACCAGAGTAAGCAGAATAGCCTGAGAAACCAGAAGGACCGCTATAACCGCTAAAACCCGAGGGTCCGCTGTATCCTGAGAAAGCTGAATAGCCAGAGAAGCCTGAGGTTCCTGAGTAAGCTGAGTATCCGCTGAAGCCACTCGGTCCTGAATAGCCTGAGAAACCACTCGGTCCTGAATAGCCTGAGAAGGCTGAGTAGCCGCTAAAGCCCGAAGGTCCGCTGTAGCCGCTAAAGCCTGACGTACCGCTATAAGCTGAGTATCCTGAGAAGCCTGAAGCACCTTGTGTTCCTATGTAACCGCTGAAGCCACTTATGCCTGAGTAGCCACTTCGACCGCTATAAGCTGAGTATCCTGAGAAGCCGCTTATGCCACTGTAAGCTGAGTATCCGCTGAAGCCAGACGAACCGCTGTAAGCAGAGTAACCGCTATCTCCTGCTCTAACAAAGCTAATAGCAACTCGATCCCCAAAGGCGAATATTGGAGAACCTATTGAAGTTCCACCAATAAAAGTAACTTCAACTCCATAAACGGTATAACTTCCACCGCCGGGATTGAATGTAAAGCCTGCCGGTCCTGTTATCTGATAATCTGCATACAAGCTTGGATCTTCGTTTCTAAAAATCCTCAAGCTTCCATGCGGAATATTAGTTGAGTCATCAAATGTATCTAGCCACCATTGATATACGCAAGAAGTATTGAATCCTAGGGTAAGCGCATCAGAAGGGTTAAGAGTTTCAAACCCTAAAGCATCAACATAGCAAAATCCTATGTTATTTCCTGCTACGCCAGAAGCTCCGTCTTCTTGTTCGAACTCGAAACTATCTCCGCCAAACGATCCTATGTAACCAGAGAATCCTGAATCACCTTGGGGGCCTGTAGAACCCATAGGGCCAGAGTATCCACTCTTGCCGCTGTAGCCAGAGAAACCGCTTATACCGCTGTAAGCAGAGTAACCGCTGAAGCCTGAGGGTCCGCTATATCCTGAGAAAGCTGAGTATCCGCTAAAGCCACTGTAAGCAGAGTAGCCGCTCTTACCGCTATAGCCTGAGAAACCGCTATAAGCTGAATATCCAGAGAAGCCCGAGGGTCCGCTGTATCCTGAGAAGCCACTCGGCCCTGAGTAACCGCTGAAGCCAGAGAAGCCGCTGTAAGCAGAGTATCCTGAGAAGCCGCTTATACCAGAATAAGCAGAGTAGCCGCTAAATCCTGATGTTCCAGAATAGGCAGAGTAACCGCTAAAGCCAGATGGACCACTGTAACCTGAGTAACCACTTGGTCCTGAGTAGCCTGAGAAAGCAGAGTAGCCTGAGAAGCCGCTATAGCCGCTGAAGCCGCTTCCACTGTAACCTGAGAAGCCACTCGGTCCTGAATAGCCTGAGAAAGCAGAGTAGCCGCTATAACCAGAGGGACCGCTATATCCTGAGAAAGCTGAGAAGCCTGAGAAACCGCTGTAAGCTGAGTAGCCGCTAAAGCCTGAGGTACCAGAGTAAGCAGAATAGCCGCTGAAGCCGCTTACGCCGCTGTATGCAGAGTAACCACTAAAGCCGCTTGGTCCTGAATAGCCGCTAAAGCCAGATGGGCCGCTGTAGCCTGAGAAAGCTGAGTAACCTGAGAAGCCCGACGAGCCGGAGTAAGCTGAGTAACCGCTAAAGCCTGAGTACGCTGAATAGCCGCTTCGACCGCTGTAACCGCTGAATGCCGAGTAACCGCTCTTGCCAGAGAACCCAGAGTATCCTGCGCGAGTAAATGAAACAACAACTTCGTCTTCTAGCACGAAACCGAGAGTTGAATTTGCAACAGGATTAACAAAAACCGTTGCGTATGTACCATTATCAGTTATACTGAGTATCTGAAGATCAACAAATCTTGAAGCGTCAGCAATACGGAATATTCTAAGAGTTCCATGCGGAACATTATTGCTATCATCCCAAGTCAAAATCCAGTTTTGCTGATCATTACTAAACTCGTCTAGATAGCTAATGTTTATAGCGCCAACAGAATCGTATGGAGCAGCGCTATCAAGCAGCAAATAGTTATCACCGGGATCTATATTAGAAACTGAATCATTAAAGAACCATGATTGGCTATCGCCTCCAAAAAGACCTAGAGCGCCATCATTACCAGAGTAACCGCTGCGACCGCTATAAGCAGAGTAGCCAGAGAATCCTGACGTTCCTGAGTAAGCTGAGTATCCGCTGAAGCCAGAAGCTCCCTGCGGACCCGGCGCTCCGGAAATATTGATTGCCCATAGAGCATATGTTCCTGATCCGGTTACTGACGTGATATTCAAATCAAGCGTCGAACCAGAATAAGAGGTAACATTACCTGTCATCTTGTTGCTGTTATCAAAGACAACAAGAACTTCTTGTCCTATGGTATAAGCTAATCCCGGGTCTACCGTAAACGTCTTAGCTCCGGTTCCAATAGTATTAGAAGTAGTAGACGAAGTGGCGTATACATCTCCCGGCTCGCCAGAGTAACCGCTAAAGGCAGAGTAGCCGCTCTTGCCGCTGTAGCCTGAGAAAGCAGAGTAACCGGAGAAACCGCTGCCTGAATAACCGCTGAAGCCGCTTATACCAGAGTAAGCTGAGTAGCCTGAGAAGCCAGAAGGACCGCTATAACCAGAGAAGCCGCTTGGTCCAGAATATCCGCTGAAGCCTGAAGGGCCAGAGAAGCCGCTTGCTCCGTCAACGCCGATGATTCCGTCTGCGCCTTTATAGCC